TTATTCGTCTTTGATTTCGACGCCGCGTAGCTCAATCCACTCATTCTGATAGTAGCAATAGACCTTACCATCATTGGGCGGCGGTACAAGTTTACCATCAACCATAACCTTAAGAACCTTACCCTGATTAGCAGATAGCGCTTTATTGGTATCGTCACTAGTAAGTTTATCTACAATCTCTGTAGCAGGAGTTGGCGCCGGTAGTCCATCAATCAATCCCTTAAGTACCTTACCCTGTTTAGCAGATAGTACCTTGGTATCATCATCAGTAGTAAGATCTGTAGCAATAGTAGGGATTACCTTACCATCAACAAGAGTCTTCAACTCTTTGCCCTGTTTAGCCGATAGAACCTTACTAGCATCATCAGTAACTAGATTATCTGCAATGGATGGAACAGTGATAGCATCAATCAGTTCCTTAAGAACCTTACCCTGTTTGGCTGAAAGAGATGATGTAATATCATCAGTAGTAAGATTATCTACTACTCCTGGAACAGTGATAGCATCAATAAGACCTTTTAGAGCCTTACCCTGTTTAGCTGATAGAGAAGCAGTAGTCTTCTCACTCTCTAGATTATCGATAACTTCTGCGGCCTCTGGAATACCATCGATGAAACGCACATTGATTTTGCTAATGATAGATCACCTCGTTATATATATAATATATGTAAATCTCTATTGATATCTCTTGCTATCGCTATGAGTTGGCGCAAGAAGATTGTTATGCGCCAATGTCTTGGATAGCTCGCTGTTGGTCTTGCAAAGAATCTGAATGACTGTATAGTTATTGATGTATGATTCAAGTACTCTTAGTAGGTTTTGTGCCGCTGATGATGATAGACTGATACGACACTTGTTTTCCTTGTTTCTACCGGCCATAAGGTTAATATGTAGCATCTTAAGATTACTATCGTAGTTAAAGTTCCAAGCCTTATCATCACCGCTACTACCCTTACGATACATACCAACTGTATCCTTCTCTATAACACCAGGAGTGGTAGTAGCATTCATAATCATCTGGTTATTCTGATTGATAAGTTCTGTAAGCTTTGCAGTGAATGATCCAATGGCATTGTAAAGCGCAGTACATGTATCATTAGCTACAGCACCAACACTCTGTAGATTAGCATAGAATTGCTGACTAAACATATTAGACATGTAGTCCTTAATGCTAGTGATCATCATGTTGGTATTGTTAACTACATTAGTAAAAGCACCTTGCTTGTTATTACTAGTGAATCGATTCTGCAGTAGATTAACAAGATCGTATACTTCATTCATAGAGAAAGCCGATACTACTTCCTTATCATAATCATATACCTTGGTACCAGCAGGCACTGGTCCTCTCAATCCAATAGCAGGATTATTTGGAATAGCTGGTGCCATCTGAATCACAAGATCACCAGTCTTACCACAAATGTATAGATTGACTATGGCGTTCTTGGGATTGAAGTGCGTAAAGATTGGTATGTTAAAGATTGCCAATCCTGAAGCTTTTTTAGTAGCATAAGATGAAGAGAACTGTTGGTTACTTGTTGATTGCTGTGGTGAATATGATTGATATTGCTGGTTTACGCTAGTAGACATATACTGGCCGCTATGGGGTGTTACCTGTGGATATGCATTGTTGTCAAAGGATTGCTGCGAATATTGATCCTGTTGCTGATTGTAGTTCATGATGATTAGCTCCTTATGTTTGATGTATATGACGCTAATTTTCTATTGTAAATTGGCTATTCTGATTGAAGATACCAAGTGTATTGGCGCCGTTATTTTTTAGAGCTGTAAGATTACATGGCTCTCTTAGGGCGCCGATGTTACTAGTAATGATATCCTTAATCTTCTGGTATCTCTGTACATTCTGTTGTAACCAGCAGATTAAGTGTTTGAATGATACCAATCTAATCATCGTGGAGAACGTATCCATGTTATGAGCTATCTTATCAGCAACCTTGTTGTTGTAACTGTTATCTACAGCAATCTTCTTGATAGCATCGATATCATCGGCTCTAACATCATCTGGAACAAGATTCACAAAGTTCTTAAAGAATGCCTTATTACCAACACCTTTTATACCAGGTATGTTATCACTGGTATCGCCAACAAGCGCCTTATATAGGATGATGCGGTCAGGCGTTAGATAGTTATCACTATCCTTATTACCAATAGACTCTACCAATACATCATCACCAATACCATCAGTAAGATACTTCTTACTAGTTAACCAATTACTATCACTGATAATACCATTGCCATCGAAGATGTAGATGTTATCGGCGATATCAAGTGTTTGAACCATATCTCCATCACTAGACAATATGATATAACATGCATCATCATTATAGATATCAAACTGTCTAAGTAGTAGTTCTGGTATGAAGTCTGCGTCCAGATTCTCCAGTCTTATGGATAAGATGTTACTGTATGATGATAGTATCTCTATCCATCTCCATGATGATAGCAAGAAGCCTCTGATAACCTCATTGATATCATCATAGGACTTATAGTTATTGCTTACCGATGATGGTAGAGCAAATAGTGCATTCTTGCGCCGCTTCTTATAGTTCTTATGAAGATTGAGGTGGTAATAAGATTGGCCGCCCTCACTGAAGTATACTGTATGTATCTTATACTTGGATGATCTACTTTGATTATAGATCTCAAAGTATGTCTGTAACTGTATCCACTCATTGATCAATATGGATGGATATGTACCATTGTTGTATTGGATTTCATTGAGAATCAATGATAGCATCTCTGGATAGTATATGCCTTTGATGATGTTGTTGAAGTCTACAAAGAAGAAGATCTCCTTGTATTGTTTACAGATACTATCTAGTATATCATATGATGGTACGGCGCCAATAATATAAGTACCAAGCAATCCTCTTCTTCGTACATCTTGTGCTACCATACCTACTCAACCTTCCTATCGTAATGAATAATGCGCTTCATCTATCTGAAATACATAGATCTCAATGAAGTCATCAGCATTGAAGATATCTTTGCGCACTCTAATGGTATCATCATTTGTATCATAGTATACCACACTATCATCGATAGGGCAACGTATAACTCCACCACTATAGATAATTAGTAGGATGATATCCTTGTTCATATAGTGCCATGGTCTGTTACCAGGAAACAACTTCAATAACTCGATTTTATCGAGACTGTTACTGCTGATATTGAAAGCAACACTATCAATAATTCTACCATTCTGAAAAGATGCAATGATGTTAGGATCCTTGTTAGGATCAACCACCATATGCTCACCAGTAACACTATGTATTGCATTGAGTACTCGCTGATCCTCATACTTATAGGATACATCGATGTTAATATCAATGGATACATAGTCTTCCAATGCAAGGCACATGATATACTGTGGTATATCTATCTCGAAGTTAAAGGATGCAGTTAAGTTATAGTCTGGTAGACTACTACCACCATAGTAGTTACTACTCTGAGAGATGCTACCCATATTGATAATAGCATTGATATCATTGTAGATATAGTACTGATCACTATTGACACTTGGTACAAAAGCCTTGGTAATCATGTTACCAGTAAGGCTCCTACCTATAGTGCGCCCCATATAGTCAGTAAATACAATCTCCTTAGGTAGTATAGTCATAGCGCGTATGGCAGTCTTATTGAAGACATTGAGTCCTCTGAAGCCATCAAAGAATGCCATTTGTATATCAAGTAACTCTGCCTCAGAGCTACAGTAGATGTTACTATTGATAGTACCCTTGAGTCTTCTATAAATAACCTTTAGCTCAAAGTCTTTATCCTTATAGAAGGAATCATAGATACCTCTACTAATCCCTGGTAGAAAGGTAGTGCTGCGCCAAGGCATATCAGTCTTCTCATCAATACCATCGATCTGAAAGGTGTAACTGAAGATTGGCAGTGCTATATCAATCACACCAGATTCATTGGCTCTAACTGCCTGTAGATAGTTCTGAATAGCCTTATTATAGTTACCAAAGACTATACCATTGAACTTGTCATATACACCATAGTGGATGTAATCTCTGAATGCTCTAGCAAATGATCCTAATGCTATATGTGGATACTTAATCCTACTAGTAAGAGGTCTGTAGATGGGATTGTGTATGTTGTTAGAGATATACTGTCTATTAGTTACTTCTACGTTATAGGCGGCGCTATCTTTTAGAGATGGTTTGGGCGCCGCTTTTGGCTTGATTATACGAGATAGTATACCATCATGTGCTTCTCCAGAGTTCTCACCAGTAAGCATAACCTTGTTATCATCGGCCAATGTATATAATCACCTCCATTATATATGATAGATAGCGACATCTCCTATCATAATTTGTTATCACATATGTTTGCTCATTGCGTTATATATAACTTACAATTGATGTTAACTATATAAATTGACACAAAAGTTGCGCTTCCAGTAATCATTTCATTGCAAGTTGATTATAGAAGATGTACATGGCTGATTATGCCTATATATGATGATAGTAATAGTACATGATCAGCCATGTTATTTTTTGTTGCAATGTGCTACATTACAATAGTCCTTTCATCTTGGCTTCACCAATCTTAACCAATTCAAGGAACTGTGGTGTGCCACTAGGCAATGCAGACATTCCTCTACTCATTACAAGTGAATGGTACATCATCTTAATCATATCAAGTGCACCACCACGAATCTCTCTAGTAGCAGGAGCATCATAGTCAACAACTGTGGTCAACAGATGATACATATGTTTCTTACCTTCCTCATAAGGTATAGCGGCAATTGCTCGTTTTACTTCTTCAAGAGTACTATCTTCTGTTAGTTGTAAGATGTTTGGTGTAGTGGCACCAGTAGTATCATTTAGCTTCTGTTGTAATGTGGGAATCACTTGTGCACTAGGAGCTTCGCCAGTACCTACCATACGAAACTGTTTACTGCGCTCTAGATTAATCCTATCATTTTCAGATAGATTGTTATAGTCTAGCGCATATGGATCGCTGGTAGTAGGAGTAGCCACTGGCTGCTGTTGTGCAATAGACTGCTGCATTACCTGCTGCTGATTAGGCTGTGGCCGAGTATTGGCATTAGTAGCACCACCATTCATCATAGCCATATTAATACCATCATTGAGGCTAACAGACTGTACACTAGTATTAGCATTCGGATTACTACCATCAAGATTGTACTCTCTAATAAGGCGCAATGCTTCTGTCTCATGCTGTGCAATGTTAAATGTACCAGGATGCTGATTCATATATACCTGCAAGAACCACTTCAACTGATAGATTACAACATCGTTGATATCCAGCGCCGACACAAAGATATTACACGCAATAGCCATCTCCATCAGGTATACTTTATTAGCATCAATCCACTGATTCATATAGATACTCTTAAGTTGATACCTCTGAAGATCATTGAGAGTAATGTATACCTCTGGAGTAAGACGATAGTAATTCATTACCTCAAAGTCAATGAAACTGGTAATACAAGGGTCTCCTCTATACTGCTTAAGTGCAAAGTTATTGATCTGCTGCCTAGTAGAAGCAGTGGCAATGATCTTGTATGTTACAGAATTGGGATCAAGAGTTGCCATAGTAATAGACTTATCCAATTTAGTAGATGGACAGTACATCTGCGGTACAAACTGCATCATACCAAAATAATTAGGCATATCTACCATAGTAGGTTCAGTATTGGTAGTAGTGTGCGCCGGTGTTTCTACTACTGGTTCAACCGGCTGAGTATTATTGACTACAGGCTCCTGCATCTGTGACTGCTGTGTTACCTGAGGAGTGACAGGAGTACTATAATCCGCATCCACTACATTGGTATCACTGTTGGTATTATGCATATCAACAAAGTCATCATCCATGTATGGCTCAGCAAGATCCTCATCATCCATAGACACTACCATACTATTATCGTTTACCGTAGGATTCTCAGTTGGTGTGGAAGTAGTATCAGTAGTAGACTCAACAGTCTTCTCCTCTACCACAGAAGCATCATCTTCCACTACATTAATAGTTTCATCAACTACTGGCTCATTCTTCTGGGTAGTAGTGGTGATATTACTATCATCATCCACAACAGCAACATTAGCTTTCTCCAACAGCAGCTTAACGTTCTTATCAATGTTGCGGGTAATGTTACGATTATCAACCATGATTGTTCGTAGATCAAGGATAGCATTGATCATGCGGCGCATAGTTGCAATAGAGGCAACATCATAACCAACAGAGTCAATATACTGTTTGGCTTCCGAATCAGTCATATCATAACCCTCCCTTACTGGATTATTGGATGATGATGTATCACTACTATTAGTGCTAGTAACAGTATCCTGATCCTCTTTCTTACTATACTGCATATTGGTATTACTGTTGGTATCTTCTTCCTGTGTTACATTATCATACTGCTGCTGATCAGTAACATTATTTGCTGTAGTCTCAATAGGAAGACTACTATTAACTGCGTATGGAGATGGCTGTTCCAACATACCTGCATTCTTCATTAACTGTTCCATCATCATATTGGTAGGAACAGTATCCTCTTCTTTAGCGCGAGCTTTTTGCTCTTCAAGAGCCTTAAGTTCTCTATCATACGCCTGAGCATCTTCGAGCTTAATCTGCCTCATCTCTTCACTAGAGACGCCAATAGAGTTATAGCTGTACATATTGGCAAGTCTTGCGTTATTGTGAAAGTCAATAACAAGTTGATCATCATCAGTAACCAACATTGGGAAACTAGTATCAGATCGAACCATTGATTCCTTCCTAGTCTCAATACTTTTCTCCACAATCTTCCCAAGATTAGCATCAGCTTCAATGGTACAATTATCTGTAAACCTTGTAGCATCTGGCGGTACAATACTGCCGCGCTTCTTCCTATCCATGATAGCAATAACGTTGTTAATGGAAGTCTTAAATGCTTCCATATGCTTGTTATAGTTGCAATAGCGCGAATACTCCTGGCTGCGTTCATTGATACAATTGTTAAGGAAAGCTACACCAGTCTTCACGCTAGTAAGATCGTCAAAGCTGTTATTGAAGATGGTGCACATCTTACCAGCAAGATAGTCATAATCCATAAACTGTGCAACTACTGTACTAAAATCATAGAGATCCTTGTTATTCTTAATGGTATTGAAGATCTCAGTATCTTCCTCAATAGCCTTATCCCTATTGAGAAGCATATAAGACTCTTCCATACAATTAAGGACAAACCTACTCTTTGCGGTTTCAAGATCACACTTATCGCATACCATGATGCGCCTAAGTGGTTCTCCATTATAATGAAGATCTGCAACCATCTTCTTGGTAGCAATGTAAGTTCTATAAAGAATGTCCTTACTATACATATACAATGTCTGCAATGGGGGCTTAAACATACCGGTGTTAAAGTTGATGCAGTTATATGCAATCAACATCATTGGATCTTCATACATACCATAGATACAACCACCGGCGCTATACCGTACAATATTATCCTCAAAGCATGTTCTAGCCGATGTTCTACCGAGCATGTTACTAAGGCGAGGTTTATTGGTAGTAGTAGTACCAACAGTAAGGTTATCAAGGATTCTACCAAAGAATCCATACTCATCGGGATTACCAAAGTATCTAGCCATACCCTTTGGATACTTACTGATAAGCGGCGCATTGCTAAGACCATATCCAAAGTGCGACTTGTATCCAATAGCAGTAATGGTACTATTGGTAGGATCTTTGTAAGTCTTATAGTTCTCTACAGCAAGCCTATAGAGGTTGGTAATCCTACATATAAGAGATCTAACAAGAGTCTTATCAGTGTAATTATCAAGCAGCCATTTTACTGGATACTTACACCAAGCACCACCATATGCAATCTTTGGACCACTTGTTTCGTTATAGTTGGCGAAGAAATCACTATCATAGGAAACATTACTACTGCTACTATTAAGCATAAGTGCTTCCTGACCATTCTCCATATAGTATGGGCGAATGACTTCCTTATAAAGTCTTTCAAGATGCGCACCCATTGCTTGCTCATGATACTTAGTAGTACCAATATCATCATAGATCTTCTGCATGCGCTCATTCATATTGTTGAACTCTACATTGCGATATCTACCAAAGTTAAACAAGTGTCTAACAGTGCGCATACGATCTCCAACTATGGAGCTCATAGCATCACCAACCATGATATCTTTCATACCATGGTAGATCATGTTAACCTTAAGTTGCTCCAGATAGGGCAAACCTTTAAGATACTTACAGAAGCAAGCCAATGCAGCCTGAATGGTATAAGATCCAGCAGTTGGTGCCAATGCCAACCCAATGTTAGGTAGAATGGTACCAGACATGTTATCTCCAAGCAGCTCATCAAACAATGTGAGATTTCTAGTGATACCATTTACATGATCCTGATGAAGAGCTACCATATCTTTCAAAGCAGATGGAGCATCACCTTTATGATTCATCATAAGGCGCGAATAGTTACTATAGAAAAAGTAACCATCCGCCATCCACACCTTAAGATGCAATCCATATGTAAGCCACTTAACTCTCTGCGATACCATGAGTCTCTTGATATCAGTAGCATTATGATTACTATATTTGCGCTCATTGTAAATACCAATACCATTACTATTCATATAGGTCATATGAAGAGCATAGCGCTTGAGTATAGTCCACAAAGACTGTGGTCTTTTAAGATTGCGCTGAGGATATGGACCAAGGTCATATCGATTGACCTTTACATTATCAAGAGTAATGCGAATGCAATACACCAAAGAAGTATAGAGGTTGATGATTGCCATACTACTATGAAAGCTATTGTGTCTCTGAAGATCATTATCGGTCTTAAAGTCCTCAACAATCAAATCCCTGAAGAGATCGTTATTATTCTTTAGAACTCTTGTATCATCCATACCAAGGACATCTTGCTTAAAATCATCAAGGAGAACCGACTTGGAGAATACCAAGCTATTGTTATTGCTGGGCGCCTTACCATTATGGAAGATATCTGTACCCAGACAGTTCATATAGATATAGCATGCTTCCTGCAAAGCATTGGAGAAAATCCGCAGATACCTACAAGTTTCCTTATCAGTAGTATCAAGATACTCAATATGGAAAGTTGCCGCATCGAAGTATCTAAGGTTCTCCATCTTATGGAAGAACTCTGTAAGCAGGATAAGCGCCTTACTCATATAATCGGCACGATTTTCATCAGTAACAGGCTGATCTTCAACATACGCATACATCTTATCAGTAGCATATGTATCAACATCAGTTTCAACCATATCCATGTTATGAATCTTCTTGGTGTCGTAGTTGGCCGCAGCAGTATTCTTCATTAGTATTGGAAGAATCTTCTCAAGCGCAGGCGCCACATAATCACTAATGAAGCCATTTGCATCAAATGTATCAAACTTATCATAGAGATTGAATGTATTGATCTTCTTGACATCTTCATTACCAACCTGGTACATGATGTTTACCAATGGCGTAAAGAACCTAACATGATAATCGTCACGGTTCTCTTTCATGGCAATCGAACAAGCCATGATAGTAAACGCCATCATCATGATATTCATAGCAGGGGACTGCAATGCAAACTTGTAGCCAGGGCTCAATACATAGGGCAGCACTTTGAAACCCATAGAGAAAACTACATTATAGTACTTTCTATAAAGATTGAGAACGTAATCTCCAATCTGCTCTCTAGCACAAGTATCAAATGCCTCTTCCTCTTCACTACGATAAGGATGATAACCAGGCATTGCCAAATATAGATCAATAGGGAAACCATCGAACTCAAACTTATCGCAATATATAGGATGAGTGCAGAGTCTATAAAACTGATTAACTTTCTTAAGAGCACCCTCTGGTGCAGTCTTATCAGCGCCTACATGAAACTGCATAAGACCAAATACCATCTGAAGCATTGTATCAAAGAACAGATGCCCACGAGTCTCTTCCTGTTTCCTAATATCTGCAATAGTGCGGCGCTCAATTTCTCGCTCAATAAGATCCTTATCAGTCATCTTGTAATTAGAGCGCTTAAGAAACTTGAAGTATCTCTTAGGGTTCTGTAGAATGGTCATAAACTTGTTGGTGTAGTCATCCTTAAAGAGATACTGCTGATTCTTGTATATCTCTTCAGTACCAACATGTTCCTGCTCACCATCTTCATTCTCAACATAAACGTTCTTGATAGTGGTATCAATATTGGTAACATGCGCCCATAACTTAATGTTATGCTGATTACCGCGCATAACATAAGACTCATTATTGAATACATTGGTATAGCAATACCTCTCAAGGAATGCATCACTATCCATAGTGATATACTTACCAGTTTCTTGATCCTGGAAGCCATAAGCATACAGTAGAGGATTCACTTGGATACTGGCGCTAAAGAAGTCATAAGTGTTACCACTCATATTCTTCTTCTTAGTACACTCTCTCTGTACAAAGTAGTTAAGGCGCTCGTTATAGTAATCCTTGTATGGACCATCCTTCTCATTGAATGGGAAGTATGCTTGGCGCGAGTACTTACAGATACTCTCATCAAACTTACAAAAATCACTCACCGATAGTTTGGGAGACATGGAGAAGTCATTGAGGTAGTTGGTAGCAAGATCTCTATTAAGTACAGGATCCTTTGCTCTACCAACAATCTCATTACTAATAGGATCTCTATAACCAACAGAGTACATATCATACTTCATGCGATACAGTAAGCGCAAGGCATTGTAGGTATTAAGGTGCCTAAGATCCTCTGGATTGTAAGTAGTAGAGGACTCAATATTATGACGGACATTGTAAGTCTGCTTGAGAGCAGACTCGTATGCCAGATCATTCTCATTGATAGCAATAGCGTCAACATCTTTCTGCAAACGCTTTGCTATCCGATCATTCATCTCAAACTGCGTCTCTCTCTTGCTATACTCTGCAATGTCTCGCATGGTGTAATTGGCCCCCGTTCAATAATCTAATATGCACTATCGCGCATCTATGGGTATTATACCATAGATACGCGAGCATGTCAAGCGACTTTCTGTAACTTTTTGAATCTTTTATGTGCTAATGTGAGCGATGGTATAGTATCCAATACTGCACACCTCTGTACCATATAGTCATACACTAGTAGAATCTTTGCGCCCTTACTAAGATTACAATTAAACTTCTGCGCCTTCTTACTAAGCCTTCTATACCATTTGTTATATAGGTACATAAGGATGATTCTGGACATGAAGATTGTAGTACCATGGTGTTTTATTTTTGCCAATCCTAACTCATCCTGTACAGTCTGTATACTATCCGTTTTAATATAATGATCAATCAACTCATACTGATTAACCATAGTATTGATAAGCTCTTCATCAAGATCAATAGATAGCATATTCTTACTATAGTGAATTTCATTGTAGTGAGTGATTGCCATATCTACAAGCATCTTAAGCGATTGCTCATTATCTCTATCATCTATAAAGACATCCTTGGAGATCTTAACAATCTTCTCCATGATGTTTGATCCATCTGGAAAGTTTAGTTTGTTTACACTCTTATTGAAGCTCTTTAGAGTGCATTCAGATTTAGGAGTCTTACGATCACTATCATCGATAGTATTGCGCCTGGAAAAGTGCTTAGCGTTCTTGGCCATAATACGATCTACATCTTCTATCTTATAGTAAGTCATAATAGGTGTTTCGATGATCTGGCAAGTACGCCGAGTGAGTAGCAGTTTTATATCATTAAGGCGCCATCCCTTATTGAACAACTGAGTTTGTTTATAGAACCCACTCTTCTCAAGATATTTTGTGCGCATTTTTAACACCAATCCTTCACTATGATATGATAGCTAAAACAAATATTGATGATAGTTAGTAGCACTTCATCGCATTCATTGCATATATTATACCATATTACGATTGGGAGGGCAACTGTTTATGAGCAATTCGAAACAGAATGTCAAGCAGATGTTTCAGGCGGCGCAGGCTGCACGCAATGGTGGCAAAGTAATCACTCTTGGTGAACATAAAAACCAGACACAGACATCACCAAATAGTAGAGCTACTAATGGTGGTATTTCCATGGCGCCACAGGTTACCAATGATATGATATTGCAGGCCTTTGCATTGATTGATAGTCATAGTAGATGGCTAAGTAACAATCTTATCATCGATAATCTCAATAGTGTTATTAATGTCATCAGTACTCTTATAGTATCACAGCATAATGAGTGGCATGTCAATGAACATCATCTAATTGAGCTAATTGAAGAGTATTTAGCCATGTTTATGCCGCATAAGAACGATACTGATGAAGCTACTAAGGAAGTCAATAGTAATATCAAGAACTACATTGTATACAGTTGCCTGATCTATTTTGCTGTTTACACTAAGGATCCAAATCGTATGAAGGAGTACAATGACAAGATCAAGGAATCTGTCAAAGCTATCATCAAATACGCCAGATCTCAGGAAGGTACACCTTCTACAGAGGAGGCAGCACCCACATCCTCACCAATCGTAACATCCAATGTAGAAGTTCCACGTAATGATTAGTATTACCACAATACCATACATATTATAGCATAGACATAGATTGGAGGCGATTACACATTCCAACTTATAAATACAGTCCAGATCCAGATAAGGGCCCATACTTCACTAATGTTAATGGTAAGCGAGTGATCATTGGGCAGGAGTTTGAGATTGATGGATATCTATCCCAAGCTGTTATGGATACCGATCACTTTGAGTTTGTAAAACATGAACCATTTGTATCACCAGTTATCTGCAGTAAGACTGGTTCCTCTATCGATCTTGAAGTGCCAGATTGTGGTGACCCTGTTGATATTATAGCATATGTACCCAATGGTGGCAAGTGTAAAATTTACTTCAATGATGATAGCGGTGGTGATAAGTTTATTACTGTTATGAGCAGTGGTCCAGTCATGAGAAGCGTATCCACCCATAACATCAAAGTTATCAATGGGAGAGGTAGTGGAGAATGTTGTATTGCTGTGGTACCAGCCACACAGTACAGCGCATACCATGCATTTGACTATGTCAATGGATAAGATCATATGGACAATAGTACTCATTATACTATTTGGCCCGCTTGTATATGTAAGCTGCGTACACATCATCAGTAGGAATAAGTATCTGGCCATTTTAACAGACATCAAGAAGTTTGCGCATATTATTAAGTTTACTCCATGGATCTATCGACAGATAGAAGCATCCACCAATAGCGTACTATCAAGGTATCAATTTGATGTTACCAGTGGTAGTGGTTCTAGGAAGATCTCTAAGGATGAGTATAACGAGATTATTAATACTATACGCACACACTTCTATGGATCTGTACCATCTGGTATCACTAAGGATATGATGTTTAACTACATTGACCCTAATCAGATAGACATACTGATCCTCAATGAGTTTAACAAGATGAATGGCGGCTTCCTTGTAATCAGCAGAGATGATGTTGTGTAGTTGGAAAGGGGGTAGAAACGATTCCACCCAATAACAACAAGAATACTCCTATTGATCCTCTAAGAAATGCAAAGGATACACTTAATACTGTATCGGGGTTACCACCTATTGATGTCGATGGTCTTATCAGTAATCTACTGAAGCGCACAGAGAACTCTATAGCCAATCAGGTAGATTGGCAAAGTGTTTATAAGGCACTATCATCTGATAACAATAACCAGGACATTAATGAAGTAGTTAAACAGATCAGTTCGCTAGACTTCATTACATCATCTTCACATATGGATAGACTCAATAAGTATCAAGAGTTTATCACTGTGTTGAAGAAGGTGCCAGTAATCAAGAAGATCCTAAGATTATATACTTCTAATATATTGGCGCCGGATGATATCACTAAAGTATCTCTAAAAACAGTACCGCGCAATCCTACCATTAACAAACTAGATGAAGAGTATGTTGGTATTGATGCTAAGTTTCGAATGATTATCGATAAGATCAACCTAGAAGATAACCTATATAACCTGGTCTTCAAGACACTCTTCTATGGTGATATGTTTGTTGAGATTCTTAGCTCCAAGAGATACCTACTACAGACCATCTACAACCTACAAATACCTATTAAGGATGAGCATGTTAAGCTCAATGAGTCACTAGTTAATGACTACGATGATTCTGTTACATTCAATATGGTTGCAGATGGTAATGGCGCCAGAGGTGGATCATCTGATATATCATATCAGGTGCATATTGAGTGGCAGAAGCCTATACATCAACAGATCAATGAGACTGTACAGTTTGCTACCAACTACTATAACAGTCTGTTAGAGTCATTGAATGTTAATGGTAATAACTATAACAATGGTATTATTAAGTACATCAGTGAACAGATGTTTGGACACACTGATATGCTCGACTCATATGACTCTTTCAAGAGCTTTACAGAAGCATTGGATGGTTTTGTTGGCGCAAATGATTCTAGTAATGATGTTGACGGTGAAGAGTACCTAAACAAGAAGTACTCATTAGACTACCTACCCATACAGTCTACGTTATCATCATTGCATATCAAGATACATACACCAGACAAGATCATCATTCTCAAAGATGAAGAAGTAGACTATGGTTATCTCTTCATCAATGAGGGTATCAATTCTATTGGTACCAGCAATAACAGTAAAGGTGGCAATAGTTCCGCTACCTCTGTTGGTGGAGTATCGGCGCAGTCTGTTATAGGCAGTAGTAACTTCCTAAGTAGTGGTAATGCCATGGCCATGTTTAACACTAATAGTGCAAACAAGGCAGATCATGCGCGCCAAATCTCCAACAGGATATACGAGTACATTAGGAGTAAGTTCCAAGAGTATGAGGGTGATGTCAACATCAACAACCTATCACCAAATCTGCAGATGCTTATAGCAGACATACTCAACAATGGTTCCAACTGTATTACTATCAGATACATTCCTCCACTGAATATGCAACACTTTAAGATAGAGGGTACTGGCTTTAACAATCCTTATGGTGAGTCTATAGTAGAGGATCTACTATTCAGGGCTAAAATGTTACTAGCCGATGATATCAATGGTATTGTATCAAAGCTTACATCATCTGGCAAGAGACTATTATGGACTGTTACTGCCAATACACATCAACAGGCTGCCAATAGAATCCAGCAGCTTAGTAAAGCTGTTAACAAGAAAACAGTATCTGTTGATAATTGCATTGATATCATGAACTCCGCAATCTTCCAGAATGATAACATCTTTACTGCTAAAGTGAATGGGGAGCGGCAGGTAGAGTTAGAGACTCTTGATCTTGGTGAATCAACTGATGGTACTGATAAGAATATGTACATGATCAAGCAGTTGATTACTGGCGCAGATGTACCTCCAGCACATCTTGGTTATGAAGAGTGGACATCTGGTAAGAATACTCTATCCAATGAGAATGCAGTATTTGCGCAGAGTATTGTAGGCTTTCAGAAACAGTTCTCCAACTGCATCACATCACTAATACAGAAGATCTACCTAGCTATCTTCAGTTACACTAACGACTTCAACCTCAACTTCAAGAACCTATTGATAGCACTTAACTCTCCAAGAGGTATAGCTCTTGCAACCTTTGCGGATAATGCTACTAGTATGTCTACGATCGTCAGTTCACTAAGTGATTTGAAGATCAATCCCAAAGCTCTCATCAACATGTTCTGGCCAGAGCTATATGATAAGATCTCTGAGGCGCAGGCTCTTATTGATAAGCTCAACGAAGAATCCAAAGCCAATAAGGCTAAGGGTGGTAGTGATGACGAGGGTGGAGGAGAAGCAGGTGGTTTTGCCGGAGATCTACCAGGTGAAATTGGTGGAGATCTAGATACCAAGAGTCTAGAGGATATGGGCAGTGGCGCTGCTGAACCTAAGGAATAGTGCGAGTGATTGAATATGTTAGATCATGAAGACTTCCAGGCTATAGAAGATCGATTTGATAGTATTGTTAGTAATATTAACATACCACGTCAAATCAATATGCGCCAATCCTATCTCGATACTCTTGATATCATCAATGCGCCCAACAGAGATGTTTCAAGTCTAAGAGACAATCTACATCATATCGCAAGGTCCCTAAAGATCACACCCCTTACCTATGTAGATGAGGCAAAGTTTTACTCATATGTAGATGCCGCCTATAAGATCTATCAGCAGCTACTACATAACAACAGTAGGTTCTCTAGACGCAATGCTTGGCTCATTGCTCATATAGCCATGTTTAACTGGTACTATAGAGCACTACTTGGTACATCTCTATCTGGTAGAGAAGTGGAGCGAGAAGTAGATTTTGCTATTAGATCTCCAATCTACTTCTCAATAGTGAATTGCTTGATGGGGATAGTAAAGGTAGTAATAACTGCCACTACTATATACTTTGGTACTAAAGTATTACCAGATAATGATACCACTGATAAGGGTAGACTCATACTCTTTGGATACTATATCATCTCAATGATTGTTAACTTCATTAAGGTATCTATTAAGATATACAAGGCTTCTGACAATGGGCTTGATCCAGTCAAGCCAATAGTATAACCACCGAGGAGGGAGGTGAATTGGCGAGTAATAACAAAGAGGTATTGGAGACACAAGTATTGATGTCTATCCTATTAGAAGATTTTGATCTCTCTGAAGAGGATATGATTATTACAGAGGCGCTCAGAGACTCCGATGTTGGTGATTTGATTAAGATTGCAGACATTGGTAAAGAGGACGCAAATAAAGAAGCAGACGCTACTTCTGATGAGATTAGCGCCATCCTTAACATTGATAGAGTTATCGACAAGATTGAGGCAGATGAGTTGGCTGCATCTGGTTATAACGATAGTAATAATACTATCAATATCAACCTCAATGATTCTCCAGAAGATACTATCAATGTTACAATGACTGATAGATCTACTGATCCTAATGATGTAACAGTGCAACTAAAAGATACTGATGATATTGATAGTACTGTTGGTAATATACATACACTCAATGTAGCTCTTACCAATAGGGCGCCGATTAATACTATTGATACATCTACGGATAGTAAGGATGATAACACCAAGGAGATCACATTGCGTCTCAATAACAAGAGCAATGATTATGATCCCATTGACGCTGCTATCGATAAATTAGAATCAGAGGATTCAGAAGATACTATCTCTGTAAGACTTACAGATAAACCTTCTACTGATAGTGATATTAAGGTATCATTGAAAGATAGCGCCACTTCTTCCTCCAATAGTAAAGATGATGATAGTGATAAGGATACCATCCATATCAACCTAACAGACAAGCGCGAGCAAGTCATTAGGGATAAGGAGGAACTCTTTATTACGCGGCGCAATGAACTGATAGCCAATCCAGATCCAAATCTACAGCTATCAGTATGTATTAAAGTTGTTATACAACTAAGAGATTCTCTTGAGCGCCTTATTAACCATATACCAAACGAGACTACACTCGTTAAGACCAAGTATGTTATTGGTGATATCTTGGAAAACATCCTATCCAACAGTAACATCATACTGAAAGATCCTAAGCGTATGAAACAAGTAGTGTACAATGTCTTTGATCTACTAATCAGTCTCAACAAATATATCTATACCAAGTTTACAGACATTGAGTCTGAAGTCAATGACAGTAGCAAGAGTACTGAAGATGCTGATATTGCAAAGCAGATTACTGATGTGGAGAAGGATGAGCAGGATCCATCATCAGATGATGATAATAGCAATCAGATTAGTAATACTGTTATACGCCCATTAGATAAAGAAGTTAAGAAAACTCCCAATGTGAACAAGAAGAAGTTCTAATTGGTTATGAGTCCAGAGAGGTGATTCCCTAGCAATAATGGATGTTTGTTTCCTGAATGATATGACTGCAGGTGAAGGATCTTTGCTGCAGGAGATGAGCGTAAAAGACCACTCGAATGATACATTTAAGATTAGTGGCCTATCAAGGCTACAGACTATTGATGAAGTAAACTGCAATAGACGTATCTATAGTATGGCTATTGGTGAGAGGTTTGTTGAGTCTGCCACTAAGAAGATTGAGAGTGGTAGAATGCTTGGTGAAATGGATCATCCCACCATTAGCAATCCTAAAGACCCTGGTCAGTTGAAGCGGCAGATGGTTGTACTGTTTGAAAGAGTGTCTCATAAGTTTAATAAGGTGTGGATGGAGAACAAGACCATCATGTCTGAACTTGAGACCACTTCCAATAAGAATGGTATTGATCTGGCGCGCATGGCTTACATTGATAAGATTCCTATTGGATTCTCTTGTAGGGCAATGGGTAAGGTTAAGCCATCTTCTGTATATAAGGGTATCATGGAAGTAGTAGAGCCGGCGCACTTCGTTACATACGATAGTGTAACTGATCCTTCCCATAAGAGTGCGCAGCTTACTAGCATTACCAATGTTATGACTGATATTGGTAACATTGATAAGATTTGCTCCGCTGCACCTGTACTAGAGGATGTTGATCTAACTACTACCAATCTACCACTAGATAAGATCTTCCTAGATGAGTCAGTATATATACTACAGTTCAAAACACTTTTTGAGTTTAAGGATCCAATGAAGGCGCTTGTTGAGGGATTCCTTGGTATCAATAAGAGTCAGGATATTAGTGAGTCTGCTAAAGTATCCTATGGTAAGAAGGCTATGGATATGCTACTTAAGGAGTATATCTGCACCTCTGATAAGAAGAAGGGTATTAGTACCAATAAGGATCTCAATGAGAGTAATGTTCATGGTCTAATGAATGACTATGCCAATACTCACAAGACTGAGTTCAATACTGGCAATAAGATCCGCGACAAGATTCTACAGTATCTAAAGTAGTCAAATGACTCCCAAAGGATTGTGATGTCTATGGTGGAGTCGCAACATGATAAGCTACTAGATGAGTATACTCTACCAGCTCTAAAGACAGATACCATCAATGCTTACAATGCATTGAAGCAGATGGTTAGGAGAATCATGGCACTTGTTAGAAGTGCTATCTCCATAACCAAGATACCAGAGCTAGTAACTACTATACTCTCATTTACTAGAAGTATTCCCTTGATTGGTAGATTGATACCTAATGCCTCTACTCAAGAGGAGCGTATCAAAGAGATGATCTCTGTAACAGATATTGGTGACATTGTAACCACACTTGCCAATATCAACCAGTATATTTTCAAGAGTATATGGGAGCTAATCCCACTATCTAATAAATTTAAGACCAACATCCTTATACCAATCTTCAACTACAATGATCGCATGAGTTTTATGCGCAGTCTTTATCGCATGATGGTTGATAGTTCATTGCCGCCCAAGTATGCTAAGGCGTACATCATCGTAATGACTCTAAGGATTCCTATATATAACATACTGTATGTCTTTAAGAGTCTGTGGACTGATACATCCAAGTCCAAACCTACTATGGACGACAAGACTCATCCATTTACATCTGGTAATCCAGTTTACGATAAAGAGACTGGTATGAATGAGACTGAGACAAAGATACATAAGAAAGTGCAGCGATTTATACAATCCTATAAAGTCTCTAATGGCGAAGTAGAGGCCAACTATCGTCTCACCAAGATAATCATAACTGATTCATTGATGGGTATTATAGTGCCATTCCTACTGCCCATGTTTAACTTCTTCAGGATTGCATTTGGTACAGTAGAAGGGTCATCTCCACTACTAGATTTGATAGATTCTATGATTCGAGTAGTATTGATGATCTACTATTATTACTTCTTGGTAACAGCAATGGTACTATCTTCTTTGGCTGTATCTAAAGAAGAAAGCCAGCATCAATAGTAATAGCATAAATTACTTGTATATCATTATGATTAGCATTATAGGAGGTATATGATTGGCAACCAACAAAAGCAACACTAACGCTGCTTCTCCAAATGATGGTATTCTCCCTATCAACTTTGATAATCCTGGTGATATGAACGGGCCAGTTGGTGGGGGTATGCCTACAATGAATGCGCCCAGTACTACTCCAACTACTATGGGCGCGCCCATTCCTGGTAGTCTACTTAATAGTATGGAGAATATGTCTCCTGCCGCACAGGCTGTTATGGCTGCTACTCCATCCATTGATAGAGGTATTAGAAGGATGGATCCACCACAGCCTACTATCAATGATGGGCCGGTATCAATCAGTCTTAATGTTGATGTTAAGGAACTTGATATTGAACCCAACAAGAAGTACTTTGTAAGACTACCTCATAGTGGTTATGAGTTCAATGTGCGTGGACTTACTGTTGAGGAAGAGGATACAATCAAATCTTCCAATAGTAGTACTAAGCGCGCCGCAGAAACCATTATGAAGGTTCTATATAATTGCATCAGTAATGATGTTAAGGGTAAGGGTCAGCCATTTGAAACATACGAATCATTCATTCGTAATATCTCTCTACCAGATAGGGATACCATTGTACTTGCTGTTATTGAGCAGACTTATGAAAGTACTCACGATATGAATGTTAGATGTGCCAAATGCGGTAAGAACTTCACCGAGTCTGTTTGCATTCCAGATTGCGTAACCTATAAGCACTATATGGGTAAGTCTCCAATTATGCAGAAGCGCCATGTACTTACCTTCCCTGATCTAAAATGGAAGATGTACCTGAAGATTCCAACTGTTGCTGATGAGCTTAGGACTCTTAATACCAATCAGATGTCTGGAGATCTACAGCGCGCTGCAGACTATATCTTCATTGATAGAATTGAATATGCAATGAAGGTTGATACTGGTCAGATAGTTGAAGACACTATTAACAACTGCGCCCAGATCTATGGTATGATCAAAGGGCAGCCAGCTATCATTAGAAAGCGCATTGAAAAAGAATATGAGAAGTTCCGGGGAGATTATGGAGTTAGTGGGTCATATGATACAGTGTGCAAATATTGTGAAAGCCCCATCACTGTAACTATCGTCCCCATCTCTCACTTTCTGTTTCTGGTACAATAAAGCAGTAAAAGTTGGCCTATCTCTTCATGACTATGATGAGATGGCTGTGCGTGCTCATAAGTTCCATAATGAACTCCTCACTACTATATCAGTAGCTAAGGAGTTTCTTGGTTTATCATATCATGATATCATGTGTATGCCTCTAAAGGACTTCTATGGATTACTAAGAATTAAGAGTCGCGAAGAGAAGCAGAAACAAGAGTATCTACAAAGGCAACAAGCAAACAATATGAACCAGTTGCGCACCAAGGAAACTAAGATTAGATTCTAGTGGCTGTATAGGATGAAGTACATTTTGTATACTTCCCTATACAGCTATCTATTGGTAGGTGGTTACATATCCCAACACAACCAATACATTCATGGTATCCAATGTTGGACAAGGATGGTAATTTTGTAGAACTGTATGGGTGGGATGTTGTACTGCGGCATATCTTTACAGTATTGGTAACTAGACCTGGTAGTAGACAGTGGCAGCCGGAGTTTGGTTGTAAGTTGTTGGATCTACTGTTTGAAAATGCTAGTACCAATGAGACTCAATACGCCGATGTTATTAGGGGCGCCTTCCGATGGATACCATATGTTACATTACGAGATGTACAAGCCAAGCTTAGTAAGAGAACCAATGGTAATGGTTACAATCTATCAATATCATTGAGTGTTGGGTATGCTGGTGAAACCAGAAACGTTAACTTTGTGATTCCGCCGCAGATGGATCTGATGAATGGTCAGATACACTCTATAAAGGTAACCAGATGATACATGCACATCAGTCTCTTACTAACAACTATATAGCAGACTACATCAACCTTACACACAATATGTATCCTTCATTCATTACAAGGATGTCTACTACATATTACTCATTAGATGTACCTAATAGTAATATGAATGAGGATCTATTATCAATCTACAATGATGTATCCAGTCCCAATCATGGCGGCCGATATAACGTCATATACAATCTACCAGTACATACATCAACTAACAGTAGCATTGCACAGAATGCCAACGAGAAAGGTATCAGTGTTGAGGAATCTAGTAATATACAAGTTAACATAGACCCTCTAGTTAACATACTACCCAAAGTTGGCGACCTAGTAAGTTTCAATACACAGTTGGCTAACTACTATGGTATATATAGAGTAGTTAATATAGAAGTAGCTGCTACTTTGTATGCGCCGTATACCAAGTTATCTCTAGAGATTGTACCAAACATCTCAACAGAGTCATTGAGATCCTTTGTGATACAGGAACTTGCATTTGTTACCAACTACCATCACATCTTTAAGAAAGGGGAGACGCTGCTGATTATATCACTGCAGAAGAAGATCGACGAACTAATCAACTACTTCAACTCCATATACAATCACCAACTGGATGCTCATGTAGATTATGATCATCACGTGTTCCTGGACTTTGAGAAGGCACTCAATACACTGTTTACAAGGTATAATGGCCATACTAATATGTTGAAGATTAATCGGTGCTTTCTATGTGATAACCTACTATCATACTACAATGAAGACAATGTATTTATAAGGATGTTATCTAGTGGTAAGAATATCGATGTTACTAGTAGTGTTATGTATACTAGTAGCATTCGTAGGTTAGATAAGACTCGGCGCCGCTCTATCAATAACAGAATAGCTATCTATAGGTTGCTTGATCCAACAAACAAAAAAGATCAACTGATCATTGATAGTCCGCTTGCTATAAAGAGAGAGCTTGATCTTCATAGTATTGTATCCTATAGTAGTAAGTGGAGTGAAGTAACATCACAATCCTTCCTAGACAATGTCAAGGACTCTATAGAGCGCTTTGTCTCTGAGGATTGTGTTATTAATGAGAAGAACATGTTTGGTAATGCTGTAAGACTTGCGCAGGTGTTCTATATTATAGATCACCTTATCAAGAGAAACATCAAGAACTACCCAACTGATAATAATCTTGGTATCATTCAACACCAACATCCATAAATAGAGGGAGTATGTCATGGCTGCCAATAACGTTACTCTTGATAATGACTTCCCTCTAGAGGATGTATTGAAGGTATTTGATGGTGATCAGTTCTATGTAAAGCTCTTCAAGAACCTACTAGTAGCAGCTACTACTGGAGACTTCAGCGCCATATCAAGAACTCCTAAGGAGATCATGTATCTGTATCTACATATACGCTCAAAGATTGAACGCTTTGTTATGGATGAGGTATATGAGAGTATCTACACATCTGCGGCATATGATGGTCTAATTACATCATTGATAGATGTGTATGCTGTTATGCATACAGTAATCTATCTTAGAGCCAATATCAATGAGATTAGCATACAGCCAGATGAAGTAGTTGATAACTATCTAGACTCCTTTGGATTCAAGGCTAAGCATTTGTTTAACTATATACAGCGCCGAGAGATCTGTAAGGTAGTATATTGGTATCTGCGACGCAAAGGTACTCCGGCACTAATTGTCAAACTCCTTGATATGCTTGGATTCACATATTTCTATCTATGTGAGTTCCAAATCTATGAGATTGCACAGCAATCCGGAGTAGTTACTAATAGTGGATTCGATAAGCATGTTTACAAATCTAAGCTACTGTATGAAGAGCTACCCAAAGATAACAGTATTGGTTTCTTTACAGGATTAGAGTATCCATACTCGTGGATACGTGATGAAGATCCTCTATGTATTCTGACTGATGAGGGTCTATTCAATAGTAAGAATACAACATACCCACTACAATCCCCATACTATCAAGTTGGAGTCTCTGTTACACATGCTGATCTAGAGAAGCAGATAGCAGCATTTACATATGCTATGATTAAGAAGACTCTAATTGATATGGATATGGGCGAAGATGTTTTTAAGAGCAAGGTTGAGAACTATCAAAAGAAGGTATCGTTCATATCATTAGTATTAGGATGGACATACTTGCTTGGTGAATACTTTGGTATCAAAGATAACTACCTATATGAAGAAGTATCATACAAGGAAGCATATGACATTAGTGGCACTAAGTATGATATGCCTGGCAAGAAGTATGATCAGGGAGATATTAGTAGACGTGATCTACTATACAATCCGGGTCATATCTCTAGAAGCGCAAATGTTTATGACAACAAGCCATCCATAATCTACGATACCAATGATGTTAAGTATGATCGCAAGATCAACAAAGATAACATAGTAACAGATGGAGACTCTTCCTATAGACTTAAGTATCCAGTGTTTGGTTGGCAGAAGGATATCAAGAATAGTACACCTCTTGATATCATGTATGATATCGATAGGGAGATCAAGAGACTCAATAAGAGACTCCTATGGCAACCTAATGATTCAGAGTTAAGACTCAACAATCACCCAATCAATACTATAGTAAGAGAAAGAAACACTATCAAGGATCGTAAAGAGAAGGTACTCCATGAGATATATGAAATCTTCTATGGCGCGCCAATCTTTGGTACCTATAAGAAAGCTATACGCTTCTTTGAGGAGCACGATCCAAACTTCAAGGAGTATATCGATAGTAAAATTCTAACACGTGAACAACGTATGGATCTTGCTAGAGATGAGCGCTTTGAGGATATTGAGGATAACTTCCAAAAAGTACTAGAGATTATGGATAACATCCTCGAAGCCATAGAGTATTATATCTTCGATAACACTACCTTTATGATCCCTGTTAGGAACCTTGTACTATCATATGAGAAGATCATTAGGATTCTACAGGAGCTTGATAAGTACTATACACCATATCACGCCAAACTACTTGAACCAATGGTTGTATGGCTTATTAGAGATCTTCCAGGTGATTGTGTTGCTATTGATGATACCAAGTATGAATCATATACTAGGACATGTGTTAGAGATGTAGTGTGGCGCGCTGATCATTACAGTATGGATGATATAGCACCACCTGATCCATACGCGCCAATTAATGATTGGGAATGTAATAATCCACATATGCCACACATACCAATCTCTCCAAACTATTTGGATGATCCATACTATAATAGAGAAGAACTACAGAAGCTCAATAAGATACTTTACTCTATTGGATATGATTGGCGCAATCTTGATACCAAACCACTCATAGTAAGAGGCGAATGCTTTAAGCCTATCTATGATTGGGATCCTGATATAATATCAGTAGATGTAGAGTGTAAATGTACCAGTGCATTCAATACTGTAAAGCCTGATCATGAGCTAATCAAGAAGCTCAAGGAATTAGAGGAAGAGCAACTTAAGAAGACTTGTTATGTTGATAGCTATGTGTATACTATAGTAGGCGATGGTACTAAAGCAAGATATGAGATAGTACATGATCTCTATAATAGAGATGTTATAGTACAGTGTTATGATGTAGCTAGTGGATGTGATGTTACTCCTTCTATCAAGCGCACCACTATGGATACTATAGAAGTAGAGTTCAATGATGTGTTACCCAAGGATGTTAAGATTACTGTTATAGTGATAGCAAGGATGCGCAAGAACATTGCCATCTTCAATCATATAACAAGTAAGATGGTTAACATTATTGGTAATGGTAGATTGAAGAACTTCTTGGTGTATCATGGTCTTGGTACTGATAATATCATTATAGAGGTATATGATCGTCTAATGGGTGAGATGGTTGGTGTTGGTACTAGAAGAATCAACAACAACATGTGCTACATCAGCTTCAATATTCCACCCAATAAGGATCGCACATATAGGGCCAATATTATTGCGCCGCTAGACAAAGTAAATCCTTCATATGTAACATACCATACATTAGAGAAGTCTGTTGATATTACTGGTGATAATACTACATATAACTTCAAGATTGATCACAACTTCAACACCAACAACATTGTAACACAGGTATATGATGGTATTACTGGTGAGACTATTGATTGTATAGTAGATCATCTTAATCCCAATCAGATTGAGATAGAGTTCAAACATCCGATTGGTTTCAGAAGGTATAGAGCTGTTCTCATTGGTAGTATGAACAAAAATGTTGGTACTAGTACACCAATGAACAATCTAACTGGATACAGTAGTACCATAGTTGGTAATGGTATAGTTAAGGACTTTGTACTTAAGCACAATCTCAATAGCACTGAAACCTTTGTGCAAATTAGAGATAAGAGTACTGGACAGTTTGTTAAGAGTAGTATAGTTAACCAAGATGTTAACACTACTGTTGTATCGTTTGGTAAGGCGCCGACTAAGGATACAGAGTACATAGTTAGTATAGTTGCGCCGCTATACATACACAAACTAACACAACCATCATCCTACTATAACACCACTATGAAGCAGATGACTATAGTAGGTAATGGTATCAACAATCGCTTTGAACTGAAGCATCGTATCAATAGCGATCCAATAGTACTGCAGGTATATAATAAGAGTACTGGTGAGCTAGTAGATACATATGAAGAGATTGTTGATAAGGATACAGTGTTGGTGATGTTTAAGAATGCGCCAACTATTACAGATCAATATCTAGTTAATATGCTATCACTACCTAATCCAGACATTAAGCCTAAGGAATCTATGGCTACAACAGATCTCAATCTTGTAGATCTATATAAGCAAACCATAGTAGGTGATGGTAGTAAGAGTACTTATACCATCTCCCATAACCTTGATAGTAATAACATACTAGTTAATGTCTTTGATTGTGATAGTATGGAATCAATAGAGACTGGCGCCACTATGATAGATAGTAATACTGTTACAATCGACTTTCATAATAAGGTAACAAGTAGTAAGAAGTATACTATTGTAATTATCGGTGCTCTACCAACAACGCAGCTCATTGATGACTTTGAAACCGTGGATAGTGGATCATATCGGCCGCCTCATCACTATAGAGAGCTAAAGAGCTATATATCACATCCACTTACAATACATAAGAGTAGTCATCATGATCACTTGGATTCTGCAGAAGAGTTGGTAAGTGATCCAGACTTCCCAACCACCAAGTATAATCTACATAAGTTTGATCTGCCATCTCTGAGAGAAAGAGTGGATATAATCCATGAGGTTAAGAGTGGCAGCGCCGCTAACAGTGCAACAGATCTCGCCGGTTTTAACCACAATGATGTACTTACCAATGATAAGCATTGGAATAGAGGATCAGTTGTTGATATCTTTCCGCAGTATCCATCATATAAGGCAGATCATGGCGAGCCTGTTCCACCATATCAACCATAATAATATACGAGAGTTATTAGCATATAGCGCTATAAAGCAAAGGAGGTACGAACTATAGATAGTACATCCAAATTCATACCAAGTGGTTCATTAAGCTTCCAGGATAACGTTGCTGTTAGGGATCATATGGATGCTATTGAGGAAACACTATCCAAGGTACAGAAGACAGAGATGCGCGGTTATGTGTATACTGTCCATGAAACCAAGGATGGTAAAAAGGAACTACTTGACTTTGATCATAACCATATTGTAATCAATGGTAGGAAGTGGTTGATGCAGAGAGCTATTGGTAGTTCTTTACCAGATACACCAGGACAACATGAATGGACTATCAATTGGTTTGGTCTTGGAGAGGGCGGCGCTAATAGTTCTGATCCATTGAATCCTCTATATACTCCTGATCAGCAGGAGGATTTGGTTGCGCCAATCAAGATCCACAATACCTATTACACTGATTACAAGTACGCCGATGAGGGCAAAAAGAAAACCTTCAAACTCTTTAGTAATAGTAATGCGCAGATGAAGTATGATGTTATTAACAGCGAGATTGTTGCGCTGTTTCATCTAGTGGTAGACTATAATGACTGCCCATATGAGCTACCTAATCTTGGTGTTAAGATTAATGAACTTGCTCTATATGCCGCACCATCAAGAGAACCATCTTGTGAGAACTTCACTATGTTTAGTAGGTATTGTCTACCTACCAAGTATAAGAGTTTCAATGATCGTTATACCTTTCTATGGTATATCTACTTCTAACTGGTGAAGGTGGTGTAATTATAGATCATGATTCCTATTAATCCACCAGATAGTTTTACACTAACTAATAACTGGCACGATATACAGTTTACCAATCTACATCAGTATCATGCGCATGTATCACAAGAGTATAACAAGCTACTTAAAGCGCATGGTAGAGGTAGCTTCTTCATTATCAAGGGATTCAAACTAGGACTCTTCAAAGCTGTTATCAATGGTAAGGAGACATGTGTAGCCAGGTTAACTCCTGGTATCTATGTGCATGATTGGACTATTATTGACTATGTGCAGCCAATGAAGAAGAGTCGGTTATTTATCTACGTTAAGGTATTTGATGAAGATGATATGCCGGCGCCAAGACAGATCTACAAACTTGGCTCATTCTACTACCATGGTATTTACGGTGATGGTATCAATGCTACTCCAACTTACAGTATACTAAAGTGTATCAAAGGATCTGATGATCATACCAACTTCAGAACCTTCTATCGCTTTACTCTATCTGATAAGTATGGTGAGAATGGTAAGATTGATATACCTAATATCAACGTAGATGACTTTACCACACCGCCCAATGATAAGGATCCTACTGATCCTGAAGATCCATGGTATCCTATTCCAGACCCAGATGACCCAAACAATCCTAGCGACCCTGATGATGATCCAGATGCAATGGATTACATCACACTGATTGCTAGATCCAATAGTATTCTGTGGGCAATGGTTGTTGATGGTCATAAGTAATGGTTGTGATATGTTGTGGGTAACTGGACTGATCCTGACATCAAGAAACATGTAATTGGCGACAATAATCTACGTTATAATCTCTTTCTAGAGCCATATACATTCTACAACGAACCAGTGCGCATCTTCAATCCCTATATAGAGAAAGAGATGCACTCTCTACCCAACATGGTTTATAAGGCTGTAGATAACGAGAAGAGAGATAAGCACCATAAGGTTCTAGAGGAGATATCCCCAAGATATAGATTTGCTTATACTAGTAACTATCGGCCCATGCAAGACTCCTACTTTGCAATGGGCCAAGTTTACCTATATCAATTGATCCTTGGTATTAACAAACTGTGGACCATTATAGACTACAGTGATAGTAACATTCCCAAGATACTAATGCCAACCAAGTCACAGATTACAAGCCTTTTTAGAGATCTACTAACAGAGAAGAACTTCCGTAATGTACAGGAGCTTACCAATGAGGAAGCTATTAGGGATGCATTGGAAAATCTCATTATCAATACTGAGGTGGATTATGCGCTTGTAAAGATTGTGGCTGAGAAGTTACATGTATCTATAGGTGATGCTATAAGGCGATTAAAGTCGCCATTAATAACTAAGTATCTTAGCATCAATATCTCCAAGATGATTAACAATCGTAGTAGTATCAATGATGCCTTACTTAATAAGACTATCAATGAGCTGCTGCATAGATTGAAGATTTATATCAAAAGTAATGATGATGAACCATGATGATCCATCATATGATAGAGAAAGCGGTGGTGATGTAAACCATTTACAAGAACTTTACATTTGTAACTGCTGGTGAGCTAAGCGCCGCTAATCTTGGAAGGATTGCCAATGTAGCGCCAGATGCTATACCACTAGAGACATACAATGATATAGATGGCATCAAGATTACTGCGGCGCAACTACGGCTACAGTATATCTTTAACTATGTCAATCCTTCCAAGATCTGTTTCCAGGAGTTTGATAGTGAACAGAGTGGTTTGATATCGGCTCTAACGTTTAATAACCAAGGTATCGGCGCCATATGTAACAAGAGGATAGCTGGCGCTGCTATACGTAGACTTGATGAAACTCTACGATTCGATGATAAGATTGATGGGCATTGTAGTGTTATACATGGTATGTTAAGGATACTATTCAACATCATGCCTCCCATAGATCATATACTTGGAGAGGCACATAACATGTTTACTACTATACTATATAGTCTAATCATAAGAATCTTCAATAGAGATTACTCCTTGATAACCTTTCCGGAGGAGAATCTTGCTGCTATTAGGTATGCATGCGCTTGTATCTCCGCATACAAACACTTCCAAATGGATGATGATGTTAATAGCGCCGCTATTCCAATCACTACTCAGGTGTTTAATAGGGTGAATCCACAGTTCTATAAGTCTGTACATACTCCTATTAATACATATGGCGCATTTACATCATATATAGCAGATAGAGGTAACCTTAAGGGTATCGATAGGGGTACTCTCATCAATAGTATACTAAGGCAACTTGGTTATAGAGCACTAATCTCACTAGAGTGTGGTATTGATATGATGCTTGATATCTTGATATCTAAGGCTATCAATCATCTTATATCATATAACCTATACAAGATAGTCGGTCTTAAGAATTACGATAACATACAATCAAAGATCTCTGCTCTATATAACAAGCAGATAGATTTATCACTGCAAACAGAATCAGTATCATCAATAGTTAACAACAAGATTGGTGGTGTTATGTAGAGAGATGCCAGGTGTTGTACAATCACCATCACCATTCTTGCAAGCACTAATGGATTCAAAAGATGCGCGCCCAACTCATCGATTCAATGGGATGAATGTGTATGTGGCAGATTATTGTCCAATATGCCATAGGGCGCTAGACAAAGATAAAGAGGAAGATCAAGAGCCTAATATACTAGCCAGAAGAATCATCACTGATCCTGAGAGAAGGTTCATTACTGACAAGCTACTTGATCTTTTGGATACTATCAGTAAGTCCTATATGAACATCACTATCTATGATACTGACCAAAACGGTATAGTTGATGTTGCAGAGAGGGCGCTAGTTGCTGACAAGGTTGATTGGGATAACATTGAGAATCGCCCACCTAATCTTACAACAGCTATCATTGACGAACTAGTAGCATCAATGCACAAACATGACAACAAGATTGCACTTGATGCTATCTCGATTGATACCACCAGAAATCTACCTATGTGGGATGGGCAGGATTGGCCAAGTAACACAGTTGCCAAGGAGATGCCACTAGCTTCTAAAAGTATTAGAAATACCTACATAACACCAGACATGCCAGCTAATGCATATACTGGTGATGTGTGGATTGAGAATGAGCGCAATCGTAATGAGATTAGAGCCTTCCATATCAATAGGGGCGGTAGTCAATGGATCTCTCTATCTATCAATGAAGTAGCGGATATAGTAAAGGATAAGGTCATTGATGCTCTTACATCGGGTGGTACATTACCTGGTGGTGGAGGCGGCGCCATACAAACCTATACTAAGACATTCAGTGGTAACAATGTTGATAAAGAGTATACCATTATGCACAACCTCAAGAGTCTTAATGTATTGGCGCAACTATATGATACTAAGACTAATGAAACGATTGATGTAGCATTTACTAGAGCCACTATCAACACTGTTACCGTTGCGTTTAATAAGGCACCCAAACCAACTGATACATACACACTACTACTAGTTAAATGCTAGTTTTAGTATATGATGATGGTAGTAAATTACAATGGCAAACAACAGCTCCTTCCTTGGATGGGATATAACATTCGAGGATACAACCAATAACATCAAGTACGATACAGAGATTGTAGATCTTGCTATAGGCCAAGATAACAATAGCTGTATCGTTATGTGCACTATCAAATTTAGTGTAGATAGTACTTTTATGAAGTACTTCCTGAAGAAGCATGAAGGTACTCTTACACTTGTTAACAAACTGGTATACACTGATGAAACCAACGAGATCTTTACTATTGAGTTAGAATCAGTAACCAATATTGGTAGTGTATTGGAGCGCGAAGAAGATGTTACCAAAACTAACATCACTATGATTCCAGTGCGCTATATGTGTAAGAGCTCTGTAATGCTTATGAATGCAAGAGTTGGCGGCATCTACCATGATAAGAAACTTGAAGATGTTGTTAGAGATCTCTATAAGAAGAGTAAGTGCGAATTACCTCTCAAACTAGAGAAACTCAATAATACCAACAAGTATGATTGTATTATGGTACCAGAGTCTTCCTTTATAGAAAGCATGCGCCATCTAAACCAACAGTATGGTCTCTATGACAATCTGTTTCTAATGTTTGGTAAGACCTTTATCGATAGCTCTCCACAATGGATAATTAACAACTGTAATAAGATTGAGCATGAAGACATTGAGCTATACTTCATGCCATACGAACATAGCTCCAAGGAATCCAAAAGTATTGATGAGAAGAAGTACTATACCTATCTACCTATCAATATTAGGAACACCTTTACACAGATGATTCATAAGGTACCAAAGATGATCAAGTTGGTAGCATTCGATAACAACAAGTTCATTAAGAGGAAGGATATACCATTTGCAAAGACTCTAAAGAGTCTATCCTTCCTAGAGTCTAACAAGCAGTTTGATAAGTTAATGGAAGTTAAGGAGCAGATGTTCTCTAGCGCAAGATTCGATACCAAGGATTTTGCTATCAAGGACTCTATTCATAAGATTGGTATGAATACACTAGACATACCAGACATAATCATACCAAATCCATTCAAATTGAAACACTTTGCTATAGGTAATACGGTGAAGTTCATATCGCAATCACAAGGATTCATTGACAGTGATATCAAGCTGTTGATCCTTGGATGGTTACTTAGGATCAAGCAAGGTAGTTCATTGGGTGGTGGTGCCAAATGGAACACTACACTCAAGATACGCACTTGCGCCACAAGTTATCTAGGTAATGATTAGATGCAAAAAATAAGGCGCGGATCTCTACTATCATGTATATGATCCGCGCCACCGTTTTTGTGTGTATTTATTGTTACTACCTATACATATTAAACTTGAGATCTTTGTGGCGCTCTGCTATGATGCGGCGCATGTTTTCATAGCAATTTTCCCATTGAGCTAGATCTTCTGCAACATCCTTTGATACATCAGTAGTTTTACTACTAGTAGTATACTGATGATTGTCCATGTGTATACAAACCTCCTTATATGATTCTGTAGATAGTAGATACACAACCATCCTACCCACAGTTAACATAATTATATACATACCAATCACAAGACATCTATTTATAAAGAAAGGAGTGATGTAACCATAACTCTTTCAGAAGTAGTAATCAAACTATTTGCATCAGGTGTATTAGCTATGATCATCCATGAAGGTGGGCATATGATGGTAGCTAAACTCTACAAGCGCAAGATCCACTTTAAGCTACAGTTTGGTAAACTCTTTAAGATTATACCAGTGCCTAGAGGTGTGTGGCAGATGCCAGATGATCTACCATTCTCATCACAGAGGAACATTGCAATCGCAGGATTCCTATCAGAGTTCCTTATGCTGATAGCATTACTAGCTATACCAGATTGTAGGGTATTGTTTGCGCCATACTATGGTATAGTAGCTGTTGCACACATACTATTGTATAAGCACTATGCCGGAGAATCATCTGATTTCAAGTGGTTCAAGAAGAAAAAGTGAGTTGTATTTAGCATATGAGTAACAATACATCAATAATCTCTCTAGAAGATCAGATCAAGGGTATGCATGGATCTGAACTAAAGGAGTACATTAACTATAAGTACAAGCATTACAAAAGCAGTCCAGAAGGTTGTGTAGACTATATACAGGAATGTCTGTATGTGGGTATACCGGGCCGCGGATATGTACCATTTGAATTATGGGATACACAGCGCAAGATGATCATCGATATAGTATCATGCATGTTTGATAACAGTAAGGATATGTATGTACTATTGGGTAGTAGACAGTGTGGTAAGACCACATGTACTACTGCTATATGTGATTGGCTTACTACCTTCTATCAGAAGTATAATGTAGTGTTAATTCATCTCGATGATACTAGAGGCAAGGGACAATGCGAAGAGTTTAGAAAGATGCGCGAAGAGAAAACACGACTTATGTATCTACCAACTAAGAAGAATGCTCTTACGCATCAGATCTTTCAAAATGATAGTTCCTTTAGATTACAGTCTGCACAGAAGAGCAAGTCTGGTAAGGATGCAGATAGTGGCCGCGGTCTATCTGTTAACTTACTATGGGTTGATGAGGCTGGTGGCGTAGATCTTGATAAGCTTGAAAGTAGTATCTTCCCTACTACTTCTACAACCTTTATCTTCTGTAAAGAACATAAGATACCACATATTATCCTACTTAGTGGTACTGCTAATGGTAGAGTTGGTGTAGGTAAGAGATTCTATGAACTGTGGAAGAAGGTAGAACCTCCTAAGAATCTTACCAATCCTTCTATGGGCGGATATCTACTCTATTGGAAGGATATACCTGGTAAGGATAGCGCATGGTATGATTCATGGAGTCAGATATTGCCTCCACGTAAGCTCCATCAAGAGGTGGATTGCGTGCGCCGTATCATAATATAGAAAAATTGCTATCCTAGATAGCCTAGGTTCTTACAAATTCACCTAGAAGTCAAATATCTTACCTTAATGGGAAACCAAATAGGGAAAACAGCATGATATTAAAGCGAAAAAGTTTTGAATGCGATTAAAAACTTGTTTCGCAAGACTTGTGTAATATGAACAAATCTTAGAGATTGAATCTTAGTCGCTCAGTGATGTTATTTCCATCCGAGATACATCGCATAAGATCTCGTGTAAATAATGTATAATTTTCGCAGTCAATTATACAAAGTGTAAGTATTTACAACGTAAACAACTGTTTATACCAGAGCGGCCAACGGAGTTCTAAGTTACACTATTACGTTTTTCTATATTAGAATGCGGGATTGCCTAAGGGGCGCGAGCCCTATGGTAACGGAGTTCCAATAATACTCTGAGGTAGGGAAAGCCTACTACATGGGAAAGTGGAACAGGTAACATTTATATCTTATACAATTGAGGTGCCAAAATGCAAACCCCCGAAGTTGTTATAGGTATACTTAGTAAACGATCATTAAACAATCTCCCAATTAAAGACATATACAGATGTCTTTTTAATCCTTTATGGTACTATGATGCATTTAACTCTTTAGCTCCAACAAGAGATCTTAAACCTAATGAAACAAAAAGAATTGATTCCATTATAGATAATCTTAAACTAGAGCGCTATACTTGGACCAAAGATACTTCCGGACAATATAAAGATAGAATAGTTCAAAGCCTTAGACATCTTTCAAAAGATCATTGGAGTGATCGTATATTACAGGAAGTATTATATAAACTTTTAAACCATATCTATGAACCAAGATTCAAAGACACTAGTCATTGGGATAGACCAAACAAAGGTGTTCATACTGCATTAACACAAATTAGACAAAAATCTAGAGGTTGTGAACTTTTTATAGAATTTCATACTCATCAATCCTTTAAAGATATGGATCCTAAGATTATGATTAAAATTCTATCAAAAGTTATACACGATGGAAGATTTTTAGAGCTGATTCGCAAAATGCTATTATCTTATAAGTTTTCGAACAATTTTATCAATAACAGAACATATTCTGGTGTATCCATAGGTACTATCCCATTATTTAATCTTCTTGGCAACATCTATTACCATGAGCTGGATGTATACATTGAATCTAACCTATATGACAAATTTACACATGGAAAGATGCGACCAAGAGATATCAACTATCAAAGACTAAGTGGTAAGATTCAAAGACTATGGAAAGTTTATCACGAAAACGATAAACCAGCTGAAATGCTGACATATATCAGAAAGTTACAAAAGTTAAGATGTAAGCGCCAAACTGGTATGAAAATCGAATTATGTAATTTTCGTCGATTTTCATATACTAGATATGGAGATTCTTGGTTGATTTCATTAATTGGTACTAAAGAAGATGCAACATACATTAGAGATAGTATCTCAAAGTTCTTAAAAGAAAACTTAGCTATTACACTAGATTCAACCAGTACTAAAATTTTAAAAAGTACTAAAGAATGCGCTTCGTTTCTTAACTATCTAATACTAAAGCAATACAACAGAGCAAATCGATCTGTTAATGCCGAAATAGGATTTCTTGCACCAGAGAAAGTTATTAATCAGATCCTTCGCAAGTATGCCAAAAATGGCAAACCTTATCATCTATCATATCGAATACATGAAACCATATTTGATATGATAAACCTTTATCAGATTGAGTTGCGAGAAATTGCGCAGTATTATAAGTTTTGTAGAAATCAACAAATTCTTCGCAAAGTAAAGTGGTATATGGAATCTTCGCTTTTAAGAACTATGGCAGCTAAATTAAAAAGACACATGACTACAGTTAAGAAGATGTACCAAGGAACAAAAACATATGATGGATTTACTTATAAAGTAATCAAAACTAGTATAAAAAGCAACGATGAAGATGATACTCAATATGTTACGGCTTATTTTGGAGCTATTCCATTTAAGCGTAAGATTGCTTTAGATTGCAATGTTATCAGAGATCTGATTTTTAATCCTGTAACATTGCATAATAGATCATCTAGATCAGAGAGATTAACTCATAAGCAATGCATTATATGTGGATCCAACGAAAAAGTAGAATTGCATCATCTTAACAAAATTAGCAATGTCGATAAAACTAAGGGAGATTGGTTTTTAAGACAATGTAGTATTAACAGAAGAACTATTCCATTATGTGATAAATGTCACTATTTGATGCATAATGGAATATATAATGATCGTAAGCTAAGTTAAATGTTATTGGAAAGCCGTATGCGGTGAAAATCGCACGTACGGTTTGGTTAGGGGTAATTGGAAAAGGATTATAAACATATTATAGTACCTCGCTGGTTACCTACTAGACGTATTTTTAGGGACAGAATCTGCTCTATTCACTGATGATCAGATTGTAAACATACAATCATATTCTAATAAGCTATCCAATGATACACCAACCAACTACAGCTTTACATGTCCATCTGGATATATAGCAAGAGGCACTTTCTATGATACCGTAAAAGCCAATAATAACTACCTAATAGGTATTGATATGGCTAAAGGGCGCGGCCAAGATTACACTGCTATTGAGATTATAGAGTATGAGACTCTTAACCAGGTGTTTGAGCTAAGAGACAACGCTATACAACATGATGATGTAGTTAAGTTGATTAATAACATATGTCTTACTCTATTAAACAAGCAATGTAATCTGTGTATGTCTATAGAAGGTAACATGACAGGTAGCGCAGTTATCAGTGATCTAATTGCAATGAACGCTATCTACAAGATGCTTATATATAGGAATACCATTGGCGCCGATATCTCTAAGAGTAACCAATCACAACAAGTAGAGTATACTAGCTGTAAACATGGTGTTGAGATCACTGCTGCTACTAGGGATCTGCTAATCAACTACATCTTCGCATATGTAGATAAATATCTACAATCCATAAGATCCAAATATCTGATTACTGAGATAGAGTCTCTTCAGATTGATAAGGATGGTAGGATTGAAGGTGTGCCACATGATGATACAGTGTTTGCTTTGGGACACTGTTTGTTGATGAAGTTTAGAGGGCGCCTACGTAACATACTAAGTATCTTCAATAGTTGTAATGATATCAGAACTGATCCATCATATGCGCAATACATCTACCTATCTCTCAATAACTATGACGAAAACAAGATTAAGGAATCACTTGCTTATAGTGATAGTTTGCTGTATAATAGAGTAGGGTCGATTGAGGGCGCCATATATGGTAACACTGAAGGTACTAGTACTATCGCTAGTAGTAATAGTATGAACCAACAGCTAGCTATTGATATGGATGCCATGTCACAAATGTATGCAGTTAATAGCGTTACTCTTGATGCCAATGGACATGCTGATACACAGAGTATCGAGAATATCAGACAATCTCTTATGATGCAGACTAAACTTATACAAGAACGTGTTAGGGCGCATCATGAGATGAATAACAATACTCTTCCAACTATACCTAAAGTAAGGCGCAAAAATCAGAAGAAGGAAGAGGAAGTACATATCTACAGTAACGATTACCATGGTGAGCTAAGTGATATGGGCGCCGATCCCATGAGCGGTTGGATTGACTACGTTATCTAGTGCGTGAGAAAGAGTGTGTGTCGATAATGGACATCTTGCCTAATGTTCTAGTGAGGACAACTACTGTAACAGATAGAGATGTATTTAACTTCTACTCCAACAGAAGTATCATGAGATTTCCACGATCATCATACACTATAGCAAACGATATACCAGAACAGTTGAACCTATCATATAGTGACGCTAAGTCTACTCTTGCTATTGTCAAGACCTACAGTGATAACATCTCTAGTAACATTGGTGATGTTAAACAGAGTGACATCAATGACTTTATCAAGTGCTGCGAAGAAACTCTAGTTACTGATACCTATAGGAAGATAGCAGACCTCTATGATAAGATATCTAGTATTGATAGTACTGCGGCCAAGTTCTTATATAGGGCAAGACATGATAGCAGTATCTTTAGTTTTATTGATGCACATAAGCATCTACTACCATTAGGACTCACCGATACTATCCTCAAGTACATACCATCTATACCATACTGTAACAAGAGTATGTCGATAGATACGCATATCAAGAGATGCGTTACTATGAATCTCATATGCGCATTGTTTCCAGAGAGTGTGTTGAGGTACTATAACCTCTATAGATTCAACTATCTATATACACTTATACACAATGGTAGTTTGAGCCCAATCTACTATGATAAGTATACTGGTTGGCTCTATTTTGACGTTTTATATAATAAAAGGCGCCGAAAAGAACAAATTATTGAAGAAGTTCATGCTAATCCTGTAGGATTTGGTACGATTGCTATCGATGAGGTATTCACCTTCGTTCACTATAGGAGCAAAGAGTTCACCACTATGAGTAACGATTGCACTATAGCTAAATGTAAGAGTAAATACGGCGCCATATCCAAGCGCGAAACATGTAGCTATATAGATGATACCTTTAGTTCATATGACTACTGTAATGTGATACGTAAGGTACTCAGTGTTATGATTGGTATAAGGAACTATAAGCGCAATCTACCATCTATGTATGAGTTATTGGGTAGGGTTATCAAATTACACCCAATGGCTATAGACTACTCCAGGATATCAGAGTTGGTTACCACTGGTGATTCTACTTATCTGATACCTATAGATGGTGATGATAGGGATGAGATTACTCTTACTGATCATGAAATGTATAGCAAGTATTCACGCAAAGATATCAAGATCGAAGCATTCATCAACAGGTATAGCAGACTCCTTCATAACACATACAACACCCTTATTGCAGTAGGATAGTAGTGTTGTATATGCGCATGACAGAATCCCATTGGAAGGGAGGTATACAGGAATCGCAACGGTTAACTTTAGTAAGCTGGAAAAGTACTTCGACTCAATGCATGGAGTAATTGGCCTCAATGATCTGCTAAGGAAGAGATTATTGGATAGGATACGCATCATGGCTAATAACCGTATACAATATTCTAGTACCACTTACTCCATCCTCTACAATCTTATTAAGGATAAGAAGATTGGTGTATACTTTACACCAAAGATTAGAATCAGTAAGTTCTTCAATACTGATAGAGCTATTAAGGTTATTGGTGGTTATGACTTTGATACCAAGAAGATCAACGTCTTTGTATCGTGGAAGTTTGGGCCCGATGTAATCAACGATATAGCTAACGCCTATCTTAACAATGCTTGTAATGAAGTATTGGCGCTAATACTATCAGAGTCTCTATATGCCTATAACTACAAGAACAATGGTAAGCTTTGTAATCTGGAACCAGTTACTGATTGGTATACTTATTATTTTGAAGAGACTATTGCATCTATCACCAATAGACCCAGTATTGCAGAAGAGTTTGCGCCATTGATTGCTAGAAACTATGCATCTATCATGTATAACAAGATAGAGAAGGCAATCATGGAAGATAAATCTCCAGCAGTGCAAATTACCAACAAAGGAGATAACCCTGAGCTTGATATAGAAGGTATACCTTCTATAGTTAAAGGTGACAAAGTATTAGCTAAGATCTTCGAAGATGCAATAGATGATGTCTTTAGCGCCAATGCACCAAATCTCAACATGGATGGTAATACTGGAGATGCAATGAACTCCTATGTTGAACAGTTTGGAGAGTTTGGTGCATTTCTTTACAGAAACAGAGATCTTGAGCTTGATATCAATAACGTATCAGATAGCCCAGATGGTATTAATGTTACTAACAAGTTTACCAATAGAGCTAAACAAAAGGCATATGAAGCTGCTAAAGTATCTGATACTAAAGATCTCAATGCTAGGATTGATAGAGAGATCAATACAACTGATTTAAGTAATGCTAGGGATAGGATAGAGTCTGCTACGCTTGAGAAGGCACCAGAGTTAGCTCTTACACCAGGATCAACATACATTGGCCGTTATCTACTACCCAATAAGAATGTTACTTTGAAGGATCTTACTTATGCTATCAATGCTACAGAGGAAACCTATAAGCAATATAAGGCGCTATCTGATAGCGTTGATAAGATTAAGGATCCTGATAAGAGGGTTGAGGCTCTTAAGGCTCTCAAGATTCAAGCATTGGCTAGTAATGCTATGTATAATGATCTATTCAAGTTGTTTCAGACTGTTACAGCAAATACGCCCAATGAGAAGTACTTCTACAATATTGGTGCAGTTCAAAAGAGTGATAATACTACAAACTATAATAATGTAGATAGTACTATCACCACAATGAAGCGCCTGGTAAGTAAGCAACTATATCTGCGTGATAAGGGTATGTCCAAGTCTGATAGGCAGAATAACATAGAGGTTACTAAGAATGCTAGTAACATTACTACTCTATCTAACAGACTCAAGGAACTATCAAAAATGTCTGGTATGGCACTTGATAGTAAAGAAGCAGCCACTATCAACAATGACATATCAGTTACCTATAAAGCACTAGCTACTGCGCTTGAAGGAAAGACAGAGCGGCGCATGTCTAAGAAAGAGATCCAAGATCGCGAAGCACTTATCAAAAGCGATCAAGATACTCTTAAGAAGATTAGATATGTACCAAATGAGCAAATCAATGAAACTCTTCGCAAGAATCTCAACAGTACTATAACTAATCCTACCTCTCCTGATACACTACAGCGAGTACTACATAGTATGCAGATTGCTAATGACTATACTAAGAAGGTAGCAACCATTCTACCATCTGATAATAAGAGTAAGCAGCAGCTACTAAATAGTATCAATAAACTGAAAGGTATCAAGGATGTAGCATCTTTGAATAGCTATATTGATAGTAGGGTGGCCAATCGTATGGCTTCATTACCTGATGCGCAAAAAACTAATGATATATCCAATAAATATCGTACTGAAGAGCTTCAGAGACTTAGTAATATGGTCTATAGTAACTATCGTAAGGCCAATGACAGCAACGCTAATAACATTAGAAGCGAGCTAGTTAACAATCCTATAGCTAAGGAGTTTGTAAAGGAGCTCCACGATAAGGGAGTCATTGATAATCTCCATGATGCTAATAGGATGCGGCGCCTTACTAGAACAGACATCCTTAAGATCCGCCAAAAGATCTATACAAGGATGAATCAGAATCTTACTATCCTTTCCAAACACAAGAATCCAAACAGTAGTGCCGTTAAATATGATGCACAACTGTTACCCAACCAAACCATGCCAAATGCACAACAGATCAGATCTATCGTAATGGCTGCCGATAGAACTGTTGATTCCTATATAAGTCAGAATATGGTTACTCCTGAGCTACATGTAGTTGATGAAAGAAATAGAGTATACTCTGCTTCTGAAATGCGCGAAAGATCTCTCGTTGGTACTGGTTTGCAAGCATTGGGCGCAATTCTAAAGAGTGCACCAGGATTCATCGATACCCTAAAGTTCATATGGGATTCTAGGAAAGATGCAGCAAGATTGTTCAATAACCTAAAGAATGCATATTCTTTTTTCAAGTATATGCTACCACTAAAGTCCAACATGTATGGGTTTTTTGATGGTAAGAAACTTGGTTTTGGAGACTTTGCTGACAAGGAGATTTTTGATTACTGTTACAAGATGGTTAGTGGCATTAAGAAGATGTACGAGCACAAGAAAGGTTCCATCAAGGATAACTATGTATGCAGCGAGATCTATATGCCCACAACCATACTAGTTAAGATCTTGTATGCAAGTATAACTTCCGGAAAGTCACTTGATAGTACCATATTACAACTTCTTACATACGCCAATAAGGGGCTCGAGACCTTTAAGTAGTAACATGTGCGCATGTAATGATGTATAAAGATGTTTTTACCTAATTAGCCTATGGAAGAACTGATTAGTGTATGTAGTATCTGATTATATAATGATTGGAAGTGTTATATGTCTTTGGCTGAGCCTTGGAGCCTCTTTCCCGGAGTATATACTGAACTAGTTGATAACTCCTTCTCCATTGGATCAACACCATCTAGCACTGGCTTTATCGTTTTTATGAGCGAGAAGGGTCCAGATAACCAGCTAGATCTTGTTGGTAGGACTGATGAGCTACTGTCTCGTTATGGTAATGTTGATGTTACCAGGTATGGACAGGGTCTCAAGATTGCACTACAGTATCTGACATATGCGACCAGTTTGTATTGTATTAGGGTTACGCCCGATCATACTAACTGTGCCGCCATGTCAAACATCTACAACAATCTCTATGGTAAGTTTCAGAAGAGTGCCATTCAGATGCGCGAGGCGGCTTATGCTAACATTGGTCTCGCCACTAACGAGAATGGAGAGTTTGAGTTCATTCATGTTGGTCCAGAGAATCTTGGTACTATTATCTCTGTAACCACTCTAGTGCCTCCAACTACTCCTAAACTGAATGACCGTTACTATATCCCCAATATCAGTAACACTCCTGCTACTGGTACTTGGGCTGGTAAGGAAGGTAAGGTAGCTATCTGTATCTCTGAGGCGCCAGTTGTTTGGGCCTATAAGGAGATCAAGGATACTAGTATGGCTACTATCAATAATGTACCAATGTGTGCTGCTGTTACGTATGAGCAGCTACCATCGTTGGCTCTTTGGCGCCCATATGATAACGTCAATCCCAATAAGAATGGTACCTATGCCAATGCATTGGATATCATTGATGAGTTCCCTGCTGGTAAGCCCAATGATAAGGATGCTTATCTAGTCTGTAGTAATCCTATCGATACCAAACTCGCCGGACATCAGGGTGAGGTGTTGGTCTATCGCGAGGATATGGAAGAGTGGTACTTTGAGAAGTACAATAAGGTCTTCATTGACAGAGACTATGTCTTTGCAAATGAGGCGCCAGTTGTAGTTAGTACCGGAGATCGCTTTATCGTTGGAGATAATCCTGTTACTGTTGAGTGGCAGGGCCATGAAAGAGAGATTGCAGTTAGAACCCCATCTGCTTGGAAGTTCTTGAAGATTGAAGTTGCTGAACCAGAACAGACAGATAAGTTCCAGTCTGTTGTACTTGATAGGTATATCAGTCAGATTGAAACCAAGCGCATGGAATATAAGCGCAGCTATGTTTTCCAGAAGGATGTTATCTGGACTGCTGATATGAATGCTACTTTTGTAGCCTATGCTCATAGGGTACAGCAGTTGAATGATATCGTTCACAATGCAGAACCAGATGCCTCTATGACTAAGCAGACTATCGAACCATTCATTATCTTCTACCCAGTTGGGCGCGGTTCTTTCTATAACAACGTTCATGTTGATATGCGCCTAAGCAAGAGAAGTATCCATGAGTCTAAAGACTTCGATAGAGTGCTAATCTTCGATGTATATAACACCCAAGGGGGCAACAAGCTGAAAGTAGAATCTTACGAGGTCTCTTTCAACCCCAATCATAGAGATCTAAGTGGTAACTCTATGTTCATCGAGGATGTAGTTAATAGGTATAGTAACATTGTAAGGGTTGCTATCAATAGAGAGATCTTCACCGATAACGCGCTATTCACTAAGAATATCCATAGTGATATGCAGCAGTTATTCCAGAGGTTCTCTCTAAGGAATAGGGCTGGTTCTACCAGTCTGCCACCAAAGTTTCAGCATGGTGACGATGGTACCATCTTTGATAAGTATGATAACCTTGATTGGGAGCAGGCTACTAGTATCCTTGTTAGAGCCTATACAGGACAAATTGTAAATCCTGCGGCGCCTGATCAGAACAACCCATATGAATCTGATGTACTTGATAGAGAGATGCGTCTCTTTGATCTTGTGTTTGATGCTGGTTATCCTGGTGATGTCAAGGTTGCCATTCAGACGCTTATTGAGGCGCGACATCAGGATTGCTTTGGTATCATTGACCTTGGTGATAATGCTTCTGCTAAGGCCGCATATGAACAGAGGGTCAATGAAGGTGGAGTTGGTAGACCATTCAATACCCCATTCATTGCAATCTATGAACCATACTCTCAGATCTACGATAGCTATGCTGGTAGAGATATCTGGATCTCTCCTGTATATCATGCAGCTAGGGCATATGCTCTAACTGATAAGCGATATGGTAGACACCATGCTCCTGCTGGTACTAAGAGGGGTATGTGCCCAGAAGTTAAGAAGTTGCGCTATAACCTTAATCGCGAGCCTGCTTATCAGGATCTGTTTATAAATTATAACATCAACCCAATCATTCAGAATCGCGATGGTTATGTAATTTGGAACCAGTCTACGTCATATCTACGTACATCCAAATATCAGGATATAAACGTTGTTCGTCTAGTTCTCCAGATTAAGCGTGATCTTGAAAGAGAGCTACGCAATTTTATCTTTGATATCAATGATAGTATGACGTGGGTGCTAATGAACAGTGCAGTTAATGCTTATTTAGGTAATCTAGTAGCATCACATGCACTTAACACCTTCGCTACAAAGATCTACGCAACAGATTATGATATCACACGTCATAGGGTAAGAGTTGATATCATGCTTGATCCTAAGCAGGTTATCTACCAGATCTTATTGACAATCTCTGTTTAGTTAGTATAGTATATCTATGGCGCCATATAATCAGAGATAGATGGTATCGTCATCCTTATGGCGCACATTAGTTATGAAAGGAACTGAGACACTAGTTATTGGCAGAAGCTAATCCTAACTTCTATGGCGCAAGAAATCCGCACGTAGCACTACATGAAGAGTCTATCAACCATATGAAGTATCCTGATACTTTCAGGCGATTCTTTGGTGAACCTTCAAATAACGCGGAACCTATGATCACTGGATTTGGTGTAATCTTCTTTACGCAGCTACCAGATCCATTAAATCAGGCAATCAATACCAACTATCTTACTGCTATGACTACGCAGCTTGATATCCCAGATATGACGCAGGAGTCAATTACCTACGAGGGAAGGAACGGGGGGCAGTGGCACGTGCCTGGCGCTTCCAAGATGAGTGGAGATCTATCTCTTACTCTGTGGGAGATGGAGGGAGTGCCAACCTATCGTATCCTTGCTAGGTGGATTCACATCATGCGTAATCCTATCTATGGATTTATGACTGATGTATCGTGGAAACAGGCCAATTACAAAGGTAAACTTATGTACATCATTTGTACGCCGGATCTAAGAGTGGTGCGCCAATCAGCAGCATAGTGAATTGCTATCACAGATAGCCTAAGTTCTTACCAATACTTAGAAGTCCTATACCTAACCTATACATACAGTGATGTATCTGGGGACAATAGCATGGTATATAAGGACTTGTATAGTATGGACAAACCTATACTGGTTAAATTCCAATTACATGGTACCTTTTATAGATGGGTAGATGTATATATCATCTGCAGATAAGTACAACATTGCACTCTTGTTGTATAGGGTAAGTATCTGTGCCAATGTTCTTTTGATATGTAATGAGTGGAAGTCCTAACCTATACTGATACGTTCATATGCTGTGGAATTGGGGAGCTCTATAGTAGTGTATGTTATGTATACTGCTATAGAGTGCGGAGCCCTAATAGTACTCTGAGACGGTAGCGCCGTTACATGGGGAAGATGGGCAGGAAGTACTCATATCTATATGGATGATAGGAACCATTGAGGAGACAGTGATTAGATACAATGGCAAGAGATCCAAACATCATACTCGATATACTAAACAAACGATCAATGAATGGTTATCCCATTGATAAGATGTTCCACTTTCTATATAACAAGGAGTTATATAGGAGGGCGCCGCACTTTACCAAGATCACTGATCCTGATAGTAAGATTGATGATCTAATTGAAAAGATGCGCAAGGAGCAATACAAGTGGAAGGTTGATCCAACAGTAGACACAGTACTACAACAAGTATTATATACGCTAATCTACAGTGTATATGAGCCCTATAACTTCACTGATAGTAATCATTGGAGTAGGGTTAGCAGAAGTGTTAATACTGCTCTAGAGAGAGTATACCAACATGGTAGATCATCCAACTACTTCATCACATACAATCTAACAGATCTGTTAGATCATGTAGATACTACACTCTTGTTATCTATAGTACATAAAGTAGTATTGGATAATCGTATTAAGGAGCTACTTAGGAAGAAGTTGAAGTATGCGCCCATATCTCTAACATATGGTAGAACATACTCCAATACTCCTATAGGTAGTACTTTAGATTGTCTACTATGTAACATCTACCTAACACCACTGGATAGATACATTGAGAGTATTAGTGAATCATCTTCACTAACTACAACATACACTAGATATGGTAATCAGTGTATCATTAGCGTCAATGGTAATGATCATAATAGCTTTAAAGAAGCACTTGGTGTAGTAGCTAGTATTAATAGATGGATAGAGGATCATTATGGTGTTGCTATTGCAGAAGGCAGCTATAAGCTGATTGTACCAAATAAGAAGCGCCCTGTAGAGTTCATGGGCTATAATCTACAGATGATTGAGTCCAAGAGATCAAATGGTAAAGCTACTAAACATCTTGGTCTCTATATGCCTGATAGAGTTGTACATGACTTTGTTAAAGAGTATATGAGCAACAACAAGGCTATCCATATATCCAATAGAATCTACAAACCCATCTATGAGATTATACAGCTGTTTAGAGATGACTTTGAGAGATTTGCGCAATATTACATGTTCGCTAAGAATCAGAGAGATCTTGGTACTGTTAAGTGGATACTACAGACATCTTTGTTGAAGACCATTGCGGCCAAGTTGAAAAGTACATGTAATAAGGTATACAAGAAGTATAATGATACCATTGATGTAGATGGGCAGCAGTATAAGATCATTGCTGATACCAAACCTAGTGGTAAAATTGTATACTTTGGTGCGCACCCTCTCAAAACTCAATACACCTTCACCAACAAGAGAATCATTGATCGTAAGTAATAGGCGTAGTACTTCTGGAGAGCCGGATGCATTGAAAGGTGCACGTCCGGTTCGGAGAGAGGTGGTTACTAATCATAACATACCTACTCTACCAAATGGCAAAAGTTTACAGTGGTATTTGGCCAACAGATCTAAGAGATTCTGCGTTCAAGTACGATCAGAACCAGGATAAGATTGAGTATCAAGTAACGTTCAAGTTTGATCATTATCCGTATACTTCAGTAGAGATCAATAAGCAGGCTGAATCACTACTACAGTCCTCTATCTCTGTACTCAATGGAGTTATTGATCAGAAGTATGCAGATGCTGCTGGACCTGGTACATTTACTGGTGAGCCAGCTAGGAATGGAGTCTAATACTAGTACGCAGTAAGATTCATAAACGAGTGCCATCCGGGAGATATCCTGGATGGCACCGCTTTTAGCTTCGAGGGGATGATCTAGATACCAGTATACAGATTGTCAGGAATTGGTATAGCTAACAACAACGCGCATTATATGATTACAGAAACATCACATCTATATAGGGATGTAGATGAGAAGAGTTTCCCATTCAAGTTTACATGTAATAATGATAACAGGGTCTATTACACTGGTAACTTCAAGAAGACTACTGTTACCTATAGTAATAGGGATACGCGCACTATCAATGGTATAGAGGTATCCTATAGTATTGATCTAGTAGACTGCGCCAAACTTTGCAGAGACTTTGTAGATCTTAGGGAGAGTGACATAGAGGATATAGTGGACCAGTTGCTTGAGATTGGTAAAGAGTTAGTAAATGGTGGTATTATCAATCTAAAGGATCAAGTATTTAATGTGAATGTGATGTGATTGTATATTGCGCGTATACAAAGCCTAGGCATAGTTATATGCGCGCCAGTTATATAATACATACATATCTATACAGTTGATTGATAAATGCGCATATAGCCCGTTTATAATGGGTTATGGAGGGAAGTGATCAGTATCGCATCATTTGAGAACATCAAGGAGATCATGTCACTTGATCCATATGATATCAAGAAGTCATTGATTGATCTCATTGATAAGAACCTTGGCACCAAGAATCCTGATACATATGAAGCTGGATTCCTTGGATATCTAACACAGGCACAAACATTACTTACAAGTGATGTACTGTTCAATAACAGTATGGCATGGAATGAAGCATTCACACATCTACTAACACTACCTACATCTCTACAGAACCATGCCAATATGTTTGATTATAAACTAGAGCATGCATCTCCTTGTAGTGGCTTTATAACAGTGTATATACCATTCCCAACAGATGCGGCCGCATATCAGCTAACTCTCAAGAATGGTACTGCTTGTGAGGGGCCGATACCATATCTAGTTAAGGATACCTATCTAATCAATGTAAGCATGACTCCAAAGGTGCAGAAGAAGGATGCTGTTACTGGAGTGGTATCAGACATTGATATCAATGTGGAAATCAAGGATGGTAATAGGTATCTGATCTTTAACGCCGAGGTTTGGCAGATACGCATCTTTACATACAATGAGACATTCACCAATGTAGTATACAAAGAGTTCTACGATGTAAACATTGGCGGCATTGAGGATCAATTCCATAGTATAGTGATTGGTTGTTATATGAAGGATGATAACCTATCTGAGGCAAGACTTGTTAGATTTGAACAGATACCATCCATATATAGCGCCACTTCTAAAGACAAAGTATATACATTCAAGTACTTTGGTAATGGTAGAGGTACTATACGATATGGTAATGGTGTATTTGGATTGCAGCCAAAGGAAGGATCATCTACATCTATACTAGTATATACTACTAAAGGTAAGGATGGATTGGCGCATCCTGGACAGATACAACTAGATACAAGACTCATTGACTACTACTCCAATACACCCATCGATATATATGGCACCAACATGGTTATCATCGACAATGGTTACAATGAGGAGCCATTGGAGAGGGCCAAAACTAACATCATTGCTCATACTAGTGCCGCTAGAAGACTAGTTACTAAGGATGACTATATTGGCTATGAAGGTGTCACTGGTATCAAGAATCTAGAGCTATATCCAATGCTACTTAGAAGAGATACCAATGTCAATGAGATTGATCTCTTTAGTGTTATATATGATGAGACAGGTATGCCTGTTCCTACTACCAATCTCAACTATATCATTAATGATGATCGACAGGTACTATCCAAAGACTATGTCTATAAGTTGGCTATGAAGCATGGTAACAATGGTGTTGAGTTGGTACCCAATACTATCAAGATTATCAATAATACTGCAGTTGATCCAGATAAGCATGAACTATATGCAGCCATGTATATTGATAGTGATTACGATAACTATGATCCACTATATGATAGCCACGACAAGAAGATCATCTACATCTACTCAGATAACACTGAAGACTACGTTGATCCTGATGAGGTTAAGGAGTTTGTCTGCCCTTTCAATATCGCTATAGAGAAGAGGGAGAACAACAGGGTTGGTATCTTTGAGTACATACCGGTTAATCTAGTTGGGCGCCCAAAGATTGAAGACTCTATCGACTATGTAGACATTGATATATCTCTATCGTCGATGCTATTAGAATTTCTACCTAATGAGTCTATGTACAGATCCAACATTAAGCCAACTCACATCAACGTAATCAACAATCTTGTTATCTCTAGTAATGTATCCAGTGATCTACTGAAGAGCTATGTAGTGATTAGCCAGGAAGGTAAACCTGCCAAGAGGTATCAATGTGAGCACAAGTATATTAGCTCTGAAACCAATGAGATGGCTACTACTTGTATGATACCAATACAGGATCTTTTTCCTGGAGAGTTCCTCTATGAGTATGTAGTATACTATGGCGCCAAGTATTACAATACCTATAAGAAGTACATAACCATTATCAACGACTTTGATCTCTCTCTAGTAGACAAGTATATCGGTTATCCAATTTCATTCGCATATGATCCATCTGATCCAAGGAGTATGCAGACACAACCAGCTATTGATAAGGTATATGTTGGTATTACTAAGGTTGATGTACAGTGGACCAAATGGAAAGATACTAATGGCTTTGATGTAGATGGTTATACTGTTGATGTTATACTTAACAAGCTACAGATAGTTGATATCAATAAGGTGCAGTGTAGGTTGTTTATTGGTACTGGTGGTAACAGCTATGATATTGATAGTATAGCTAGTTTCAATGATACTATGGTTACCTATAGGTTCAAGGTGCCATATAATCCAAAGTACATTATGGATGGTAATACTTACTACAAGGTGCAGATCCTATATAGGTTCAATGATAACAGTGGCGCGCCATCTACAATCTTCTCACCATTTGCATCATATAGTGGTTTCATAATCTTTAGGCGCCGCTTTAGTGAACTAATGTGGTGTAATATTGAAAAAGTTGATAATCAGACTACCGAGGCTTACAAGATCTATAGGATCCCTGTAGTAGATAGAGAGTACTATAACAGTCATACAGAGTATCTTGAGAATCAGATTTTCTATCAGTTGGCGCAGATTGATAGTAAGACTATTGACTTCAAGATGCTTACAGATACTATGAACTTTAAGTTTGCTAAGACTATTGGCGCAACTGAAAATCTCAAGTATAATGATAGGGTTCATAAGATTGATGAGTCTCTTAAGTATGGTAATTGGACATGTGATCTACCACCTACTATAAGATTACAGATCCTGATCACTAGAAACACTACCAGGAACAAGAACGACATAGTCAATGAGTGTAAGCAAGTGATTCTATCCTTCTTACAGTTGAAGGCCAACTTCAACGCAAAGATCATTATGTCTGAGGTTACTAGGTATATACATGATACTATCCCAGAGATTCTATCATGTAAGGTGATTAGTCCCAATAGAGATATCATCTACATGTTTGACGAATCACATCTACCAAAGGATAAGGATACATTACTATCATACAATCCAGAGTTTATATGGATTGATCCAGCTAAGATAAGGATTGATACGGTTATTGCGCCCGTGTAACTATACATATGTAATTGGAGGTGATGTGTAATCGCTACTACGGTATCTGATCTACTTGCGCGCATAGACATTTCGCCCAAACTAGTATACTTCATTAATACCCAATACAAGAAGATGATTGGTCAAGTTAGATACTCTCTTGGTATGTTGAATGGTATAACCAAGCTAGATATCAATAGACTATTCAATCTACTTGATATACAGATGAATGAGCTTGATGATATCATGAACCAGTATCCAGAGAATGTTTTTGTAATGAAGCAGCCAATTTACAACATTCTAACACTTATTATGATCAAAGCATATATGGTCCATAATGATCAGTTAGCGCTTGATACCAACAATCTACTAGGATTAGTATTCCTTGGGCGCCTAAAGTACAAGTACATTAGGATTGTCAATCAAGAAGTATTAGACAAGACTATCAATACTCTTACCAAGAAGACCTATATAGGTATGCATGGTACAGTATGGATGGTTCATACTATCTGTAAGAGTACTCATGATAAGTGGATCAAGAGTATGCTAGATAACCCTGATGATATGTATCCTAGATACAGATATATCATTGATATGCGCAACAAATTTAACCAAGTTATGAAGACTGTAGCTAGAGCCTACTACTACAACATAGTCCATAAGAATGATGTAGATGTTAATACATTAATGCGCAACAAAACCAACGAGATCATCGATTATATAACCAGTAAGACCATACCACAGCATATACTACAATATGCGGCTACTATCAATAATAGTTCATTGGATCATATAGGTGAGCTACAACATGATATACAGGTATACAATAGTATGCAATCGCAGATCTCGGTAGTGGTGTTCAACATACTACATCGTCTACATGACTATATGCAGATCTATAAAAATCAGTATAAGAAAAATGTAGACATCAATGATATAACCTTTATCAAGCAGTTCTTTGTGTCATTGAAGAGAAGCACCATTATACTTAAGAGTATTGATGATCCTATCTTTACTAGTAGAGGTTATGATAGGTTTGAAGTATTAGCATATGCATTGGTTATTACACTATTCATTGACAGCATCAACCATAGTAAGGATTACTCCATTGACTATAACAGTAATGATGTTGATTATGCATCTCAGTATAATAGCGACTACTTCAATGATAGCGCCGTAGATGAATCGGTTAATCCAGTTGAAGCAATAATGGATGGTATCATCATAGTGTAGTTATATAATAGAAGATTGGAGGTGATGTTCCATACCAAATGTATCAGCGGATGCTGTTGCTTCCATGTTTGGAGGTGGTATTAGTGCTATAGGCGCCATATCTTCCTTTGCAAACAGTGGTAGCAATAACACGGCTTCTGCCATTAATAACGGCTTCGCTAACTCTTTAAGTAACAATAAACCTCCAGTACTCAATGGTACCAATATAGCCAATAGCATTAGTAGTGGTTTCAATAACAGTGGTTCCAATAACAGTGGTTCTGGTAGTTTTGTTGGGCAAATGAAGAATCTTGTAGATGCTGCTTATACTATAGTCAATAGGATTGAAACCACTAACATACTACTACAGAAGCTCATTGATATCAATAGTGGTAAGATTCAACAGAATGATATCAATAAGATAGCTGCAGTTAACAATAGGATCTCTATAGCAATGTCTAGAACCGCTATGGGTAGATTGGCTATGGCTGTTATGGCTAAGCAACTTGGTAAAAACCTTGGTACTATGGATTATAGGATGAAAGGCGCCATTGAAAGTGGAGTCACTTCTAACAAGGAGATTCTAACAGCCAAACTGCTTGGTAATCTACCATTGATAGGTAAGATGTTTACATCTATGAAGGACATTAGCGAAAAAGTCCTAAGAGCTAAGGATGTCTTCACTAATGAAACCAACATAGCTATTACCAAGATCATCCCAGATAGATTGGAAGCTATTGGTACATATACTCGCGATATTAGAGACTTTATCAAGAAGGATCTATTGAGGGAGTTGATGTTACAAACGCAGGCGCTTGTTAACATTGATAACAGTGTTAATAAGGGTTTTAATAGACTATCTGGTAGTAATACCAATGCGCCAAATACTCCACAACTTATCATACCTGGGCAATCAGCGTTAGTGAAAGCTATAGAGTCTACTAATAGCGCCATCGATATCATGAGGAATGACATTTCTAATGCATTGGAGACATCACTTGAGCAAGATAGAGAGATCAGTCTAGCTAGACTAAAGACTGACTCACAATTACGCAAAGCTGCTGCAGAGCAAATAGAGATACAGAATAAGGATCTTGAGCTATCTATCAAACTTAATAGAACTAGTGATCAAATTCTAAAGGCCAATGTTGATACCAAGACTCTCCTTGGTGGTATGGTAACCAGATTACCCAATGTATTGAGTAGAGTAATCAATAGCGCCCTCAAAGTATCGCTTATGATGGGTATTGGTAGAACTATCTTCAGAGCATTTGGCGCCAATTCTATAGCAGATAATATGACGGCACAAGGTGCTGTTGGCTTTATGGCCGCTTCTGGTAGATTCATTAAGAGTATACTTGATCGCATGATGAACAGTAAGATTGGTAAGTCTATTACTGCATTCATAGATAAGCAAGTAGAGTTTATCAAGGGTAAAATGATAGATGCATTCAAATATGCTGCCACTCAAGCTGTTAGAATCTATAGTACCTTTGTATTGCTACCTAAGATGTTTAGAGAGCATATGGCGCCAGCTATAGGTAAGGCCTTTGCTGCTAGTAAGAGATTCATGGTTAAGCATCTAACTGCATTTGGTGGATTCCTTAATCAGCATCTCATGTCGTGGACTGCTAGATGGAGACAGTTTGCTACAGAAGAGATGGAGATGCATAATACTGGTATCAGAGGCGCTATGACTAAAGGCTTCATGAAAGTTACTAGTGGTATTGGCAAAGGTTTTGGATTCATTGCTAGTAACATTGGTAAGATAATATCTGTTGCTGGTATGGGACTATTGATAGTCAATGCTGTTAAGGATGTAGTTGGTACTATGTTTAGCGCATGGAAACTAACTAAATCTGAATCAGAGCTTAGTAGCATGACTATAAGTGAACAGGTATATGAGTTCACCAAGAGTATCTTTAGTACATTAACTAGTGCAGTTGTCGGTGGCGCAAAGTTCCTATGGAACAATCTTGGACCAATTATCACTGGATTTGGCAAAGCATTATTTGAATGGCTCTATGATAATACTATTGGCGCTATCAAACGATGGTGGAATGGTACCTCTGAAAAAGATGCTCTAATAGCAGAAACTATTGAGACTCAAAACCAACAGAATCAAGAAGTACAAAAGAGTACAGCAGAAGCAATACAATCATCATCAGAAGCAGCTGCTAAGAACACCGACTCTCTAAAGAATGCGCTGATTGAGAACCTCAAGACAATCAACAAGGCTATAGTAGATGGGTTTAAGTATGTAGTTAAGATCTTTGATCTATTTAAGCCAAAGACACTTGGTGGTATGGCTGGTAACCTTGTTGGCGGTATCTCAGAAGTTATTAAGATTTTCATGAGCGATGAATCCAGGGCAACTTTTGATAAGAGTCAGTTAGAAAGTGCCAAAAAAGGATATAGCACAATCAATGCTAAGGTTCTTGAAGTTGATCCAAGTCTTAAAGATAATGTCATATTTGACCAGATTGGTAGACCTATTGGTGGTAATGTTGATGGATACTATGCTGCTCTTAAAAAGCTTGGTGTCAAAGCCGAGTTCACGGAGAGTTTCTTAGATCAAAGAGCATACTCGGCCGAAGGTAGATTTGGTGAACAGTTCAAGGAGAAGACACAAGAATCATTCTCCAATGTATTGAATGATAAAGAGATAAGAGTTAACCAGTTACTTGATGATATTAAAGAGAATACTTATCTCACTGCTCAATTTACTGGTACTGCAGTTGGTGTAACTAAGAATCAAAGAGACTTTGCAAGTGGTAAAGAATTTGACGTCTTCCGCAATAGAGAGATCTGGGGTACTAAAGATCCGATAGCCAATGCTCTCAGACTAGCAATAACAAACAAAGATGTAGTACCAAAAGAAGATATGAGTGCAGCTTTCCAGGGCATCTTTGATGAGCAGTTAAAGGGTAAAATTTATGGCTTCGATAAGACCAAACCCGGCAAGATGATTATGGGTCAAATGGTTGGCGAATCCCCTGTTGCGCTTGATCTTATGGGAGTCTATGAGAATGCATTTGATAAAAAAGGTATAACTACCAAACAGGCACTACAAAATATCAAAACTGATCTACTTGATAAGTTAAACATAGTTGATGGTGTTACTGTTGGTAACTATACATCCTTCTTTAACCCACCAAGACTTACATCAGAAGAAGCCGAAGATATTGGTAACTATCAGAAGTATCATGGGTATATGGCGCATGATATTAGTCACTTCTATGAAACATTTACAGATGGAGTTAGGCGCCATGGTGTTGACCCATCTATGTATGGCGCTGGTGATAAAAACTATAATCCAGATGCATTTTTTAGAAACATCTTTCGTCATCAGTTGGCTATCTTTGCTAGTGAAAATAAAGACGTCTATAATAATATCAATACTGATCCAGAAGCATATAGAAACTTCGTCAATTCTATCAAACATCAGCTATACGAAGCTGGCTATATGTATGGTATGGAGTTCAAGAAGTATCATGATATCTATAATAGTCAAAATGGTAGACAAGATGCAGATGAGCTTGTTCAACATCAGAAGACTCTTGGTACTCTCATGAATCTCAATGCAAATCTCAAATTTGGTAACATTGCAAATAGTATGAAAGCAACGTTGGCTGCTGAAGAGGCGCGCAAAAGTGGTAAGGCTGTACCACAAGAGGGTGACGATGTTATCTATGGTGATTGGAGATCATTTGAGCCGCCTACTTATGGTGATTGGAGAGATGCTATCTACATGGCAGCACGTAGAACAGGTCTTGATCCAGAGCTCATCTCTGCAATCATACAGCAGGAGTCTGGTGGTAATCCTACTGCCAAAAGTAGTGCCAATGCATATGGCTTGATGCAATTGAGAGCTAGTGCAGAGATGGATGCAAACAAAGCTCTCGGAGAAGCGCCCAATACATATAGTAGATTCAATGCAGAACAGAATGTATTCCTTGGTGCCGCCTATATGAAACAGATGCTTGGTGGTTCCAATGATCTTGTAGATGCAATGATGCGTTATAATTGGGGTATTGGTAACTTTAAGAAATGGAAAACTGCCAATGGTCCTATAAGCGCAGTACCAAAGGAAGCTAGAGAATATCCTGGTAAAGTTCTACGATACTATGGCGCACATAAGTTTACTGATCCGAAGATGCCAATCAATCGATTCATCCATGTAGAGCAAAGGAATAAGGCACTAGCGCAAGCTGGTCTAAATGGTGCAATCAATGCGGCACCAACTACTGAAGGTGGTGGTGTATCTCAAGGTGTTACTATGGGTTCTGATAACTCTAGTGATCGCATGAGAGCATCAAAGTATTTGATCTTCTCTGGTACCAACCTTGATAGATTTATGATGGTAAACCCAAAGATGCGCGGACCATTCCTCGATTATGCTGAAGAGATGTTCAAGACCTATAATCGCAGAGTAATTGTTACATCTACCTATAGAAGTATAGCTGATCAGACTAGACTATGGAACAATAGAGCCAACAATCCTAATACTGTTGGTAGACCTAATCAATATAACAAGCATCATCTTGGTCTTGCTATCGATATCAATAGTAGAGATGGCTATAGTATCAATGATCCACTATTGAATAAGTATGGTATGATTAGGCCACTTGGTAAGAAGGATCCAGTACACGTAGAGATGCGCCAATGGGCCAATGTTAGAGGGCAAAACTTGGTTAATATGTTTGGTGACTATCCCAGAAATGTTGGCGCCACTAACCCACCAGATAAAACTGGAATACCAAGTGATGTATCATATAGTGGTAGTAGTAATGCTGCTATCTCTACTAGTAGTAATGGATCATATGCGACTTCAGCCGAAACTACTAGATCATCTATGAGTAACACTCTTAGTGGATTGATTGCACAGAAGTTACAGAACTATGGTGTTGATATCAACAATAGTGATGGATTCGTTAATGCTATGGCGCTAATGAATCTCGCTGGTGATGATCCATACTATGGTGATGCTGAACCTGTTAACTTCACTGGTCTTACAGCCGGATTGCGTAATACTACCTTCGAAAACGAACTAAGTAAGATTAAGTTAGCTAGTATATCCAATGCGCAAATACGCAAGATTGCTAATGGTGGTAATGATCCACTAGAATCACAACTAACACAAGTAATGGCACTACTGGCAAAGAAGACAGCTGAGAATAATGAACTTATGAAGCAGATGGTTGCTACCAATACTACCAATGTAATTAGTGTTAGTAATAGTAATACCACTAATAGCGCCAATAGTGTATCTAATGGTAGTGGCGGCGCATCATCTAGAGAGAACAGTAATCTTGATAACAGTGCCATGATGGCTGGTAATGATATGGGGCTAAGAGCTCTCTATATCTAATATTATGCAAAGGATGTGATAACCATTCCTTCCCTGATGGATGATTCTAACTCTTCATCAATTGCACCCATTACAACAGTACCAAGATCTTCTTCATCATCTAGTAACAATGATATGCCACCAGTGATAGGTGATGGTGGTAGATCCGATGCATATATACCGTGTCCAGAGGATCGTAACCAACCTGGCCCAACCAGTTCAGAAGAATCATTTCCTGAGGGTGGTGGCCAGTTATTTGGACTACCACCATGTGGCATAGAGAACCTTGATGATCCGATTCTCATGTCTGCGTTTCAGAACTCATTCCCTATACTAACTATCAGACCAGTTAAGATCTTTAGGCCAGAGACAATGCAGGGCGCCACTCAAACTGAATACCTAGCAGAACCATACAAGTTTGCTATTAAGACTGATGGTGGTACTAGTTATGGTATTAGTAATGAGTATGGTTCCAGTATGATCGAAGAGACCTTTACCAATATGGCGCAGTTTGAGAGTATAGGGCAACTAATACAGTTTGCTAAGACCAATAGAAACCTTGGTAATGTAATGAACTCACTACCACAATCATTAGCAGATAAGTTAAAGATTACTAATGATGAACTACATGGTATGATAGGTAATGCTGAAAGAGCAGCAAGTGGTAATCAGACTGCTGAGAGTGTTATTAAAACTATGTCTGAGTTTGGTACAACTGCTCTAAGAGGTATGTTCTTTGGGCAGAAGATCGATATACCAAACATCTGGAAAGGTTCATCATCTAACATATCACAACAGGTAACCATATCGTTACATTGTTTTGATGTTAATGTTAATAGTGAGTATGAGCGCAAGATTATACAACCACTAAAGATACTATTGAGACTCGCGGCGCCATATGCTAAGAAGGTTAGTGATGGTAGTGGTAATAGCGGTGGTGGTGGTAGTGGCTCTCAAGAGATCATTACCTATGAAAACCCACCATATGTTGAAGCATCTGTAGATGGATTGTTTAGAACCAAGATTGGTGGTATATCTGACTTTAATGTTGCTATCAACTTTGCAGATCAGGCGCTATGTAAAGGTGGGCGCCCTGCTATAGTAACAGTAAATCTTACTATCACTGATCTATACAATGCTATCATATGGACTGATGAGGAGCATAAGTATGCGCCCAATGGTCTTGGCATTACTAACTTTCTCAAGGATCACGATACTGATCCAATAGTTATAAAAATTGATGAGAAGGCAAAGTACATGTTCATGCCTGATGGCGGCGCACTTGAAGACTCTAGAAGTACCATGCCTTGGAGATCTGCATACAATAATGAGAACGCCAATGCATGGGATAGTAGTGGTAGGTTTAATAGTCCATCGCGAGATCCAAACTGGGGTAGTAGTGCTTTGGGTACTACCGATATCAGTATGCAGCAAGAGCATAACATCAATACTAGTAATAAGATGATACCATCTGATACGTATAATGTCTGGCACAATAACGCATATCTAAACAGTGATAGTGATGGTAATCTCTTTACAGATGGACCAACTGCATATAGTATGAGTATGCTATCAGAGAAGCAATATACAGAGATAGCTAAACAGGAAGTCAACTATCGTGCGCCATCATCGTATGGTGGGTTTGAGTTCTAATGAATGGATGGTGATGTATCATTAGTGTTACTGCATATGGTATACCTATCAATATAGGACTCACTCATGGATTACGTAGAGATGGCTCATATAGCTATATGGCTAACATCATGCCCAAGTATTTCATATTGGACTATAACAAACCAAGAAGGTTCAAGACTTTTCAAGAGATGCAATACTATACATCCAATATGACTCATGACATACTACCTGGGGATGGCGCCGTAGTTGATGATACTGATCCTAATACTCCTGGTAATCAGAACCAACACTTTATATGGAACAAGGTTGAATGGTTACCATTAGGGGCGCCAATAGTATCAGACTATCTAAATATCTATGAAGTTACCATTACTAAGGATAGTAGCGGCGTAGAAGTGCCAACTGCTTCATTCTTTATGAGGATACAGATACAGAACATCCAAAGCAACATACGTCTACTATCCCTAATTAATAAGAACTACATCATTCCTAATAATGAGATCATGACGTTTATGGGATTGAGTGGTAAGTACAATCTTAACAACATCAATACCAACAACGTTATAACCAACATGCTATCAGTGAATCTAACTAGCTCATTGGATCACTTCCTTAGGAAACTATGTGATCAGTATGAGGTGCCATCACTTAGATTCAATGAGCTGATACAGAGTACCATTAGATCTGTTAACAAGATAATAACGGATACGGCATATCCATTCTATCAGATCTTTATCAACAATCCAAATGTAGATCTATCGCTATACTTCCATTATATAGCAAGTTGCTTTGGATCATTTGATAGAGTATATAGAAGCTTCTATAACAACAATGTTACTATGACTGTATTAGATCCTATGGAGTCACTATCTATCATAGATAAGCCATTGGTTAACAGATTGAGAATCAGGAACCAGCTATCTAATGACTTTGAGAGCATGTTGCGCATCATTGATGGTATTATATATAGGCGCCCAAGTAAAGGTTCCAAATCCAATGATCTCTATAACTACTTTGAAGAATTGGATAAGTTGGTTACATATGTATTAACAAACAATCCAAAGCTCAATAGCCAGCAGGGTAAAAGAGATAACTTCTTCAGTGATCTGAATGATGGGATAGCCGGATTGGTTAACTTGGCGCTGTTCTTCTCGGTACTATCCAATAGCTCATATGGTACCAGAACTACTTTGTACTTTCACTTTTTAGCGCCACGCAAGTACCAATACATCTACTAGAGATGAGTAACAACGATACTATATTACCGATGTGAAGGTGATGTTGATCAAACTAAACCACAACAATCATCCAATAGTATATGAGATGACCTCTACTGTCAATAACTATGATGATCTTCTGTTAGATGGTATCGTAGATACAACTAACTTCAACAACCTGGTATGTGAGTACATTGATAACTACTATGATACACAGTCAACTGTAACAGAGGTACTAGTAGATGATCTATATGATATCTACAGTAACTTTAATGATCTTATGGATACTATTAGTGAGATCAATGGTAGTGATAGTGAAGCTGCGCCATCTTCTTATAAGGAGAAGGATCTACTATTAGCTGGCTTCATTAAGAGCGACTTTGTAATACATGAGCATGATTCGCGTAAGGCGCCATTACATTGGGATCTACGTTTTAAGACAGAGTTCAAAACATCTGCTTACTCCTTTGTAATCATCAAGCACCATATGCCCAACAAGGGAGAGAAGTTACTATGTAAGAAACAGCCAATGCATCCACCAGTATGGGTGGATCTCAAGGATACGAACATTGAATCAGGTTATGGCGCCGGCTCTGTTACAACTATTGATAGAGGTACTATCTACTATAAGGTATTAGACAATGAGAAGAAAATTGTTATGTATCTTGATGGCGATAAGTATAAGGGTGCATACTATCTGATCTCTATCAATCAGTACAACTATCTTTTCTTTAGCGCCACTAACAGTATATTACCTACTGTAGAGGAGCGTAATGAGGAATGGCAGTCATATGCTAAGAACTATATAGCATATCTCAATAACAAGATCAATAAGATCTTACTGTCTAGAGTAGATAGACATCGCAAGAAGATAGAGTACTCACTCTATAACTATATATCTAGAGACTATCAACAGGATTATAGTAGAAGTATCAGTACTGATAACCATATGCTGGTTATACCATCTATACAGTATGTTATGGACAGTGATGTAAAGAAGATTACTTCTACTGATTGTAAGATCAATAGTATTGAGGATATCATGCGCCTATATCTTACTAGAGAGTATATTCGTAAGATGCTATCATATGATCTTACAATAGAGTACTTACATAACATACTAGAGACTATTAAGGAGATCGATTATAGCGATCCAGAGCTTACAAAGATGCGCAAAAGTAGTAACAGCAGCGATGATAATGATGATAGAGGCTATCTGTTTGAAAAAGCAGTTAGAGCTATCAGTGACATTTACCTTGGTCACAAGTACTACGGCGCCATCGATTTAGAACAGCTGATCTCCTATTCAATTACCAAGCACATAACATCTAACAAGGGATGATGATTGTATAATATGCGTCTACGATTGCTAACAGATGATGTAGATCCTACTAAAGTAGTTCAGAATGGCAGCGCTGCTAAGGGCGCCAAGTTTGATAACTATCTAATCAACAACAACCCAATTACTGCTGATACTAGAGAGTACTATCTAGAAGTAGAGGGTATACCAGCCAGCTTCCCCAATCATAAGGATCATAAAGAATGGGTAGCTTTCCTAACAGATAACCCTCATCTAATCAGCAACTTCGATACTAGAGATCATGGTAAGTTATCCTTCCTATTCGATAGATGGAAGCTTACCAAGTTTCGATAGATACTACTATATAATATAATACATAAGAGGTACTACATACGATGGGCGATGTTTCTAAAAACTTCAACAAGAGTGAGTTTGCGTGCAAATGTGGGTGCGGTATCAATCACATTGATATGAAGGTAATCAACATGTGCCAGATTATTAGAGATGGTTTGAATCTACCAATCACTATTAATTCTGGATATAGATGCCTTAATCATAACAAGAAGGTTGGCGGCGTTCCTAATAGCTATCATACTAAGGGATTGGCCGCTGATCTATATACTACTATTGGCTCACAGAATCTGTATAAGCTTATTAAGGGTATGTATGATCTTGGACTACTACCAGATCTGCAGTATTGCAAGAGATACATTACCAAGAACTTTGTACATATAGATTGTGGTAAACCTCGTAGTAATCGATTCGTTGAAGGTAACTAGATAACTGTTATATAGTGGTGCGCATTGGATCTCTATCTATCAATCAGATCCAATACGCACCATCTTACTCGCTACTCATAGACACCACTACTTCTACCAATTAAATTGCAACCAAAGTTACCAGCATTATTACGCCTATAATGACCTTTCAAATCAACAGCTCTTACATACTCTACAACACCATTCTGATTAGTATATATAACCTTGAGCTTATGGATCTTGCTGATCCATGCAGAGCATATATGACAAGGTTTACTAGCGAGAGTACCATGCGGCCCCCTATATATAAACAACTTATCAAAGTCGATAGACTGGTTGAGGATCTTGATGTATCCATCTAATTCGGCGTGTATAGGATACTGTATCTGATGATTCTTAACAGAGTTATCTTCGCAATAGTAATAACATGTATCATACTTGAACTTCAATAATAGTGGATGTGTCTTGCTCTTGTTGAGCCCTATAGATACTACCCTATTACCACTAACATACAACGCAACACATTGCTTCTTATCCTTCATATTGCGCCGCCCTTCATTAACACCTTCCACTATAGTACGATAGTTATAATATGCGTCAATCAAATTGTACATAATAGATGATCTCCAATGTAATGTGATGATTATGATGATCTGATTGACTACTATTATACTATCGATCTTCAGATATTGCAAGTTCCAATCACCACTTACAACTTTCCAATGAAAATTTTCACACTAAAAACTTGCGCAAGAATCTTACTAATAGTGATAGTTTCTGTAGCAATTTTTAGCATTTTTGATAGGAAAAATAGCTTATAAGTTATGATCTAGTACACACTATTTTATAGCATAGTTATATAGGTATGTTCTATAAACTGCAACAGGATCATACTTATTGGTGCTAGTTTAGTGATCAGTTGTTTTGAATAGTAGTTTGTGCGCAACTGGACATCAGTAACTGTTATGTCATTGTGGATACTTGCGCGCGTAAACATTCCAATATATAGCTGTAGAAACACATACGCACATCATTGCTATATCATACTACTGCTTGCTAATAACTGGATACATCTTGATCATTATAAATAGATTGCGCGCACTGTGTGTATCATTGGAATTACTAGATACATATACACATCTTTGGTTCATATAGTAGTAACACACATCTATACCCATCAGATCTCTAGATACCAGTACATCTACCAACTATACTATGATGATCAGTATGGATCAGTATGATTGATCGGTTCTATAGATGGGATATATTGGTTCTTGTATGATATAGTAGAATGATACAAACTCCTCATATACGAATACGGAGTTTTCCTCATTGCCATAGTATAATTTATCCGTATAATTGGGTTGGGAGATCAAGTACGTTATTATCCGGTTACATATGATTCGTAACCAGTAGAAATTTTATCGATGCACGCATGGATAATACCAATGGCCCCCATGCACAGATAGGCCGTCGGCCGACATGCCCTAGTGGGGCGTCCGCCGGCCAGTTACATCGCTAAAATTTGGAAAAGGGGGCCAGCAGAGAGGTGCACAGAGTAAATAGTTCGATCAGATACGCGATATAATACAATCAACGATACGCCGAGCAAGAGATAACTAGATACAACCATTACGCAGGTAGATCTAGTAAATCCTCTTGCGGCTAATAATTGAGCACAATATAGCTAGTAATACATATGTAGTAACTTGTAAATGGGGTTTAAGGATAGCTCTACCCTTTGATCAGACACATCCCTTCATAGGCGCACAGAAGATTCGGCGCTATGATCATCCAGTAGTAACTCTACTACAAGTAAGATACTCCCATATAAAGCTATTAGTTATCATTGGCTCCACACAATGAGATCTCTAGAAAAGTAACTGTATGATGTATGATGCCTATCGATTGTATCTATAGAGGTATAGAGATCATCGATCATCAGTATGAATCCATATTACTAACCAGTCAAGCTATCAAGCTATATGTGTTTGTAATGTAATAGACTGATATATCATCTAGCTAATGAATAGCATTCTCACATTAGCTTTTAGAGTGAAGATCGATTCAACCTATCAAACCAAGAATAATCCATTAGCGCCATGATTTCAACTGTTATAAAAGTTTCTATAAAATTTACATGATAAAATCATGCGCAAAACTTACACTACTAGTAGCAAAATTACATCACTTTTTTGATATTTTGATAAAGAACATGCACTAATAGTACTGACTCAGAGTTAGCTATTTTATAGTATGGTAGTTATATTGCCATTGAAAACAAGTTGCGCTAGATCTTCACTAATAAGCAAGATTCAGTACACAGTTATATAATGCTACAGATTCTACTTACTAATCATATAGCTATATGCGGCGCAAACTTCTTTCTATCAACTGATATAGTTGTAACAACGATATAAGAAGATCTCTAGTGATTTATATAGTATATAGTAGTGCGTGATATAAAGAAGTAGTTGATTGAGAAGAATCTACTGATATGATAGGATCTGATAAGATGATATAGAAAATCTGTTGCTATCATTTGAATGATTCTATCTATAGAGATAGATACATAGAGATACATTACGCAAGTGTAATCTCCATAAGCAGCGCAGTAGATTAACATTACTAGTACTAGTTACACTATACATATGTAGTATAGAGATGATCCATATTGCGCCACAAACAAGATCTCTATGACTATATGACAATCACATCATAGTTACTTACGCGATTACTATAGTAGTACAATTAGTTACATATCACTAAAACAGTAATCAATAGCTTAATAAGTATCCACTACTATCACTGCATCTCTGTCTATCATTGATAATAACAGTAGTTTGTATAATGAGATATCTACTATTAGAGTATCTAGATATCTAGTATTAGGTTATTAATATAATCTTCTGATAAGAGCGTAGACTTATCCTTAAACCCAATTTACAGGATACTACAATTGCATATCTAGCTACATTATGCTTAGTTACTAGCCGCAAGAGGATTTACTAGATCTACTTGCGTAGTAGTTGTATCTTATTACCTCTTGCTTGATATACTAACGATAGGGTGCTTCTGCGTATCTGATCGAATCATTTACTCTGTGCATTTTTGCGCGGCCCCCTTTTTGGTAGTAGCGAGCCAGGGCCGGCGGACGCCCCACTAGGGCAAGTCGGACGACGGCCTATCTGGTGCATGGGGGCCTGTAGGAATGTACCATATCGGTTTGCTACTACTTTACCGGTTACGGATCATATGTAACCGGATAATAACGTACTTCATCTCCCAACTCAATTATACGGATTCTTTTAATATAGTCACTAGGACATATGTCCCATTTTACAGAAACTACAAAACTTTGTATACTTATAAACCGTTGCAATTAGTAATGTTCTAGTAGGTAGGCTTTTTTGCTAGAAAGTTCTTGCAAGTTTTTGGTAGAAATCTTCTTTATACGTCCAGGGTAAAACATCAAAAACGCCTCTTTACCAATATGACTGCCCTGGACGGCCTTATTGGCCTATGAACCTAACTAGATCATTGAAGATCTTGATCAGTTATATAGCATACACTATCTAATAGTTATAGTTAGATGCTACTCAGTAGATTCGATCATTAAAGCAATACAATCATCTATAGTGATATAGCTTATGTATGTCTATAAATACCAATCAATAGAATCATAGCGCCAATGATCAAGATGTATCCATATTATCAACAGTGATCAACAGTAACAAGTAGTAGAGCAATGATTGTATACAGATACTAGCGAGTAATAGCATACTGCGATAATGATCAGTAATATACAGATGATGTGCGTATATGTTTCTACAGCTATCTATTTGAATGTTTGTGCGCGCGAGCAATCGCAGTTGTATAACAATTGCTAAGGTCTAGTTGCGCGCCAACTATCTATATGATAATGAATCATGATAAGTATTCAATGATCAACTAGCAGTATCTATCGTATTGTAATGATGATCAATGATATCCAAGTATGTGCATTTGCAGTATCATCATAGTAGATACAGTATATTGCGATCTGTAGATTGTATCAATATTACAGAGATCCAGTTGCGCGCACAACTGTTGGTATCAGTAATGTTATCCAATGTATATAGTAACTGATCACTAAACTATCACTAATAAACATGATCCTGTTGCAATTTGTAGAACATGCCTATATAACTACTATGCTGTAAAATCACTGGCTCTGGATCAGCGCTTACAAGCTATTTTTCCTATCAAAAATACTGAAAACTGCTATAGAAACTATCACTATTAGTGAGATTCTTGCGCAAGTTTTTAGTGTAAAATTTTTCATTGGAAAGTTGTGAACGGTAATTGTGATAGTGGATTGTGATTGGTATCTATATGGATGTATAGTATCGAAAAGAACCTATTAGAGGTAGTCGACCCCAATGGTTATGGGAGTGGTATTCAAGTGGTACTGTGGATAGATACATACGTACTGTTAGTGGAATTAAAGGTATAATCCACCAGTCATGTGTAAAAAGAGATACACATGTACTACTATGGATACAATGGAGTTGATTGGAAAAGCATGTTACAACTACTTAGTTACTGATGTGTTACATGGTGTGCCAAAGTAATGCATCTTGGTGATTGCGCAGTTAAAAGAGTTCTACTTCATGCTTGACAAGCCATCTCATGCGCATAGGCTACGTCTTTGTTAGGGATTGCAGTTATCGATAGTTACTTTATTATCTTACAGGGCGCTTCTTATCCACAAAGGGATCAAATGCTTTGTAAGTGTTCTTATCGATACCGCGATTACAGTTTGCTGAGTTGATCATCTTATCAATACTAGTAAGCGCGTAACTGGAACTGCTACTAGTTTCGATGTAACTCTTAGGCAAACAGATCCTATGTCGTTTATCAATGATGGATACAATGGATGCATCGTTGATCTCGACGCTAACAGGCTGAAGCATGCCAGCCCCCGGCTTCCCTCTTAACATTGGAGCCGCAGATTCTTTGATGTTATAATGTGGATATACTTCCTTTAGTTGTCTATCAATCTGTAGCTGTCTAACAATGGATTTTACCTTAGTGCCAAATACAGTAGTAATGTACTTCTTATGTAGTGGTCTGGTTTTGGCGCTGCGGATAAGATACTCCATAAACATGGCCCTACAATAGCTATATCTACTAACATGGTAGTTATTGGGGCCGATGATTGTGGTGTAGTTAACATCCAGATCAAGCCACTGATCGATAAAATTGTTATGAACTGGTACTTTAGATAGCTGCCACTCATACCTAGAAGTTAGTACCCATCTATAGAACTTAATAGGTAGGTGTCTAAGCATAGAGGTAGCAATGTTCATATGGTATGCGGCGCTACCAGCAGGATCGTCATATTCAGTCTTAAGACGATAGTACTGATAGGCTGATTCATATTCTAAAGGACTATGATCCTTAATAATGTGTGTGTGGTATACGCCCTTCTTATGTAGTATAGGGGCGCCGCTCATATTATTAGTGTAGATCATATCAATACCACACTTCTTAAACACCTTATAAAACGCATCTTTCTTGTACTTGCAGATCATCTGCATGGCACTATTAACATCGGCGTTAATGATACCGAAGTTCTGAGTCATGTAGAGTCTGTTAGTAACTCTTCTATATGCTTCCTTATTCTCCTTGGTTGGTAGCTGGTTGTCAAGTATACTGGTGATACTAGTATAAGATTCACCAACAGTAACTACATTGATGTTACTTCTCTTACAGGCGCGATAGATTCTTCTGATTAGGTAGTTGAAGTCAAGTGGGCGCCTATCAACCAGATCCTTCTCCTTAAGGAAGCCATCATATAGAGAGCTATTGATACCAAGTACAAGTGTTTTGCATTGGATAAGATCCAGGTAACTGATGAGTTTAACAACAGCGTTGTTCATCATGTTATGCATCTTATTCATGCGTCGCTGATCCAAACAGATTGTCTGTTTAGTATGTCTGTATCTCCCAAGTCCACAGTTATGAAGCAGATGGTAGATACGCTCGTTATAGTAGGTATTCATTGCAACCAGACTCTTGCCCTTGATTAACAGTGGCGCAGCGCCTACGTTGTTAGCAACGGCCATAAGATTATCTAATCCAAAGTCAATACCTGCAATACGATTCGTATCAAATCCATAACAGTCATAAGAGTTATGAGTAGGCTTCTTAGTCATCTGCTGGATACGATACTTGATATCCACATTGAAGATGCCTCTATTGGGAGTTACACGTATCTCAACTATATCGCGCTTATGTTCCTGCATGGTAGGAATGTAGAAGTTATTGAGTTTACCCTTATAAGTATTTGGGATCATCTTACCAGGCAGTTTAATGAGAGAGCAGTAGTTCTCAATAGTTCTACGTGAACCATTCTTATAGTTCTTACGATTGCGCTTCTCTACATAGTGTGGATTCTTCGATACAACGATCTTGTTAGGATTGATAGTAAAAGAGCGGCGCCTATTAACACCCATCTTGGTTCTAGGTAGCTTTGGGAGCATTGAAGTAAACAGATCATAGGAGATCTCATTACCGTGTTCCTTATAATACTTCTGCATATGATACTCTTCATCCATAAACTTATACCATCTATCAGCAGCATCATATACAGTACCAAGTCTAATATCCTCAGGTACTCTATCAAAGCACCAAAGCAACTGATGATCCTGAGGAGTTAGATAATGAGCATAGTTGTCATCCTTGCGCCACTTAATCCTATCATAGATATACTTCTTTAGATCTTGATGGAAGTAGACTGTTTTGTTATTAAGAAAGCGGCCCCTCTCTACCAACATAAGGTGATTATAGAGTTCGTTAGAGAGGACACTACAAGATACAAACAGATCATACAACTCATGATCCTTAGTGATAGTATATCTTTCGTTGTAGATGGTGTAATTCTTACCATTATCGAAGTCTCTATGTAGAGGAGATACCATCGTATAGTTGGAACTATCGATGTCTAGTACTCTCTGCATCTTATTGCTGATACCATCGATAAAGTTACTATGTACACGACTTCTTTTGCGCTTTAGTGGGCCTTCCATGATATTTTTTGCACCTCCTTCCACATGATTGGATTAGGCGTAAACCTCTACAATACAATATACCTAGTATACCATAGATGTTATGGTATGGCAAGCGTTTGATTACAATCTCTTGAAAGAAGTTGCGCATCCATTTGTCATATGTTATAATATGGATGCGCATATGATATGTGTTTGTAACTATAGAAAGAAGCTACTAATCGTAACCCTATTCGTAAGTGCGGCGCGATGTGGACATCTTTGCCTTTGGTGAGTGTTTCTTACTGGCCTTCTTGTGCTTCTTCTGAGACTTCTCATAGTCATCTAGATTGGAAAATGGCGCACTTCTACCATATACCTCAATACCACTACCAACGGATGTGTTCACACCACTACAAACATCATCGTTTAGAATCCTCAAGTGCACGATCAGTAACGCTCCCTCTTATAATAGGTAGATAGAGAGATATACTCTTCTATCATTCATTTGTTGGAGGCAATAAGTTGCAACTTTGGATCATATATAATTAGTTATTGATCGTATGAGAAGTTGCATGTTCTATCTACTACTATAAAGGAGATGGTATGTAAGATGTTGGCGCAAGTATGCAATGATCTAGCTAAGATGAGTAGTAGTAACGACAAGATCTTGTACTTATCAAGAGTTATTAAAAGTGATCCGTGGATTGCAGATGTATTGAAGTATACATACGATAGCTCCATGCAATTCTATGTTGGTAAGAAGAGTCTACCGAATCTGAGTAAGATACCTTATCCAACCAATGATAGTATTAGTAGTGCATTGAATGAGCGTAGCTGGTCGATTCTCTTTAGAGATATCCTATATAGATTTACTACTAGGGAGATTAGTGGACAGTTGGCGCTAGATACAATAGTGCAACTACTATCATTCATCAATAATGAGAATGATAGAGTCTTACTATGTAGGATCTTCTTGAAGGATTTGAAGATCAAGATGGGCGCCTCTCTAATCAACAAGGCATACAACATTGCCTTTGGAATTAAGGATGCATCATATGAGTATATCCCAACACCAGATACTCAGCTGTGCCAAACATATGATCCACTTAAGAAGTACAAAGATGCGCCATCCTTTTACTATGCATCTAGGAAGCTCAATGGGCTTAGAGGTAAGTTTGTCTACAACAGAAGAGATCATACTTATAGGTTCATTACGCGCGAAGATAACCCACTATACAACTTCGACTTCATTACTAAAGAACTGATGGATCTGTGTACTAAGTATGATGTTGACTATGTTGATGGTGAGATCTACAGTGATGTACTATCCTTTACCAACATAGTATCATTGGCGCTTGGTAACAGCGATAGTAATGCTGTTCAAAATAAAAGGCAACTACAATATAACATCTTCTATGTTGGTAAGAAGGAACAACCTTATGACAGTACTGCTACTATGGTTGATCTGCTTAACAGTATGAGAGATAGCGGCACATATCAATACCTTAAGTTCATTGACTATGAGAAGGTTGATAACAATCCACAAGCAATTATCAATAAGTGTAATCAGTTCTCTGAAGAGGGTTTTGAAGGTATAGTACTTAGACATCCTGATATTGCATGGGAGAAGGGTAGGAAAACATCCCTTCTTAAGTTTAAGAACTTCAAAGAGATGGATATGGTTGTAGTTGATAAGGTTATGGGAGAAGTTGGTAAAGAATGGGAGAACTATATAGTAGCTCTTACATGCGTTATAGATGCGCCATGTACTATCGATAGCAATAGTGTATACCATATCGTTGATGACTATGAGGATGGTGATGAGGATGTAGTTATGACTACTATCAAAGTGAATGCTTCTTTATCTAGATGCCCACTAGAAGATAAGAAGTTTGTGACTGATAACTTCGATAAGCTCTTTAAGAATGGAGTAGTTGAAGTTAGGTATCAGGATGTAATCAAGAGAGTTGGTAGCGATATGTGTTCGTTACAGTTTGCTACATATGAGAAGCTTAAAATACCTGGTTCTACACAAGAGCGCATATAACTTACACAACAGAAGGGAGATATCGATTCATATGATGATCAAAAAGTTTACGTTAGTTGATGATATCGAGCGCAGCAATACTTGCTATCTAGTCAATGGTACTATATCCTATACTGGTCAGCGGTATTCAGCTACTCCAATCTACGACTTCCATGATTTGATCAGGTACATTGACAATAAGTATGGTGAAGGTATGTCTGGATTCATTACTACTCTATATAGTGCATATGGAGCTTTCAGAGATAACATCATTAATAACGACTATAATGACTGCGAGTTCTTTATAGCTACATTGGATCGTGAGGACAGGAAGCATCGTTACTTTAGAAGTAGTAAGTATAAATATGCATTCAATACAGAAGATGGCGCCTTTGTTAGATGGGGTGAAACCTTTAATGATGATCCACTGATAGCACCAATGGGTCCAGAGATTGCGGATATAGAGATCAGTACTATTTGTAATGGTTTGGATAGAGTTGGCCCATGCAAATGGTGCTATAAGAGTAATAATGGTGTTGGACATAACATGACCATTGATGATTTTAAAAGGTATCTTGCTATCCTTAATCAAAACGGTACTCTTATGCAGATTGCATTTGGTATTGGTGATATTGATGGTAATAAGGATCTGTTTGCTATTATGGATCATGCTAGGGAGAATGGTATTACTCCCAATATTACTATCAATGGTGCAAGGATGACTGATGAGTACTATGAGAAGTTGGCTAAAGTGTGCGGCGCCGTAGCTGTATCTAGATATGATGATGATGTGTGTTTCAATGCAGTTGAGAAGCTTACATCATATCTCAGTAGAAAGTATAAAAGTGTTTGTACTCTTAATGCAGTTAATATACATCAGTTACTATCAGATGATACTATTGATGATTGTATGCGCCTTATGAAAGCCTATAAGGAAGATCCTCGTATTAATAGAGTTAGAGCTATTGTATTCCTTACTATCAAACCCATTGGCGCCAGGAATGATATGAATGCTCTAACTAATAGCGATGCATATAAACAATTGGTTAACTATGCTATGGAGAATGTCATTCCTATTGGTTTTGATAGTTGTGGCTGCTATAACTTCCTTCATTCTATGAAAGATAGTAATAAGTATGGTGCATATCTCAATGTGGCAGAGTCTTGTGAATCTTCACTCTTTAGCATCTATGTAAACAGCCATGGTATTGTATCCCCTTGCTCCTTTACAGAGAAGATTGACAATACTAATCTCAAAGATGTTATGGAGATGAAGGATGTTATTGACCTTAACAATGTATCTGATATGTTGATGGATGTATGGTATTCTAGTAAGTTCAATGCCTTTAGGAAGGCGCTACTTGGTACCATTGATAGTAGTGGCAATGATATTCAATGTCGGTATTGCCCTGCATATGATCTGAATCTGAAAAAGGATGGTGACTAAGGTATTATGCGCATCGGTGATCTTAGAGAAGAGTTGTATGAGTTGCGCCGATATGGTAATAGTGACGAGAAGCGTAGCAGTTCAACCATATTGGGGTTAATTGATGGTATTGATGATTCGTTTGTAGTGTCGAAGCTACCACGCACTACTCCGGTACTTATATCATTCGCTGAGAAAGGTGGTGATAACGAAGCTGTTAATACACTGCGGCGATACTTAGATATACAGGATAAGGATACTACCACTAAGTAGTTGCTATTAGTGGTATCATATGGTATAATGTACATGTGTGTGGAAAGAAAGGACATATCTCGACCATGAAGAACATTCAAGAGCTCAACATACGTGACTACACAAACATCACCAATCCAACATTCAAGGCGCCGATATACGATATACCTAGTAAGACTAATCTTAAGCGTAAGATTGCTAGGTATTATATATCTACAAACAAGAAGCTCATTATGAAGATCATGAAGAAGTATCCAATAGAGTGCATACTGTTCTTCGGCGCCACTAAGGAACTCTTCGACATGTATACTGTAGATGAGCTAACCAACAAGTATCATCAGTTTCTGTATCATCTATATGGTACTATGGATCCATTAGTAGTATTAAGAGATAGTAATGATTCAGCTCATGAAGGTGATCTAAAGCTCAAGCTATATCTTATGAGATTTGAGAAGCTGATCAATAGGTATATGAACTTCCCAGATAGATACATTGGATTTAAAATTGGCGCAATCATCCTCAATGACTTCATGGATAAGGCCACTGATAAGCACTTTAAACCAATCGATGCATCTATGTATATGATGCACTTCGTGAAGGATGGATGTAAGGGTATAAAGTTGTTTCCATCCTATATGGCACAAAAGAACTTACCAGTTTTGAATAAGTTCAAAGATTGCAATAATATCTTTCAGGCCTTTAGGAGTCTAAAGGATAAAAGAGCGTATGCAACAGATCATCTAACATGCAATGTTATGAATAGTAAAAGAGAGCATATCCTTAATCTCATAGAACTTGAGATAGCTAAGCAGAAGATATGCGATAGTAGTGGAAATAAATTATCTGTAACTTCTCTACAAAAGTGCAATCTTCTATCTTGGTATCTTGACAAGGATGTAGCTGTTGCTAGAGTATGTACGAGTAACTGTGTTATATGTACTGATAAGAATGGATATAGTAGGATGTATCTGTATTATGGTAATATTACAACAGAGAAACTGATTGGTATCTTCGATAAGAGTACACCATACAGTATCTACCACGATATGCGCGTCAATAACTATACCATCACAAACATTGCGCGCATACATGATATCGATAAGGTTTACCCTATCAAGATAAACTCATCTATCAGTAAAATCTCCAAACTGGTGTTAGAATCACTACAGGAGAAGCTGCTTGTATCTGACTCTGGTGATAAGATGCATGTTGATTTGTATGAGATAGTTAAGTGTGATAAATCTACTATCTACGAGGATATGATCTATAAGATCATCTCTATCATACAGACATACTATCGTGATGCTATTGCATACGATGCATCTTACCTATTAGATGAGTATGGTTTGAATGATTGTATTCTAAATGTATCAATCAGTCCAAACATAGATCATACATATGGTAACAGATCTCAACCATACTATCTATCTCATTATATAAATGAGAGTATTGTTGATGTTAACAATGAGGAACGAGTACTAACATTGAGCTTTGTATTGAGTGTTACTATCAAGGTTAATATGCATGATATTGATATGCTGTGGAAGAACATCATGGTTTTTATATCATCCAAGGTAACTAGGGATAGAGTAGTAGATGTTACTATCAATAGTGTCAATAACAACATCAATGCGCATTTGGAGTATCCATATGATTGGAACTTCAATACTAATCTGAATACAGATGTGATAGATGTCTTTAGGCGCCGATGTTTGAGTATCTACAAGGATGAACTATCTGATAGCATCTATAGAGATCTTAGAAAGTTTATCACAGACAATATAGCACCATTGATGATTGATCCTATATGGCAGATCTACTACTTCGTCATGAACTGCTATAGTCTATATGAAGAGTTATGCTCCAAGAAGAAGGATCAGTTCAGGAAGATTTACTTCAGTGATAACATCTATAACTTCATTGCACAGTACCACTACTTCAATAGGGATGGTATCATGATGGATGATGATAGTAGTAATACAATGTCCAACTTTAGCGAAGATTCTGGCCCTGTCACCATACACAGTAAATACATATGCAGTGTGAAAGATCGGCGCCATGTTCTTACTACCAATGATCCCAATGATGAAAGGGTGAAGGTACTTGCAGCAGCAGAAGAAGCGCCTAACCAATCAACCAGATGATATACATAGGCTTGTGGATCGTATAGTATTGATCCACAATATCAATCCTATCAAACATCATATTAGATACAACTATCAGAAGTACATAGTGCCTCTGATTACCAGGTATAATAACGATTCAAATCATGTACCGCTTGTGTTCAACTTTATGGACTCTATATACAAGCACCTTACAGATACTGCTAATTTCAAGAGTACTACTACTGGTAACACAATATGCTTCAACATAGCCAATAACGTAGATGCTTTCTTCAGAAGAGTCAACTATATCCCAGATAGTATAGTTAAGATGGTTCAGTGTATCGATGATAAGGATATGATTATTAGCGATATCGATAGAAAGATCATCTTAATAGTCAAGAAGATCTATTCCTTTGTTCGTAAGGAGTTATTACCAGCTATGTTGGATATGTATAAGGATGCGATTCTTAGATGTTTGGTTGATACATATGATGAGGATGATCTGGCTAAGATTCATATGCGCGCCAACTTCACATCACTAAACGCCTTCATACATAACAACCTTATCAATCGTATCCACATAGAGTATAATGAATCAAGCAACAGTGAGATGCGTATAGGTAGGGATCCTCTATACCTATACATAGTACTTAAAGTACTAGTTGCTGTAGCAAAAGAGCAACATCCAAATGAAGCAATAGATCCAAATGATCTCGTAAGGTACCTCATTGGTATTAACGTTAATCCATCATATGTATTTAGTGATGTAGTGATGGATGTTACACTCGATGATTGGTACTATGGTAACTATGCCTTACATATCGGTAGTAACAATGTTGATGAGTTCTTCAAGAATCTTAGAGATCGCGATATTGATAGATGCTTTGCTATGAATCTGTTGTATATGGATAAGATGCCACAATACTCTTATGTGGTAGAGAAGATCTTTCCAATACCAGCAGCCATACTATGCTATAACGCATGGCACATCAATCGATTGGATGAAGAGTTGAATAAGTATCAGCTAAAAGAAATACCTATGGCGCCGGACATTGATAACTGTGAAGATATGGTAACTATGAAGTTATCTACCTATACCAGTACGATTACGGCGCCATACAACTACACCAACCGCAATGACTCACATTTCCATTGCAATGTGTATCCTGGGCATAACAGAGTTATGGCTACGGTATACTTTACTTACATAGTGAACGAAGATGAGCGCATAAGATTTAACTATGGCAAGTATGGTGGGTATTATACTCCACATATGATACAGGTGAAATGTAATGTTATGAACAACGATGAGTTCCTAATGTTACTATCTCTTGCGCACTTCAGTCTAGATGATCATAACATTGTAGATAACTTGGCATACAAGATCATCGATGAGTTGATTAACAAGATGACAATAACAGAGCATATGATATACTCATACATACCTGTTACTATGTGTACTAGTGATAAGGGTAAATACAAGTTGAAGAGTGATAGTGTTACATTAACTAGGACACAGGATACCAGTTACTTCATTAGTGATCCACAGTATGTTAAAACTCTTAAGTTTGCTATTGGTAAACGCCTTAGGAGTATGATCTATCTGATCATTGAGAAACTAAGAGACAGCGATACATCTCGTATACCAGAGATAATACTCAATAGGATAAACAGTGAAGATTTTCATGGTTTATCCTTTAGAGATAAGGTTATCGAGTTTGACTATTTTGGTAGAACCAATACATTCCATAGTGGATCAATGCATATTAGCGAACCATTCTAGTATACAGATTGGAGATGATGATATATGGTACGCACGATCAAGGATACAATCTTCCACTGCCCATATCCAATACTGATGCGGCATGTGGATACAGAGATCACCAAGTACTACTATAAGGATGCATACTATCAATACAAAGAAGATAGTCTTAGGAGTAGGGAGGAGTTGTATAAGGCGCATCCTTTTATGATGTGCCTTAAGTATGGCTACGGTAATAAGATCTTCACCGAATACAACATCTCCAAACCAATACTGGCCAATGAGATAGTATCCTTTATGAAGAAGTATACACCATACATACTGGATCGGATGGGCATTGACTATAGCAATGGTATGTCTAATGAGGATGTTATGACTGCAATCAGATTCAATATGGCTAAGATTGGTAGGATCTTTAGGAATGAGAAGATCAAGGTTTTTGATATTGATAAGGATCATAGGAGCTTCTTCAAAGAGATGATGAAAGATGTGTATGCACATACACGTAGAAATCTTAAGCGCGCCTTATCCATCATATATAAAGATGCTATTGATCTAGCCAACTCATCAGAGTATAACTGTGATAACATTCATAAGATCCAGGATATCGAATGCTACTACTTTGGTACATCCAATAACTATAAAGAGACAAGCCATCTGACTCAAACTATCAAATCACTATCATTTAGATCATATGCCACGCAATTTGACTATTATACTACATGCAATGAGTTCATGGACTATATAACTAAGTCTCTCATGAAGGTTACAGACTTCTTGAGAGTGATAGTGAACATCTACTTCTATGATGGTTTGTTTGATTGTATAATAGCTGATGACTTCTTTGGTAAGATGAAGCAATTTGAACCAATCGCGTACTCAACGTTTCTCGAGTTTATGACTGGTAGATACATCGGCGCCATTGCAGCTACTACTGATACTAACAAGAAGATACTCTATCTATACCACAGTGTGTCTAAGTCGCCGTATGCTATCTACGACGATGAGTACTGTAAGTTCTCTGTAGTGGACTTTGATTTCTTTAGAAATATGTACCGCAAGTCTCATCGAGATATTGGTGTGACTGGTGGTTGTTATACTGATTCATATAAGAAGATCATGTTTATTATTGAGAAGAACAAGTCTGTACACTTCATCAAAGAGAACTTTCTTGATGCATTATCAACTGTATGTACCGATAGATCCAATCACTATAAGAGTCTACTATTGAAGTTCTTTGGTGGTAGTGGATTCATTGGCAAAGGTGTTGTGCAGTCACGATTTAATAGTAGTCTTGTTGATAGGAACATTGTGTTGAGTGATACGATGTCTATGTTGTTGAAGATGATGCAGAAGCGCGCTATACTCAATAAGAACAAGTATCTTAGTAGGTTGTATAAGTGGCGCCTCAATATTAATGAAAACTTACAGGTAAAGGTACATGTACTACATTCAGATCTTAGTACTATTGATATGTACAACTATCGTAGTATGGTGGATAAAGATGGGCGCATATGCTTTAGGATGAAGATCGGTATAATCTTTCATCTGATAGATAGTGCATCACTATCAACAACTAAACATCTTTATGCTATTGACTCTTACTTCTATGTAACAGTTAAGATGTCTGATTCTATCAAGAATACCGAAGTTACTTTACATGTGGATGATTTGCGCGACACTGTAGATGACCCATATGAGATGGATATAAACAGCGAGTACCATGAGGATGTACCATGGATCTTTGACTACACTTGTAGTAACGATGAAGTAGATAGCATGACATTTGCAGCCCCATCAAAGTATAATGGGTATACAGCATACTATACCAATAACGCTGTTACCAGGTATGCTGCTACAGAAAACATACTGAACATGATAGCATATGATAGCAGTTTCCAAGAGGCGCTTACTGAATCATACAGAGAGTTTCTAAGCGCCTTCTATGACAAGATGTACTATCTAGTACTTGCCATGGATCATCTCTATAGGATAAACCATGAGAGTAGTAAGGGTGATACACCTATAGAGATAGCGTATAATGGTAGCATTAGGAATATGATTATGGAGTCATCATACTACTATGCAGATGGGCAAACATTCGGGCCCAATATTAGTAGACTGTTTGACTATCATCATAAGGATGGAAGCATCCAGTTTGGAGATGAGTTGAATGACGCAAAGGAAAAGAAGAACTCTGGATCTTAGGGATCACTATCTATACAACAAACTCCCTATAATCAATGTAGATCTATCACATTGTAACAATGACTATAGAAGTGTATATGATCACTATATACAACATGTTACGGATGATCTGAAAAAGGTATATGAGCGGAGTCTATTGAATACAGTATGCATCCTTGGATACAATGAGAAGCTTATCAAAAGTATCTCTATCAATAAGGATGATCTGGCGCATGATATCTTAGTCTTCTTGTACAAGTACTATAAGGATGTACTTGCTAAAGTCTTCAAGATCAATGTCTTGAATGATAGTATAAGTGATCACAATAAGTTGGTGATCATTAAGAAGATCATGTGCAACATTGGTGATAAGTATGATAGTCGTAACAGTCAGCAGAACAATCCAAATCCATTCGTTGTAGCTAATCAGAACTTTAAGGATGACTATGATTGGAATCTTACTGTATATGTTAGGATCTATGATGTAATCAGGCGCAATATACATAGAGCTTTCAAGGAGTTCATTGATATCTGTATGTCTAACCACTATGGCCCAAATTACAAGAGCCTATATGGTGGATTCGAATCATATGAGTTATACTATAAGACTGGTAACAAGTATAGCAATAGAATCGATCCAATCTTCCTAGATAGGAGTATAAAGGAGATGATGCAATATCATCTACCTAATACTAGGCACAGTAGTAAAAACATGATCTACACCTTCATCAAAAAGACATGTGATAACTATAACATCAACGTCATTACACCAATCATGATGCTATTGGATCTTTACTTCTTTGATGGAGAGCTATCTAGTATTATGGTTCATAGCATTGCAAGTAACATCATATATAATGATCCAACTAAGTGTGAGATGGATAAGTTCTTTGAACATCTATTTACATCCATCTTTGATCAAAAGGATGTTATCATTGCTATCTCCTTTAAGGAGAAAAAGGTGGCGCATTTGTTTCATCACTCTATACCTAATCAATGGATCGCTATTGATGATAGTAAGGAGTTAAACGCGCTTCAGTGTATCAAGACTATTGATGCACTAACTAGTGGTACCAGTTATTTCAATTCCAATGAGCTATCGCAAACAATCAAACAGTACTATTGTGCTATTAGCGATAGAAAAACCAACATCATCGTTAGAGATATTTGTAGACAGTTGGCCTTTGTTGAGTTTGATAGGCATATAGCAATGTGTATTGAAGAGCTAATATACTCTAATACAGCGTATCCATTGGTCAACGATGCACAGAAGATTAATGATATTCGTTTGATTATAGCCAAGATTGCGCAACAGATTAACCAGATGTCATATCTGAAGGTTATGACAGATATCCTGAATCGTGTAAAGAAGCTGCGCTTTCCAACCATGGATAAGGGTAAGCACTACATAGTATCAGACATCTTTACAGATGCAACTGATATCAAACTTAAGTATGCTACTATCAATAACGCTATAGATAGTAGAGGATACATCCATATAACATGGTCTGATGTTATACTGTATAACATTGTATGGGACGCAATGCCAAAGTTCAAGTTCAATAAGGTCTTCTCAAGTAAGTTAGTATGTGATTGTGTGTTGGCGCCTGATCCAAATCAATGTACTATAACCATCAATAGGGATGAATCCAACACGTCTGTATCAGCCATCTTACTAGATCTTAATGATAAGAATGCACCATGTATGAAGCAGTTTATGGCATGTCTGAAAGAGTACTTTGCATATCTGTATAACCATATCTATCAGACTATGTTGGTGTTTGATGTAATATACAAACATGTGTGTGACAAGTTTGATACTGGCGCAAAGGTTGTATATGATGGTAGTGTTGAAAAGTTGATCGCGCAACTGCTGTACTATTATTCTGATGACATCAAAGATAACATAACAAACATAACACCATACTTCAAGTACAATTACATAGACAACACCATTACCTATAAGGTATCTAATGGAGATGATAATGTGCATGAAAAAGTTAACTGATACTATCATGTACCATAAGTACCCAAACATACATCTCAAATATAACATCAATGACAGTGATAGCAACATCTATAAGGATCTGTACTATGAGTTTACTGAAGATGTTTATCAGCGGTTAATACCACTATACAAGCAAAACTTCTTTGCCATGGTATGTTTGTATGGATACAATAAGAGGCTCATGGATGATCTACATGATCATCTAGAGGCAACTAAAGATAGCATTGGTGATAGTATGATTGGCTATCTTAGAACTCATTACAGGGGTTGTTGTAGAGAGTATGTTAAGTCTGATATCCTCAATCCTACCATAACATCAAAGGAAGCAATGCATCTCCTTGTACATAGTAATTTTAAGTATGTATGTGATGGTAGGAGCTCTGGATGTTGTGTGCCGCTAAAGATGAATAAGATACACTACAAACTATCCAGTAACGTTAAGCGCATCTTTAGAAATGCTTATATGCGTTACTGTAAGAGATACCTATCGGTTGAGATAGAGAGAGTGATTGGTTCCGATGTTTCTATAGAGGATGTCTACTATGTTGTATCTCAATTTGCTCACGATAATGATGACGTTGATCTGTATATTGAGAAGATGATTCACAAAAGCTACTTTGTCTACTTCTATACAAGTATCGGCCCATTCATCAATCGTTTCATATTGCAACAACCACCCAATAACATTTCACCATGTAATATACTGAATCTGCTATTGGATCTCTATTATTATGGTGGATCCATGCACAATGACATTGTAGATAATAGCACATATACCTTCTTTGACAACATTAACAATACAACTATGATGGATGAATTGATGTTTAGATTCGTTAGTAAGATTGCTGCCATAACTGTAAAGACTCCTGATGACGATCATGTGACCTACTTCTTCAGTGATAATGGTAAACATGGTTCCATAAAGGTAGATAAGGAGTTCTCTTCCATGTATGCTGTATCATTACATCAGCCAATGAACTTCAATATGTATTGTGATCTTGTTAGTAACAATATTGACACACAGAATACTACAAATGATAGTAACATCTCTATATCATTGAAACCATACATACCAACCATTGACCAAGTTATAACTGATCCATGGATCATTCACTATAATGATAGGAAGGCGCATGATGAAGTGGCGCCAACAACCATTAGGCCAACTAATAGGATAAAGGAGATGATTAGTACATTCTCATCACATATCGATCATATTAGCAATGCATCTGATACAATATACGATCTACTTAAGAATGTATGTTACTATCTGGCAAATCTGTATGAACCATCATACTATAATGATCTGTTTGATAAGATTATGTCATATAGGATCTATGATAGTAATGATGGAAGAGTGTACTATAAGGTATGTAGTGTTAAGACATGTAAGTACTATCCATATTGGTATTATGTAATGGGTAACAATATCATCGATGATAGGAATCGAATACTTGGTATCTTTTCGTTTACCTTTGAAGTGAGTAAGTTCTTTGATGGACCAATACAGATACCATGTAATATTATATCCAAGTGCAACAATGTATCATGTTGTGTCTATAGCGGTGCAACCAAGGAAGATAGTAGTATTGTGCATCTTGCTGCTCGTAGTGTCCCAAAGAATCCTATTAGTGGTGATGATGAAGTATGGCTATCATTACTTAACGAAGCTATACTAACCTTCGCCAGTGATATCTATGATTCCTTGAAGAACTACATACTTACTATCGATAGGTTGTATGAGCTTACTCTTGATAATGCTAGGAAGGATTATAGTATTCACTTTGATACCAAGGTATGTTATGATCGTAATTGGATGAATGGTGATCCGATTGAAAAGCTGTTTACTGAGTATGGTTACTATTGTGACTACACTCTTATACAGAAGATGAAGAAATTTGTGAAGTTTGATCGAAGGTGTGGAGCAAACCCCGCCATTTATGGCTGGGGTAAACCACAAATAGAGTGATAATGAACTAGTAACATTTTAAAGTGATTACTTCTTTGTAAGAATTTTGTGATTGCGCTCTTGCTATAATTGATTTACTATAGTATAATACAACAAATAGCTGAGTAGTGCCGCTTTTTGTTCAAATATTGCAGAAAGGAGGTAAACATGGTGCTTTGCAATATTGCATTCAAATTTCGTGTATATCCTACCAAAGAACAGCAAATATTGATTAACAAAACTTTTGGGTGCTGTAGGTTTGTGTACAATCACTTTCTTGCTAAACGACGTGATGCATGGATTAATAATAAACAGTCCATTAACTATACGCAAACATGTGCAATGTTAACAAAGCTGAAGAAGGATGAACAGTATAAATGGCTCAAAGATGTAGATTGTACATCATTACAAAATTCATTGCAGCATTTAGATCGCGCATATAAAAACTTCTTCGAGAAGCGTGCAAAATATCCGCGTTTTAAGTTGAAGAAAGTACGTGCGCAGTCATATCAAACTAGGAATAATAGTAATAGTGTTTGCATCATTGGTAACAAAATTAAGTTGCCAAAGATTGGTTTACTGCGCGCTAAAATTCATCGTAATGTGGTTGGGCGCATACTTAATGCCACCATTAGTCGCACTGCAACAGATAAGTACTTTGTGTCATTGTGCGTAGAAGTAGATAAAAGTGCTCTGATGCATCCCAATGCAGGCGGTATGATTGGTATCGATGTTGGCCTTAGCGTACTTTATACAGATAGCAACGGTAGAAAGGTTGATAACCTTCGCGTGTTTAAGCGCCATGCTCGAAGGCTAAAGCTTACTCAGCAACGCCTTGCTCGTAAAAAGAAAGGCTCCAAAAACTACGAAAAGCAGCGTAAAAAAGTTGTCAAAGTGCACGAAAAGATTGCTAACACTCGCAAAGACTATACGCATAAGCAATCAGCGGCGATAGTACATGAAAACCAAATCATTGCGATTGAAACCTTGCGGATCAAGAACATGGTAAAGAATCGTAAGTTGGCAAAGGCTATTTACGATTCTTGCTGGGCCGAGCTCTTCAGGCAGTTGCAGTATAAGGCAGAGTTCACTGATACTAGGGTTCTAGAGGTAGATCCTTTCTACCCATCAAGCCAAATATGCTCATATTGTGAGCATCGGAATTTCAATGTTAAGAACCTTGGCATACGTATGTGGACCTGTCCGAACTGCGGTGCAGTTCATGACCGAGATATCAACGCCGCAAAGAATATCTTGCGACAAGCGTTGAAGAAAATCGTGACGTAATAGTAGTCACGCTACCGTGGGGCACACGGTAAGTTATGCCTGTGGAAAGTTGTCCAAGTATAGTATCCAACGAAATAGTTTTTCGTATTGGTGCTATGCCGGCATCTTAGAGAAGCAGGAAGCCCCTGGCTTTAGCCATGGGGTATGTCACATGATTGATGAAGATAACGATAGTAGTAGATAGTATAGTGCATCTAGTAAGTAATCACGATTCAGTTACCTACTAGATGCACTATATTTGTTTCTTGTATATGCGCAATAGAATGGGTGTATTGCGCTTTACTGGTAATACCTATCAAACTATATGCAAGATGTCAATACACGCGCATATAGCTATGCCTAGGCTTTGTATTCTGGGCGTTATTTGGATTTTCTGTCTACTGCTGCGGACATCTCAGCAAGTCTACGATTGATATAGTCTGGATCATTATAGTTGGGTGCCTCTTGTGGAGAGGTAGATGTACTATCATCATCTATATCAACTACATCATTACTACTAGGCTGTAATGGTTTACTATTACTGTTACTAGGAGATGATACAGTAGGTTGATTCTTCCTGGGTAGAGGAGTACCATTATCTTTCCTATTGGTTGTGTTCTTAGATGGTGCAAGAGTCAATGAACCTTGATCCTTATGATCTTCCTCATAGGCAGCCATAGCCTGATTCATAGAGGATGGTTCATCTTGCTCATTGCTATCCCACGCAGATTTTTTACTAAACTTACCAACCGACATGGATGTATTATCCCATGCTTTCTTAGCAAAGAGACCGAGGATGATGGTACTGCACATATCACTGTACCACTTTGGTAGATCCAATATAGGAACTACTATACCAAACATGGCTTGCATTAGAGGGGAGATGATGTAGTTGAAGAAGACTACTAGTACTACCATCCATAGCATGGATGGTATGGCGCCAGCTACAAAAAGAGACTGGTTGTTCATCCACGCTGACTGAACTTGACTCTTAGCCTCAATCTCCCTAATATCAAGTTCGCGCAAACGTATCTGCGCTTCACGTTTCTCCTCTGGTGTAGAGATTACATCATCGAGAATCTTTCCGATTGCCGGTATTGCTTCCAACAGATTAGCTATTGCAATTAGTCACCTCTTGTGTTATAATAATGATGATATCCTAAGGATGGAGATGATGAACGATCATGGATCAGCAGATCATCAAGATCATTCAAGACACAATAATTAAGTACTTTCCGAGCGCAATATACGTATACAACTATGTAGATGAACTAAGGTATCGTCTACAGGGCGACTATAATGTGATGCCGCCATTCACTATGTCTAAGAAGCTGTATAACAGATATCGGCGCCTGATAGATCATCATCCATGTACTAGTAACATGTTGTATGTCAATGAGTGTCATCTCAACCAGTTACTAACTCTACCAACAGTAACATCTGTTAGAGACTACTATAACTATCCATATAGTAGTGAATGTAAGAAGCAAATCTATAACAGGATACTTGCTACTCTGGATAGCTATAAGTGTCAAAGTATACTGGATAAGTTTGTATCGTTTGTGCGCCATAATCTCTATGGTACAGATCCATCAGAACTGATCTATCTATATGCATACAGTGTCTTTAAGAGACTCTCGCATAAAGAGTGTATACAATTCATGATCGGTTACTATAAGGACTTTGTTAATCTGATGATGGACTATGATATCTTCATTGTGCAGTATATGAAGGAATTAGAGACTGCTATGGTCAATGAGATACACAGTAAGATCAAGCAATATACAGAACATGGTGATCAGTTACAAGATGTGCATCTTCATCATATCTATAGCAATAGTGATGACTATGATACAATGAAGAAGAGTATGTTCATCTATAGGCTATGTATGCTTAAGATGATCAGAGTTAATGGTATTTTCCAGTATATGCAGAGAGACAATCGCATTACTAACTACTGTTGGCGCACGAAATCCTACATAGATAACATCTACTCAATACATAGTACACTTAGGCGCGCTAATAGTTCCAAGGATTGTAATCATATGCTTCAACATGATGATACAGTGAAACTCATATCAGATAACTCCTATAAGATCTACATTACTAACCTACTACTAGGTTCATTCAGTTATGATAGTTTCTATCATAGTGATCATCTAATACCATATGCGCCAATGCTGTATGGCTTTGAACTTAAGTACTCAGATAACTCATTAGATCGTATCTATAAAGTTAATGAGATAATCTTCAAAGAAGATCCACGCGATGTAATTGAGATAGTTATGGCTACTAGTAATCACTATAAGAGAACCTACAAGAAAGTAGCTAATAGGGTTAAGATGCATCCAGCAGATATAGTAGTAGATAGACTGTCTATGGTAGATATGTCGACATCCATCTACACCGATTCTGTTACTAAGGTGATTAATTTACAATCCAATATACGCGGTAAGTTCAACTACATTGGTGGCATCTATAGGAAGATCAATAGGAAAAAAGAACAAATTTCTGATCTTGAGCGCACTAGGATTACCTGTAGGAAGTCTTCTTTTCTACCACCAAATGATATAGTTAACAACTATAGTAAGATGTACATTAGGTGCGCATCTGCTGTAAGAAACTGGATCATCTTTGCTGAAGAGAATCTTAGGGTTTATAATGAGATTACCAAGATGATTGATACCAGATTATACAAGTTACTTCCAAAAGATACATACAAGATGATTGTTGATGTGTATCGTAGGCGCGGCATACTTATGCGCCCAAGAATCATCATACAAGCACAAGATACGAGTTGCTTTAGAGTAATGCAAAAGAGCTGCTATATAACCAACCAAACCACTAGTCAAAAGTACTATATATATGATGAAGCCAAGTTGCATGTATTGGATAAAGAGTATACCAAGATCAACCTGATACAACATAACTATCTCTACCAGTCTATCAATGTGCAGATGAATACACCGTTCAATATACCCATATCGAATATGTGGAATCCTATAGTGTTGTATGTAGAGATTCGTGATACTAGTAACAATCAACTACTTAATATCTTTGAACTAACCAATGTTAGTAGTGATGTATATGGACGTCTTTTTGTAGACATCTGTGACTTCATTGGTGAATCATCTAAGTATAACTTCCTCAATTTACATCAACATAAAACTGCGTGCTATAATACTAGTAGGTATGATAGTGATAACTATCGAGATATCATCGAGAGTAGTATCAGGAAGTACTATTCTGAGGAAGAAGAGATACAGATGGTTTACCATCTGTTACAAAGATTCATTAAGAAGCACCTTGACAAGTTTAACAGGGTCATACCATCCAACCTAAGGATTACATCCTTTGTTAATCTTATAGCACTATTACAATACTATGGTATGGATGAGTTTAGGATAGATGATACAATACAAACCATAAAGGTGGTGTAATCATATACAATGATCAACTTAGATATCCTTAGTGATAAGGTTACGCAGTTCATTATGGATCGCTTCATACCAGACATACCATTGGAGTTGCAGTGGATGCTCAGTGGTGATGGTCATAGGAAGAAGATACGCTTTGTTGATAACTTTCTTATAAATTTCCATACCATTTCACTTGGTATATTGGATGAGGTTCAATATAGCGAACGCATGGAAGATCTCTATCAACGGATCATCAACCACCCAATACATCCATACTCATATAACAATAAGATTGCCTATAAGAGGCGCCAATGGAACATCATACATAACAGAGATACCAACAATGTAACCTATCTACCATATACCTATTATAAGGTGATTGAACTCTTTAGAAGGATTGATACCGATGGTATCCTCATCAACAAGTATCATATGGATAGAAGGTGTATGAGTAACAGTAGCAAATCAACTCGCAAGAAGGAAAGTCTTGCTCATAGATTTGTTGACTATCTCAAAAAACATTTATCCAAAGCAGATGTTAAGTACCTTTTGAAGAACTTGTTGGATCTGATCAAGGATTACATCAAACTGCATGTTGATTACAATCATAGACAGTTTAGTTATATTATGGAAGACTATAGGAAGCATGTTGTTGATAGTGATGATGGTAGTAATGGTGCCATCAAAGATATACGATTCTATCTTCGCAATGTAATAGAGTCTGCTAACGATGACGATGATGCAATTTATGATACCAATGGTCAAATCTTGGGGTTACACTGTTTGCACTTCTTCGATAAAATCATTACATCGTTGAATGCAGATATAGATGCCAATGATGTTTGGTATTCTGGTTACTCTCATCCAGATGTTATTATGCATCTGGTAGATAAACGTATTGATACAATCAAGTCATTGGTAACAAGATACAATGATATGTTTATGCTTGTAAGGATCTTTAAGCAATTGCTTACTACTGATTGGCGCTATATGAGAACTTTCGCCAACTTCCATATACAGAACATTCCATGTATTGAGATACTGTATGATGATGGATACATTGAGATGATTACATTGCGCAGAGATTGCTTTCATATTACTCAGCGTGTATGTAGGATATATCGACATCTACCAAAGTGTTGCGACATTTTGATACAGTACCATAAGATGTTTCCGGGTAAGGATTTAGATATCTGTGATGCTGTTGATATTGGGCAGAAGTGTGATTATAGTATGTCGTCCATTATCAAAAGTCAGCTCAATATAGCTAGTTTGAACAAGCACCTTAATACTTCACTATCTGGTGAGCATCAGCATGTTGTGGTTGATGAGAACGATATCAAGAACTTTACCAATCTTACTGATTTTATGCGCAAAAGATGTATATCAAAATGGTATATACCAATACGCAACGACTACGAGTATGAAGTTATGATGAAGATCATTATGCGCGCTTATATCAACAAGTATCTACTTAAGAATGGTGATCTATCTACAATAGAAGATCTTAACCGCAAGACTACTGAGGTTATGAATCATCAACTTCGTAAGCCTAAATGGATTGCAGATCTATTTCAACAAGTAGAACATCGGCTCAATATCAACATCAAGTACTGTTACTATATAGAGCCAAAGTTCCTTAAGTATATGTATGGTGATAGCAACTTTGATAGGTATAAGGATCTATTTGATCCTACTACTCTAGTATATCATAGTATTCGCCGAGATCAACTAATTGGTTTACTACCTGAGGAGATAGATAACGATGATTACATGCGTTTATTGGGATATGTAAGACTTCTTCGCAATAGTAACTTTCGATATCTTGTGGGTGAGAAGTACTTCAGACACCATAATAAGAAGCAGCTGATAAGGGATATCATAACAAACACTCAGTATAACTACCATGTATCTGGTACAAACATATACTATGAAAACCGAGATGATGTAGTTGATGTTGTTGATAGTTATCCACTTTATACCAATGGAGACTATGACATATATATGGATATGTCTAACACTAAGTGTGATTGGATGTTTAGGTTACCGTATCTAGTTTATATGAGTATGACTGATAAGACTACTGGTAAACCTATTACCAATGTGAATCTTCATGGGCTACCTCTATCCACCAGGATCATTGCCTTCCCAGATATACTGATAAGATGCATTGAGAACTCCAATATGGAGATCAACAAGATGTATCAGGAGTATATCGGCGCCGACTATTTGGAGAAACTACTGCATACAATAATGTTGATCATTAGAGAGTGTCATGAGTATACGAGTAGAACTGTGCGCACCTACTTTAACAACTGTAAAGTATCTAGCAATTTTGAGGATACTGTGGCGCAAATGATGTACTATGATTCAACTAGTGGTGATAGAGTCTTCTTCAATGATGAATACCCACTTACAGTATACACACCTATACCAATCGATGGATAAACGATATAAGGAGGGGAATGTAGGAGATGATCAATAAGGAGCTTCTTGTACATAGCATCAAGAGACTCATACTTGATAAGGTTATACCTGATATGTCAGATACAATGAATCGCGTTGATAAAAGTTTGCTCTTTTTAGCAAAGAAGCGCAAGTATATCCCATACTTTAGGATGATTGGTATCATCAAGCAAGATGAATATATGGATCAAGATGAACATCTATATCAACAGATGATTCATCATCCACTGTATAGGTATACACTGACTGATGATTACCATTACAACACCAATGATTGGAGTTATAATGGTAAGGTGCTCTTTGAATCAACATTGAAGTCGCAGTATGATCAATATGGTAAGTGTATGCTTAATGTTGAAAAATTGTTGATGTTACAGAAGCTTGATGTGGATAGTATACTATCCAATAAGTATGGGTTGGATAGTAGAAGATTTACTTGTGGTAGTAAGAAACGGCGCCAAGAATATGCACATAGCTTTACCAAATGTCTTTTCAACAAGGTCTCCAATAGTGATATCAAGAAGTTACTATCTAACATCATCGAACTGTTTAGATCCTTTACCTTTATCAAAGGTAGATATTGTATGATGCAGTATAACAGTATGATGGATGAGTTTATGCATTTGGTTAGATCATCTGATGATGGTAATAGCGGCGCTATCAAAGACATACATCTACATGTAGTAAATTCAGCCAACTCCATCTATGGTGATATTGTAAGTGGTGTTTTTTATCGACTCTTTACCATGCATATGAGTAAGATATATATGTTTCTAAAACAATTAGATGATAGTTTAATTGACAAGTATAACGAGCTATACTGTTCTAACAAGCTCATCTACAACAAAGACAAAATCAACAAGTTCTATGATAGTATCAGTAAGAACATCAATAACTGTAACAATCGCAACCTCTTACTAGCGATGTTAAATGACATTCTTTGTTGTACAAAGTACATGGTAACCTATGTTATCTTTAATGTAGATGACATCAGATGTATTGAGATTCACTATGATACTGGTAAGACAGAGTATCTCATACTCGATACATACAACTATCATTGTATGCAAAGTATCATCTATAATGATCGAGAGAAGTGTTGTGGATTTGATCTATCATACATACGTAAAGTATCTGGAGATGCTATTGATGTCAATACACTGTGGATACTAAGATCTGGAAAGATTGAAGTCTTCAGAACTAACAAGTTTGGTATCAACTTTAGTGAGGCAGTTAAGTCTTTTGAAGATGAGTTGCGCAAAGTTGTTATCAATTTTGATAGCGATAACGATTCATTTGATGATATGGATATACGCGCCAAGGATGTTAATAACTGGAGGCAGTTCATCATAGATAGATTAATTGATCTTGGTCTTACTATCGGTACAAATAACAAGCAATTCAATATTATGTTGCATGTGATTCTAGATAGCTATATGTGCAAACATGTGTTTGGATTCAATGGTGAAAACATTGAATCAATCAATCAGATGACTACTATGATAGCTAATCAGAAGATACGATCTATACCAATGATTGTCAATGTTATAGAGGATATAGAGTATCGATATGATTGTAATATTGAATGGGTCTATCTAATCAATCCAGTATACATAAGTAGATTGTATGGTGAGGATACAATGGATATGTTCATGAAGTCGACTATGAGAGATGCATATGATACCACTAATCTGCTTGGATTAGTGCCTGGATACTATAACCAAGTATTCTCTAGGATGATACAAAAGTTTGACAAACCATATCTATACAAATGTAAGAAGTTTATGGATGGTATAAGTAAGTTAACATCTTCAAGTACATATACCAAGAAGGTAAAGAAGGAGATTATCAAGCATAGACACAAGTTGTCAAATTCAACTACTAGAGGAGGGTCGTTTATATTACAGCCAAAGATTGTATCAACCAAGCTATCTGAAATGACTCCATATAAGACTGAATCATCCACCAATGCTACTCTTCCTGTCAAGTGGGATAGTGAGTTGGTATTCAAGGCGCCGTATCTTGTATATGTTAAAATCACTGATAGGAAAACAGGCGCGCCAATCCTCGACTTCGATCTCAAAAACATCAGTGACCCATACAAAGTACTCTTCAATACCAACATACTACCGATGGTAGCTAAGTATACTAATCTGCATGATGAGCTATGTAAGATGTACTTTAGTGTGGCTAATGATGAAGATATGAACAAGTTCTTAAAAGGTGTATGTAAGGCTATAGTGGTTGCCATAACTAGCATCAATCTGAGTCTTGCAGATAGCATCAATTGCCTTAGGTTCTCTAATACTCTCAATGGAACACTTGGCGCAATCCAATACTATAACGATGATGTCGAGTATTTTCGAGAAGGATTACCATTCAAACATATCATATGGAGTGATAATCATCATGGGAAAGAGTGACAGGAGGAAGATCAACCATAGTAAGCTTATTAAGATCATACTGAATAAGCTATCTACTCTTACATTGAAGAATCTGTTAAGATTGCGGCGCCAAATTTCATCATTCAAGAAGATGAATAGCAGCATATTAACTTTACAGCCACTGATAGAGTATCTGTATGGTGATGTGTTGAATGATCTACTTGAGAGATACAATACCATCAAGAGCATAACATTACATAAGGTAGATCTAGCCGATAATATAAGGTTCTTTAAGATGTTTGTGTATCAGAAGAACATCAATGTTATCAATGCTATACCACTGTGGTTGCATACATACTACAAAGATAACGGATCTGCTATAGATCTTAACAATACTCTTCTAATTGAGAGTATTAACACCACTAAGGGTAATAGGGTGATCGATGTTTCGCCATTGTATGATATGGGTAGGTTTGTCAATGCTTGTACCATTGAGTTTATAGATGGTGTTAGAGTCATCGGCGCCATAAGACATCGCCCATTCCAAGATTTGGTGGTTACTATTGGTCATCCAACACACAGTCTTATTGACAAGATGATTGGTAATCAATATGACCCAGTATACCTATCTAGTGATGGTAGTATCACTGTATCTCTAAACAACATACTGTTTCCAAATATGATGTTGGATGATGCGTTCATAAGCGCCAATGGTAACGAAAACAATACCATACTATCGGTACCAAACATTAAGGATCCAAGAGGATATCGATATGTATATAACACTATAGTATCGAGTATCTATTGGCGCAACGATCTTAGTATTCGCAGTATAATGACTAACTACTCTAAAAACATGTTCAATTGTATAACCAAGCCATTTGCATATAACAGTGTATCATTGCACAGCTATATAAACATAGACACTAACAATGTTATAGTGTATATGCCTATTGGCAAGAGTGATGACGATGAAGAGTATGTTGAAGTAAAGTATCCTGTGCTAGTAGAAGATACACATACTAAAACTGATACGCAATCAATAATATCTAATCTGTTCTATGGCCCAAACAACCAAGTCTTCAAAACCTATGGTGATTTCATGGCCGTATATACAGAGAACCTTGATAGGTATCTTGATGCTTTGAGTAACATAAAGGATTCGTTTGATAGGGTATATGGTCAGATCAAGTATACTGGTGATATGAAGGATCTCTTAACAGAGATACAATACTATCATAATGATGTATCAGATAGTCGTTATGATTGGATTGATGTACTTGATAGGAGAAGATGAATAGTAATGTGCGCCGATATATGACAAGATAAATGATCTCTCATGTCATACATCGGCGCCTTATTTTTTGCTAAGAGATGATGCTAAACTTTGTAATGGTTAGGTTCTTGTTGATAGATGGCTTGAAGTTGTTTAGGAAGGTGATAGTTTTACTATTCTTATCGAACGTAAAGTCTTCAACTTCAATCAACTTGATACCATTATACTGAACCTTCCAAAGAGTATCCTTCGTAGGATCAAAGCGAGTATCGATGATGAAGGTTTCCGATAGAGATTCAACCTTCTGATTAAAGACAGACATCCTTCTTGCGCCATTCATCCCAACACTAATAACATCACTGTTATACATCAGTTTGCCATCAGAGTTAGCACTCAGTAGATCCAATACAGTAGCATTGGTATGAGTGTGTGCCTTGGTAACAGCATCATCGATATCAGCAACGCTACTGGTAGGTTTACCAGCAAGGATATCCCAAGTGAGAGTAGCATTGGTGTTATTGATAGTAACATATGGAATCCATACCACTGTAGGAACAGTACTCTTACAGTAGTATAGGATTGGCTGTTTGATCTTAGGACCACTAGGATCAAGTGGATTGGTAGTCTCTACCTCGTTAACTAGAACAAGCATTGCTTCCTTAACATTAGGAAGCGCATCTCTTTCATCAATAGTATCAACTACTGCAAATGGTCTATTTGATGCATAGTTATCTGGTAGGAATGCATTGGTAATCTTACCATCGCTGTTAAGAGGCGCATACCCATCAGGCTGACCTTTCTTAGCAGAATCAAGCGGCGCAAAACCAATAGCATCCTGTTTATCATTCCACTTCTGTAGCATCTCTTCAGTAATCTGATTGAGCACATCAAGGTTAGTATGATTATGTGCCTTGAGTTCAGTCTTCAACCTACTGATAAAGTCTGCTATTGACTGACCACCAATGGTCTTATAGTTGATAGCTTTCTCGCCGCCGCTAATCTGTCCAGGCGCAGTATTGAAAGCATTGATAATTACATCAGCTGCATTGTAAGTAAACCCAGTACCACCATTATCAACAGTGATGTAGGAGGTACCATGATCCTTCATAACCTGTAGGGCCGCACTGAGTAGAATGATTGGATTAGCCATTTATCATCATCCTTTCATATATAGCAGTGTATAGTGATTATTAATCACTATACCACTACTCCTGCGTCCCTTTTTCGACTTCGATATTAAGTACCTCGTTCTCGAACAGTGACCAACCAACAAGATTGATCTTGCCCTCAGTTTTATCATAAGTGAAGGCATCAGCGTCTACTAGTAGACCAGTATAGTAGACAGCGATAATTTTGTCCTTCTCTTTATCAAACTGATCAACACCATGCACAGTAAACTCAGTGGTACTATCTGCAGGTGCCTTAAGGTTGATATTCTTGAGGGCGCCGATAGCCTTGGTACCAACAACAATAGGCTTACCATCATACTGTAGATGATGCTCACTATCCTCTGATAGCTTATTAAGAACTTCGATGTTTTGATGCTCATGCTTCTTAGTAACAGCATCATCGATCTCACCAGCAGTATGAGTAGGCTTGTTCTGAATGTTAGCCCACTCGAGTACCATCTGCGTCTCGCCAAGTTTAGCGGCCGCAACCCACGTAACCTGCTGATTAGGAAGACCAGCATTGGTAACCTCTTTACAAACATAGAGTACACTCTGCTCTCCAGCAGCAACGGCATCAATATCGATAACCATGCACTGTAGACCAGGATACACATTAGTAAGCGCATCCCTCTCAGTAATACTCTGAACTACAACAGATTCCTTAGCAATAGCTGGTAGCTGAATAACTGGTACCTTACCAGTAGAGTCAAGGGATGCATAACCATCAGCGATACCCTTCTTGGAAGAGTCCTCGGGTGTGAATCCAAGCGCATCCTGCTTGTCATTCCACTTCTGTAGAGAAGACTCATCGATCTTATTAAGGGTTTCGAGATTCTGATGCTCGTGTACTTTGAACTCAGTCTTTAGATGATCAATGAACTCCTGAATAGTCTTACCGTCAATCTTGGTAGCATTGAGTGATTCAGATCCCTTAGTATTGATATCATTGATAAGATCATCAATACCAACCAACATGAATCCAGTACCAGCATCATTAATCTTAATGTACTTAGAAGGATTAACGTTGATGTTGCGCAACGCCTGCGCAAGAATAATAATAGGATTCAGCATCTTCTATCTATCCTCTCCAATCTATCGGTCTTTATCGGCTGTAACGTATGTAATTACAAGTAGATCATTCTCTTTAACTACACCATCTAATCCCTTACCATCCCATGAGATAGTCTTGGTATCTCTATTGACCACAAAGTCAAGATCCTGATACTGATCGACTCCAGCGCACGATAGTAATACTGTACAATCATCCATTGGATAGTATGGTAGTACTAGTGATTTAGATGATTCCTCAGTAGCTGTAACAGTTCTATTGATAGTGATAAGCTCCCAATAGCTACCAATAGCTCCTTCATTGGTAATATAGAATCCTCTATCAGACCAGTACTTGTCTAGTTTATTTGGATCAGTTTCCTGCGCCCAAGGATAGAATAACTCTATATACTCTGGGATAGTCTTACTATGTACATCTAGATCTGGTATGAAGGTTTGTACATGTTTTGGTCCGCGATTACCTATAGTGATAGCTTGCATGTACTTTTGGCCATCAATCTTAGTACCATCGGCCTTCTTATACATATCAAACAGATACACTGATATCAACTGGTTAGACTTCCTACAGAAGATAAAGCTATTACCTTCAATATTGGTAACCTTAGTAATGGCGCCCTTCTTGAACTCAATCATCCATGGATGGTTCTTACATAGATAATCTCCATCAAGATCATTGAGATCAATGTTATCGGCGCTCCACTTACAGTTACCATTGATACTCATTGGAAACAACCAATCCTGAGTACCATCATCACCAAGATACTCACACTTCATAACACTGTTAACTACAGTATTCTCTGTTAGAGATTTGATGGTAATCTTGTACTCTGTTGGATACAGTGGATCTGGTACGTTGTTCTGTGGCTTATCACCTTCAGTAACATCAATATAGATATAGTCGTCTATAAAGCGCAATCCACCAAAGTCATTAGTAACTGGTTGTGATACTGGGATTGGCTTGTTGTTGACAAGATCTGCTTTCCACTCCCAAGTATTGTTATTAAACTTATACCATACTCGTTTATCCAAACAGTACATCTCTGTTTGGTAATTGGTAGGTTTGATGAACTTCCAGGCACTCTTCTTCCTATCATAGATAGCTATGTAGTTACTATTTGGCGCTACTGCAAACTCACCACTTCTGTTCTTACCAACTATATAGATGCCAATACTATTCTTATCAGACTCCTGCGGCGCATTCAAGAAGTTCTTAAAGAATAGTGGCAGATCGAGCGATGATCTATCAGTTCTGTTAGTAGTAGTCATGATAGTTAATCCCTCTTGATGACTCGTTCAGTCATATACATAATATTCAACACAATCTTCTTGTTGTTATTGATCAACTCCTGGAACCCAAGCTGATCCATACCCTTACCATTCCAGTTAATAGTTTGGTTGTGGTTAACGAGATTGTAGTCTATGTGTTGCGCCTGTGTAACCCCATTGACTGCAACTCTTAGAGATTTAGCACCACTCTTACCAACAGCTACCTTAGTTGGTAGAGTAAGTTGCTTACTGTCTACATGAGATGATGTAAGCTGTACGTCATAATGTACAATAGTATACTTGAAAAACATCCAGTTCATCATTTTGTTTGAATCACTTGCTTGTGGATCTGGGCACACATGTATAGCAGATTGTGGTGTTGCTTCCTGTTTAACCAATCCACCAATCCTAGGATCACTTGGTGGATTACTATCCAATGTAGTAGTCTTTGGTGCACCAGCTAAGATTGTAGCGGTATTTTTTATGAGATAAACCTTATCAGTCTTATCATCATATAGAACCATGTTGTTGTTTTCACCCAAGTAGATTGCATTTGGGATAGCCTTATGAGACGCAACAAACTTACTACCATCAAACTTGTATATAGTGCCATCATCAATGCATAAGAATCTATTAATATAATCAGCTCTTGACTTAATAACACTTGTTTGAATTGTCGCCCAATATGTATTGTAGTATTTGATCTGATACAATGAGTTTGGATTCACTTTGAAGATATATGCTACTGGAGACGGAATACTATCATCATCGTAATCCTTTAGCGTCATTAGGTAGCATTTGAAGAGATACTTATTACCATTGGGCGCATTGTTTTTATAAACTCCAATCTTAGCTATTAGATTGGTATCATAACTTTTATTATACTTAGTGGATACGGACCACTTGTATGCGCCATCTACGTATGCATAGTACATGATAGAGTTATCTTGTTCGTTATATAGAAGATCACCATTCTTTGGCGCACTAATAATCCACTGTGTACCATCATACACAGCAATGGAACTATTGGGTACATTCTTAAAGGTTGATTCACTCTTAGCATTCTCTATGAGATACTGATCACCTGTAACTGGTGATACTGGTGGCTCATCTATAATGCCCTTCACGACAAAGCTATAAGATGTATTGCGCAGACTTCTAAGTAGATAGTTATCGCTAGCCAATCAGATATCACCTCTTTCTACTCATTTGCAATAGCAATCCCAATGGAGCTCATACTATTGAATGTGATAGTATACCAATCAGTAGTCTCTAGTTGAATCTCAGAGAGATCCATGTTGTTCCAATCAATGATACCAACAGTTTCATCGTCACTGTAATCAGTGGTAAGATGTTGGCCAATCTCATACGAAAATTTGTAATCCTTAATGCTACTCATAACAAGACCACCAACACTGAATCTCACTATTGGGCTAATAGAACCATAACCAATAGGATTGAACCAAGGATTCGTAGCCTTATCAAACTTGATTACAATCTTCTTATCCTGCAACTGTGTTTCAGTGAACTGTGCTCTAATAGTTCTTAGTGTAAGAGGGATGCACATATCCGTATGCTGCGAATCCTTCTTATTGGAGATCATTATGTTGGAGCAGATTGGATCCTTGCGCAAGAAACCTTTGGTATCAATAGTAGACATCTTTGAATATAGACGATCTGGGTTAATACGTGTATCAACATTAGCATACCTAATGATATCTACATTGGTACAAAAAGACTGATTATAGTATCCAACATTTGAGATTGATGATCTTGCAATCATCTTTGGATTAGTAATACCAATACTATCATACTCTAAAAAGAAGTCATAGTCAGTAAACTTGAGGATTGTTGAATCGTTGTTCTCATTAGTGACCACAAGTTTGTTGTTCTGATATCCAATCTTATACATCTTCAGATTGGTACGATCGAGAATGTAGATTGGTGTAAATGATGTATCCAATGTATCGCTTGGTTTGCTCTTGTAATCAGATACTCCAGATAACTTGATGTTAGTTACAGTGCCATCATTACCAATTTGATACAACTTTGCTGTAGAAGCATCGAGGATCTTTAACTGACTATCTGATCTATTGGGATTATACTCATTATTAGCATATAGTCGATAGCCTGAAACATTCCTAATGCCATCTTTTAGTGGGTTGAATTGAAAGTAATCGTATACAACACCCGATACACATGTAACTGGATATGGATACATAAGCTTGGTATCGTTATTAAAGTGATCGATATTATCATCGCCAACGAAAGCCATACATACCCAGTTTTTAGTATCGCGCCTATATCGATAGATAGACTTATTGACTCTATCAAACAGTATATCAAGACTATCTTCCGGCGCAAAGAACTCCCACTTACTCCTACGATCGTTATACTTAGCTATATGGTTCTTTCTAGCACTAGCAAAGTGATTGGCGGCACCTTCGCCCACAATATACTGACACTTGGTATCAGGAGTGGAGATACCATCATGGAATCCATCACATACTAGGCTAATACCAATAAGGTTCCTATCTAGCATACTAGCCATGGTAGTAAACAATCACCTCGCTAGTTGGTAGAGATGTGCCAGATGTTATACTTCATACCTGCCTGTTGGTAGAATGGATTTGCAATCTTAATGGAGTTATTAGGAACATCGAGATCGTAATCAGTGGTACTAATACAAGAACCAAAGATAAAGATAATGTAGTCGTTCTTGTTGGCAGTAACCACTTTATCGGCCGGTAGTTGAATGACACTAAGGTTTGGAGCAGTTAGCTCACCTTCATGGCGCCAAACATTTACATTACTAGTACCACCACTACCGCTACCTCCACCAGGAGTCCACCCAGAAGCAGTAAGCGCTGCTTTGATTCTATCCATAAAGGCATCATCAAGTTTAATATACTTATTATCAATGAAGCCATCTAGCTCAATACCAGCAACACCATTTGGCACATTACGATCGGCCTTTTTAACATACAAAGACTCATCGAATGTTAGAGAGTTAAGGTTATTGAGATTTAGTAGCTCCTTAATCCTTGTAAGATCAGTTGTGAAACCAAGCTGAATAATCTCAATATCAGCATTGGGCCCAACATCATGATCAAACTTGATGGTATTGGTGTTAAGAATAGTATACTTCTTAGTGATCTTACCATTGAGGAATACAAGGGAACTCTTATCATGTAGATTGGTAAAGGCGTGCCCCTTAGAGATGGTAAAGGTCATACCACCAGTAGCAGAAGAGTTAATAGTCTCTCCCCATAGGAAGCCAACGTACTCTTCATTGGGTAGTACCTGTCCAAGCTGAATGATTGTTAGAGTAGAACCATTATCAAGAGTAACAAGCGCGCCATCAAACGTAAGATCCCTAGTGTTATCAATACTATACATACTGGTTGGTATGTACTTACCATCAATGTATACAAGCACTGAATACTTATCAGGATTTAGGAAAGAGTGCTTGTTATCAAGCGTAATCTTGGTAATAGAGTTACCAGTATCATTGGTATAGGTATACTGCCAAGTAGTGGCAATAGCCATAAGAGTAGTATCGTAGTTACTGATCTGGTTCTCCTTGTTAAGGTGTACAATATGAACCACATCATTTAGAGCTACTACACCATTCTTGAAATAGAACTGGCGCTTGTTAGTAATGATGTATTTAGATGGCGCAACATAATTATCATTTACAAAGACCATTAAGGACTTACTATCAAGATCATAGAAACACTTGTTATTAGGTAGAGTAACAAGGTTGCTATTATCTAAGATCTGCTGATTGATAGTAACAGTCTGATACCATTTATAGTTAATGCCGTTGTTCTGCTCAATAGCTTTGTATACAGAATCCCACTTATCAATCTGATCCTGTGATACAAAGCGATTCTTATAAGACTGAATGATCTTCTCTGCAGGGATGATTGGTGCAACTGTTCCAGTACTGGTATCCAAATTTGGAATACCAGGAATACCAGCAGTCTTACCACTACCACCACCAAAGTTAGGATCTAGAGGGTATACGTTAGGCATGGTTGGTTAACAGACTCCTCCTTTCTTTACTTATGGAAGTATCCACTAAGAACAGAGTTGTTGAGATTGCTCTTAAGAGTCAACTTCATCCTTAGTATGTTAGTTGATGTATAGGGAACGCATACAATCTTACCATCAAGAGTAAGTGCGCCGCCACACCATCTATCCTGTAGATTGACAGTAGTGTAAGCATATGCGATCATATTGTTATGGAGATTATATTCGATAACCTTGCTAGATCCTGCACCAGATGGGATGAAGTACATCCTGTTATTGGGCGCAACTACTACATCCCTAAACTCATCATATGCATCAGTCTCAAAGGATACATACTTAACATCATATGTATTGGGATCGAAGATCATAAGGTTATCATAACCATATCCAGGGATACAGTAGATTAATCCATTTGGCGCCAATACTGCCTTAGAGAACTTATTGGTACCAAAGTCATTGATAATAGCAACAACCTTCATATTCTTACTAACAGGATCAAACTGAACAATCTTGTTATTCTTCTTGGGCATGAAGTAGATCATGCTATCGATAGGATTGAGCACAGCGTCACAATAACCACTATCGATATCAAAGATGTCCATATTCTGATAGTATTTATAGGAGTCTTCCTTAGCAGGATTGATCTCAAGGATGCTCTTGCTATTATGCGGCGCAAAGTAAATCAAACCATTCTCAGATAGTACACCATTGACATACTTACCAGTCATGGTATTATCAAGAGTGATGTTATCTAGCGTTTCAATGGTTCTGTTATGGCTATCAATCTTGAGGATCTTGTCATTGTTATATGGGGCGCAATACACATAGTTCTTATAAGCTACTCCACCAAACCATCCAAAACCTTTCTGATTGATGCTACTAAGTGACATACCAAAGGTAGCAACGTTATTGCCATTATAGTCACAGTAGAAGACATCCGTAGCATTGTATGGTACACCAATGATACAGTTATTATGACCTTTAACAATACCACTGTATAGGATAGTACTAGCAGTATTCTGAATGGTACTATTGACCAAAGAAGGCGCCACTTCTACCGTATTGGTATAGTCATAGTAGTCAGTTATAAAGCTCCTGGCATATCTATTGAACCTGATAGAAGGTGGCGTGTTATACTCATATGGCAAACCATTCCAAGGGATAACGCCATTACCAATCTTATGCCTATAGGTATCGGATTCATACGCTACTTCAGCGATAGCTAGAGTAGGATTAACATTGGTGTAACTAGTAGGATTATCAACTCTATTGACAATACGAGTCTCATTGTCAACAGAACCATCATACTCAGAAGTAGCATTACCACCATAGATAGCCTTCACTGAAATCTTTAGATCATCGAGATCGGAGATTTGCCTAATGGAGATCTTATCATTCTTAGTGAGGAACTTATCAGCAGTAACACCATTGAGAGACGATGCATCTACGTTGCCAATAATATCGGCGCCCTTATGGGTATGTGGAGATGGCGTATAGAAGATTGGCTTATTGAGGATGTTCTCCCAGTTAGTAGAATCAGCATATAGCGCCTTATCGATAACACCATCGCCATCAACATCATAGTTATTCTTATCCATAAGGTTCTCTGGGAGCTTGAATGCTCTGCCCTTATAGGTAAGATTCTCATCGTGGTCAATACCAATGAGATCAAGGATGTCGATGTTTGGGTGAGTGTGAACCTGTTTGGCGCACTCATCAATAACATTAGTAGGAACGTCTGGTTTACCAATGACGTTCTCCCATAGTACTACATCTGCTACTAGAGACTTCTTGGCGATATCAACGATGCCATCGTTATCTCTATCATAGAGCTCTTTATACATAACATGCTTGGCTTTATGGCTAATAGTATCAAGCATGCTTCCAAGGAATACCTTCTCCTCAGTACTAATGAACTGGCGATCATTAGTAGGAATGATATTATCGGCGGAGATCTTGGTGATAGTTGGCGCCGACTTATCTACAGGTATACCAGACTTGTTCTTCTTTAGATCATTTGGATCGAACTTCTCAATGCTTGGTGAATTAGCCAAACTGCTAGACACTGGCATCGACCGCATCATCCTCCTTCTTAACTATCTTGTTACTGTCGCTGTTGTTACTAGTTATAATAGTATTATCAACTATGCTACTGGTAATACTTTCCTCTATTGGGAAGATAGTGATTGTAACTATATCAGTTGGGCCAACTTTACTGTAACTCTTAATACACTTGAATGTATAGTTACTAGTTGCGCCATCCTTAGTAATCATATGGATAGTATCATTGTGGTTGATACTATTGAACTTGATAGCATCACTGATAGCTCTACTAACCTTGCGCCTATCTGTCTCAGGTATCAATGATAATAGAGATACATTATCATTATCATCACTTAGGAATAAGTTCTTGAATGCCATATTATATGTTACAATGTTGCTCTTCTTATCAACAGATACAATAGGTAGATCACTTGTCTCATATAGAGAGTTAAGAAGATTAACACTATCATTAGATAGGAATCCTCTAGTTTGTCTGTTAATAAAGACTATATCCAAGGCATTCATTGTGTAATTGTATGTGAAGACTACTCTTACCTGATGAGTCTTATAATGGATATCGTAGTTATAGAAGTTGCGCAAGTTATTACTATCAGTGTTGTTATAGTCATCAACTACTCTATTGATGATACCAATGTAGATATCCTTACTGTTATCAAACCTTAGCAGTTCTTCGAAGCTATTATTACATGCAAGGATTTCCTTGGTTTTAAGATCTACGCGCCCAAATGATACCATATCCGTGTTACCAAAGAAGGTTCTCTGGAACTGATACTTATCATTGAGGTCATTGACATAAGTGATGATCTCACTATTATGGATCAATTTCAATAGATCCTTATCGGAGAGACGATTGTTTTTCTTATCACTCTTTAGAAGCTCACTAGAGTAGTTATACTTCTTGATAGTAAAATTATTGCCAATGAACTGCACTTCTGTGATATCATTGGTACCAGAATCATCTGATAGCTTAAGTAAAGCCGCGTTATCTTCATTGTGTACAATGTACCTATGTATTGGATATGAGTCAGTAAGAGTACACAGTAGTTGAATCTCGCCCTTATCATCTTCAAAGGGCTCTATATGAACAAGGATATTCTTCGTGGGCTCTTTGATATGGATAGAGTCATCAAAGTCCTTAGTCTTCTTAGCTAGAGTAATCTCCTCGTAGTATGTCTTGAGCCGAAGAGTTCCATCCAACATGTCTTTAACAATCTTAGTAACACTTGGATCGATTTTATCAGTTATGGACTCATAGCTACTATCCAGGTTACTAGTAGCATCATCGTCGATGTTGTTGTATGGTAGATCCAACCAATCATATGTACACTTATTGATAAACTTTATACCACTCTTATTGATAAAGAAGACTGGTATTTTAAGGTTGAGTAGAGTATTGCGCACAACTTCTTTATGGTTGCTGTTATTGAACATCGATAGATCAAGCTGATAGTTGATCTTTGGTTGTATGGTTTTGATGTTAAAGGCAACCACAAGAACATTGATTGTATGACCAGTTGATACATCTGTATCGTGCTCTATGGTTATATCATATGTGACAGATATATTGATGTATTGCGCCAAATCTTTGAGCTCCATGATACCAGAAGCAATAACCTTATCATGATCATAATCATAATTCTTGTTTCTGGCAATGTCTATGATAGCAGTGAACTCGTCGATTGGTATATCGAAGATCTCATAGAGACTAACAGCATACTCTTCAGAAGGATCAACCTTTTTATGCAGTAACTGTTTTACTGAATCATTTGGTACAGATGCCATAATCTTACCGCTCTTACTTTGAGATACGTAGTAGTAGTGGCGCGCTAACTCTTTCCTATCAGTAACATTATAGAGGGTATAGAAGTTATCGTTAGCTGATAGAAACTCCAATCCTTCATCAATTCTAAATCTACACTTGAATGGTCTAATATACTTAATAACTGGTTTGTACTGTGATAGTGGTGCTCGTTTGATCTTTATATTACTTGGTGGAGAATCTTTTGATAGTAATGTTGGTGAGCCGTTATCTGATAGCTCATTACCAAAGAGATCCATCCAAGACTTGCGCGCCACAGTAGACTCAAGAGTCTTTAATACTGACTCATAGTCATTGGTCTTATTATTAAGACTATCGGCGTACATCTGTCCAGTAACAGTAAACTTCATATACAAGTTTCTGATGATGATTAATATTAGGATTATAACGCCAACAACTGCCATCAGTTGGAGTAAATCGTTCACACTAGTATAAAGGCGCGCATGTATCGCCTCATTCATCAGAATGATATCTAGAGATTCTTGATCAATACTGACGATACTAGTAACGGTATCTAATGAGTTCATAGTCTAATCGATCCACCTCCCTCTTCCAAAAAGGTTGTTAGAAGCAGGTTGTTGTCGTACATGTTGGTAAGAGTAACAGTAAGATCCTTTATTACATATCCAATGTTAGATAACAACTCGTCGATAGTATTGATATCTTCGGTGTTAACTATAAGGAATAGTATCCTTTCGAATGCTTTATCAAGGCATTCAATCATCTTATCACGAATATCGTTATCTAGGGTGTTTTTGGACAGTATGGTAATCTCGGCAAGATACTGACTCTTAACTTCCTCTAACTTATTCTTTAGCTTGTTCTCCATAAAGGAGCGCTTACTTCTTCCGGCTACTATAATGTTAGATAAGTATTCTGCTATCACTTCTATAACGCTACTGAAGATCAACTTAGTTCTAATGGTTAGGATGTCGAGAATGGTACTCTTATCTGGTATGCGCTTGAGAGTGTTATTAATGGCTTCCAAAGTGTTGACAATCTTGCGTATATCAATTACGTTCTCAGATACAAGATCTGATAGCATACCAAGATTAGTAGTTAGATTACCATTCTTATCATTCATTTTAACTATAATTGCTTGCATGTCGTTAATCTCGGCGCACAATGTATTATGTAGTACTTCATGTATCTTGTTAGCTTTGGCAATGTTGTTGATCTTGTAGATAATACACATAGTACATGTTGCTATCACTAGTGCTAAAACTATGGCGCCAACAGAAGTAGCAGTTAGATAGGTTACTATATAAGAGATGATGACTGTGAGATCATAATTGTACTTAATAGCTGCTATGATACATGAGATAACTACGATAGCAGCACATGTAGCAAAGAAATGTTCCGTTATTAAAATCTTGAGGATCTCTGTAGCATTAAGATTAATACTAATGCTTGGAGATGCGCCGCCTGTTGACTTGGGTGGAGAAGTTTCTCTATTGCCGTTATTGGCGCCATTGTTAGAACCATTATTAGAAGCAGATGATGTAGTCTGCTTGTTAGACATCATGCTTCTTATCTGCTCTGCAATGGAACCAATATCCTGCTTATCGATCACATTCACCACCTCCTTATACACGTAGATACATATGCAGATAAGATGTGGCATGAGAGGGGATGATATCTATACCCTCCCATGCCATTGTATATACTTTTTTCTATCCCTAGAAGTTGAGAGCAAGCTTCTCAATCATCTGAGGATCATTGCTACTCATAAGGGACTGGATTGCACTGTTATAGATAGTATCAATGCGATCCCTATCCTCATCAGATAGGACATTGATAGTGATATAAGTGTTATATCCACCATTCAGTTCAGCAGACTTGCGCATCTTAAGCTCTTTCACCTTGTTACTATCAACAACCCACTTCTTATTAGTGGTGTCAAAGCTGTGGTAGGCTGAAGGCTGCTTAGAGCACTCATAATCTGCGGAATCAATACGATCTCCCTCGTAGTAATTACCATTCTTGTCAATATAGTAAGCCATAAGCAATCTCCTCCTTACCAGGCGCGCTTAACAATAACCCTATGCTGAGAGGTACCTTCAACTAGGTTATCGGCCCAACAGAACCGTTTGGTCTGTACACTTAGATCAGTGATCTTAATAACTGCGTCGCCAAAGTTCTCAACAGTATTTGGTGATAGTGAGCTATAAATATAACCAAACTGGAAATGTCCCATGTTAACATTATTGTGGCCCCTATATGCAGTAACAGTAACACTATCGGTGCCCATATTATGATTCTTATTGTATGTAACATTGCGCGCCACTGTAAACCAACCACTATCATAGATACCATTGATAGCATACGTAGTACTGGTAACAATACCTGCCTTACTATCAATCTGCCCAATGAATAGTACTGGTTTTGGCGCCTGCACATAGGTAGTACCATTTGCTAGATACATAGTATAGTTACTGGTATCAAACCAATACTGCCCATCAGTCTTATCAGTAGGCATATCATCACTGTAGATAGGCTTAATGCCAGTCTTAGTAGCAGTGATAGTATCACCATCAAGAACCAACATAATGTAAGCAGTACCAGCATCGATTACTGATGGCACATTCAACACAGTGAGATTACTCTTAATTTTCTTGATAGTCTCCTTGAACCTACCACCACTGAAAGATGCAATTAATGGGGAAGTCTCAGAAGCCCTAATGATTAGATCGCTACCATTAAGATTAAAGAAACCATTGGCGGCGCTAATGATACACTGCCTAGTACTACCAAGCACAACACCATCAATGGTATCAGGATTGATCTGTGGAGTAGGAGGAGTACCACCACTACCACCACCAGATCCACCAGCAGGTAGATTAGTTAGTTTCTCTAGTAGACTCTTCGTAACAAACCTATGGTTGTCATCCTGTTTAATAATAGAAGGATCAATCTCTGTAAGTACTGGAGGATTGCTACCACCAGTAGGTAGTGGGAAGTATCCAAGAGTTCTATTACTATCAGTACCATAATAGTAGTTAGCTAGTGGCGCTGGATTGTCATTCTTTAGAGAAATCAATCCATTAGTATCAACCACAACACTATTAGTACCAGTTAGTGGCTTGGGATTTGGAATACTAAAGAATCCCCTAACCTCTGACTCATTGGTACCATAGTATTTATTGGCGCCTGGGAAGACATCATCATTAACTAGAGTGATCTTGTTATCATTGGTGTCAATAGTAACGCTATTCTTTCCCTGAATAACACCACCAGGAACCTGTACAGCAGGTACATCTTCCTTGTAGGCAATTTCCTTACCCTTAAAGGTAAGACGAGATTCGTCGACATTCTTACCAAGAACATCAAGAGTTTCAATATTTGCGTGAGTATGAGAGTTAGCAACAGCCTCATCAATCTTATCAATGGGACTAGTTGGTTTACCAATAACGCCACTCCACGGAACAGCACGGGCCCGCTCGGCCTCATCTACAACACCGTCACTATCGGTATCATAGACAGACTTCTTCATATCATAGGGCCAGGGATTGTTTTTCCAGAGTGGCTCATCAAGACTATTCTTGTCTAGTAGAGCAAGAGCGTCAATATTGGCGTGAGTATGCTTCCTATTGACAGCATCATCAATATTAGCAACAGTGCTTGTAGGTTTACCAGTGATACCAGACCACAATACATTATCAGCAGATTTGGCCTTATCAATAATACCATCACTATCAGCATCAAAGGTCTCAAGTTTCATATCGCCAGCATATGGCCACTCAACGCCGCCCCATGTTGGCTGATTGGAACCATTCTCACCAATCTTATCAAGAGTGGTTAGATTGGTATGAGAATGCCTCTTAGCAACAGCGTCATCAATATCTGTGACAGCAGATGTAGGCTTATTACCAAGTGCTTCCCACTGAAGACCACGAATCTGCGACTCTGGAATCTTACCATCACTATCAAGACCAGCGTATCCATTAGGTACACCCTTCTTGGATGCATCTTCTGGAGTATATCCAATGGGCGCCTGCTTTGCAGTCCAACTATCAATCTGCGCATCAGTAACAAAGCGATGCATTGGATCAAGATCAACATTGTTGGCATTGATGTTATGAGGCTCTGCTGGGAATCTTGCAGGTTTACCAGAGATATCATCCCATACAACAGTCTTCGCCCTATCTACAATACCATCACCATCAGTATCATAGATAGACTTAAGCATATCACCTTTGGCTCCAGGCCAATCAGAACCATTCCAGGTAGGCTTACTATCAAGACCCTGACCAATTTTATCAAGGGATTCCTTATTGGCGTGAGTATGGGATAGAGAATCAAGATTGCGCATACGATTCTCTAGAGTAGCAGCATCGCTTAGGATATCTGGTGCAGATGCTTTAACCTTATCCCATGTAATATCATCTAGTTTGGCAAGGTCTACAGGCTTACTAGTAACCTTATCCCATGCAACTGCTTCTGCCTCAGTAGCCATATCAGCAAGAGATGCTCTATCAGCATTCCTAGCTTCAGTAGCTTTATCAGCAGTATTTGCATGAACTGCATTAGTGGCAGTATCGGCATTCTCTGCATGAGATGTTTCAGTTGCCTTGTCTGCAATAGTAGCTCTATTAGCCTTATCAGCTTCTGCGGCCCTATCGGCAGTATTGGCATGAATAGCATTATCAGCAAGTAGTGCCTTATCAGCAACAGTTGCCTTATTAGCTCTTTCGGCCATATTGGCCCGATCAATCATACCATCGTTATCAGCATCATAGGTATCCTTAAGCATACCATTTTTCTGTAGCTGTGCAATGGCATAACGTTCGGCATCAGTAATGAAACGACGTAGTGGACTTTCGATAATCTGTGACGCGTAGATGGTGCTTGGCTCGGTGGGAGTCTGGTTACCCCTAGCGTCTTTGTAACCACCGGCCTTTACACCCAACTCATTCTCATGAATGGAAGGCAAGCTAGCTTATCAACTCCTAGGATTGAATTTTTTGTTTATAATGCGCGCGTTTAACTACAAAACATGATCATGCTGATTACCAATCGTAACAAACAAGCGCAAATTAGGAACAACTTGATCCAAACTTGCGCTTTATCATGAATTTGTTCACTAGCTAATTATACGGCAAACAAATTAAGATAGTTACACTCATATGTAGTGACAGAGGAGGGCTGAATCAGTGTCACTGTTTGAAGGCGGCGCAATTCATAAAGAAGTATCTGGTAATAAGATCACTATCAGTGGCCTATACTCAACTACACTAGATGCAGACATCAAGAGGATCTATAGAGTAGATCCAAATGAAGCTAAACTATTCTTTGCAATCTCCCATAGTGGGATACTCTTCAAGAAGTCAACTATGACCTTCCATAAATACTTTGCATTAGAGATGTATAGCGTCTTTGAAAAGCTATACTATCTAACTGGTAGAACTATGTATAAGTTGGTTATGGATAGATTGATGGAAGAACCACAAGTAGCCAATTATTTCAAACCTATATTGGAACTACCAGCAGAGATTACTAGTAGGCTTGATTCACTATCAACACCACTCTTCCCATTCCAGAGAGCATTTATGGAGTCATACTATAATGCTAAACATAAACTTGGATTACATGGTTATCTATTGGCGTTTGAGCAGGGTCTTGGTAAGACTTTTACAGCTATAGCAGCATCATATGCTTTTGATATGGCGCCATCCATAGTAACTGCTCCTAAATCAACTCTTGATGGTTGGAAGAAGTCTATCCTTAACATGGTGCCGGGTATCAAGGATGAAGATGTTAAATTGATTTATGAGTATGATCCAAAGAAGGATCACCATCCATGGAAGTATATGATTTGTAACTTTGAGAGACTTGAGCAAGCATTACAGTATTCAGAGTATGCAGCCGCTAAACCCAATAGTCTACTGATTGATGAATGTCATAACTTTAGATACATGAACACCCATAGAAGTCAAATGTTGGTATCTGTTAAAGAGACTCTTAACATCACTAACGTGATAGCTATTTCTGGTACGCCAATCAAGGCTCTAGCTGCAGAGTTGATACCAATCATTAAGTTACTAGATCCAATGTTTGATGATAGCGCAGAGAAGATCTTCAAGAGGATTTATAGTAGAAGTAACTATGATCCTATGGCTGCTAGTGTACTTAAGCAGAGACTGCAGCTGTTTATAGAGCGGCGCCGACAGGAAGATTCTATCAAACTACCTAACAAAGAACGCTATAATATCAACATCACTATCTCCAATCCTCAACCATTTCTTATAGAGCAAGTGAAGAAGGATGTGTGGCAGTATGTTAACGAACATACTGAAGACTTCTCATCACAGATAACTACCAACTTCGATAAGCTACAGAAGCTTGTTAGGGATAGTAAAGCATATGATGAGATTGATAGTAAGGATAAAGAATCCTATATAGAGTTAGTAAATAAGAAGATCAATACTCCAATCTCTTCTGGTGCGCAGATGGCAGACATCAACCAAAAAATAAAGGAATATGAGCTTGATGTCTTTAAGCAATATGATAGCGCTACTTTCAAAGAACTTCTTAAGATTAGAAGAAGCTGTACATCATATCTACAGATGTTACTAGGTAAGGCTATGGGTATCTACTTCATCAAAGGTAAGATCAATTTGATTGGTACCATGGTGGAAGAGAATGTTGATGAGATGGCCAAGTTGATAAGAAGTGCACAGAAGAAAGTTATCATCTTTAGCACCTATGTAGAACCACTACAGAGGGTAAAGGATGCGCTTGAACAAAAAGGCATTGGATGTATTGTACATACTGGTGGAGATGATATTGTCTACACTAGAAGTGAGTTCAAAGATAACAACGATATACGATGTCTATTAGGTACTACTGCTTCCATTGGTACTGGTACTGATGGATTACAGTTTATAGCAGATATGATGATCTTCCTTAACCAACCATATAGATCCGCCGATACTGCTCAGTGTGAAGCGCGCATACATCGTAAGGGTCAAGATTGCGATGTTAAGATCTACTTTATGAAACTTATAACAGACCAACCAAATATACTAGCACAAGAGAGTCTGATCAATGATTGGAGTCGTGAGATGTTTAGGTTGGCAATCGACTAATATACATACATTAACGCGCAACTGATAGCAATGATGCATTATGTATCTCCTATCAGTTGCGCACCATCATTATCGCTACTTATCACATAGATCATCTGCTATAGGATTATTATAACAGATCTTATCAATCTTGCATATCTTATCCTTAAAACTCTTGTCGGCATTGCAGTCTAGATAGTATTGTATCTCTGTTACAAGATCTGGAAAACTCTTGTTGATCTTAATATTATCAAAGATTTCTCTCATTGAGGCATCTATAAGAGAGACAGTCTTGTTGGCAGATGTAACACAGTCATATAGATACTTATCGAGCTTCTTCCTATCAATATACTTCCAAAAGATCCTATCTAACTTGTTAAAGACTTCCTCTTCTACATTCCAAAACAGAATCTGATCAATAACATTGTAATTGATTCTATCTAATAGTGTAGAGTAGTATCTAACTAGGTTAACATCTGCGGCCGCAGTACTATACAAATTCGAATGTATGGTGATTGGTATGTTGATATTGGATATGAATGGGTTGTTCATGATGTTTTCTAAATTGGACTCATACATATCACAGTTTTTATTAAAAGTCTTGTGAAAGTAATAACTTTTTGGGTGTATCTGCTTATATGATACACATGAGATATACTGATCATATGTAAAATCATTGGGTTGGTAAGTATCTCTAGTAGTATTGTAGAGTTGATTGTACTCTAATGCGCACATGATGGTGCAGAGACTCTGATGAACATTGCGGTAGTTGTTGTATGCGATATCTTGTATCAGATTATCATTAACATACAGATCTTGTTGAATGTATTCATCCTTCATATTAATACCAGCAACTTTACCATAGTATTTGCTGATATTGTTGACCCATGTGCTATCGAATGTGATTTTCAATGACATATCAAATCGTATGTTACTATCAGTGATGTTTTGAAGATTGTGTAGTGATGGGCACTTTTTTAGTATTGGTAGGATAACATCACTGATCTCCTTCTCACATGCGCGCACATGATTCTTCTTATAGAATCCACAAGCCTTTAGGAATCGTAACATTGTAACCACATACTGACACGCCATCAAATGTTTATCCACGGAGATATCGCTATTGTTGATATAGTAGTATAGATGCTCCATTGGAGAAGTAGCAAGAGTCTCCTTGGGCGCCATCTTAATAATCTTCTTATACTTATCAAGATTGCTTGGTAGCGGCGGCGTATATGCCATTGTATCAGTTAGATTGGCGATGGTTTGGATCATATATAGTGGTTCATAGAGTTGCGGATTGTTTGGATTCATAAGCGATACAAACGTGCTATAATCCTCATCGGTAACTTCTGTAACAGATAGAACGCGATCATGTTGAAAAGTAAAGACATTCTCCTTGCGGGATAACATGTAACTCTTAACAAGCTTCTGTGATATGGATAAGGATGTATGAGTTGGGCTGATGTTTGAGTGGTACTTGTGGAGATTGTAGATCTTGCGCGTACCATCCTTATACATCACATCAAACACATTGTATGTAAGTATATCCAGATAGTATTTAAACGTTAGATTAGTTGTACTGTTTTTATGCTTATAAATCAGTACATCATCCAATAGATCATTTAGAATCTCTAGTGGATAAGGATCATCATAGAAGATGAGCTTATTCCTATGCTTGTTTATAGTGTTATCAAACTGAGTCATAAGCGTTTTTACTATGTGATTCTTTTCAGTGTTGCCAGTAGATAACTCTTCAAAGTGTACGCCGGCGCAAATATTACTATGATTGAAGACACTAACATCCCAACCAAACATACAATCACCATCAAGCTTATTGATGAACTTGTAGATCTTAATATCTTTGATGCTACGGTCCTTACTTTTGATACCATTGACTATTGACTGGATGATATAGTTGTGTACATTAATATAGAGATTCAGTGACAGTATGATAGACTTGTAGAAGTATGGGCGTATATGCTTATCGGCATACTCTATGAAGTTATCACAGTCAGTGTATTCCATGTAACTCATAAGTTTCTTGATACTTCTACCATACCATTTAGCTGGATATATCCTTATACTACCAACATTGCGCAAGAGATTGTATATGATTTGAAACTGATCTCCATTATCAGATTGTAAAAGGTACTTGTTGATATCCTTACCAAACTTATCTTCATTGAACTTATAGACATAGGTCTTGTTGAGAAGGTTATACTTGCGGCATTCAATGGTAAACTTATACATAGCATTGGAGAAGACTTCATTGTATGTCTTATCCAACGCTTTCACAAACTTTCTAAAGCGCGCACCATCATTGTAGTGAAGCTGATATGGATTGAATGTGCTGCTCATCATAATCACCCTTGTAGTTAATCGTCGTCATCATCCTCATCATCACTGAAGATGTAGTTCATATCATCGAATGCCTTAAGATTCTGATATGTGTTGGTAGTGAGACTATAGATTGGAACCATGTAGTTTGAGTAGAGATAGTACATGTTGTTAACAGTACAATGTATCCCATAGCTTTTGCGAATCTCACTGTACTTATCGATGATCTGCTGCTTGATAGTCTTTATAAGATTAACGAGTTCATCGCATACTAAAGTAGATACACATCCTAATCTAGCAGTTACTAGTTCGTTAAGTAGATTGGAGTCAATGGAATAGATCACCTGTATATAATTGTATCCAATGATATCATCGAAGTTGGGACATACCGTTCTTAGTAGTAGAGATGCATATGCATTACGGTTCTCATCATTGAGCTTTATAGTACCATTGAGTAAGTCAGTAGCTGCTTTATCCTCTTCAATGGTACTATCATCTGAAGTATACTGAGAGATACATTGTATGTTTTCATCGTTACGTAAATACTCTATAAAGTCAACCTTATGGTTATGATGCTTGATAATCAGGTGCGCAACCTTGTTGAGTATATCGTTATTGGCGCAATTGTTCTGTGTTAGAAACGCAAAAACATCATATGATTCATATAACATGTTATCAATGTAGAGTTGTGGGATAACAGTGTAGATCTGCTCTATTGGAATCATATGGTTGTTATCTACAACTATCTCATAATCAACATCACTGTTTAGAGATGCGTTAAATTTACCTAGTAGCTCCATATCAGCTTCTTCTGTTAGATTATCTGGTAAGAGCTCAGCAATGTTAGTATTGCCGCCGATAAGATCTTTAAGATCAAAGCCAATGATCTTACCACTTTTATCAAACTTGATAAAGTCTTTGATCTTCTGTTGATCTATGTATGCGCACATATATGCGCCAAACTTATCTCTATAAGCTTCGTTGATATCCTCACCACTAATATGACCACCATCCTTACCATAGAGATAATGTATAGCTCTTTTAGCTATGTCAAAGTCTTCTAGATTGTGCATCACTTCTTGATAGTTATTGTTAATGTAGTTGGATGATAGCTTGACAATCTTCGATGGATCTCTAAGCGCGTCAATACTGGCTATATCTGCCGATGTAATCTCCTTGGTAACATTGAGCATTACTTCATCTGGATTGTTAAGGAAGAAGGTAGTTTCAAACTTAAAGATACATCCAAGATGAATCAGCTGCATATAGGTAGATACACTTGACTCACCATTCTTGTATACTACGTTATGTATACAGAACTGTATATCATTAGGATTTTCTGCTGTTGGTACATTATAGAACCTAAAGGTATCTACATACTTTATCACATTCTCTTGTAGTACCTTTATCTTGCTTCTATCTTTACAAGAAGAAGTAAACGCCTTATCAATCCAATGCTCAACATACTTTAGATAACGATGGCGCACACTTTTCTTGTTGCCATTGCTACTAGAAGAATCGATGTATATGGTAGGTTGCATTGCATTTATTGTAAGATTTAGATTGAACATGATGTGTATGCCCTCCCATTGAAAGATGAAGTAGTTGCGATAGTGTATTATACAACAGCCTGATTACTACATTGACTATGTTACGATTGTAATGGCGCCATCCGCATTAGCTTCCTCAATCTCTCTAATGAGGAAATCCGATGATGGTACCTCACCTTTAACATCTTCTGGCATTACTGCGCACTTACCAAAGCATTCACTAAGTAACTTGCGAATTTCTTCTTGTGGATGACCATGACGAATGGCATCACTGGTTAAGATGATCTGATGTTTATTAATAGACTCATACTTGATACTATTCGCATACAACTTATCAATCGACTGGTTGTAAGCCATTGTATTGCGGATGTTATACTTAAGGATGTTATTGATGTTATGTGGATCTCTATAACAGTTACCATCACTATCATAGTATTCATCTAAATCTTGATATGGTGAATAGTATGACATCTTATATCTCCAATATGGATCAGTTCGATCCCATTCATCCATATCATCACAGATCTTCTTTCGTCTAGCTTGATTTACTTTATCATGAAGCGAATCAATATCCAATGCATTGATTTCTTCAATAGTGCAATACTTCAAAGCTTCTTCCAAAGTTAAATACAGCGATTTCATTTCTTCAATAGTTGCCATCTACAATCACCTTCCTCATTAATAGTATAATATACGATCAACTTCTGGCATATTTCTACCAAGTTTAGCCAATCGATTCTTAAGCTTGTTAAGCGTAAGATTCATCACCTCTGTTTCTGTTGACGAAGCGAGCATTGCATGTATAATATGGATAATTGGTTGACCACAATAGTTCATAACTCTGTATACAATTGCATAATCCATAACTTGAGATTCAATAGTCTTTTGAACTCTACAAAGCGCTTTGTATCTTTTAGTAACTTTTGGTGCGCTAATGATTGATGGATCTTTATCATTATAACGTTTTACATTCTCTACAATGTTTTTGACTCTAAACTTAGTAATATCTATTAAGATATCTGCTGCAGTGTAGAAGTCGATTGGGTGTCTGCTTTTATACTCGTTATCCAAATCTTTTTGTGTATGCCAAAAGAATACGAATGTTGGTTTCTTTTTATTTGGAACATAGTATGTGTTTGGATCAATGGTTCTACTTTGTGTTGGTTTGAACGGATACTGAATGTCTAACTTGTCAAATGATTCTTCAGCATAACACCCAAGGTTATCAAGAAGTGTACCGTTCGTCATAACATTGGATATTTCACTCAATGCTTCACATACGAACATCAACCTTCTACAATACTCATCGGTTTGCTCTTGTAAACTAGTAAAAGTTTGTGTCTTCATTGGTAGTTCTATATAGTTGTATGTATATTGTAGAAACTTATTGAATGGTTGAAAGTACTTATCTGGGATGCTATCTATATCTGGATAAACATGATCGATGATAACATTTGACAACATCCTGTTGATTTTTGTATATATGTATCTGTCAAGTGCATCTTCTGTTAGTGCCGTTAGTAATTCGCGTTGATTCATATCATTCATCCTCCAGAGCCTATTATAACACAGATGCTCAATCACGGCAACCATGTATAACTAATTATATATGTGTGATTGAGAGATCATGCGCCAGATCATTATAGATATAGCTAGATCTGGCGCATGATGAATCATATAGTTGCTATACGATCTTTAGGCCCTTGATAATTGCTGCATAGAAGGAGATACCATGTGCGCTTGCCTTTACCATCAACTTATCGCCTGGTTCAAATACAAGCTTCTGTGTACTATCCCATGCTACTCCATTGGGTTCAATCTCATGTGGAGCCAACATGTAATGCACTAGTTTACCATCTCTATCAACAATCTTAGCTTCTACTGTAATCTTTTTGGCTGGCTGACCACTCATAGGTGTAACGTTAGTAATCGATAGATCAAACACTAATCCGCCAACAGTATTGGAGCTGATTGCATACAATGGAGTCCATTCATCTACCCTATAGTTATCTGGCCCAAGAGCTACTCTACCAAACAGTTCTGCCATCTATATCATTCTCCTATCGAATCTAATTATAAACCGCTTTCCACACCTTAGTTGCTTCAAACTCTGTAGATAGATTGAGCTTACTGTTACTGGGTGTAGTAAACACACTACCATTCATAGCCAATGATCCTGTTCCAAACTGGAAGCTAATTGGTCCATTAGCATCACTGGTAGATACATCAATCTTATTGCTTTTAACAGTCATGTTACTGTTAACATTACTATAGCTACCACCAACACTATACGATGCATCCTTAGTAACAGATTGGACAAAGTCTCCATTGATTTGTGAGTTGAAGTTATTGGAGCACCTGAGTGTATAGTTGTTACAGCTGGTATTGATAGTTTCTACTATAGTTGCGCCAAGATTCTTACCCTGTAGTAGAACATCATTGGTGCTGTTGATTCTAACCTGGTTAGTACCACTAACATCAACATTCTGTTTACCTGTAAGATTGGCGTCCTTCTCTGAGATTACATTGAATGACTCACTGGTATTGTATGTACTGTTTCTGCTGTTATACTGTGTATCCAATCCAACAGTACTTGTATAGTTCTGTCCAATGGTACTCTTATAGTTATTACCTACAGTTTCAGTGAAGTTGGATTTGATATCTCTGGAATAACCATCAATACCATGTACCTCTTCTCTAACAGAACCATTGATGTTACTGTTCATATTACCGGTTACTGATAGATTAGTATTGATGGCAGATGACACTTCAAGATTACCCTTACTCTCAATTTTGGTATGCCTACCAGAAGTAATAAGGTTATCTAGGCGCGCAGTGATTGAGATATTCTGGCCAGCCTTATCATCAGTGTCAATGATAAGGTTACCATAGTAGACATGCAATCGTAGATCCTGATTACCAATACCATTATCGCCAATGTAACCAGAGTCAAAGAGTTCTTGCGCCTCGTTGGTTCTACCAATACTGAGATACCTGTTTGGTATGTCTCTGTAGCGCCAACGTGTACCACTTTGCTTAATCTGTCTGATGTGATCTGGATCTGGGGATTGTGGCATATATGTTATATCACTTCCTATTAGAAGAGTTGTTTGTAGTTACTAGTTATAAGACCATTGTCTGATTCATTACCAGCCTTGATCTTAATGTACATATGCTCAATTGCATTGTTGACTTTATTAAATTTATAGAAGATAGATCCAATGGGTGCATATCTTCCGATCTGTGTGAGAGTTTCATTACTATTAGTAGCATCGGCCATATCATCAATACCAGGGACGATATCATAATAAGCGCATGGAATCGTACCTACAATGTTACCAAAAGTATTACCTCTCTTGGCACTATGTCTTAGCACTAGTGGAGAGATCACATTGGTCATGTTGTTATTAACGCCATTGATAGATAGTACAGTATCAGGATTCTTGTTGGTGATACTGGTATAAGTACCAGCAGTGCCATTCCTATCAAACACACCTCTGCGGATCTGTAGAGTGGGCCCAAGGTTCTTAATAGTCCAATCATATCCATATGATTGCTTTGGACTTGGAGTAGTAACAGTAGCTGTACCCATATCATTGATCTCATTGATAGCATCTCTAGTAATATACCCAAAGCCATATAGGTCAGCGTCAACATTGAAGTCATTATCTGAGTAAGGCATTGGTTTTCTACCACTCTGACTGTTGTATGCGCCGGTTGCTGTATGATTGACATAGGTATACGTATTGGCACTATTAGCTGATGGTGATAGATTCTCAAGCTTACGATCCTTGATATCCTGAACAGTATCAATACTAAAGGTATGAGTCTCCTTATCCTCAATGGAGATGTTCTTAAAGATATTATCGGCTTTGAACGTATTGGCGCTATTCAACTTAGCAGTATTAGCTAATAGTGGCTGAATATCATTAGTAACAAGATTTGTAAACTTTTCGCTAATCTTATCATCGAGATTAGTGATAACTGTATCATGTTGATCAACCTTGGTCTTAATTGTTGGTAGAAGTTCAATGTTGGTCTTATTGGCCTCTATAAGAGTAGTAGCATCTGTGACCTTCTTATCCAGAGCCTTAACTAGTTTGTATGGTACTGCATGCTCATCATCAATAGGATTAGCTACACCAAGAGGTCCAACCATCTGTTGCCCACCCTCTAATAGCACATACTGTGGATGTGCATCCTTAGCGTCCCTACCTCTAAGGTTTGAGTGATCAGAGAAGGTGCTATGGAATAGATTCTGTATCTGACCAAGAGTGGTTAAAGAGTTTACATCACTGCCAGGTATACCATTGATGGCGCCAGTAAATGATACAGTACCATCACTTAGTATATAGTTGACTCCAGGTGGTAGAGTACCTCCTCCACCACCGCCACCTCCTCCTCCACCAATAGCAGCAATCTGTTCAGCCACATACCTAGTTAGATATGCAATGTTAACTGCATGATTGGTATTAGTTGGAGTAGGTACTGTAACGGGTGATGTAAATGGTCTGTCGCCATTCACTAGAGCATACTGCTTATGATCATCGGCTAGTAGGTTCTGTAGAGAACTGTGTGATATGTTAGTATTGTTGATCTTACTATCTACATACTTCTTAGTAGCAAGATGTTCATTACTAACAGGATCAACACCACCAATAGGCCCAGTAAATGCTCTACTGCCATTTACTAGAGAGTACTGTAGGTGATCATCATTACCAAGACCAAGAAGCTTGTTATGTTCCTTTACTCCACCGCCCCCTCCACCACCGGCACCGATAGCATTGATCTTATTTTCAAGAGTCTCTGCAATAGTATCAACGTAACTTCTAGTGGTAAGGTTTCTTGGAGTAATAGGGTCAACACCATCTACTGGATTGGTAAAGGCTCTACTACCATTGGCCATTATATACTGAGGATGCTGATCCTGATCTAGTTCAGTAAGATCACCATGTTTCATAGAGAGGTGCATGTTAGCTATAGCATGTTGTACTCCCTGATCAACATACTCTTTAGTAGCTGCTTCAAATGGCTGAGTAGGATTTCTCTTTAGAATGATGGCGCCATCCATAGTACCACCCATCTTACTAAGGAACTTATCAGTAACATAGCTTCTTGTAATAAGCTGGTTATCTGTTAGTGGTAGTGGATTACCTTTCATAGTGAGTGGTCCGGTCATCTCGGCACCACTCTTGGTAACAATATTCTGTAGAAGGTTAAGTCCACTGATACCACCCAATGCATCTGCTATAACCTTCTCAACATACTGTTTGTTAGTTACCTCTAGTGGATCGGATGGCGCAATGGTTGTACTATATAGTTTACCATATACAGTACCACCACTTCTAGGAAGGTAACCAGTCTTATGGCGCTCATCTTTGAAGTTATCCTTATTACTGTTAATCCATGTAGTTAGAATGGTATCATTGATAAATGTATTCCAACCATTGAGTCTAAAGTTATAGAGTGGTAGATGTATGCGCGCATCAATCTCATCAAGTCTAACTCCCTTGATAACAGCGATTGGTGGAGGAGTAGTCTTGGCATATACATACTCCAATACCAATACATAGTTATCAATGTTTGGTATAGGGAAGCCAGCTAGTTTAGATACAGTAGTATTGGTAATCTCTATTACTATGTTAGAGATGATTGCAATACCTGGACTTAGAGTAACTGCAATACAGTTGGTATCAGCATCTGACTGATACTTGATAAGATCGAATCCATTGACGTAGACATTATCGGCGCCCATAATCTTAGTTAACCTACTGGTAACATCCGATGCTACATCAGCATAGGGATCAATGGATTTGATCTGCAATGATCCCCAGTTTCTAGTTAGTTCCATCTATATAAGATCACCTACTTCATTGATATTATTGGTAGTGATTGTTGGTTGTGTATGGCGCAGCTTATAATCATCTATCTTGCATTTCAACTTCAGCGCCGCTAACACATTAGAAGCCATCTTATAGAATCTACATAGGAATGGTTGATTAGATGAATCCCACCATCGTCTAATGTACTCTTTCTTATGAGAGATCTCATACTTGATAGCATTACAACAGTAACATATGGTAGCATCACAAGCCTTACACTCATTTGGTTCAGGTATATAAGTGTCACCCCTATTAATAGCATTGAAGAAGTTATCACTATTGATTAGATGCCTAAGGAAGACTTGGTTCTTATTGAAAATATGACCAAGATAGTGATCCTGCTTATGTGGACTAAAGAGACAGCCATGACATACAAGGATGTTACCATCATAGTTAACGCATTTGTATCTAAAGCCGGCGCAACACTTACTCCTACCCTTAACATATCCGCCATGCAGATTACCAAACCAAGAGAAGATGCTCGGTAGATCTAGCTTGTACCTTCGATACTCATTGTTAGTTATCTTAATTAGTTGCTCTTCAAAGATACTTAGTAACATATCAACTGAAGTATCATTGAGCTTATTGTATGTAAGTACACTGTAGTCTATAGTGGGCGTATAATCTATCCAATGATTGTTACCATATGCTCTACAAGTATCAGATAGATCACATACATCCATATACGAATCATACATCTTATGCATATCTTTGAATGTAAGTGTCGACTTGATATGAAAGGTGTAGTTCTTTTTTGCAAGTTCAATGATGTTATTGCGCACTTCATCTCCAGTGCGCTTACCTTCTCTATCAACTCTATTAAGGTTATGAATGTCTAATCCATCATATGATACCTGTATGTTGAATCTGCCAATATGATCTCTGTTAACTTCATCAATCAAATCATAGTAGTTGGATAGGAGTCTACTGTTAGTAAAGATGTTGAATGATACTCTATCATCCTTTATAAAGTGTCTAGTAATACGTTCTATAGCATGTGGATTAAGTGTAGGCTCACCACCCCAATATCCAAAAGCTATACTATCACAGTAGTGATTACTCTTACTACTTAGTAGGAAGGATGCCTTACGAATTACCTCTTCTACTATATGTGGGTGCATCCACTTTGGTTCAAAGTATCCGCGCTCAATACAATACTTGCAAGCATAGTTGCAATCCTGAGTTAGCTCAAGATCCAAATTGAATGACCCACCAACACCACTGTTAGTATTACTGCTATCATCTTCTATAGGAATGTTACTATGAGATGGGCACCTCTGAGACATCGGCATATCAATAGTATTAAGGATATGCAATGCCTGATCATGTTGGCACCAATCATCTACTTGCCTTTTGATGGTATCCATGGTATTATATACCATATCATTGGGCGCCATTCATATAGGGCGCATCTTCCAAAGTTGGTACCACTAAAGGAGATGATAGTGGTGTTATGAGTTTAGTGGCTTTATCGAAGTCCTCCTTAACCAATACAGGATCTTCTATCTGATCAACATACTCGCTAATCTTTGAACGATTTTCTGGATTGTATGATTGGAGGTTCTTATCAATCATAGTATCGACAGTATCAGGTACATCCTTAACTCTTCGACTCATCTCATCTACCATAATAGACATAAGGCTAAGGATTGGAGTTTCAAGCTTACTATACTTATAGTAGGCGCACTTCTTATACACATCATGTAGTACAATGGTTAGGTTGTATAGCATTGTATTGAATGAATCCATACTCTGTGGTTCTAGTGATCCTAAATAGATCCATAGATCTGTATTGCTGCGCCATGCATTCTCTTCATAGAATGATTGCGCTTCTATTTTTACTTCTCCCATAACCTAATACGATCCCCCTCATCATAATGATGTTTAGCGTTACGCATATATATCATTATTATTTAGTTTTATGGTTGGTTGCAGTAGATTTGCAACCATATACATATCACAAGGATGGTGATAGTAGTGAAGATTCGAGACGGTTTTGTATCAAACAGTTCATCTACATCATTCGTGTTACTAATTGATCCAAAAGATGGCGGCGCAAAGATCAGCATACCCAATATCACAACAGTAAATCTAACTCATCTGTATTCTCTGTATGATAACGAAGATCACAATGACTCCGAGTATTCTTACTATAGGTATAATTGGGTGCCTGAATCATTACAGGATTGCATTAATGAATGTATCCTCTACCTTAAGAAGAGTTGGATACGCAGACTTATGTTTAACAATGAACTTGATAAGATGAACATCAACGAGTATGCAACTAGAGCTGCTGATACTGTATCTAGTTATATACGCAAGTACGATGAAAACAACAAACCAATCGAATATGATAGAGATGAGCTAATCAAGTACTTTGTCAATGAGTTTGGTTACATATCAAACACCTACGATCTGTTAACTAGGATGCTTAAAGATTACTGGCAGAACTTCCTACTACCGAAAGTATCTTCATTGCAGGAATATATCTCGCGCCATGAAAAGGATAAACACTGTCACTATAAGAACTTCTACAAGCATATCATGGATATCGATAACAATGAGTGCTTCTCTTTCCAACAGTATGTATGTAACTTTAGTATTCACAACAAGGGGATCTACATGGTGAATCCTATATCACATGGTGGAGACTATACTGTATTTAATACCTCTACTAAGGATAAGAGCGCACTTGAGAAGAACGGCATTATGTGGTATAATAGTGTTGTGGAACAGATTACCAGAGTTAAGAAAGTACTGATGATCTATCTCTACTGTCACTTTACTGGTAACATGTTACAGAATATGATCATTAGAGAAGGTAGTAGTAGTGACTTAAGCAAATTCAATGAGGTAGTGTTGGGTATCTATGATAGTACAAAGTTTGTAAGGCCGATAGCCAACTTTGATGTCATTGACGTTGCTAGAGAATGACAAAGGAGGTGTATACAGTTATGAAACTTAGAAGTGGTTTTGTAGCTAACAGTTCATCTAGCTCTTTCGTAATTATGGTCAATGGCGCTATCAACAGTAATGGCAAATCAACATTCAATCCAGAAGATCTTATCATAGATATAGGAGGTGATATTAACCACGATGACTCTGTTGCATCTACATCAACAAAGACAAATCTTATGCATTATATAATTGATGATGTTGAGGATTCCTTCGGTACTGTCACTAAGAATAACTACATTGACTACTACTACCATCTTCTCAAATACTACGAACCCATACAACTCAACAGAGACGATCTCATTAGTGAAGCCATTGAGACCTTTCAGTATGATGATGATCTTATGCGATCAAATGGGCGCCTACAATCTCTAGCGGAGGAACTTGCCAACTACAACATCAAACTCTCTACCATTACAAACGAAATGTATAACTTCAATACTACTACTGCTATGAGGATACATGATGGCGCCAAGAAGTCTCATATTCTTTCATATGAGACTATGTGGCAGTTACTTCAAGACTACAAATCCACTATTACCAACAACTGTCGTTATATTAAAATGAAGAGTTCCAATAAGACTATCTATGAAACTCTCAAGGATACAGTGGTATGCGATGAATATGTTGGTGACTTTGAGACTTATAGTAACGTTGCCATGAAGAATGAGAGTCTATCTCATATGGTAGAACTGGCAGTCTATAGAATCATCGATGACATCAATGAACCATACATCAGGTCCTTTGGTAAGCTGTTGCAGATGGCAATCATCTTCCATCGCAACCCATCAACAGTGTTACTTAATATCTCTGTTGGTGATGATGGCTATGATGGATATCTACATGAGGCTCTGATCAATGGGATATGGCAAAGCAACAGCAAAGTTAAAGTTCTATGGCATGAACGAGAGTAAAATCCAGTTTCTGTCATTATTTGTTTTGAAGAAGTAAACTTTCGCGCATAAAATGTGCGCATCAATGTTTAGGAGGAATCAAACATGGGAGATAATAAGAAGGTTATGGTAAGTAAGGAAGACGAGTTAGTACAGAAACTTGGGTTACTGTTTGCACTGTTTGACTACATAAGGATTCAGGGCTCTATCTATGGATACAAGAGATACAAATACTTGTATCTGTTAGCTAAAGATTACATTACCATTAAGCGCGGCGAACACACCTATAGATTCAATGCCAATCTTATCAGGAATATCATGAGTCAAAGAGATTGGGAGACTACCTATCTTAGTAGTTTACTCAATGGTAATTGGGTTAAGACAAAAGCTAAGACTTTGGTTAACGCAACTGAACCCACATTACATCTCTGTGGTAGTAAGTTTACCGATAATGCAACATACTTGATCAACATGTGCTATGAGCTCTTTATGCTTGGTATTGATGACAAGAGTTTCATGTATAAGATATGCCCATACATTACTCACCTTAATAATAGTGTAAGGGTTACCAATGAGAATCTACTGAAGAAGAATAAGTATCTTGATCATCGATACGAGATAGCAATCTACTATCGATTCTACCATGCTTATTACTCCTGGCTCATTAAGGAGTACTCTATCAGTAAGAGTATGCATGGTGTTACCTATAAGGAGATCTTTGAACCATCCGAGGCCACTATCGATTATCTGATTGATAAGATGAGAGATATCATTGAGTTGTCAAAGGATGACATGAATGGTATTATGATGGGCACTTTTGATATTAATGAGATCAAGTGCACCATGAAAGACATCAAGAATAAGTATGTTTCCAGTAACAGTGAGTTTGCCTCATTGATAGGAAAGATGCCTGAAATGGTATTCCCTGAAACATACTTTGACGACAATGATGAGTATACTGTATCGTTGGATGTTATGGCGCCTAAGATCAAACAGATTGGTAGTACCATGTTTGAACTTGATGATAAGTGGACCATCGTTGATGGTTTGTGCCTGTTTCTAAGACTTATCAGATGGTCCTACAAGGAATCAGAGTTCTCTAAAGAGTTGCCAGAGAAGTATAATACTGGTGATATCTGTATATGGGATAACACCGCAGCAGTTAGTAGATCTTCTAAGGTACTACTTCGCAACTGTACAAAATACAGAAAGTCTGGGTTTGAGCCAACTGTAATCAATGATCAGCAACAGAGTATCGATTACAGTGTTGTCAATGATGAAGCATCAATCAATAGAAGCAATACTAGCGTAACATCAAACATCGATCGTCTTCTCTATACCAAGAGATACTACCTGACTCTAATGATCAATATGGATCAGGTAGAGTTTAACAGTGTGCAATACTCTGCCACTATCTCTGATAACAATGAGAACATGATTGTGTTTGGTGTAGTTGATACAACCATATATACGGATAGATTGGTTGTAAACTATTGGAACATGGATGTTGACAACGATGCAATCAACTGCATAATCGACGATATCATCGACACCTATTACTTCAATCACAATGATGGCGCCTCTGATGTAGAGGAAAAGAAAGAGTTTACAGTTAGCGCAAATGTGATCTTCAAGAGCTATAGACAGCAGATCACCAAGATTATACATAGAGCTTTTGATCCTGTTACTGAATGCGGAGGTGATAATAACAGTAGTAATGAAGAGGGTTGTTGAGGATGTTAGGGCGCTACAGTTGTGGCGCCTTATACATATAGCAGTGCAGTATGGTATATTGGTGTAACATAACACACAACAGTATGGAGGTAGATTTAGGTGAGCAAAATCAGGAATGATGCAACAGATGCAGTACATCAGGCGCAGAAGGAGTATCCTATCCATACTACACTGAACATGGTTAGGAACAATCTAACTCTTCAGATTCAGGGAGAGCCAATGTATGTACCATGTTGGTGTGGTAAGCCTGGTATTGGTAAAACTGCTCATGCCAAAATGATTGCAGAAGCTATGGGTATGTCCTTGCTGTATGTTTCAATGGCAAAACCTTACGAGTGTGCGACAAGTTCGTCTATAACTATCTAGGATAGGAAAAGGCGGGCCATTACATGGCTAACTGAATGATCGATATGTGGAATGAGAGAGTAACGTCTCGAAGCACATACTCTAATCCTCCAACTAGCGTGTACTGCGCTATCAGTACAGGTTAGAAGCTTGGTGAAGACAGCATCATAACAACAACTAGTATATTAATGGTATATTGTTAACGCATATACCCTATTATGTTGTTCATTGCTGGGAGGCTACAAGACATGTATGGTGAGAATGTGTGATAAGTCAATCACACTGACGAATCTGCGAATGTACGGGTTTTGGGATATTGGTATATCTGCACCAATAGCAATACTAATCTGCTTAACACTCTAGCACCACCATTTGACATCGAAGATGTCCATACTTTAAGCAGATATGCCCATATCTCTTTATATAACGGGACTAGTAGGTATACTCGTGCCGAAACATCCTGATACTGTTATAGGCAGTATCATGTTATAAGACCCATAGCAGACACCTAAGGATGCGTATGTATAGCTAGATCATTCGGAACTTGGAAAGCGAAGAGGATCAATTATTATACATATAACCGTAGCGGATTATGATCTAGGCGCGTATATATAAAGGCGCCGAATCTTCGTGAGAGCAGAGGCATGAGATACGAGATCCTTTAATAGGGATTGATCATCAATAGCCTCTAGTCGTAGTATATGTATATATCTACGATGGAACGCCGTGTGCGCTGAAAGGTGCATGCACGGTGTGGGGCGGGGGAAAACTCATAAGAGTTACCTATCGTCATACTTTACAGGACTACCTACACCAAATAGGGTTAGCTTTGAGGATGATGAGTCTGTTAAAGAGAAGATGTATGTCTATTGGTCTATGCCTGATATGATTCATGCAGCCAATATGATGGCTCGCAAGAAGGATACCAATGGATGTATTATCTTCATGGATGATCTGCATATCATTAGCCCAGATGTGCAGACCATGTTCTTTGAGTTGGTGTTGGAAAGAAGTCTCAATAACTTTAAGCTCGATAAGAATGTAGCTATGTTGGCCGCAATGAATAACTCCAATATGGCTGGATTCGATGGTTTCTTCTCTGCTATCAATAACAGAGTTCAGAGGATCAATGTTAGTATGAGTTGGAAGTATTGGTATGAGAACTGTGGCGCAGAACTGAATCCCTATATTGCTGGATTTCTCAGAAACTTCCCCAATAACATTGAAGAGCCTGAATCTACTGAAGAGCCATTCTGCACTTATAGAAGTTGGACTACTTTGTCCAAACTTCTGGAGCCTATCACTAAACAGTATATGGAGGCTACTGATAAGGATAAGAAGTGGTTTATTCAGCAGATTGGTATGCATGCGGCTGGCTTTATGAGCAGTAAGACTGTTACTATGCTCAAGACCAATATTAGTCAGCAGCTGCAGTATGACTATGAGGGAATGGTGAAGAACAACAAGTACTTCATCGATAAGAATGATCCAATCTCTCAGTTCTGCTTTGGTAACATTATCAGATATTTGCGCAATAGTAAGGATCTCGATAATATGATTGCATACATCAAGAAGATCATGGCTGAGGATACTGCACTGAAAGACTATTCCAATGCTATGATAAATATCATGTATGAGCTTAGCGCATTTTCGCACATGTATCGTAAGCGTCCTGATGACGAGGAGAGTAAAGCGCGTCTTAATCTTATCAAAGAGGCGCAGGCTAAGATGTTTGAGGCTGGTGGCAATAAGATCCACTCTCTTATCTACAATCTTAGCGCCACTGTATAACAGTTAACTCAATTGATATCTGTTGCTGATTTATGATGATGTGGTAGGATGTATATAGGTCTACTTCTACTACATCATCATAATGCAACAGGTGTATCATACCACGACGCATCACGCATAGGAGGTCGCGATGAGTAACAACAATGGTCTTGGAAGTCTTATGCAAAACAACGATACAGGTATGTTAACCTCTCTAGAGGTTATGAATGTAAAGGATAAGGTTGACTTTATCAAGAAGCTAATGAACATCATGTTGATACCGACAATGAACATCATGTCTGCTATCAACGATGATAAGTTACAGATGTCTCAATTGTCTATGATTATGACAGTGTTTGCATCAATACATGTTGATTGTGATCTTTATAATCTTACAATAGTAGAAGAGAATCCAAACACCATGTTGATGGAAGAGTGCTATAAGCGCAACGCTTTCTATATGTTAAATAGTGGGCCGGTTATTGATAAGAAGACTGGTGAAGTATGTATCTTGCTTGACTTCTACAAGAAGGCCACAACTGATCCAATGATCTTCCTTGATGAGGTTAAGAAAGAGAACGCCGAGATTCTTGGCTATCTCTATATGAAGGAAATCGTTGGAGTTGCACAGAAGAACTATCGCAATAAGTTTACATTGGCTAATAGAGCCCGAGTATATCTCTATGAGCACAACCCAAACATTCCAGCTACTATGAGAGATCAAGCTGCTATAGCTTTTGCTAAGATGGCTATGGAGTATCATCTTAATAGTATGCTGATTGATAACTTCAAGGAACATGGCAACAGTGATTCATATAGTATACGCAACAACATTGAGTATCTCAAGAAGAGTAACATGGTGCTCTATAACGAGAAGTATAACTACAAGATGACGCATCTTGAGATTCTTGAAGACTTGCTAAAAGATGCAAACATTGAGTTCATGTCTTTTGGAGATCAACAGGATGGCGCTAATAACAATCCTGATCCCAATAATCAGGATCAACAGAATCAACAGGATTCATCTTCTGATGGTGATGGTGATCAACAGCAGCAAGGTAGTGGTGATGCCAGTGAAGATGATGCGCAACAGTCAGATGAGATGAATGAGCAATCTCAATCTACTACTAATAGTGGTGGTAGTAATGGTGGCGCCGAATCTTCTGATGGCTCAGATGATGGACTTGATAGAAATAGTGCGTATAGGGATGAAGATCATGATGCGCAGATGCTCAAGATCACATTCAATAGTAACAAGAACATCATCCACTTTGTAAAGATACCTCCCAAGAAGGAAAACGATCGTTATGATCGACTGGATAATGAATCTGAGGATGTTATCGATCAGGTTCAGGACTATATTGATTATACAGTATCCAAACTCAAAGGTACTGGTATGAAAGACATCCTATCCAAGATTGGTTGCCCTATAGAGGTTGATATGTCTTGGGAAGATAAGATCATCAAGTACGTTGATGACATTACTAACATATCGACATCACATAAGGAGATTGCAACATGGGCCAAGATGAATATTTATACTAGGCACATTGCAACTCTACCTGGGCGCAAACCTCTACCAGAATCATATCCAACGATTTATCTTATGTTTGACCAATCTGGTAGTATGTCAAATATCACTATCAGAAAGATCAATTACATTATCCAATACTTCTATAAGAAGAAGTATAGAGTCAATGTATTTGTACATGATGATAGCCAAACAGCTGAAGATGTAAAGATCTATGAGTTTGCATCTTATAAGCAGGATGAGTTTGAATTGAACCAGTTGATCACATCTAGAGTTAAAGCAGGCGGCACATCTCATAAGGGTGTGTTTGATGTGATGGCTCAGTACATTGAAGAAGTGAAGACTCGTGGACATAAGAAGTATAACAGTCACTATGTACTGATTGCGTCGGATCTTTACTCAGACATTGAGCAGATTTATCAAAAGTATGAGTGGATTCGATTGTTGGGTAAGAATGTCATTGCTATTACAGAGTCTAAAGACATGCAGTTACCATTTGGGCAGACGATTGTAATGGAATGATTTGGAATCTATGGCGCCGCATGTTTGTCTATATGAATGATATGTGGCGCCATATATAATGAGGAGTGATTTACTACAATGATTACTAGTTTGCATGCAGCAAAAATCAATCTATCTCTCTACTTGTATCACATGGATGGATTTGATTACAATCTTCAGTCTAAGAGATCTACGCTTGAGGCGATCTATAAATTGATAGATTCCATTGGAAACGAATCCATCATTCTCAATGAAAAGACCGGCAACGATCTATCGCACGATCTTCTAGAGTTTACAAGACGTTACATCGCATCTCAATTGTTTCAAGATACTACAACCGATCCGAAGAATATCTACTTTGATGAAGATGGAAAATATGCGTTTTGTTTTCATGATGCCAAGCTTAATAAACTTGAACTTGAAAGAGGATTAACATATGATATACTTTCCAAATTAATGATAGATTTCGATAAGTATCGCATCTACTATGAATATGACTATGTTCATTCCAAAGAATCTGGTGAGCATAGATGGAGAGCATACTTTTACACATTTCCAATACAGATGTATAGTAATACCGCCGAAGCGTTTGTTACAAAACGACGGTATGTTGTAATCGCATATACTGTTCGGTATCATGTTCAGTTAAACATACCATACATTCGATTTATAACCGCGCATATTTTCAAATCAGAAGCAAGTTTACCACCACCACTTAGAATGCATATGGATAGTGGTGGATTTTCATTACCAAATTTATCGAGGTAGAATGATTATGAGTTGGTTTAGTCATGATGATGTTTGTGTTGTTGGGGACATCAATACAGATTGGGAAGATGTGTATGATCATGCCCTTGTCGCTAAGGAAGAACTACCAGAGATCTTTTATTCTTTCTATCATTCAGCCCATTATGATGGTTTTTATCCATGGGAGCAAGAGCTGTTGGCTATATACAATGGTATCAATACATTCTGCTTCAACAGCTCTTTGCGTAATATGAAGAACCGATTAGGAAAACTACCAAATTTTCTGACATGGAAAGAGCATCGAAGATGTGTAGAGGCTATTGTATATGGTAAGCCGCAGAATCTAGTAAGGTACCTTATGAATCAATGCTTCTCACCAGATGATGTGTTTCTACCTCCGCGATACTTGGCATACAAGGAGAGAGATTGGCGCATAGTATGGATTGATCGAATTGATCAAGATCTATAACCAAGCCTTCATCTAGTTGATAGATAAAGGGTGAAGATGAAGTCTTGGTTGTTTTTTAGGCTTGCAATCTCTTTACGTATATGGTATAATACGTAGTAGGAGGTAGTAGTTATGAGTGAGATCATTCTAGATAACGATCCAACCATTGATATGTCATCCATGCGCGGCATAGTTAAGCGCGTTACATACTATAACGATAAGACCACGTTTACAGTATTTCAACTCAAGTATAGTGATGAAGATTCACCAACTGGAACTAGTACTATTGCTTGTACTGGTTTGCTACCAGATGTACATAAGGGTATGTTATTGAAGTTGTATGGCACCATAACTACTAACCAGTATGGTACACAGTATCAGTTCAAGAGGTATGAGTTTGCTGAGCCGAAGTTTTCAGAGGAAGTAGTTAGCTACCTTTCTAGTGGATTGATTGATGAAGTAGATACCATTACCGCTAGGAAGATCTATGATACCTTTGGTAATGATACTATCAAAATACTTGATGAGACACCTGATCGTCTACTAGGTATCAAAGGTATTGCAACTAAGAAAGCTAGCGCCATTATCAGTAGTTGGAAGAAGCATAGAGATTCTCTTGATGTACATATGCTACTCCAGAGATATGGTCTATCTACTGAGACCATCAGTAAGATTAAAGAGTCTGCTAGTATGCTTGGAGTAACTGTTAAGCATCTATTGGTTAACAAGCCATATGATCTGGTATATAGATACAGTGGTATAAGTGTTGATACAGTTGATATGATCCTTAGAGATCTTGCGCCAGATAAGTTCAATAACTACTTCAAGAACTCTTTTGAGAGATTACAGTGTATGATCTACATGCATATTATGACTCACAATGTTGAGACTGGTGATGTATGTGTTGCATATGACTCTTTACTGCAACCTATAGCAAACAAGGCTGGTCTATCTGTTGCAGATGTAGATAACACCATTAGAGCTGAGATAGACTGTATGGATCATCTTTATTGGGAGAAGGAGATCAAATCTTCTATCAACTACTGCGCCAATGGTTACATGTATACTAATTTAGACATGCACCATGAGTTCACCATTGTAGCTAAGTTACTACAAGCCACTTATGATGGTTATAGCAATGATGTAAATCAGATGAAGAACAGTATCAATGATGTTATCGATTCTTTAATCAATCATGTTGAGTCAGATATCTCTATAGAGTACAATGATGATCAGAAGCGCGCCATCAAAGCAGTACTGCAGAACTTTGTAAGTATTATAACAGGTGGACCCGGCACTGGTAAAACAACCATTATCAGGGGAATCCTCTCAATTCTAGAAGGTTATAAAGATCTTAAAGTGCTACTACTTGCGCCAACAGGTAAGGCTGCTAAGAGGATGAGCGAGGCTACCAATCACTCTGCACAAACCATACACCTTGCGCTCGTCTCTACTAATATAGATGAGTACGACTGTATCATAGTTGATGAATCTTCTATGATTGACAATACTCTTATGTGTATGCTACTTAGTAAGTGTAGTATCAATCAGAGGATTGTGTTTGTGGGAGACATACATCAGCTTCCATCAGTTGGCCCAGGTAATGTACTATCCAACATCATTGACTCCAAGCTATTCAATGTAGTCACTCTTAATCAGATCTATAGACAGGAACATGGCTATATTATCTACAATGCTAAGGAGATCAATGAAGGGCGCTTTCCATCACTATATAATGAAGACAGCAATGACTTCTACTACATTGATAGTATCAATACTAACTATAGTAGGATGGACATTCTTGATAAACTACTTAGAGAGATACTACCATCTATAGCCAATAAGGATGGCACTCATGATAACTGGTACAAGGATCTACAGGTGATCTCTCCTATGAAGAAAGGTGAGAGTGGTGTTGCTAATCTCAATAGTTTCATGCAAAAGTTCTTCTGGGATATCAATGAACAGCATCACAAAACTCTTACTAAACAGTGGCATTTAGATGATATTAAAAGCAACTCCAGAACATCTAAAAACAAGTTTATAGAGGAGAATCGTTACCCTCTATCTATTAAGAAGGGGGATGTTGTATTCGCTGTAGGAGATCGTGTTATCAATAACAAGAATAACTATGATAAGCTGGTCTTCAATGGTGAGACTGGTTACATTGTGAAGATTGAGTTATCTGAGGAAGTTTTGCGCAAGGTTTCTATCAACAAGAAGTTTCGCACTGATAGGTTCTATGATAGTGATTATAAGGTATACATTGACTTCTCTAATGGCGATGAAGATCATAAGCCAGTAGAGTTCTCATATGAAGATCTCGATAACCTATCGCTATCATACTGTATAACTATCCATAAGAGTCAGGGCTCTGAGTACAAGTATCTGATAGTGTTTCTTAATAAGGAGCACTGGATCATGCAACAGAGAAATCTACTATATACCGCTATCACTAGGGCCAAGAGCATGGTGATATTGATTAGTGATGTTGAGTCTATTGGTAGATCCATTAGTAACAATCAAGCAATACAGAGACTTACCCTACTCAAAGAGCAACTTCTCTATTATAATGATCATATGGATCAATTGAGAAAGAAGGTGCGCGATAAGAAGTATGGTAGAAGTGGTAGTGATGGTTTAGACTTGCCATTTGATTTACGTGGTGCTATCTCGGAGATAAAGGATGTTGTTACTGATAGTACATTGGATAAAAAAGATCATGATGATCTTAAGCAATTATTACGAAACATTATGAGAGACAAGATCCATGTTAAGAAGAAGGGGCATGATGATGAATGATTACAAAGAGTGATGATCGTAATCGGCGCACCATGTTTGTTAACAGTGCTATTGCTAGAAATGAGATAGCACTAATGGATGATTGCACTGATACCAACATCCACTTCTATTACAAGACGATTGAGATTACATCAGAGCTATGTACTACTGATGACTTCTATAAAGATCCTGATACCAACGAATCATATGGCGCGCTAAGAAAGATACACATACATATGGATATCACTCCATATCTAGAGGATAGCGAAGATGATGATGGTGAGGATAATGATGATATTAATCCATCAGACATCTACTACTCCTATGATGATAGACTCAAGAAAAACTTCCCTGGTATGTTTGTAGATAGTGATACAATCAAGAAGTATGCAAGTGCTGCTCGGAAGATTCCATTGCTATCAGATATTATGGAAGTAGAGGAAGATTCATTGTATCCATTTGCGCATAAACATGGTCTTACTATTGGTAGTAAAGAGACCACATTCCTCGCGCCAACTAAGTCGTTTACATCAGAAGAAGTGATCTTCTGGTGTTGTAACATTATAGATAAGATTCTTGATTATTGCTTGCGTGAAGATGATGAAGAGAGTGATGATCTCTTTGAGATTGATGCGCAAGATGATGACGATGACGAAGATTAGTAGGGTGATAGTATACAATGGCTAGAAAGATAGCAAAGAATCGAAAGTTTGATATGAAGAAGGATACAGCAACTGGTCTGTATCGTATCAGAGCTCTTAGAGATGTTGGAGTTGCTGGTGCAGGTTTTGTAGAAGCTGGTACTCTTGGTGGACTTATATCTCATAAGGGAGTACTATCCAATGATGGTGGTTGTTGGATAGAGTATGGTTGCACTGTTATCAATAGTACTGTAACAGATGATGCCTATGTTGGTGGTAAATCATATGTTGAGAACTCTACTATAGAGAAGAAAGCACGCGTACTTCAAAACAGTAGAGTTGTAGATAGTATTGTTACTGAGAATGGACAGGTGCGTAATGAGGCGCAAGTACTTAACCATTGTACCATCAAGGGTAAGTCCATCGTAGCAGGTAAATCATTCCTATCACATTATGTAGTTATGACTGGCAATGCTAGAACTAGAGATAATGCACGTATTATAGGTGGCATAACTATCGATAAGGATGTTATTATTAGTAAGGATCTTACTTATGATCTCAAGGAAAAGATGCTTGCTAAGTTTGGTAAGCCTATAGAGAATAAGTACTATGTTGGTTATAAGATAGTCAAGAGTACTGGTAAGGATAAGATCTTCCTATCTTGTTATCTACCAGAGTTTGTGTATGATCTACATACCAGTAACACTACTATAAAGGAATCACGATTCAACAAGCGCAAGAAGGTTCTATGTGGTGAGGGTCTACATGTTGCAATGAGTGAGGATTATGATTGGAGCGCCGATTTTCAAAAAGATGCTGATACCATTCTAACATGTAGAGTAGATGTCGATGATATCATTGCTATTGAAGAGCATGCTGGTTCTAAGATACGCTGCAAGAAACTTACAGTAGTAGATATACGCAAGTATCCATTGGATAAAGAGTTGGCGCAACTAAAAGTAGCACACAACCTTAATAGTACCAACATGATCACATCAGTATACAATAATAAAACTCATGAAATTTTCTATGACTATAAAGTCATACCATACAATCGCAAGACTACGATCTTCAAGCTCAATATTGATCAGAATACAGACTGTGCTAACAACTATAATACAGTAATACTATCGGCGCTACCATCCAATGGATCACCAGTACTACCACCAAAGACATACAGAGAGTTGATCATTGGTACTAACATTGATGATTCCTTTAGTATCAATCATAAGCTAAAGAATCGGCACTTATTGGTAGTAGTGTATGATCTACACGAGAATCATACTGATGTTCATAAGAATTGTATTATACGATTTATCGATGAGGATAACCTATCCATTAAGTTCGATCATGTACTGAATAGTAAAGAAGAGTACAAAGTGATTGTCATATCACCCAATCGACCACTAACCATTGGCGCTGTATCTAACAGGGGTATTGCTAATGCTACACCATTTAGTAATATTTCTCTCTTTATGGGTAGCGATGTTAGTATGGTTGATATGGGAGTTACTGTATCGCATCCATTCAACAAGCTTGATGTCTTTGGATCACTACTAAACAATGACATCAATGAATCTTGGCCCATGCATCTTGTTAGAATCGATGAGCATAAAGTGCGCGTTATTCTAGAGAAGAAGCCAAGTCTTAACCATCAGTTCATATTGATGCTATCAAAAGCATAGTAGTATCATTATATACATTACGTTAGAAAGGATGATCTGTCAATGGTTCTCAAACATACTAGTAACACTCATGTCAATCCCATGGATTACAACGATGCCAAAGATCAGTATCAAAATATGTTGCGCGCTTCTCTATATCCAGCAATCAAGAAGTTCATTAAGGATCATCAGTTGGTTGAAATCAATGATTCCTTTCAGAAGAAGATGGTTGGATTTATTAGGGGTGCACTGATTGGTATCTTTAAGGATACCGATATAGTAAACACATCGTATCAAATCAATATGAACCATAACGTCATCTTGCGCAAACTTAACATCACATTCAGTATGAAAGACATCAACAAGCATGAGTACATGTTTGAGTTCTCTGTATCCATATAACAACAAAATTAACATCATGATGATACATCTAATGACGAAAGGACCGTGATCTTCTGTATGATTACTACATTCGTTACTTGCCTTTTCATACAGATGCTCTTCCTATTGAATCCATCACCAACTCAACTGGAAGAGGATCTGATCTTACCTTATGTAAGCTCTGACATACAACTTGTCGCACCTATCTATGAGAATGATATTGAAAGTATGGTGCGCACGATTACCATCCACACTATAGTGGATCATATTATTGAAGTCAATGACAAGATCACCTATGATATAGCAGAAGAGTATGCGACTCATATCTACGATGCATCCAACAAGTGGGATCTTGATCCAATGATCCTAACATCTCTGATACATCATGAAAGTAGGTTCAATAAAGGTAGTATTAATAGTGTTACGGGCGCCATAGGTCTTACTCAGATACTTTGGAAGTATCATAAGAATGGATTGACTAGCTCTTTCTCTACTATTAGTAAGAGAGAGGATCTACTGAACCCTAAGAATAGTATCTATGGCGGCGCCTGGATTCTATGGTGCTATAAGATGAGCCATAATGGTAATGTCAAGAAGGCATTAGCAAGATATTGTCCAGGTAGTAAGAGCTATGTAAGTAATGTACTTGATCTTGCACATAGGCTTAAGAAGTTGTCAATGAAGAAGAAGGATTGCTTATTGGCTAAGTTGAGCTATCAGTCGTATATGAACATTGATAGGATGATTGGAGATTGGCGCATATATCCTTATTATTGATCTGATGAGGTGATTGCCATGGCATCATTGTATTTAACACTTACATTCGATGAAAAGGCTGCGATTCGTAGGGTTATGGATCAGTATCTTGATGGTAAGTTTGATATGCGCCATCTTGGTAAAGCCGACTATCATATTGTTAATATTACTCAAGATAATAGGGCGGTTGATTATGATTTATACTTCGATCAAAAGAAGGCAAAACAGATCTTTCATGATCATTTATATTCAGTTGATACGATCATCTCTATTATGCTTGATAGATCACTTTATGGTACTATTGGTAAACTAAGAGATAATAAACATGAACGATTGGATTCAGATATCATTACATGTATTGATGATTGTAATCGCATTGAATCGCGGTGGAACAAGCTTTATGTGAACATGTTTGGTCAACTATCAAAGATTGTATATAATTTGCGCATTCATTCAATAACAAGAAGATCAGTCATTGGTGTCATAACATGTTATCCAGTTAACTTTGCATATGTGCGCAATAATGATCAGTTTAGATCAAATTATGATAAAGTTGTTTCGCGTCTTAAAAGAGATTATCAAAATCAAGCTACTATATTGAAAGAGTCAATGGTTTTGATAGGAGGTGCTGCAAAAATGCAATTTGAAACACTTTTGAATCGACAGATCGTTAACCTTACTGAAGATCAACTGTTCTCGCTTACAAAAGATGAGTTACTTAAACTCGCACCATCTAAAGATAACATTAGTGAATCGATGATGATGTTAACATCGGCGCTAATGCGACAAGTGGATACATTGAAGCTCAAATACTATTACGATAAGGATGACAAGGTTAATGATCCAGATGGTACATTGCATGAATATTACATCTCCTATTACGATCTTCAATCACTTAACGAATCAAACCTTCTAAGGTACAATCACGCAAACGTTGATATTTACAATCAGTTACTTGATAATAAGTATGAAGAGGTTGGTGGGCGCGATAAACTTACAACTGATCTCATTAGATCTCATTGGGCTATAGTATACGATGCCATGGATTCAATCAGTTATGGTTATGATCAACCGATCATCTACAAGAATCTATGCGATGCGTTTGGTAAGGATCAAGTTGATCAAGTTTGGAAAAAGTATTACAAGTTTGGTATCAATGATGGACTATAGTTTACCAATCTCTTGAGATAGATAATATACGAAAGGATCTGATGATCTTACTATGAGATTCTATATGACTACTCCAAAAGATAGCGCAAAAGACTATACAATGGAAGAGATGTATCGGCTCAATGAATGGCAAAACAAGATCATACATCCATTGGATGATGAAGCTAAGTATTGGCAGCAGTGGATTAATGATCCACTTACCATCAAGAAGTACTATGATGAAGATCCACCAAAGTGTTTTGAAGATAGGGAGAAGTATCCTGATGTATACTATGATCTGGATACATTGAGTGAAGAACAGCTTGATAATCTTGAGACATACAATCATGTCAATGTAGATCTCTATAATGAGCTTGTTAAGCAGAAGAAGTATGATCTGGCTCTTACTACATTGGACGAACAGATGTTTCCAAAGGCGCGTGGTGTTAGAGATATGATCATGTGCGGCGCTCCAGAGAAAGATATCATTAACTCTCTATGCCGCGCTTTTGGAAAGAGCTACACTATCGACATCTACAGTAAGTTCATTAGTAAGAACCAAGCTCTTATAGAAGGTGCATCTACATCCAAAGAAGATCCTCTGATAAACAAGCTTACTAAGGAGGAGATCGATAATATACAAGCTGTTATGGATAAGTATGTTGTAGATGTTATGCTTGGTAGGCTTCGGGCCGAATCTTTCGATGATGAGAAGGAAGACAAACAGTTTGTTGATCTGAAATCCTATGGTTATAAGATTGATAACTATCTCATGTACATACCAGATGTGAAAGAGCAGAAGATCTTCGAGAAACATGAGTTTAGTAGGAAAAAAATTGCACACCTTCTTCTTACTAAAGATAAGAGTAAACATACTGTTGGTACTGTTGTAGATAATAAACATATTGGGAAGTTACCAGTTGTGTGTGTTGATGGTGAGAAGCGCCAAGATTTGCGATGGAATCGATATTTTGGTCTTATCGATAAAGATGATCAGTTAACTTATGTGAAAGTTGTATATAGTTTGCAAGTTAAAGATCTTCCACCATATGTACCAGTACTTGTTATTGTAACATGTTTTACTATTGATGTTAAAGAGATTTTAAAAGATTCACCACAGCTTAAAAGAAGTATTGATGATACTAAATATATCTTGCTTGCGCCAATAGATGAAGTATATGGACAAAACGATCTCAACTATCTATCTAGAATGATAGATGAGATGACATATGGTACAGTTAATGATGTAATAAGGAGGTTAGAAGGTATGAAGTTCTATTATTTTGATGATCCAAATAAGATTATTGATCTTTCAGAATCTGAAGCAATGTCGCTTTCATATGAACAGTTGAAAGAGATTGATAGTTACGATGAAGATACACATGAATGGAAAGCTCAACGTTGTAATCGTTTACACCCAGCGCAGTTTGTGGAGAAATACTATGATGCTGATGATACATCTGTTAAGGATGCCGATTATCTTAACTGGTATTATCATAATCGATATTGTTTTGAAGAGCTAACTGAAGAAAAGCTACAAAGATTACGCAAATACAACCACAAGAATGCTGACATTCATAACATGCTGTATACAATGAAAGCTCGGCAGTATAGTGACGTTGATAATATTATTCCAGATTCGGTGATAGATGATGATTGGCGAGATATATGGTTTGATGCGTATGAATCTATAGTGTATGGTCATCCTCAAGAAGAGATCCATAGTAAGTTGCAGGCGGCATTTGGTAAAGATGTAACGGATGAGGTTTGGTATCAATACTATCCAAAAGAGGATTAATGATTATGAAGTTTTATTACTTTGATGATCCAGATAAGATCATTAATTTGTCAGAATCTGAAGCAATGAATCTTTCATATGAGCAATTGCTTCAGATTTGTGGTTGCGATGATGATACTCATGAATGGAAAGCTCAACGTTGTAATCGTTTACACCCAGCGCAGTTTGTAGAGAAGTACTATGATGCAGATGATATATCTGTTAAGGATGCCGACTACCTCAATTGGTATTATCATAATCGTTATTGTAATGAAGATCTAACCGAGGAGAGGTTGGAAAGATTGCGTAAGTATAACCATAAAAACGCAGACATCCATAATACATTGTATACCATGAAAGCTAGAGAGTATAGTGATGTTGATAACATTGTTCCAAGGAGAGTGTTAGACGAATGGCATACTTGGTATCCAGCGTATAAATCTATAGTATATGGTCATCCCCAAGAGGAAATTCATAAGAAGCTTCAAGATGCATATGGCAAAGAAGTAACAGACGAGGTTTGGTATCAATACTATCTAAAAGAGTAGCGCGAAGATCTTACGCACTACTTCCTATTACATCTAATTACATGGAGGGGATATGGTTATGGTTAACTTTTGGGATATGTTAGATGATGGTGCTCGTAACTTCATCCAAAGAACATTTGAGTTCTGGAAGAGTCATGGGATTACCATGTGTGAGATTGATCACTTCTTCTATATGATGATCAAGGACAAGAAGAACTGTCCAAATGTACACAAGGCGCTTGATCATTTTCAAATTGATATTGATGGTATTGCTAGGGAGATTGAAGATTTGTACATCAATAGCAACAAGTTTGATAAGTCTTCGCAACCATCTAAACCAAGTATCAGTGCAGACTTGCGCAGCTCTATGGAGATGTCGATCCCTTATCTTAATCCTTTAGAGCTTAACGTTAAAGGGCCGGCTATTCTTACCATTGATCATCTGTTTCTAGGCTTGATGATCTCACCATCATCCAAATTAAGCACATACTTTAGTGATCGTGGTATAGATTCAAATGTAATCCTAGAGTATATGGTATCATTGGATGATTGTACCATCGTTGATAACTTTGGTAACTTCTTCAAAAACGATGATAGTAAGGTGAGTAGTGTTGGTGATTCTTCTGAAGCTACCGATACTATGGATCAACCTACTGATAGTGTAGATAATGAAGAGAAGAAAGATTCCTTTACCAACACTAAGGCAAAGGGGCCGAATAAGAAGACGCCACTATTGAATCAATTATGTACTGATCTTACTGAACTTGCCAGTAAGGGTAAGATTGGGCCTATCATTGGTAGAACTAAGGAGATTGAGATAGTATTAGAGATCCTTTGTCGCAAGAACAAGAAGAATGTCATATTGCTTGGTGATCCTGGTGTTGGTAAGACTGCTATTTCTGAGGGAGTAGCTATTGCATTGTATAATGGAAGAGTACCACTTCCACTGAAGGGTAAGAGATTGGTACAACTCAATACAATAGATCTGATTGCAGGTACTAGATATAGGGGTGATTTTGAGGAGCGCATAAAGTTTCTGATTATGGAACTTACAAACAACAAGGATGTCATCTTGTTCATTGATGAGATTCATACTATTATGGGAGCCGGTAATGGATCTGGTGGTCTTGATATTAGCAATGTGTTGAAACCGGCACTTGCTAGAGGAGATATCCAGGTTATTGGCGCCACTACTCAAGATGAGTATCAGAAGTACTTTATGAAGGATGGCGCGCTTGAAAGAAGGTTCCAATCTATCAATGTTAAGGAGCCTGAAGATAGCGATGCTATGGATATCCTTAAAGGTCTTAAGAGTTCCTTCGAAGAGTATCATTCAGTTGTTATCGAAGATAAGGCTCTAGAGGCAGCAGTCAGATACAGTAAGCAGTATATACCCGATAGGTATCTACCTGATAAGTGCATTGATTTAATTGATATAGCTGGTGCTAGAAGTAACATGAACACTATGGATCTCCCAGAAGATATGATCAAGTTACATGAGGAGATCAGTAATACTACTGCACTCAAAAATAAGGCAGCCAAGGATGAGAACTTCAGTATGGCTGCACAGTATCATAGTAAGGAGAAGACACTCAAGGAAAAACTTGCTAAGAGAGAGAAAGAGTATTATGCTTCTCTCAATAACAACAAGCCTAACATCACTGACAATGATATTGCGGCCATCATCTCTAGGCTTACAGACATACCAACAGATAAGATCAGTGAGGATGAATCTTCTAGATTATTATCTATGGAGGATAATATCAAAAAGCGTCTCATTGGACAAGATAGTGCGATTGATACTGTATGTAAGGCTATCAGAAGGGCTAGAACTGATCTACATGAAAAGCGGCGCCCGATTGGTAGCTTCTTGTTTATGGGGCCAACTGGTGTAGGTAAGACTGAACTTGCTAGAACTCTTGCAGTTGAACTGTTTGGTAAGGAAGAGAATCTCATAAAGTTTGATATGTCTGAGTATATGGAGAAGTTTGATGTTACTAAACTGTTGGGTTCGCCTCCTGGATTCATTGGATATGAAGAGGGTGGTAAACTAACAGAAGCTGTTAGAAAGCAGCCTTATTCTATCCTACTGTTTGATGAGATTGAGAAGGCGCATGAGGATATCTATAACGTTATGTTACAGATCCTTGAAGATGGTGTAGTTACTGATGCTAAGGGTAGGAAGATACACTTTAACAACTGCATCATCATCATGACAAGCAACATTGGCGCCGAAGAAGCACTCAATAGAAACAAGCTTGGTTTCTCTGAAGATACGACTAAGACTATAGCTGATCATATTAGTGGTATCATCATGAAGAAAGCTAAGTTGCAGTTTAGGCCAGAGTTCCTTAACAGACTTGATGATATGGTTGTATTCCAACCATTAGAGAAGGAACATCTGAGAATCATCGTCGATCATACTATCAGTAAGATTAACAAGAGGATTGCACACAGGAAGATTAAGCTCTCAATTACTGATAATATGAAAGAGCAAATCATCACTGATGGTTATGAACCAAAGTTTGGTGCCAGGCCAATCAAGCGCGCTATCCAATCACTAGTGGAAGATTATGTGGCGGATAAGCTCCTCAAGAAGATCATAGTTAATGATACTGATGTTATGTTAGATTATGACTCTGAGAAGAAAGAAACTACACATGTAGCTACAGTCATTAGTGAGAAGGAGAAGAAAGATAAGAGTCATCTTCCAACCATGAATGATATCTTGGCGCAAATTGGCGGAGGTGTAATCACCGATGAGTATATCAAAGCCATGAATGATATCATGCTGTATGGTGAATCTGATCTTGTTCGTGGTCCAGGTGAGTAGTAGTTAGTATACATATCTACAGTAGTAGCAACATGGTATATGATAGTAATGTTGCTACTACTGTATCAAATTATACCAATTAATGAGGAAAGCGATGCTTTGATGAGTAAGATTGAATGGGAAGGCCATGAGAATGGTATACTAACGGAAGATGATTTTGCCAATCATACATTGGATGAGATTCAAGAGTTTTGTGATATGTGTTATGATAAACTTGATGAAATACGTGAACGTTTCTTTAAGGATCAAGTCATATACTATCTTGATCCTTATGATGAAACTGATGATTATTATGTAGATCGATCTTGGCTAAATGAAGATACTACCATTGATGTAGATCGACTAAAACTATACAATATAACAAACTGTGAGATATTTAACTGTTTGTTAGATTGTTATAAGCAGTTGAATGGTAGCTTTCCAGATATAGCAAGTTGGCCACAGTATCTTGAAGCTCGTAGATCTATAGCTAGAGGTGATCATCAACATACCATTTATATGAAGTTGGTAGAATGTTTTGGTAAGCAAATGGTAGTTCGCTTTATTATAGATAAGAGAGATTTTGGTGCAAATTAAATACAACCTGCGTCATAAAACTAAGCTTCAAACTTAGCTATTAGTGCGCAAACAGTTAGCTTTTATAACTTTAGTATAACAAATTCATGATAATAGCGCGTGTTTGTTTGCGTGGATCTATATGCTGAATGATGGGCGCAAGTTGCTCCAATGTGGAGAGATGCGCCTTATTTTTTGCAATGATTGGGGTGTAGATGTGGGTGCGGCTAGATAAAACCAAGTTAGAGAAGTTTCTTACTGATAAAGATAGTACATTTGATGATTTACTTGCAGAGGATGATACTTCTACTCTTGATAACCTAGTAGATATGGCTAAGGAGTATCTATCAATCGATGAAGATGATGGTGATGTTGTTTATGATAAGACTATGATGGTTATGATTAATGAAGCATCATCTTCCATAAACAGTGATATTGATAATCGGGCGCAAAAGTTTGCAACTTTTCATCAGGCAATCAAGAGAACGCAGAATCAGCGAAGGGTTATGTCTGATGAAACAAAAGAGAAGATTCGCATACAGCAGTTAGAGATTACTAAGAAGTTGCGCGGCGAAGCAATCAATACTCTATCTAAGGCCAAGAGTAAAGAAGTTGCTATTAGGGCAGCAAACAATCCAAAAGATTTTGCTCTATTGAATCAGAGCTCAGTTGCAATGATACCCAAAGATATGAGATCTCAGATCATCACCAATAATAGTCTTATGATTGGTACTGGTGATGATAGAAACTATGTTGGGTTGGATCCACAGTTACAACAGCAAAAGAGTGGTATAAATGTATCTGGATTCATTAGTGGCGTTGCTAAGAATCCAATGAAGTTATATAGCTACTACTTCATGTCCACAGCTTTAATTGGATTGTTTCTACTTATGGGGCGCACTATCTTTGGAGTAGTAAGATTCATCACTAATGCCCTTATGAACAATCACATAGCAAACAGTCTGTTCACTTGTGATAGTGTAGTTAATAAGGATACAGTAGAGGATATGATCAAGAAAGCTCAGGGCAAAGATCCGGCGCTTATTAACTGGCTAGAAAGTAACTTTGGTAAAACCCCTGAAGATCGTATGCGCTACTATGATACTAATAACACCTTTACCAATCCTGATGGTACTGAACGAGAGAATGGTATCATTCGTCTACCAGTAGGTTCCAGAAAAGAAGGTTACAACTTCAATGACATTACCAATAGCTTCAACTACTCTTTATCGGTAGCTGTTAAGTATATAGCTATTGCGGTAGCTATAGTTGGGTGTATCATGATACTATATAAGTACATCTCTAACAAGATTAACAAGAAGAAGCGCGATCAATATGCTACTGTTAATAACGTGGCGCAAGAGTCTGTTAGTATTGATATGCTTAAGGAATCCAACGATCATGATAGGGAGTACTATGATGAAATGGATCTGTTGGATGAAGGTATTTCGTTGGGGTGGTTGAGTAAGTATACGCCAACTCCTACTAATATTCTCGGTATCATCAATCGTGGTATCATTAGTACTGCGGCGCTAGCTAAGGCTACTGAAGAGGGTCTTGAGAGTAAGACCATATCACCACTACTTGCAAAGGTTTGTAACTTCTTTATTGCGCTTGGTAATACCATTCTACTAGTAGCTAAGGGTATCATGCTTGGTATTATATCAGTTACCAATGGCAAGACATCTTCAACCATTAGATCGATGGCACAATAACATATCATGTTCCATATATAGAGGGATATCATATGCCGGGTAATAGTGCATTTGTTATAACTAATGATCATGCGCAAAATGAAAAGCTCTTTGAAGAGCTATTAGCAAGAGTAACACAAGCACTACTTAATCAGACACCTGCAGGACCTGGCGCCCCTACTACTGTAGTAGATAGTCTTGACTCTACTAGTATAACATCGGCGCTATCTGCCAATATGGGTAAGGTTCTAAAAGAAGAGATTACCAAAGCTATCAATCAGGTATACAGTAACATAGTCAATACTGTTACCAGTGATAGTGATAAGCATTTCCTATCAGCTAAAATGGGTAAGGATCTTGCTAATAGGATCAAAGTATTAGAGAGTTCTGTTATGGGTGGTGGAGGAGGCGGTGGATCTTCTACCAGTAGTGTACCTAGAGGATGTATTGTTATGTGGTCTGGTACATTGGATAACATTCCTAGTGGATGGGCCCTATGTGATGGTGTTGCTGGTAGACCCAATCTACTTGATAAGTTTGTTAAAGGTATTGCAAATAGTACAACTAATCCTGGCACCGATGGTGGTGCCAATCAAATTACATTGAATATTAACCAACTGCCATCACACAATCATAACATCCTACATAAGCATACTACTATGGCTCACAGTCATACCAATAAGCATATCCATGATATTAAGATTAAAACCGAGGTATCTGGTGGACATGAACATGAGTTCTCCAATGATCCTATAACATGGAAGGCATGTCTGTTTAAAACCAATAACATCATCAGTATTAGGCATGATAATGGTGGTGATTCCATTATTGGCGCCGCTAGGAAGAAGATGGGCAATGCTCCCAATGACTATCTATTTAGCGAGAGTACTAAGAATGATGGTAATCATGCTCATACCGTTAGAGGTAAGACAGAAGACGCCGAAGGTAATACTGGTGAGGCTATAGTAGAGATCAATAGCTTCAATGGTATTAGCGCCAATACTGGACAATCTGATCCTATTGATATCAAACCTGCATACTATGAGCTGGCCTTCATAATCAAACTATAATTATAGAAAGGAGGCCCATACATCACCAAATATGGATATTGCAACTAGTAGAAAGTATGTACACTATGACAAGGTTACTGGTAAGATCTTTGGTTTCTATAACAAGAGCGAAACTATTCCACTACCAGAACCATATCTAGAGATCAACGATATACTATACAATCTCTACTTTGATAACCTTGGTACTAAAACCTTCAAGATCATCAATGATAACATGGTAGAAGTACCACATACAACCAATGATGATATCTCATTGGCAGATTACAAGTCCTTGAAGAATGCTGAGTTATCCTATACTGGTAGACTACGACAGAGTCTTCCCTTTGGATATGAGGGTAACTATTATGATGTATATAATCTGCGGCGCAATTACTTTGATCAGCGATTCATTGAAGAGATCTCTACCAAGAAGACCAATACTGTTAAACTACAGACAATCAATGATCGACTAGTTACAATGACTAGTGAGCAGTTCATTGAGTTCTATGTAGCCTATGGTAAACATATCAGAGCTATACAGGAGACTCTACTATCTCTATTGGATAAAGTGCTCGATGCTAACAACAAGGAAGAGATTGATAAGGTTCAATGGGATGAACTTGGTGTTGTAAAGTATCCACCAGGTAGTATACTATCACCATTTGCAGATAGCTCTAACACCTTTGTGTACTTTACAGATGCGCCCAATGATGGTAAAGTATACGGTAGACAACATAACAAGTGGATGCCCATTGATATCACTGGTAATACTACTCCAATACCACCAGCGCCAACTATGGAGAACCCACCCAATAATGGTAAAGTACATGGTAGAGTGTTTGATAGATGGGTGGAGCTTACTATGACTGATATTCCAGATGCTAATGCGCCAAATGATGGTAAAGTATATGGGCGCAGCTATAACAGATGGGTTGAGATTAACAGTACTCTTGCCGTCAATGATTGGATGGTGATCTAACTAATATATGGCCACCATACAAGAACTACTTGATCAAGTCAATGCTATCATCAAGGATAAGAATCCTGATTATCGAGAGATCGATGCATCTGATCTACATACTCATACAGTAGATGACATACCGCAACTTACCATGATGTTCAATACTGGTAGGTTTGCCTATATAGAAGATCTCTACTACAACGATACCAGTAAGGTTGGTTATATCAACTATAGTAATGGTTTGTTGATAAACTATGGGCGCTTCACTTACAATAACAAGGATCTACAGACAGGTGTAATCTTCCCACTATCATACAACCTTGCAACCAACTACTCCTTGTTTTATAACAAGATAGCTAACTACAATGACACTAACTATATGAACGAACCATTTGATAATACCTATGATATACGTGTTGTATCTAAGGAAGAGTGGGGTTTTATTGTAACATCAACACAGTTGTATATACCTCCAACCATCGCATACAACTACTTTACACTAGGATTCAGAACTCCATAGATAAGGAGTGAGTAACTATTAGCTTTGCTATAGATCAGATGATTAAGGATGCGCAGAAGCAGCAGCATAATGAGACTATTACTAGTAATGTAGTGGAAGCAGAACCATTGTCTCCTACAAACATGATCGAGTTCCTAGATCATGTGACTAAAGATCTACCATCCAGTAACACACAAGCAGTATCTGCTATCGTAGATGGTGAACATGTTGATAGTAGTAATAGTACTACTTCATCTAATGACTATGATACTATTATGGATGAGATACAGTCGCATGAGAAGGCTATGGAAGTTGCCATTAATAGCGCCGAAGAGATTAGTAAAGAGTTGAAAGATAGTATCATGTACTATCTTAAGATTCGATCTGCTAATCGCAATGGTATACTGTTTAGAGGTGTACCTGATGTACTACAGGCATCAGCTAGATTACTTGATATCTCTATCAGTGGTAGGTATAAGATTGCCAGTTTGAAGAAGTTGCGCGCCTCTATATTGAAAGATAAGAATGGCGGCGCAAGTGGTAAAGAAGACTTCAATCTGCTTACGTTTTTGAATGAGAATTAGATAAATGATATCCTCCATGTGAAAGGAGGTTGATTCTACATACCAAGTACATATTGCTCTTGTAATGTATACTGTATCTGTCAGGGACAATCTGTTACATGCGATGGTAAGACTGCTTCTACTAACAATCCACCATATCCATTTGTGGAAGTTAAGGTTGGAGAGTATATTACCGCGCAACAGATTAAGAACCTACAGAATGCAATCAATAGGGAAGAGAAGCGCCGCAATGTTCGTATTGAGCAATCTGGTACTTATCCTAACCAGTCTGGTATCTCTGGTGGACATACTAAGAAATGGGTAATAGATAAACTAGTTACTACTGGATCAATGACATCCTTTACGCCTGTAGAGAAGGGCGACTTTGTTAAAAGTAGTGATTTTGCGGCCATGAAAAATGCTATCAAGGCTCTCACTGGTAAGACCATGGATTTCAATATTGGTAGTAGTGAGCTGGATAGTATTGATACCAATACTGGTTCCATCATCTATGCTAAAGATATGAATGCTATGGCGCGCATAGTATCAGAGATGGGTAAGTATTGCGTTTGTAATAATAAGGAAGCCTGTAACTGTAAAGAAGCTTGTAATAGTAACTGTAGCTGTCAGGGTCACTGCACTTGCAATAGCTATGATCCTTGTAGCTGTGTAGGGTATACGCCACCACCCCCATGTACATGTAGAACTTATACCTGTAGTTGCCAGAGTTATACAAAACCATGTACTTGCAAGAATGATACTGGTTGTGGTTGCAAGAGTTATACAAGTAGACGTACAGAAGTTATACAATCTACATTCACATCAACATACTCGTACTATCCAGCTAATGGTGGTCCTAATGCATTTAATCATCATGAAATGATTGTACAAACCAAGTATGCAAATCCACGAAATATTAGAGTTGAAAGTGCAAATGTGACATTTTATATCCAATATGATAGATCAAGCATAAGTCCAACGCAATCATATGTTAATAGTATTACAAATGAAGCGTCATATTCAGATAGCCGCATATTCTTCGATTTTCGTAATATGGAATTTCTTGGGCGAAGATTTGCCTTTGCTGGTGGTTTAACTAAATCTGATTGGAGTATTGGTGTAGAAGGAAACCGCAGAGTTTGTCGACGCAATTGGCCTGGTCTTGTTGGTGCAGGTATGCCTAGAAGAACTGAAACCGCAATGACTCAGTACAATAGGTTTGAAATCAATCCATCGATTGCATACTTTAAATCCATGCGCCCATATCTGTTAACGCATTTAGTATTAACAATAACAGTAAGTTACGATGTTTAGGTGGTGATAGAACATCAACTTCAAACCAGATCTTAGCGCATATATAGTTGATAGAGATAGGTATCTCTATGGCGCCGATGCAGATCAACTACTACTAGATATAGCTAGTCTACAAATAGCGCGCAAGAAATATGAAGATCGCCTTAAGAAACCAGTTAATAACTGGGATACTAATGATAAGAGCGGATACCTTGCAGCTAGTATGGGAGTAGCATTCAAAGAGTATATTGATATGCTCAATAAGAGTGGCGTATTTAAAGGACCACAAGGACCACTTGGTCCAAAAGGTCCACAGGGTCCTACAGGAGATATGGGTCCAAAGGGTCCTAATGGTCCAGCTGGTGCTAAGGGTCCTACTGGTGATCCTGGTACTGATGGTAAGGATGGTAATCCTGGGCCCGATGGTCAAGATGGACATTCTGGTGGTAATGCTGGTAACCAGGAAGCTCCAAGTAGTCTATACATCTTTGGCGGCTCTGGACTAAAGTTCAACTATGGATACACTAACATGTTTAACAAATTTAGTGGATCAGAATATACCACACACTCCGCCTACTTCCAAAAATCATTCAGTAGCAGTATAAATAGTATACTTATCTTCCCAAAGATAGCAAAGAACCCATCACTTACAGGTACTAGAAAACCAGCAGTAGGATTCTATATATCAAGTCTTAGTACCAGTGGATTTAGCTTCTATTGGAGTGAGTTTGAAGATAACCCGGCAGACATATACCCAATGTACTTTACATACTTGGCAGTTGGGAGGTAGTATAACTGTGGCTGATATAACATACAAGATACTACCACCACATATATCCACCAAGGAACAACAGGGAGATCTACTAAGTAAGCTCAATGATCTAATTGATAAGTACTATGCATACCATGATATAGTGCCAGTGAATGATTGGGATACCAATGATCCTACAAAGTATCTATCTGCCAATATGGGGCGCGTATTGAAAGAGTATGTTGATTCTATGAAGGATCTACCGGAGAATCAAGGTAATCCTGGTCTAAAGGGTCCGCAAGGAGATCCAGGACCCAAGGGGCCAAAGGGTCCAACTGGTGATATGGGCCCAAAAGGTCCTAGAGGAGATACTGGCGCCGCTGGTAAAGATGGTAAAGATGGTCCTGATGGTAAACCCGGTCAGAATGGTTCTCCTGGTTCTAGTGGTAGTTATACATATCCATCTGGAATGTTTGTTGGTACTTTGTTTGGCGCAGGACAACGTCTAAACATCATCTTCAAACACGATTCATCATCAGTACCAACTAATAGTTTCTTTACTAGGAGTCTTGGTAGTAGAAACCAGAGCGGTATGATTGGTTGTCAAATTACATCAAGTGGTAGTGCTTGCACATATGCAATTTACTCGGTGTCTACCAGTGGCAGCAACATTGATATGTATGCATGGCAATCACCATGGAGTCCATCAACTGGTAGTGGTGGAGTAGCATTGATAAGTTTAGGTAACTAATAAGATGGCTAATAACTTTCTAGAGATCTCTAAGAAGATCGTCTCAATGGTTGAGAAGTATAATGCATATAATCTACCACCTCCAGTAACCTCATTAACATCTTCAGATATAGACGCATTTGCTAGTAGTGCCCTTGGTTATGAACTAAAGATCTATATTGATCAGTTAAAACAGAAGGGTAATCTATCTAACATTGGAGTAGCTGGTCCTGAGGGTGATATGGGCCCAAAAGGTCCTACTGGTGATGTTGGTGATATGGGAGTACAAGGCCCACCTGGAGAGAAGGGCGCAAGAGGTAGAGATGGTAGGAATGGCGCTGATGGTAAACCTGGCGCTAATGGTCAGGATGGATCTGCTGGTGGCTTTGACAGTAGCAATGCTCCAGCAATCATTCTCAATGGTAATGGTGGATCAAGTAGATATAAGGTGTGGATGGTTAGTGATCTAAATACCAAAATACCATTCAACACATGGCAAACTGTATACACTACACTACCCATACACTTCTGTATGGTGCAACCACATGTATATGGCGGCGCTGGTCAATTCTCTCACTATCTAGATTGTACAACTACTGTTAGATTCAGTGGTGGTAATAGTTACTCATACTATATAGCACAAGTTGGTAAGAGATCCTATGGTAAGCTACCAAGCATGTCATTGCGTATGAACTCTTTGAGGATCATATCAGCTAGGTAGTACATAGTTACTAGCTACAATATCAACATACTACTACGATTAGGATAGGGTAGGATGCATCATGGAAGGCAATACAAACAAACGACGCGGTAAGTACTTCGAAGATGTAATTGTTAAGGATTATCGTAGGATCTTTAGACTTGATAAGTATCAATGCTATCGATCTGGTAGCAGTGGCGCTAGAACTACCATAGAGTACAATGGTGATGTTTCATTCAATGAGCCAGATAAGTATCCACTAATTACTGAGTGCAAATACTATAAGAACATGACTCTCGATAACTTCTTTCCAGGATGCTGCTCTTATATCAATAACTGGCTCCAACAGATCAATAATCAGAAACATCACTACATTAATAATTTCAATAAGGTGCCTCTTACTATCATAGTAGCAGGGAGACCTTATGATAAGCATCATCATATAGTTATAGAGAACGATGATATCGAATGCGAGGATCTAGATGTAATTGCAGGGATACATCAGTATATGATCTTCTATAGTAGTAAGATGAAGCGCAACTATATTATGATAGACTACATCTACCTAGAGAGATTGTTGGAGTTCTATTGTCTATTAGAACATCGCAAGAATCTATCATCTACTATATTGAAGATTGATTAATATGATAATAAGGAAGGATGTGATTCTCGATTCCTTATAGTTATTGCAGATGTAATACTGAAAACACATGTTCTAGTCAGAATGTAACATGCACTTCAAAGCGTGCGCCTTCTTCAAGTGGGCAGTATCCATTTACTCCAAAGACAACTAATGATCCAATACTAGCCAGTGATATCAATACTCTACAGAATAACATTGAGTCTGAGATTGCTTCGCGTAAGAATCAAGTTATAACACTAATGCCAGTACCACAGAACTCAAACATTACTGCATCTGATTTTACTACCATAAGAGATCATTATAATGCATCACTAACTACATCCAATAATGGTGACTATTCTACACAACCACAGATAACAACTAACTACACTGTTGGTAGTGAGATTAGCGCAACGCACATCAATGAACTATATACTAAGATCAACGATGTATCCAAACATTGTATCTGTAACAGCGAGGCTTCATGTGGATGTAAGGATAACTGTCCAGCTAGATGTGATTGCCAATCTTATTGTGTTTGTAACTGTGTAGGACACTGTCCATGTAATGTACAGTGCTCTTGCCAGAGTCAACAGTCTAATGTACTATTGGCTACATGGTCTGGTACAATTTCTGGCCCAACTGGTTGGAATATGACTATGCATCAGAGTGGTTCTCGTAGTGGTGAAATCACAAATTGTCGGGTAGACTATGATATCTATCCAGCTAACAGTAGTTGGAGCGAACAAGAGTTTAGAAATGCATGTATAAGAGTAAGTAATAACTCATCGCATGGATTGTTAGTTTATCCTAGTGGTACTAATAACTATGGTATGGGCAGCAAAGAAGAATGGTATGAGCGCAAGTGCTATGTTTATGGTACAAAGCTTGAGGAGCATGATACTAGGTATACTCGTAGTAAACTTGGTAGATTTAGTGATGTGTGTACCAGGAATAGAGCGCAATTTAATAACTTGTCTACATTTAGGTTAGTATGTGATGATAACTCTATTACCAATAACATCCGAATAACTGCAACCATATATGTATATGGCACTTTGAGATAATATGGAGAAAGAGAGGTGACTCAATCTATTGGCCGATCTTGATCTAAAACATGCAGTAGTACAGAGATCCACTACCATACCAGCTGCTGCTGAGAATGGTACATTATACTTTGGAGAATTGGATGGATCCATTAGTTGTAACTTTGGTAATGGTATGAAGAGCTTTGGCAGCAGTAATGTAACGCCTATTAATAACCTTACTAGTGATGATACTGATAAGCCACTATCTGCGGCGCAAGGCAAAGCTCTAAAGACTATCATAGATACTACTAATAACAGTATTACTACCATCACCAATAACATCTCTGAAGTAAGTGAGTGGGTTATGATCTCTTAATGAAAGGGTGCGCCATTAGTATATACCATGAATCATAACATACAAACAGTTCTAGAAGAGCGCTATAAAACATTTGATGATCGTATACTATGGGATATGCCCATCTTCTACAACATTGATACCAAGGTGCACGCCTTCTTTGTAGTAGATAGTCATTCATATAACAAGGATGGTACTATTGATGAGAATAGTATCAATAGTAGCATCTACTACAATCGTTATCCCAATGATGAAGAGCTGCAGTTTATTAAGGATATCGATGATGGTAAGATTGATAAAGATAGTTATGTTAATGGTGGAGAATCATATGGCGATATACAGGAGCGCATTAGAGTATACAATCTATTGAAGAAGTATACTAATGAGCATCCAATGTCCTTGCGCCCATATAATACCATTGATGAGTATCTGAAAGAGAAGGCGCAGAAGGATTACGATAGATGGCATACTCTTGATAATGAGATAGAGAACAAGAAGCGTGAGATTGCCTATGATCGTTGGAAGGATGAATGTCGTGGATTGAGATATAAGGGTGCAATTATCTACACTGACGACATCTCACAGAACAAGATTATGGCTACTGTTATCTACGCTAACTCTCTCAATGATCCCAATTATACCTGTAGATGGAAGTGTCTTAATGGTAAGTTCATTAACCTCAATCAAACTGAGCTAAATGAACTGGCTAATCTCATTAGAGATCATGTTCAGCAATGCTATGAAAGAGAAGAAGAAACACTTCAGAGACTCTATCAATGTAAGGATAGGGATGCTGTCAAAGACATCTACTATGAAGAGGTTCATGAAGATTTGATCAATGAGTAGTAGTAATGGAGGTGTATTGAGATAGCTACAGATATTAGCAAACAGACCTCCACTATCTATACAGTATTGCGGCGCCTATCTTCCTATATCAAGGGATTCAGTGATGGTATCATTGATAAGGATATGTTTGTGCAGTTGAGGAAGCTCTTTCTCAAGGAGTATATGGGCGCCTGCAAATTCTACAACAGTAACAGTACATCAGAGATCATCAATAGCATCCAATCTACACTTGATCATAACTATAAACTACTACTATCAACTGCATCTACTAGTGGTAACACTACCACTACATTACAGTCACAATATCAATCACTATCGAAGATTATTGAGACCTCTTTGGATAGTGTTGGTAGTTCTACTATCTTCAATCTTATTAATACTGTTAGAGATGCAGATGCTTTAGGTTTGCGCAAAAAGTATCTAAAGACTGTTATAAAGTCGCTAGTAATACTCTCTATAGTTGATCATATGGAACATGTCTTCAAGACTACTATCCTTAGAGAAGATATGAGCTATAATATAGTAACAGATTGGAAAACTTCACAACTTACAACACTTGTGGAACATATTGATGATATAGGTGTTTTGAATGATACTCTGTTAATATCAGAGGCGCCGGATCTCAATAACGATGATGAGATACTTGATGACTTTGAAGATGATGAGGATAATGAAGATACTAGTAGCACTCCTGAGGCAGTAGAAGAGACAGTTACTGAGGATCTACAGCGCATATTCTTCATCATAATACACAAGCTACTTAGCATTGTAGAGAAGATGGCATCTACTGATAGTAACAGGTATCAGTCATTGTTACCAAATATGGCATATATTGCATTCTACACTATCATCATGGGGATGTTAGTGAGTAATAGTTTCTAGCAGATGATACAATCATAATATAACACATACACAACAATGGTGATGGATGTGAAGGAAGGAGCTAGTATATCGGATATGGCAGAAGCCACTAATAAGAAGAAGATCAAGAAGGATGATATGGATCTAGAGGGATCTCTTAATGTCCTTCTTAAGGAAGCCGATGATGAAGATAAGGCGCCGGAGATTGATGGTGACCTTGATGATCTGATGAAGAAAGATGGCGCCGATGATAAGGATGAGGGATCTGATGATCTAGATAAGATTCCAGATCTTACAGGTGATGATGAAGATGCGCCTAAGGATGATAATAAGGATGCAGACAAAGATTCATCTGCTGATAAGAATGACTTTGAGGCAAACGCTGATGATCTAACTGCCACTATCCAGAAGTTGGCGCAGAGTGGTCACACTGTTAAGATCCTTATTACTAAGGAAGGTACTGAACCAAGATTTACCATTGATGACAATGATGATAAAGTATATAGTATTAAGGAGGTCAATGCACTTCTTGAGGCAGAGGCTACTAAAGGTGGATCAGAGTCGATGAATAACACTGCTATTAAGGTTCTAGAAGAGAAGTTTGATAAGATGACTGATAGCGTTAATAGTCTTGTTGATATTCTAGTGAAGAAGGAGTCTGCATCTGTTACTAATGTTACTCCTGTTGCTGAATCCAAGACTGATAATCCTATTGAGATGTTCAATGAGAATATTAAGGCGCCCAAGATTATCAAAGAGAGCGATACTCATGTAGTCTTCAAGAAGGATGACTATGAGAAGTTTCTGTCAGAGGTATTTGAAGTGCAGTTCAATGCGCAGAAATCTGACATTGATAAGTATGTCTATGGTCTAGACAAACTAGCTGGCATCGATGACGATGAGTTCAAGTTTATTGATGAGAGTACCAAGGCTATTAATAATATGGAAGACAGCCTTTTCAATCCTATAAAGGAGTCTAATAAGGCGTTTGCTTGTAGCCTTGGTAATAAGAAGTTTGCTGCTGGTGGATCTCATACAATCGGTGTTATTACTGAGGATATCCTTCCCTATCTGACTGATATCAATGGTATTAAGACGGATTACCTCAATGAGCTCGATAACCATGATGTACTTAGTGAGGCGGCCAAGTCTATCAATGAGGCCAAGGAACTGCAGGAGAAGTATGCTGCGCTATTGAATGAGTCTAATGGAAAGACTGGCGCTACTACTGATTCCAAAGAGTTCAACTATGACAAATTTATCGAAGAGAGTCTTAACACTCTCAATGCTATCAATAAGACCGATATGTTTACATCTGTGCTAGAGGCTCTTGTGGAGTCTGCAGATGGTGATACTATTTCTAAGGAGGCCGTAACTGCATTGCTACAGGAAGCTGCTGCACACGATATCTCTGCAATGGATAATGATAAGGGATACGATACCAACTATCCTACCTATGAGATCTTCTCTAAGGGTGTTATGGAGAGGATGAAGAAGATTAATATGTCTTCTGATAAGTCTGATGTTTCTGATGTGCGCGATGATGATAAGCTGGTTAAGGCCAATGAGGTTAGTAAGTATGAGCTGCCTGTCTTGGCGCCCGAGAAGTATAACGCTAGTATCACTATCAAGAGCGCTATTGCCAATCTAGTTGAGGGTCTTGTTGATGATGATGGCAATCCTGATCTACAGCTTTGTGAGCAGGCCTATCTATATAAGAAGGTGCGCAATCCTCAGAGCATTAAGGACTTTGCTATGCCTATTGCTATCGTTGAGGGTACTGGTGAAGATAAGAAGCTTATGGCTCATCCCAAGCTTATCGAGAATGTGGCCCATATTCTTAAGAATGAGAGCTGCATGAAGGTGTATGATATTGCCACTAGGGATGATCTATATGCTCTAAGGGAGAACCTACTTCCCTATCTAGAGAAGATTGGTATGGAGGCGCCCTGGCTTCCCAAGAATACCAAGAAGAAGGCTGCCACTCCCAATACGATGGAAGCCATTGCCGAGGGTAAGGATACTACCAATACCACTGCTTCTAAGTAGTAGTTCTTATCCATCCATACATATACATCGTAAGGGGTGATTAGCTAATGAGCATGAAACGCCGAGTATATATTGCTGATCATGGCCAATTCACCTTGTTTGATATGAATGTGTCTCTTCCAGCTATCATTGAACTAACGGAAGAGCAGATTGACTATATTAACACAAGTGGCCTATATAAGCTAGAAGAGCTGAGTGGTGCGCAGACTGTTAAGGCTACTCCAACCCTACTATCCATTGTAGATGGTGATAGGTTTGAGAGGGCGCGTACTATCAGTGTTAATGAGTTGGCATTTAAGGCGCCCATTATGGGCAGCGCATATGCAGATAAGGCTAGGATTAAGGATACTATCATTGTTGATAAAAATAGTATCTATGCTAGGGCTGCTATTGCGCAGAGTCAGGATAATCCTGTTAACTATACTGGTGTAGTCAATGAGTCAACATCCGTTAATGTAGGTAAGACTGATAGTGATAAAACATCGGCGCCCGCAACTGTAAGGGTCAATAACGAGACTCGTGACCTAACTAGAGCTACTATTTCCAAGAATAATAGTAAGAAGAGCGCAGCAGAGCCATTCAATAGTACTGAGGATCTGACTGGCAAGAATAGTGATCCATCTGCGCCCAATAGTTAACATATATAACATTGATCCACTGATAATAACACACACATACATAATCGAGAGGGTTGATAACGCAGATGGCATTGATCGTCGAAGTCAATAAGGCTATTGAGGCATTTAAGCTTATCAATAGTAACCAGGAAAGCAAAGCAGCCGAACTCCTTGGTATTGAGTGCAATATGGAGACTGGCGCCGCCAGTGAGAAGCCTTGCATTCTATCAAGGGTTTGTGAGATTGCTAAGAAGAATCTACCACTACATGCAGATAAGGGTGTAATTATTGATCCATCCAGTAAGAGCAAATCCAGTAGGGATATTGTTAATGTTGCTATGGATCTTATGTATGCGCTTACTGAATCTGTATCTCTATGTGTAGCCAATACTATCAATACTCTATCCATTCTATCAGAGGAAGATAACGAGGAAGTTAGGGCCGCACTGCTTATGCAGTCTACTAGTGATGATAATGCTGGTGATACTGTTAGCGGCGCTATCATCAATACCGATGGCGCACAGAAGATTAAGAGCGCATATATTGATGGTCTAACTACTTCCAAGGATGCACTGGTTGATCTCTTTGCCGATACTACCAAACTGCATCTTATGGTTAGGGATAAGGTTACCGAGTGCATTGGCGCCGATGGTAAATCTGCTTATATTGATCTAGTTAGCAATAGTATTACTGGCGCTGGTATCCTCTTTGGACTCACTAAGATGAAGGAGTTTAATGAGGATAATAAGGATAACCTTGATGAGTGTACTAATGGTACTGATGTAATCAATAGGGCCGATGATATCATGTTTGCTACTCTATCTCTACAGGAGAACATGATCAGCTTCTATAGAAGTTATAAAGAGTTTAACAATCATGTGGTTAAGTTGTTTGAAACTACTGAGCCAGATGAGGAGCTTGGTAACTCTGGTGATCCTATGGTTGATGGATGTGCCTTCCTTACCACTGCCATCGATCATTGCGCACCAGATCTAGCTAACCTTACTAGCAATGATATGATTGATAAGTATAACGTTGCTATGGAAGCTATCGGCGCACTATATGATGAGTATCTACAGGACTTCTGTGAGAGTGGTGGAATTGGAGATAGTGATGCATCCACGGAGACTCCTACTGTTGCTGCTCTACCAGCTGATACTGCTCCTGTTGTTACTACTCCTACCGCAGAGGAGGTTTAACTATATACATGGCTGATAAAATTGTTACGGCTAATCGGGCCCATCCTGAACCAGTTAAGCCCCTTAGCGAGGATATTGAGAAGTTCAATGAATTTGTAAATAAGCGCGTAGATTCAATGAAAGTTGGATCTACTGTATATAAGTACTATGTCAATACCCCTCTACATGAGCTAAAGAGTAGGGAAGAGAAGGCAATTAAGAGGGAGATTAGCAGACGTCAGCTTGAAGTGCTCAATGAGGCTGAGGAAGATTATGGTCCTGCTAATAGAGTTACTCCTCCTACTGCTGGAACTGGCGCTAATGAGATCAGTAACATTAAACCTGATGTTGATGGTAGTACTATTAGTAAGACATCAGAAGCACCAATGGGTGGAGATCCTGATCCCATAGCACCGAAGGGTCTATTTGATCAGATTATGGAGTTTATCACCAGTATTCCAAAAACCTTTTCTTCCTTCTTTGCAGAGGGATCAGCTCTACATAATGCATATAATAGTATTGTAAATTATGTGCAGGGTCTTGCTTCAAAGGTTATGGGTAGTGATGTTCCTAAGGAGACTGTTGAGACTGGCCTACAGTATTCATTTGCTACAGCTGCTGCAATCCTTGGACTAGTTGCGGCGTGGAAGCTTATTAAGAAGTTTATTGGTAAGGATGGTACCATTGAAACAGTTAACCCTGCCGATGCATCTGTTGCTGCAAGTGAGGCTATTGAAATCTTCAATAAAGATAATGAGTCTATAGCAACTCTATCACTGTGTAATGAGGATGCAGATCCTACTAGCGCCACTAACAATATGAGTACCTATATTAAGAAGCATGCTGATAGGATGCTTGCTGATCTACTTAACGATGAGCAGTTTGTTAAGTATATGCAGAAGAATAATCCCAAGCTTCTTGATTCTCTTAAGAGTTATAAGAAGGTTGATGCACCAGTATCAGAAGGTAAGGTATCTGATGTTACCAAGGATGTATCACCACTATCCGAGAGTATCGTTAATTTTGAGCCCATTAACGAGAGCCACTATGATATTCTACTAGAGGATTCTCTTGGACTCTTTGGGCACTTTATGGTTTGGCTTAGTAATGTTACTGGTATGTCTATGACCGGTATTGAGCAGGAAGTTAAAGCTATTGAACAGGCTAAAGCTGAGCAGGCTGGCGTTACTGATCAGCAGAAGGCAGCAGAGATGGCCAAGAAGATGGCAACTGCTGCTTCTTCTCTAAATGATAAGGTCTCTATCATTGGTAATAAGATTTATGACGCATTTGATGCTACCGTTAATAAAGTTAGTGGTACTGTTAAAGATGCAGCAGAGTTTGTTAAGGGTAAGATGAAGACTGTTGGTAATCAGGTTGAAACTAGTAATGCAGATCAGTCAGCTAAGATGGCTGGATATGGTGCACTACTGATTCTTGCGCTTGCTTCTATTTGGTACTTCTATAAGAAGCACAAAAAGAATAATGGCGCTCCTAATAAGGCAGTACTTGCTACTGAATCCAACATGCTATATCTAGATAAGCTATCTTCAATCTATAGTATCCTTGAAGAGAAGGCACCAACAAAAGTTCCTGAAGCTGAGAAAAAGGTATCTAAGACAGATATCAAGAAGGATACCGATTTCCCAACCATTAGGGGCAAAGATACTACACTTATCCACAATCTTTGCAGTAGGGCCAAGTTTGTATCTGCTTCTCTAATCACTGATAAAGAGTTTGTATCCTTTGCTAAGAAGGTTAATCCGGAAGCCCTCAGTTACATGAAGGCTATCAACAAAAGTATGGAGAAAGAGGAGGGCAAGAAATAATATGGCTACTTCTCATAAGATTGTTAACGAGAGCGGCGTCAATGATCTAATTGCTGCTCAGAAGGCTGGTACTGGTGTTGGTAGTGATCTGCATTCTACAGTATTTGGTTCAAATCCTGGTCCTCTACCAAATGGGCCACTTGATAAGGCATCTCTTGATGTAGTTAAGCCTCCTGTAGACAATCCAAATCTACAGAACTCTGTATTTGGTAATGGTGGAGAGGTTAGATCACCTCTTAGTATTTGGTGGAGTAAGTTTCTATCAGAGAATCCCAATATTGCTGCAGCTCTAGATAGTATGGGGCAGCATCCTATTGCTACTGCTGCTGGCGCAACTCTTGTTGCTCTTGGTATGTATGCTGCTGCTAAGAAGTGGCGTGCATATAGAGATGCTAAGAAGCAGGAGGCAATGGCTGCAGAAGGAGTTGCATAATCAATATGGCCACTAAGGTAAACTCCTACTTCTCTGACTATCTATCTGAGAATAGTAATGCTTATAAGATCATCTCTAGGAAGAACAGAGTGGTTCCTCCTATGAGTAAAAGGGAAGAGATCCTTGCTTCCCTTAATGAAGATAGCAGCTACTTCATTGATGATGCTGTTAGTCTACTAATTGAAGATGATGGTGGTATCCTATCCAATATTTGGAATAGTGTTAAAGGTGCATGGCCATCCTTTACCAGTTGGATTGCTGGTCATCCTATTATGACATCTGAGGAAGGTACGTCGCAACCAGTTACAGATGCTAATGGTAATGTAGTTATTGGTGGATTGAATCTACCTGGTAAGGTTGAGGCGCTTTCCAAGTGGATGAAAGAGAATCCAAATGCTACTGCTGCTGGTCTTGCTGGCGCTGGACTACTTGGCACCTACTATCTCTTTAAGAAGTTTCTAGGTAAGAAGAAGCTTGATAAGCAGGATCTTGCGATGTCTCAGAAGATTGATGCAATGGATCCTAAGAAAGTTGGTTCCATTAGCTAGTAGTTTATAAGATAAATAGACATAACCCATTGGTACTGTATATGATGAGGGCGCATAATGTATAATGCTGCTCTTGCGTATACAGTACCACCCCTTTTAAGTTTTTGAAAAGTGGTGATAATCATATCTCCAAAATTTGCGTGGATTGAAGATCTAAAGAAGGTAATAGTTGACAATCTTACAACTGATGATAGTAAGGCGCCGCTATCTGCTCGACAAGGCAAAGTACTTAATGAGAAGATTGAGGCGGCCATTGCTGCTGGTAGTAATCCTCCTACTCCTCCTCTAAATCCAGCAGATTACATAGTCAATAGTCTTGCTGGAGATGAGATAAATAAGGCGCCAACTGTTCATGTGGTAAAAGAAGCGCTAAATAAAAAGGCCGACCTGGTTGCTGGTAAAGTGCCATTAAATCAACTGCCACAACTAACACAACCTGCACCAACTATCAAACTAGTTGGTGGTAAAGGTATTATAATCAATAAGAGTAACGATAACTATATCATTAGTGTGGCGCCTTCCAAAGAAGACATAATTAAGAAGTTTAAAAATGGTAAGAAGGTAAATGTACCAAATGCTTCAGATTATACAGATATCTACTATGCTGATAATTTGGATCTCTTTGTAGCTGTTGCTTCTGAGAAAGTTGTTACTTCTAATGACAATGGTAAAACTTGGAAAGAAGTTGCGTTACCAGTAGTTGGGCCAGAGAATAAAGCCATTGCTTATAGCAATAAGTTACATAAGTTCTGTATAGTTGGTAAAGATACTGATAAAGCCATTATATCTAGTGATGGTATTACATTTACAACAAGTACACTACCAAAGAAGATAGATTATGTAGATGTAGTAAGCGTCGATAATATTGGCGCCACTGGTGCATTTATAGTATTAAGTTCATCAAATCCTTCTATCATGGTATCTACTAATGGTGTTGATTGGGTAGAGAAGACTATTAATGTTGATGGATCATACAATGCTATATCATATAATAGCAATGATAAGAGAATCGTTGTAGTTGGTAATGATGGTCAAATTGCTATCTCTAAACCTATAACAGATATCAATAGTATTGAATTTGAAGATAAGAAGTTGGATAATACTTCGATTGAGCTATCAGATGTATGCTATTCATCTTCAACAAATAAGTACTGTGCCGTCACTTATATCAATACCAATAAGGCTTATATATATGCATGTAGTGGCAGCGGCGCCAATGGTAAATGGAAAGAAGTAACTCTTCCTATCTCATCTACTTGGTCCAAAGTAGCATATATCCCATTCTATAAAGCATTCGTTATACTATCTAAAGAAGATTTAGATAATAGGATGGTAATGTCTGTTGATGAGGGTAATACATGGGATGTAGTTAATTTGCCTTCACTTAGTCATGGTAACTATACTAGTATTGCTTATTCCAATAAGATCAACATTGCGTGCATAACTGCTAATATTTCTGATAGTATTTTGGTGATTGGATCGAATGACTCTGCTCCTCCGATAACTTATAGCACTATTAAGTGGGTTAAGAAAAAGATTCAAGTGAATGTAACTTATCAAACGATAAGATTTTATGATGTTTGTTGGTCGCCAGAATTACATGGATTTTATGCTCTTGCTCAACATTATAATTCTCCTAATTGGGGAATAATAAATATGTTTGTATCTCCAGATGGTATAACATGGACTTTAAAAACTTTACCAATTAATGATAATTGGCGTAATATCTGTTGGTCGCCAGAGCTACATATGTTTTGTGTTGTTTCAGTTAATGGTGAGGGAATAATATCTCCAGATGGTATAACATGGACTAAAACAACTTTATCAAATATTAATAATTTGCGAGGTATCTGTTGGTCGCCAGAACTACGTATGTTTTGTGCTGTTAGTGCGAGTAGCGATAAAATTGCAATATCTCCAAATGGTATAAGATGGACTTTGAAAACTTTACCAAGTAACAATAATTGGCAAGGTATCTGCTGGTCGCCAGAATTGCGATTGTTTTGTGTTGTTAATAATAGTAATAAATCAATAACATCTCCAGATGGTATAACATGGACTGAAAGAACTTTACCAATTAGTACTGATTGGCAAGGTATCTGTTGGTCACCAGAATTGCGATTGTTTTGTGCCATTGGTTATAACAGCGACAAAGTAATAACATCATCAGATGGTATAACATGGACTGAAAGAATTTTACCAATTAACAGTGGTTGGTATAGCATCTGTTGGTCATCAGAACTACGTAAGTTCTGTGCTGTTGGTAATATTAATTATGGGGATAACATTCTCCTTGGTATTTCGGAATAATATACATGTCTACTAAATACATACAACCTAAGATTGATACAGTAACAATCATTGACAATCTTACTACCACTGATACAGATAAGGCGTTATCAGCCAATCAAGGTAAGGTGTTGAATGATAAGATTACAACACTATCAACTACTATAATCAACAGTGTTGTTGATAGTTTGTCTGGTAATGAAACAGATAAGACTCCTTCAGTGCATGTTGTAAAGGATGCATTGGATAAGAAGGCTGATCTTATCAATAGTAAGGTGCCATTGAATCAACTACCAAATGAGATAGTACTTGGATCATCTGGTGATAATGTATCCGATATAGTGGATGGCGAAGGTATCACTATTACTAGAGGTACTAGTAACAGATATGTAGTTAGTTTGGCGCCAACTGATCAGGAGATATCTGATAAGTTTAGTAACATTAAGAAGGCCAAACTTTCTTCATCTCTCAAGTATAGAGACATCTGTTACTCCAATGATGCTGGCAAGTTCATTGCTATTGCTGAAGATAGTGATAAGGCAATTGTATCATCCAATGGTAAAGATTGGGTAGAGGTTACTTTGCCGGCGCAACTAAAGTACTCATCTATTACATACAGTAACAAGATGAAGAAAGTTTGTATAGTAGCTAAGGATAGTAACCAGGTGGTTGTATCTGATAACCTTACTAACTTTATCACACATGCATTACCTAAGAAGTTAGACTATGTAGATGTAGTAGCAGTTGATAATGTTGGTGCTGGTATGTTTGTAGTACTTAGTAGTAGTACTAGTATCATGATTTCTATCGATGGTGGTATCAATTGGGTAGAGAAGACTATTGCGGCGCCAATAAATGGTGGTTCATGGAACTCCATATGCTATAACAGTATAAGTAAACAGTTAGTAGCAGTTGGAGATAGTGGCGCTATCCTTATGTCACAGAAGATTACAGATACTACCAACATAGTCTTTACAGATAGATCCATATCTAATAACACAGTCAACCTATCAGATGTTTGCTATAGTAGATCTCTTGATAGGTATTGCGCCACTGTATCCAATGATAACACCAATAAGGTATATGTATATGATTGTGATGATCGTTATACCAATGGTTGGAGAGAAGTAACACTACCTAGCTCATCTAGTTGGATTAAAGTAACATACATACCATTCTATAAGAGATTCTTTATACTATCTGGTTCTGCTGATAAAGCGTGTGTATCTACCGATGGTGATACATGGGAAGATGTTAGTTTACCAGCGCTTACATCCACCAATACAAAGTATAGTAGTGTTGCGTGTTGCGATCAACTTACATGTATGTGTATGACAGTTGATGGCGCTAATACAGTGGTAGTTGTGAATGTTGATATGCCAGTATCAATCCAATGGCAAATTAGATCTTTACCTCAAACTGGTTATTGGAATAGTGTTTGTTGGGCGCCAGAATTGCACCTTTTCTGTGCTATTAATGATGGTAGTAACATTGCCGTAACATCGCTAGATGGTATCACTTGGACGCAAAGAACATTACCAAGTAACATTAATTGGAGTAGTATTTGTTGGTCGCCAGAATTAAGACGATTTTGTGCTGTTGCCCATACTAATACAATAGCTATTACATCTTCAGATGGTATTACTTGGTCTAAAAATAGTTTACCAACTAAAGTGCGTTGGTTTAGTGTTTGTTGGTCACCGGAACTACGTCTATTTTGTACTATTGCTAATGATAGCAATGTAGCTGCAACATCGCCAGATGGTATCACTTGGACGCAAAGAACGTTACCAAGCATTGGTAATTGGTTTAGTGTTTGTTGGTCACCAGAACTACGTCTATTTTGTGTTGTTGCTGGTAGTGGTGGAAAAGTAGCAACATCACCAAATGGTATTACATGGACCGAAGGTATTCTACCAAACGGATCTGGTTGGTCAAGCGTAACATGGTCATCAAAATTGAAAAAATTTTATGCGGTTAACTCTAATAATAACACAATCGCGATATCATCAGATGGTATCACTTGGACATTGAAGACTTCATCACCAAAGATTCCATATATGAATACAGTTTACGACGTGAAAGATTTGGGATTACTCTGTTGTGTGTGTACTAGTAGTAATAAGATATCAACATCAACAGATGGTATAAATTGGTATGTTGAAGACTTCCCAGAACATCATAATTGGAAAAGTATCTGTTGGTCACCAGAACTCAGAATGTTTTGTACTGTTTCTTCTCATAATGATGGGAAAGTTGCGCTTGGTACAATTGATTAGGAGATCTATTTACTATGAACAAGTATACACAACCTAAGATTGAACAAACTCCAATCATCGATAACCTTACTAGTACTGATACAGACAAGGTGATATCTGTCAATCAGGGTAAGGTATTGGATGATAAGATCAGTGCAACTGTAACCAGTCTATCTACCAGTATGGTAGATACATTGGATGGTAATGAGGTAGATAAGCGTCCAACTGTTCATACTGTTAAGAGTGCTTTAGATAAGCGCGCCGATCTTACCAACAATAAGATTCCACTATCACAGTTACCAGAGTCTCTTATCAGCAATAACGATGATGGTATAGATAGATTGGTTGCTGGAAGTGGTATTATTGTAACCAACAAGAAGGGTACTGTATGTATTAGTAAAGAACCTTCACCAGAAACCATAAACGATAATCTTACTTCTATTAAGAAAGTCAAGCTACCATATACTGCATCCTATACAGATATCTGTTATTGTGATGATCTGGATCTGTTTATAGCCATAGCAAGTAACAGTAACACGATAGTTAAATCTAGTAATGGTAAAGATTGGACAGCAATAACATTACCAACATCTATGAATTATACTAGAGTTGCATACAGTAGTAAACTTCATAAGGTCTTCATTGTTGCTGAAAACAGTAACAAGTTTGTAGTATCTAATGATGGTATAAACTTTACTATATGTAATACTAATCTTGGTGAAACTACGGATAACTACATTGGAGTAGTAGCCATTGATAACGTTGGTGGTAGTGATAGTGGTATGATAATAGCTATCACTGACAGCGGTGCCATGGTTACATCTACTGATGGTATCAATTGGGTACAATCATCCTTACCAACCATATCCAACGATGCCAAGTATACTACCATTACCTATAGTAACATACAGAGGAAGTTAGTAGCAGTTGGTACCAATGGTATTATAGTGGAATCCAATACCATTACCAACCTCAATGATCCTATAGAATTTACAAATAAAGCTCTATCTGATACTACTATAGACATGTCAGATGTTTGCTATAACAAGGATCTTGACATGTACTGCGCAGTCATCTCCAATAATAACAGTAGCGATGTAGTGATATGTAAAACATCAGATTCTACATGGACTAAGGTATCTATGGGTAGTGGTAATATCTTTGTATCCAAATGGAATAGGATTCAATACATACCATTCTATAAGATGTTCATAATGGTATCTGCTTCTGAAGATAAGTGCGCCACATCTTCTGATGGTAGTAGTTGGAAGATTGTAAGGTTACCTAGATCAACCAATACCACTCCAAAGTACACTGGTATTGCATCTTCTGATGTAATTGGATGTATATGCATGACAATCAATAACTTTGATAGAATTGCAGTGATTGGTGTGGATATACCTCTTGTTAATATTAGTTGGCAAAAGTATAACCTACAAAGTAAATCCTATTGGAAAAAAGTTTGTTGGTCGCCGGAACTGAAGAAATACTGTGTTGTCTCTTCTAATTTGTTATCGATATCATCAGACGGTATAACATGGATCCAAAGATCCTTACCAATATCAAGCAGCTCTTATGGCTGGGATATATGTTGGGCACCAGAGCTAATGCTGTTTTGTATAAGCTTGCGCAACAGTAACCGCATACTAACATCTCCAGATGGTATTACTTTAACTGAAAGAACTTTACCAAGTAGTGCTGATTGGGAGAACATCTGTTGGTCACCAGAATTACGGCTGTTTTGTGCTGTTTCCTGTGGTAACAACAAAGCAGTAACATCTCCAGATGGTATCACTTGGACAGAAAGAACCTTACCAAGTAATGATCAATGGTATGGTATTTGTTGGGCGCCAAAATTACGAATGTTCTGTATTATTGCTTACGGTTCTAACAAAGTTCTAACATCTCCAGATGGTATCACTTGGACAGAAAGAACCTTACCAAGCAGTGCAAATTGGATCAATATCTGTTGGTCGCCAAAACTACAATTGTTTTGTACTGTTGCTTGTTCTACTAACAAAATTGCAACATCTCCAGATGGTATTACATGGACTGAAAGAACCTTACCAAGTAGTGCTGATTGGATCAGTATTTGTTGGTCGCCAGAACTACGGCTGTTTTGTATTATTGATTTGAAGACCAAAGCAGCAATATCATCGGATGGTATTACATGGACTCAAAAATCCTTACCAAACATTGCTAATGATAATAACTGGAGAAGTATCTGTTGGTCGCCAGAACAAGAACAGTTTTGTATGGTTAGTGGTAATGGAATAGATGTGGCCCTTACTGTGCCAAATTACTATAACTAGACATATATCATCTTATAAATACAGATAGGAGGATTTGATGAAGTTCCTATACATCAAGAACCTAATATCAAGAGTTATAGATAATCTTACATCTACTGACACTGATGCGGCACTATCTGCCAAACAGGGTAAACTATTAAATGAGAAAATAGCTACTATACCTAGTACACCACCAGCGCCACCTCCAATCAATCCAGCTACTCTTATAGTAGATACATCACTATCTACTGATGATGTAGATAAGGCGCCATCAGTACATCTTACTAAGGATAGTCTAGCTAGTAAGGTATCTCTAGATAGTAATACTAATCTCATACCCAAAGAGAATCTACCAGCAGAGATGTTTACAGTAGAGGATCTGAAGATTATGGGCGGTATAAAGATCAAAGTTACTACTATTGATGATGAAACATACACCATCAGTACATCCGATACTAAGGAAGAAGTTCTTGACTATCTTAAGGAACTACAAACAGACAACGCTACTTCCAATCAGAAGTGGATTGATATCTGTTATTGTATGAAGTTTGATAGTGGCGCCGGCATGTATCTAGCTATAGCTGAAGATACAGATAAGGCTATGAAGTCTACTGATGGTAAAACATGGGAAGAGATTACTCTACCTATCAGTATGAAGTATAGCTCTATAGCATACAACAAGAAACTCAACATGGTATGTATGGTAGCTAAAGATTCTAATGATCTTATTGTATCCAATGATGGTGTAACATTCAATAAGATTACTATCTCCACTACCAAGTACAACTATGTAGATGTAGTAGCAGTAGATAGCTGTTTTGTAGCTATCACTGATACTGGTAGAATGATTGTATCTACCAATAGAGATTGTACTACATGGATTGAGAAGACTGATTTATCGGCGCCAACATCTCCTACCAATAAGTACAATAGCATCTGTTATGGTAATGGTAAGTTAGTAGTGGTTGGAGACAGCGGCGCAATTCTTGTCTCATCCAATATCAACAAACAGGAAGATGTTATAAGTAGTACATTCACTAGATATGATCTATCCGGCGCCAACAATACTATCAAACTGGTAGATATAGTCTACTATGATGATATGAAGATGTACTGCGCAATTGGTACTAACACTGATAAGATGTTTGTATCTGATGATGGTGGCACTACTTGGAAAGATAGAAACCTTGGCAAAGTATCTGGGTGGATCAAGTGTATCTATGTATCTGATTGGAAGGCTCTGTTTATAGTATCAGAGTCTGAAGACATTGGTGCCATCACTCTAGACACTGCCAACTTTGATAGAATCAATCTACCAAATACTAACACTCCTGGTAAGTATAGTAGTATGGCCTGGTCTACTAAGAATGATAGACTGGTTCTTACTATCTATGATTCTAATAAGTTTGCGGCCATGAGAGTTAGTGCTAAGATGCTACAACTTAAGTACACAAATGGAAAGATCAATGTAAAAGGACGAAAGTGTCGAAGCATTTGTTGGGCTCCAGAGTTACGATTGTTTTATGCTATTGCTTATGATAATAAAGCGTTAACATCATCAGATGGTATCACGTGGACCGAAAGATCTCTCATAAGCAATATTTATAATTTACAAAGCATCTGTTGGTCGCCAGAACTACATATGTTTTGTGCAGTTGCTTACAATAGTAACATAATAATTACATCATCAGATGGTATCACTTGGATTGAAAGATCTTTACCAACGGTTTATCATTTACAAAGTATCTGTTGGTCACCAGAACTACATATGTTTTATACCGTTGGTTACAATAATGACAAAGCATTAACATCATCAGATGGTATTACATGGACTGAAAGAACCTTACCAATTAGTAGTCAATTTCAAATTATCTGTTGGTCACCAGAGCTAAGACTGTTTTGTGCTATTATTGCTAGTAGTAAAATAATAATAACATCTCCAGATGGCATAACATGGACTGAAAGAACCTTACCAAGTAGTGCTAATTGGCAAAGCATCTGTTGGTCGCTAGAACTACGATCGTTTTGTGTTGTTGGTAGTGGTATCGACAAAGCATTAACATCATCAGATGGTATAACATGGACTGAAAGAACTTTACCAAGTAGTGCTAATTGGCATAGTATCTGTTGGTCACCAGAACTACATATATTTTGCGCTATTGCTTATGAAAGCAATAAAGTAACAATATCTCAAGATGGTATCACATGGACTGAAAGAACTTTACCAAGTAAAGCTCATTGGTCTAGTATCTGCTGGTCACCAGAGCTTCGTATATTCTGTGTTGTTACTACTGATGATAACAAAGTAGCTACATCTTCAGATGGTATAACATGGACTCAATCTGATATTACTTCTGTTCCATGGGCAAGTGTTTGTTGGTCACCAAAGATAGAGAAGTTTTGCGCCATTGGACTGAATAGTAACAACTCAGTTACATCATCGGATGGTATCACTTGGGATACTGGAACTCTACAAAATACAGTCATTTGGAGAAGTATCTGCTATTCTATAAAACTGCAAAAGTTTTGCGCAGTATCTAGTGAAGGTAAAGTAGCAACATCATCAGATGGTATTACTTGGACTGAAGGAACATTACCAGGTAACTCTGGTTGGCAATGTGTTTGTTATTCTGAGGAACTACAGATCTTTTGCGCAGTATCTAATAACAGTAATAAAGCATTGACCTCTTCTGATGGTATCACTTGGACCGAAAGAACTTTACCAAGTAACACTAATTTGCAATGTATCTGTTGGTCACCAGAGCTGCATATGTTTTGTACTGTTATTAATGGCGTTAACAAAGCAATAACCTCACCAGATGGTATCACTTGGACTGAAAGATCTTTACCAATTCGCAGTCAATGGCAAAGTATCTGTTGGTCATCGGAATTGCATATGTTTTGTGCTATTGGTTATAACAGCGACAAAGTAGTAACATCTTCCGATGGGATTACCTGGATGGAAGTAACATTACCAAGCAAGTCTCCTTGGTATAGTATCTGTTGGTCACCAGAATTGCGCATGTTCTGTGCTATTGCTTATGAAAGTAATAAAGTGGTTGGATCTTATGATGGTATAACATGGTTAGAAGGAATAGTACCAAAAAAGGATGGTTGGCATAGCATCTGCTGGTCACCAAAACTTAAGAAGTTTTGTTGTGTTTCTAGAACTAATAACGCAGTAATGCTCATTGGTAACAAGGACTAAATTTTCTCTTGTAAATTTTTCATTGCGCAAAACATAACTTATAAGCAAGATTTCATAGCAATTTTTCAAGATTTTGATATGATTTTGATACTTCTAAGATATATTATGGGCACAGTAGTTTTACGACAATGTAACTCATGTTTACAAACTGATCAGGATCATTGCTTATAAGCGCAATTTCTGATCAAGTATTTGTATACATGATTTTCCTATAGATTGTGCGGTGATTTACAATACCAAAGTATCTATCCTTACCAACCAATACGACAGAGATCGTTGACAATCTATCGTCTGATAAGATCGACGCTGCTCTATCTGCTAAACAAGGCAGATTACTAAACAACAAAATCAACAACATTCCTAGTCTACATATCAAAGCTGGTAAGAACATCAAGGTTGATTATAAAGGTAATGTGTGTACTGTTAGTTATGATGGTTCCAATAGAAACAAGTATACAGAACAGCAGATTGATCATATGCTTACCAAATGGGTCAGTAATACACACCCAATAGTAACCTACTCATCCATTAATTGGCGATCATCCTGTTATAGTAATGATCATAAGATGTTACTAGTAATGGGCGCCGATAGTAACAAGATGTTGTATAGTATTGATGGCTGTGCATCGTTTAAAGAGATAGATGTTTCCTTTTTGAGATATACAAGCATAACATACTCCTCCAGCCTTGGTAAGTTCTACATGGTTGCAAGTGACTATGGTAAGCTTTTTACATCCTACTATGGTAACATTGAGTGGACTCAAACAGCACTACCAGATCCTAGGAAGTATAGTGTTATCTATTGGGTAGATGATATGAAGTCGCTATTTATACTAGTACAAAATGACTCGCGCGTTCTATGTTCAAGAGATGGTGTTACTTGGATTAATAGAAATCTTCCCGATTCTCTTGATTATTCCTCAATGTGTTACTCGCCAGAACATCATCTCTTGATAGCGTGCGCCAAGAATAGTAACAAGATTGTATACTCAAGAGATGGTGCTATTTGGGAGTCCAAAGCATCATTACCAGATAGTAAGAGTTGGAATAAGATTGCATATTCGCCCCATCTCAAAACTTTTGTAATTGTAGCAGATGACTATAACTCTTGCGCTGTATCTAGTGATGGGCTTAATTGGGATACCGCTAGTTTTGGTAGTAATAACAAGACCATCAAAGATATCATATATAACAGTGGTATTGGAATGTTTATTGCGCCAGTATACAACACTGATAAGTTTATGTATTCCACCAATGGTACTACATGGAAGGAAGGTAGTTTTCCAGGCGCAGAACCACATTCCCATATTACATACGATCCAAGCAGTGATACTGTTTGTGTATTTGCTAAGGGTGAGAATAGGTACTTCACAACCACACCACCATCTGCATCATCAATCTCATGGAATGTGCGCCCATTCGATGCAACATACAAGTTTGGTACTGCTGCATACTATGGTGGCGATGATAACAGTATCTTTATGTTTTGTAGAGATAAACCCAAAGTTACTAAAGTTACTAATGGTAATTCTATATCTTCCTATGATCTAACTGAGAATCCATGGGTTAGCGCCGATTCCAATAGTATATATTGCTCTGTTGAGTCATTGAATAGGATCTTCTTGTTAAAATCTGACGATAATCAAAATCCAAGCCTGCTTGCAATTCAACCAAATGCATCTAACATAAAAGGTCGCCTAAGTTTACCAACACGTGGACAAAATAACGTTATTGAAAGCTATCTTGGTAGAATCGTTTGGTCAGAAGATCTACAGAAGCTATTCATACCAGCCAAAAGTTTTATGATAACTGCATCATATGATACAAATACCAATACATTCAATACAAAGACTATTATGTATGAGAAGATGTTCAATGATGCAAACTGGTTAAGTATAACAGCAGGATGTACATCTCCAACGCAATACAAGTACCTTACTATTGCGACACATTATGATACATCAAATAAGTATGACTCGATACTTATTACATCTACCGATGGTAATACGATTTCGGCGCGAAAACTACCACAATATGTTGATTATGTTAATACTCTTATGTATTGTGAAGATCGCGAAAGATTTTATGGCGTTACTAGTAATAACACCATCATTACATCTGTTACTGGGGATGATTGGGAAGTTATCGATATACCAATAGTTGGACAGCATTGTAAGTCTATGGTGTACGCTGATGCTTTTGGTATGTTTATTATATTAACCAATTATGGTAAGATCCTAACATCAACAGATCTTGTATCATGGGAAAGTAGTAGCATTAGTAATCTTGAGCGTGTTGGAAGCTTTATATCATTGAACTATATCAAGAAGACACGCCAACTTTTTATGTTTATTCCAACTGATCCGGCCCCATATGAGTTATACATTGGCTCATTGTAACTATATAATAGAGGTGGTCAACGATACCAAAGTATGCATCCATATCAACTGGTAACTCTGTAGAAGTTATAGATAACTTGGTATCAGATAAGACTGACGCGGCGTTATCTGCTAAACAAGGTAAGGTATTGAATGATAGGATTAGTGCTTTGCCTACTCCGCCGGCGCCAGTACAAGTAGTAGATAATCTTACTAGTACTAGTAGTAGCGCTGCATTATCTGCCAAACAAGGTAAGGTACTGAATGATCATATCAATGCTTTACCAAAGGCGCCGCAAGTTATAGACAATCTTACTAGTATCAGTAATACTGCGGCCCTTTCTGCTAAACAAGGTAAAGTACTCAATGATAGGATCAATGCGTTACCGGCGCCAACACCAAAGATCACTGTTACTTCTGGTAATGGTATAAGAGTATCACTAAGTGGTAATGTATACAAGATTAGCTATGATGGTACCGTTACCAAGAAATACAATGATATAGAGATAAACAACATATTCTCTAGTTGGAGTAAGAAAACTAGAAACATTGGTGGAATTATGAACTGCAGCGCCGCATGTTATAGTGAAGATCATCAGATGTTCCTAGTAGCATGTAGTGGTAGTAATACAGGATTTGTTAGTGTTGATAGTGGCGATACTTTCCAACAAGTACAATTTACATCCAGTGATAACTTTACTGATGCTATTTATGTACCATATCACCATAAATTCTACATAATAGCATCTGGATCTAATAAGATCCAATTATCTCACTATGGTACAGCTGATTGGTCAGAATCAACATTTAGACAGAATCTTGATTATAGCCAGATCTGTTGGGCGCAAGAGCTAAGATGTTTCTTTGCAGTAGCTAGTACTACTAGTAACGATAAGATCATGTGTTCTGATATCATCAATAATTGGACCGAGAAGAACATAAGCGGCGGCGATATTGGACTAGCAGGTATCTGTTACTCTAAAGAGCATCATAAGCTGATAGCAGTATCATCCAATAATCTAACTAGTATAGTATCATCAAGAGATGGTTTAACATGGACAACATCTTCTCCATTACCAATACAACAGTACTGGAACAAGATTCTATATTCACCAGCGGCTAAGACATTCCTAATAGTAGGTACTAATAGTAGTAAGGCTTGTATATCTACTGATGGTGGAGTTAGTTGGACTCAAGTGAATCTACCTAGACCGATGACTATGAAGGCAATGATGTATATAGATGCATTGGAGATGTTCGTTGGTGCCGAATACAACACTAACAAGTTAATTGCATCTAGTGATGGTAAGGTATGGAAGGAGTACAATCTACCTATGTCATCTGGATACAGTTGTATGGCATATGATTCATATAGAGATCGGATACTATTGATGTCTGATAACAGTAGGGATTACTTGGTTAGCGCCGCATTATCTTAGTAAAGAAGAATAGAGATGATGTATAACTAGATATGCCAAAGTATATATCTGTAGATAGTTCAGTAGAAGTAGTAGATTCCTTATCATCTGATAAGAGCGGCGCCGCTCTTTCTGCCAAACAAGGTAAGAATCTCAATACCAAGATCAACAACATCAAGATACCACAACTGATTGCTGGTAGTGGTATTGGTATAGAAAGTAAGGATAGTGTTTATAAGATTAGCGCCGATCCAAATAACACCAACAAGTACAAAGATAGTAAGATTGCTACCATGGTATCCAAATGGAGTACTAAACAGCTACCAGCAACACATAAGTACAGTTCAATGAGCTATAGCGATGATCTAAGATTGTTGGCATTAGTAGCTGAGAATAGTAGTAGTGTAGTTGTTACTAGAGATAATAACATTTTTAAGGAAATCGTTATTGATAGTAATACTGGGATTACTGGATTCAACAAGATCTGCTATTCCAAGCATCTACATAAGTTTTGCGCCGTGGCTAAGAATGCAAACAAGGCAATCACAAGCTTTGATGGGTATACTTGGGATAGTGGAAATGTAAGTACTTTACCAGATACAGCAGAATATAAGTCAATTTGTTACTCAGAAGAGCTAAGGATCTTTTGCGCCATCTCTGATAACAATAACAAGGTTGCTGTATCTGTGGATGGTATAACTTGGCGCAATAGAACGCTTCCTATAGCCAATAGGTGGGTTGACATAGTATGGACGCCAAAACTTCATAAGTTTATAATAGTTGCGAAGAACTCCGATAAGATTGCTACTTCTACTAATGGTATCGATTGGGATATAGTAACACTTCCATCATCACAAGATTATCGCGCTATCTCATATTCAACTAAACATGATACATTATGTATAGCTGTATATAATAGTGATAAGCTATTGCTTTCTGGTGATGGAGAAATATGGTTCAACAGTGTTGCACTTCCTAGAGTAATGAAGCTTACTTCTATTACATATGCGCCACAGATATCAACACTCTGTTGTATGGAAGAGGATTCATCTAAGTTGATTGTATCTGTTAATGGTGGATATAATTGGAGTGAGAAGGATCTTGATAACAGTAACAACAAGAAGTGGTCTGCTATTGGTTATAATGCTAATGTAGATATGTTTCTTGGCGCAGCTTATGACACTGATATCATAATATGTAGTAGATCTCCCAATGTTATTAATATGCTGTAGAAGAAAGAGTATACTCTACCAAAAGCAACACAAAGTAATAGTACCTGGTCCACTGTTGAGTATGTATCGGAAAAGGATACATTGTATGCCTTTATGAGCAATGATAGACGAATCGCAACTTCCACCGACGGTGGTAAAACATGGGTGATATCTAACGACAGTAATAAGCCATTCCCATATGATTTTGGTGGTCTAAACTACAATCCCAAGCTTCATACCTTTATCGGTATTTATAGCAAATACAATAGTGGATCATATTATACACATAGTAGCTATATCAGCGAAGATTATGGTAAAACTTGGAATGGTCCATACAGCATTCCAAAATCGAATAGTCAATTCGGTTCTTGGCAATTTTATCATAAAACAGGTTTTGTCTATTCATATGAACTTGATTCTTTCTATGTCACATGCCCAGATAATGCAGAGAAACGCATTCTAACTACCAAAGACGGCAAAACTTGGAGAACTATACAACTACCAACAGGAAACACTAGATTTATATATGCTATACCATCACATGAATACAAAGCTGCTGCATACTCGATAGATAACGTAACTTATGATCATTAGTTATATGTTACTAAAGATGGTGAAATTTGGGAGCAGAGATCTTTAGGTAAGTATGCTACTGGTGGTATAGCACATAACATGTGCTATAGTGAAGATCTTGGTGTATTCTGCTTATTGTTCCCTGGTACATCATCTTTCCCAATTAAAACGATGATTTCTCCTGATTTGAATACATGGACCACATATACCAATAAGATGCTTCCAGATCAACAATACAGTAGCGAAGTCTTTACATGGTTGCCAAAGCATCAGATGTTTATATCGATATCTAATTCAAAGAGTTGTATAGTTTCTCCAGATGGTATCAATTGGACTACTATACCAATAGAGCCGAACTTCACTTCGCATTATGGTTGTGTATACTTGGACAAGTATGATCGCTTTATAACATCGGCCTCTATTAGTAACGATAACTGCATCTATTCGGCAGCCATTGAATTATAACATACATATAACAACATACACAGAAGAGGTGATCTTCTAACATATGCCAGGTAATTATGCATGGTTGGCAGTGCCAGAGATAGTAGATAATCTAGATTCTGATAAGACTACTGCAGTACTGTCAGCTAAACAAGGTAAGGTATTGAAGGAGCAAATTGGTACTGGCGCCGGTGGTGGTGGATCTGGTACTGATACATACTATAGGGGCGCCTATAACACATCAGCTGATCTGATAGCGGCGCATCCAGTAGATACAGTCGGCGCATATGCCACTGTTATAGATACTGGTACTATGTGGATTTGGGATACTGCAACCAATACATGGAAAAACAGTACCAGACCTACTGTAGGATCAAAGGGTCCTGTTGGAGATAAAGGTCCTACTGGTGATAGAGGTCCAAAAGGTCCACAAGGAGATCCTGGCCCAGCAGGTCCTGGTGGTGGATCATCTGTTACAGTAGTAGATAGTCTTGATAGTGATGATGCTACTGCGGCGCTCTCTGCCAAACAAGGTAAGACTCTAAAGAGTCTAGTAGATAGTATCCCTACTACTCTACCCATTGTAGATAATCTTACTACTGATGACAATACCAAGATTCTATCAGCTAAACAGGGTAAGGTTCTAAAGGATCTAGTAGATGCTATTCCTGCTTCTCCTATTATAGCAGATGATCTAGTTACTGATGATTCTAGCAAGGTACTATCGGCCAAACAGGGTAAGGTATTGAATGAGAAGATTACTTCTTCTATAGTAGATAGTTTATCTGGTAAGGCTGATCTTGAGAGTGGTAAGATCAAGCTATCGCAGATACCAGAGATCATTGAACTTACTGCTGGTAAAGGTATCAAGATCATGAAGAGCGGCGCCAATAAGTATACTATATCTAGTGTCGGCGGCTCTATTATCACTGACGTTGGTAACACTACTGAACGACAAAGATTCGGTCTACATAACACCATGATCGGTAATTATGTTAAGGATGTTAATGTAAGCTATAATTATATCAGTGATATCTGTTATTCGGAGTCATTGGATCTATATGTCGCTGTTATTGGATGTAATGGTGCATATGCTGAAAATGCAGAAGGTAGAGTTAACTTCATACTAACATCTAAAGATGCTGTTACATGGGAGAAACAAACTCTTCCAAGTAAACAGTTGTGGTGTAAAGTATGTTGGGCGCCAGAGATAAGCAAGTTTATCTTAATTAGCGGCGCTACTAAATATGACTATGAAGAATATACTTCAACTACTACATCAGATACATCCCTTAGCGATGTTATAACTACATCATCTGATGGTATCACTTGGACTGAAAGTAAACTACCAGTTAAACAGACTTGGTCTTGTATCTGCTGGTCTTCTGAGCTTCATATGTTCTGTATGTTTGCTATCGGTGCCGGTAGTAATGCATCTAACAAACAATACATGTTGTACTCATACAATGGTGTTGAATGGATATCTCGTGAGGATCCTACTGGAACTCTAAAGATAAGATGCGTTGATGTTAATTGGTGCGCAGATCTTAAGATGTTCTATGTAACTATACAGAATAGACAGATGATAACATCCGCTAATGGTCTTGATTGGGCTCCATCAAATGATACAAACATGATGTTTACTACTGATGATAGAGCAACAAGCATAGCATACTCTCCAGAGTTGAAAAAGTTTTGCGCCATTAGTCTTACTGGTAAATGCGTCATATCTAATGACTTTGGTAAGACATGGACATCTCCAATCAAGATAGCTGATAACATTAATCAATCAACTACAATAAACAAATTCAACAGGATCATTTGGGTTCCAAAGATGCGCCGCTTTATTGCTACATGTAATTTTCGGAGCAATTCATCTCCAGAATACATAGAACTTAGAAGTTCTATTGATGGTATCACTTGGAAGAACTGTGATGCATTCAAGTATATACAATATGAGCATGGTTTATACTATTTTCCAGAATCAGACACTATATTGGCGTGTTTATATACAGATACTAACAAGCCATACCAGATCTTCAAGTCTCATACTATTGAATGGAACCTCTACAAGTTACCAAATCAAATCAATGCAAACAGAGTATGTTATGCGCCGGAACTTCATATGCATATTGCTATCTCTGGTAAAGCATACAATTACAATGTATATAAAACTGATAAGTATATGATTTCTATTGATGGTGGTGTTACTTGGGAAGAGAAGACTTTACCACTTAATACATTATGCGGCGCAATCTGTTGGTCACCAGAGCTTAAGCTCTTCTGTGTTGGTATAGAAGAACAAGCCAATAACAACAAGGTTCTAACATCTCCAGATGGTATAACATGGACCGAAAGATCTCTACCGATTAACATAACATGTAGAGATATCTGTTGGTCTAAAGAGCTTGGGATGTTTTGTTTGGTTGGAGCGGGTGCTGCTAGTTATACTACACAAATCGATAAACTTTTAACATCTCCAGATGGTATAACATGGACTACTAGAGATGTTCCAAACGGCGTATATTCATCAGTGTGTTGGGCTTCTAAGATGAACAAGTTTTTCACTGTTGCCAATGGCGTTAATGCAGTAGTGTCATCATCCGATGGTATCACTTGGAACAAGACTACTCCACAACTAGCTGGATCAACATTTAGTGATATGACTAAGAAAGTTGTATACGCAGAAGAGATCAATACTGCTTATGTGTTTGCTGCATATAATGGTAATCCTAATAATATGATACTCATTTGCACTGATGGTGAATCTTTTGTCTATAACAATACACTACTTTTTACAAATGCTGATAACATATTTGATTTTGGTTGGTGTTCTAAGTATCAACTTCTTTACTTTATATACAGTATAAAAAATAATGGAGATGCGCACACAGACTACATACATATGAGTAAAGATGCACAAACTTGGGCTGTTTCTAAGTATAATGACGACGATATAATACCTGGATACAGCAGTCATACATCACCAAGTGTTGTATGTTATATTAAGGAACTGAATCAGTTCTGTATGTTCCAATCTCAACATAGTTCATACAAAAACTATGTACTCATTGGCAACATCAAGAACTAGTAGTATGTACATATTATACATAGGAGGTGACAGATCCTACCATCACTAAGATACCCAGAAAGATGTTTGATATGGAAAGTATGATAGCTTTGCCAGAGGCGCCCGTAAACGATGGTCTACAGTATAGTAATAGATGGTCTATATTGGAAAAGCATTAAGTTACCATTTGCTATCAGTAATAGAGTCATATATGTAGATAGTATCAAGAGCTATCTAGTAATCTCCACTACTGATAGTAAGATCTATAAGATTGGGCCGATTGGTGGATAGGGGCGCAACATCCCCTATCCATTACTATTAGCTATATGTATACAAGAGAGGATGTGATGAATCTCTATAGCAGCTATAGTATGGGCAATACAACCAGGTATAGCAGACAATCTATCTACTGATGATAATAGTGTTGGATTGTCTACTAAACAGGGTAAGATCATTAACGATAAGATTAGTAACCTTACTATTAATCCTGATCTAATCTATCAGGATAGTAAGTACTATAAGGGTATGTATAAGGATGGCGCCGCTTTAACCAACACACACTCAAGTAACCAACTAGCTGGATCATATGCATATGTTGTATCTACTAGTAGTTTATGGGTATATGATAAGGATTCTACTGGTTGGGTTGATACACATAAAAGTGCCTTTGGTAACAAGGGCGCCAATGGTAAAGCTGGTAAACCTGGTAATAAGGGAGCTAATGGAGATCCTGGTACTAATGGTGCTGATGTTAACTATACTATGGAGATTGAGGATACTCTAACCTCCACTAGCAAAACCAAGATGCTATCACTTAGATGCGCCAAGGAGATTGATACTACTATATCCAATATTACTAGTATCATAGATCCTACTAAAGATGCACCAAGTGATAACAAGTACTATGTGCGCAAGAAAGACTCATGGGTACAACTACCAAAGAAACCAACAGACGTAGAGGATTGAGGTGATCATATCATCATATGAAGTATCTACTGATTGGTACACCAAATCCAATAGATAATCTATCTAGTAGTGATAGCAAGAAATATCTATCAGCTAATCAAGGTAGAGTATTGAAGAGTAAGATTGATAGTATTGGTAGTAGTGGCAATCCACTATCTCCCAATGCATATCATAGTACCTCTTACGATAAGGGCGTATATGATACACCAGCAAAGCTATCTAGTAGTATAACTGCGGCGCCCATAGGATCATATGCATATGTACGATCTACTGGAACTTACTTCTACTATGATGTTGATAGTAATACATGGATCAATACTAATGTATCTGTTGGTAATAGAGGTAGTATTGGAGATCCTGGTACTACTGGCCCAATAGGCGAACAAGGAGATCCAGGTAGTAATGGTACTGATGGTAATATCAATATCACTATGAATCTTGATAGTAGTGGTAATCCTACTACTAATGGTGTTAAGAGTAGTGACTTTAAGACTACTGTTACCAAATGTAATACTACTATGACTAACCTTAACAAGGACTTCAATCTAGCAGATGATACATATGTATACCTAAGGTATAATGGCACATGGAAGAAGATCCTCAAGAGCAAGTGGAATCATTGGCTTGAACATGATCTCTATAGCTAGTATAGTAATAGCGGCGCCATATATATCTACTGGAGGTGATTGCTCATTCCTATTATAGATCCAAACAGTATTACTATCAACAAGAGACTTGAGATTGTAGATGATCTCAGTAGTACTAACAAGGATGTTGCGCTATCAGCTAAACAAGGCAAGGTTCTAAATGATGCAATAAGTAGTGTATCCAGTGGTGGTAGTGGCGGCGCTTCTTCCAAAGAAGATAACCTCTTTAGAGGTATGTATCTTGATGATAGTAAGTTGAAGTCTGCTATCACTAGTGATATAGATGGTAGTTATGCTATCGTACTATCTACTGATACTATCTGGAGATACGATAGCACTACTAATCAATGGATCAATACTCATAACAAGTCTATTGGTAGTAGAGGGTATGATGGCGCCGATGGTCCTAATGGACCTAAGGGAATCGATGGTACTGCTGGTACCACTCCTACTATTACAAATAGTGTAATTGAAGAGAGATTGGCGCAAACTACTCAAGAACTAGATAGTAAACCAACTATTTCGGCTAATCTTGGTAAAGAGACTAATGATATAGTTAATACTATCAATGATCATCATTTGGTAAAAGATGCGCCCGATAAAGCACAGTATACTACTGATGGTAAGCAGTGGATCAAACTACCTAATGTTATACTGGATCTTACTAGACCTAAGATTCAGAATGGTACATTACCAATTTTTAGTAGTTACTTTGCTGGTATTGGTTATCATGAATCAACTAAATGTATACATGCATTCTTTGCTAATGGTATGCAACCAGCTCTCATAAGACAATATGCTAGATCTCTTGATGGTATAGCATGGGAAACTAAACCTCTACCAAACTTCACTGTTTCTCCACATCCTCATTACCCTAATGGTAATGAAACTGGTATACATGCTGTATGTTATGACTCACTAAATAAGAGGATCTTGGCAGCACCATTTATGTCATCAGATCTATTAGTATGCAATGATGGTGCAACATACAATCGTATATCTACTAACCTACTAAACATAAATAATCATCAAGAGATGGTATATGTACCACAACATAAGAGATGCTATATATTAGATCAAACTGGTAATGTAGATGTCAATGTTTCCTATAGTACTAATGATCAACTAACATCGTTTGTTAACTATAATAATAATGATCCCACAAACTACCAGCGCACTATCTGTTACAATGAGGTTAGAGATGAGTTGATGGTTATCTGTTTCACGGCGAATATGCTCTATATCTCAAAGGATAAAGGTGTTAATTGGATCAAGTATGAAGATGTATTGCCGCCAGAATTTAGATATGCGCACAAAGCTATCGCGCTTAACAATGGCTCATATATGACTACATTTGGCGAAAAGAATGGTGTTGGTATCAGCGAAGATGGTATAACTTGGCGCCAAATTAAGTATGCTGATCCTATTGTTGATAATAATACCTACTTAATGTATAACAAGTTCCTCAATGTTATTGCGCTATCAGCTGATAACGGACTTTACGTATCTAGAGACAACGGTAACAGTTGGAAGAAAGTAGCCAGTGGTTACTTCTATAAGACTATTTCTATGGAAGATCGATATGGCTTCTGTTGCCTTGGTTGGGGTAACAGGAACACAGTAGTTGTAACATTTGAATAGTAAAGGAGATATGCATATGGATTCAGATAAGGTTAATGTAAGTAAGTTTATACCACAGTCACTATCTTCATACATTACGAATGGATTTGCTGGATGGATGACCACTGTAACAGATTCCATCAACAATCTCTTCTTTGGTGGATCACCAACAGTATCAACTATAGTGCATGATAAGAAGCTATCAACATACATGACTTCGCTATTTACTAACACGAAGATCAATGTAATGATCTATGTAAGTAAGAATCCAAATGCATATACCTTTCCTGGTGTGCCAAAGATAACGAAGTACTCTATATTGCTTAAGTTATGCAACATATCAGCATACATTCCAATAATTGGACAAACTATTTTTGCGATCATTGAAGGTTTAATTTTGAGAGAAAGCTTTGAATCAGCCACACTTTTCAGCGGCGATACAAATGTATCTATTGATAAGTCTACTGGTAAGATCAAATGTGATATAAAGGAAGTTACATGTTACATTTCAACTGCAATGATTGATCTATTGAGAGATGATAATGAAGCACTTGCTGCAGTGATACTACACGAAGTTGGCCACAATCTACAGATTGTCTATTATGCTGTTAAGAAACTACAGGGTATTGGATATATAGCTCTACTATCTGGTTTAGTAGCTATCATGATGCCAACCGCTATGGATAATCCAAATACAATTCCACCAATGATACTTATGCTCTTAATCTTGTTTGGTATTGGATATATCTTCTTTACTTATGCTGCCCGGCGCCAAGAGATTATAGCAGATGAGTTTGCTATAAGATGTGGCTATGGTAATGCACTTGCTAGAGCACTTAGGAAACTACATGCATATTTATATGATAGCTCTATGAGGACCAAAGCTATTCAGAACTTTAACTTCGTTGATCGTATTTTGCACTTCTTTATGAAGATTGGTATGTTTATATACAACCAGTTTTCCAAGCTAAGGATAACCAACTATCCAGATATGGATAGGCGCGAGAATATGGTCAAAGACAAGACTTTGGATAGCTCTTTGCTAACGAAGATCTAACAGTATCACACAATATGTTCTACTGTTTTAAATCTACTGCACGATACTTTACTTAGTAAGCGCCTGTTTCATCACAGTGCTAACAAATAGATGATAGCGTAGCTCCTTTTGTAGTTACGTTATTAATTTTTGCGCATATATAAGTAACTGGCAACATCTTACTATACTATATGCGCGCAAAAACAGCTTCAACTAAGATGTTGCAACGTTGTAACAAAGTGCTTTACAAATATCTCATATTTAGAGGGGTGGTAGATGCTGAATAACAGAATCTTGTTCTTCTTGTTGTCGCTATATGATACATTATCAGTAGTAGCATCAGTTGATGGATTAGCTTATGATGTATGCTACCATCACGCAAACGAAAGGATTGTGTTATATGGCTAAAGTTATCACCGAGAAGCTAGATTCTCCTACTTCTCACAAGGGCGGTACCAACGAGTTTCTTGATATGAAGGGTCTTACGACCCTACTGGAGGAGGCTAACGTTACTCTTGATGGTATGGGCGCCAATCTTGAAGACGCTGGCTCTATGGCCAAGATCTACAATGATGCGCAGACTACCAATACCTATATTGAGGCGTTGGCCGAGGGGTTGGCTGAAGAGGATATCGGTACGTTTAAGCACCTTGCTAACAACATGATCGATTGTATCATGGGGCGCGGAGACTTCACCAATCGTGGTAGTCTAATGGGACTACTCAATGAGGATAACATTAGCGCCGGCTTTATGCCCAAGGCTAAGGTTCTACTTCCTCTATTTAGGTTCACGTGGCCGCGTCTACATGTTCGTGAGATCTGCACCGTTATGCCAATGGATACACCAGAGATGATTAGGTACTTCTTTAAAGCAGTTGCCAAGAATCCTGATGATTCTATCGTGCCACTGCCTTCCTATTCACCCATTGGTAACGGCATTGCTATTGGTACCTATGGTACTCCTAAGGAGATTAACGTTCCTGGTACCGATGATTTGCTAGCAGTGTTGGCTCCTGGTGATAAGCGCAAGGTTACTCACCTGGAGAAGAACTTTGTGATTGTGGGTTGGTCTGGTACTGATCCTACTGGTGCCGCTGTTTCTGATGCAGATGCAGTTGCACCCATTATGTGCGTCGTTGATGCAGATGGTAAGTTCGAGCTGCATGTTGATTGCGATCCCAAAAACACCGGAGTTAATGCAGTCATCGATGTGGTTAGTGGCTTCGTGGACGTGCGCCGTCTAGCGGCATAATAGAAGCATCTTCTGCCTAGGTTGCTACTAAATACACCTAGAAGTCAATACCTTACTTGGATGGGAAACCTGAAGAGGACAGTAGCATGGTATTAAAGCGAAAATTAATCGAAAGCGATGTAGATTGATGTTTTGCGAGACGATATATAGCATGAGTAACTCTATACTGAGTGAATCCAAATTACCGGAATAGTAAAGGCCCTATCTAAGATATATCGCTTGAACGTTCTTAGCGTAGATGATAGATGATAGAAGTCGACGATCATTAAAGAGTAGACATCTATGGCGCCAGATGATGATAAATCTGGTTAAGGTAATGAGTTGGAGCTCTAAACTATATCCACATCTATTATGCTGAAATTCGGGATTGCCTAAGGGGCGCGAGCTCTATGGTGACAGAGTTCCAATAGTACTCATAGGTAACTATATGGGAAAGTGGAACAGGAGATCATTGTGATATCTATAGTATGAGCGCATGTTTGTGCATTAGTAATCTACACATACTATCAGAACACACTATGTAGCTCCAGAGAGCCGGATGCATTGAAAGGTGCACGTCCGGTTCGGGGAGGGGTTGTTGGAAAAGTGCTCGTTAGAGTAACTCACTGGCCACCTACTCTATTTCGATAAAGGTGTTGTATCTATCTCTAGCTCTCGTAGTGCAGAGGCTAATGGTAAGGTTACGAAGGTTAAGTGTGTTTGCGCTGCTACCTCCAGTGAGCATAACATTGCGCCGCGTATCGTTTTCGATAGCAAGCAGGTTAAGTTCCAGGCTAGGGATGTTCAGCTACAGTCTGAGTGGAGCGAGCAGTATGCGTATGATATGTGTGCGACACGTTTTGATAGAAATATCAACCTTATAGTTGCATAATAAAATCAACTATATGAGAACTAATAACCCGAATACTAGAATGAGAAAGTAACGCTTCGAAATAGTATCTCTGATACTCCGAATGGCATTAACCGAAAGATTAATGATCATAAGCTCGGTAAAGGCGGCTTAATAGTACCTAATATATAGTAAAAAAAGCTTACTATATTAGGTAAATATGGTATGCATAATTGCGCCAAAGTTTACAATGGTATTTGATGAGCCGGGAGTCTATAAAACATCTATGGTTAGAATAGTAAACATTTTTGAAGTTTACTGACGAATCTACGAAGGTACGGGTCCTAACGTAGAGTATATGGAAACATATACGTACTTTTATAGTAGGTTAGTGTGGTTTAGTAAAAATACATGTTATGAACAACCATATTGCGCGAATCTTACTAATAAGGTAAGAGGTGGGTGCAATCAAGCTAACGGGCTCAGAGTAGAAACCTAAGGATGTATATGTATAGATAGGGTTATTGGAACGTGGAATCGTATTGGGCGCTACAGTTTCTAGACGAAGAATAATAAGCTAGTTAACCAATGCGAAAGCGGAGGCAGTACCGTTTGATTCTTCCTGTAATGGGAATGAGTAGGAATGGCCTCTAGTCGATATGAACTTAAACTATATTACTGTACTTATAACTAGGATTCTGGTATGACAAAAAGGTGTCATCCAATCTTGAAAAAGAAGGGGTGATTGCCTAGTGCTAAAGAAGTTACAAAATGATCTGGTTAATAATGTTATAATCTGTGAGGATTGGCATCAAATTTTATGTGGCTTATATGCGCAAAGTAAGAGAAACGAAATATTCTCAAATCTTATGAAATTTGTATTAGATGAGAGAAATATTTTATTAGCTATATCAACACTTAAAACCTCATCATATGGATATTTTCGAGGTATTGATAAGAAAAATATATTAGATCTTAACAGTATGACTTTAATGCAGATTGTTGATAATGTTAAATCAATCCTATTAACTAATCGAGGATACTATCCCAAACCAGCGATAATTAAACTTAGGAAAAAACCATTTGATATTTCAAAAAATAGACCAATTGCTAATTGTTGTTTATGGGATAGATTGATTCAACAATGCATTAAACAAATACTTGAGCCAATATGCGAAGCACGTTTTAGCGAAAATAGTTATGGTTTTCGCCAAGATAGAAAAGTTGTTCATGCTCTTTGCAGAATATATAATCATATGCAGTTAGCTCATTTATCAACAGCAGTCAATCTCCATATTATAAATCCTTTTGATAATATCAATCATTCAAAGTTTATCAAACAGTTGTGGTCATTTGGTATACATGATAAAACACTTATATATATCATTAAGCGCATTTTATCAACAAGGGTTATAACCGAAGATAGTGTATCTGGTTTATCTTTAAATAAAGGTATAACTCAATGTGGTTTATTGGCACCACTGTTTTTAAACATTGTATTAAATGAATTAGATCAATGGATTGATAATCAATGGGAACAGCATCCAGTAGTATATAAATATAGTAGAAAATATGCTAAAAGTGGTGCGTTGATAAAAAGTAATGCATATGCAGCAATGAGAAAAACTTCGCTAAAAGAAATGCATATTGTTCGTTATGGTGATGATATTGTACTCTTTTTTAAAGATAAACATATTGCAAACAAGACATTACATGCAATAAAATTATGGTTGCAAGAGCGACTGCAAATGTCTATTTGTGATAAAAAGAGTAAAATTATAAATTTACGAACAGCATATATATCATTTCTTGGTTTTCGAGTAAAACTTCATAAAAAGAAACAAAAATATACTGTTAAGTCAAAGATTACAATTAAACAACACAATTTCTTACTCAATCTCTTAATTCATCGAGCAAAAAATATTGCGATGGATAACACTAAAAAATCTGAATATGAAAAGGTTAAATTGTATAATAGAGTTGTATCTACAATACACAACTATTACCAATTCGCAACTGATATATGTGTTGATTGTGCTATAATGCAACGAAGAGTTATGACTATTTTGATGAATAGACTTGGTATAAATAAGTCATGTCAGAGTGGACGATTATCTTATAGTGGTAGAAAATTGAATAGTATTGAACAATATCATTATGGAAGATCTAGTATGATGCGATATTTGGTTAATACTAAAGAACCAATTTATCCAGTTGGTTATATTAGACATCGTGATGTATATGGAAAAAAGAGATCATTTAATCGATTTTCTATCGAATCTACTCAAGATCATGATCAATTTATACTATTATCTTATAAATTACTATATACTGATTTATATGCAACATCTATAGAGTTTCTTAACAATAAGATTTACATGTTTATTCATCAAAATGGATTATGTGCTATAAGTGGTATAAAATTTTCATCAGTAAATGAAATACATTGTCATCATATCATTCCAAAAAGTTTGTTTGGTAATGATCATTATACAAACTTACTTATAGTATCAAAAGACGTTCATAAATTGATACATGCTACTACTAGTAGTACTATACGAAAATATATGAATCGTCTAAATTTAAATTATCAACAAATCTCACAGATTAATAAGCTTCGAAGTTATTGTAAACTTGATCCAATAACACTTCTTAAGTAGTTACATTCAATATAGTTTAAGTTATCTATCGATGGAACGCCGTATGAGGTGAAAGTCTCATGTACGGTGTGGAGTGGGGGAAAACTTGAAAAAGTTACCTATCACTATCTAAGCGTACTGGTATGGATGCAGTTGCTGAGCTTACTACCATTCTTGGTAATCAGACTCAGCTAACTATCAACAAGACCATCCTCGATGATATCTTGTTTGCTGTTGGGCGCCATGGAGATAACATCCGTAAGTTCTCCACGGATCCCAAGAAGGCTCGTACTGCGTTTGCTTATACGCGCAAAGAGTGGGCAAATGAACTCATGTATCATATTGAGAAGTGCTCTGCGCGTATTTATAGCGCTACTAATAACATGGAAGCCACTCATATAGTGGTGAATCCAGAGGACCTAGTCTGGTTCCAGATGCTTGATTCATTTGCTTTCAATGGTGATTATGTGAAGGGTGGAGTTTATGGTCGCGCCAATGTTGGTACTATCAGCAATGGTAAGCAGATCATTAGCACTCCTTTGATGCCGAGCGGATACATCTTGCTAGCATCTAAGCCAGCAGATACTACCCTTGCAAACTATATTTTCGCGCCATATGTACCAATGACTATCTCTCCATATCCTCTTGGACAGATCCCAGCAATGACGTTCACCACGCGCTTTGCGAACGTTATGATCCGTCCCGAAGGATTTGGACTTATTCGTATGTACTAGTAGTAAGTAGTACTAATACTACTAATAATCTTACATCATTGTATCAAACGTTGCCAGTTGGGTGCCAAACTCAACTGGCACATCTTTTTTGTATGTGGGAGCAGGTGTGAGTAGCTATGAGTGATCTTGATACCAGTAAAGCATATGCTACTACGAATAACGCCGATGATAACTTCACTAGAAGTGTATCAGTGGTGTTTGGTAATGAGGGCGGCTATTCTAATCACCCCAATGATTCTGGTGGCGCCACTATGATGGGCGTAACACAATCAACACTCAATACTGCATATAGTAGGGGTATAGTATCATACAATAGTGTTAAGATGCTTACTAGAGATGATGCCTATAGGATCTACAAGATCTTGTATTGGGATGCTTCTCACGCTAACACTATGCCATGGCCACTATGTATGATCTATCTTGATAGCGCCGTACATCATGGAATCACTAGAGCTATCAAACTGATACAATCTACTATCAATAGTATATTGGGAGATAGTGTATTGAAGGTGGATGGGTTACTTGGGCCGAAGACTACCAAGTATCTAGATCTTTGTACCAATGACTCTACCAATATCAATAGATTCTGTCGTATACTATTGGATACTAGAGAGGACTTTTTTGATAGTATTGTTAAGAGTAGGCCGGCCAATAAGGTGTTTTTGAAAGGTTGGTTAAATCGAACTAATCGACTCAGAAAGTACCTTAGTGAATAAAGTTTGTGCGCAAGTGTTTTATATGGCATAGTAGTTATATTGCCAAAAAATAAATGTGCATGGGATCATTACTAATAGTGTAAGTTGAGTATCAAAATGTTGATTTTTTGATATCAAAACTTCACTAATAGTGCAATTTTTATATCAGTTTTACAGTAATAAGTTTTTCAATTGAAAACATAAGGGGGCCGATGTATCCTGGCTGACAAAGTTAAACATGCATTTGTAGCTAACGCAGCCAATTTGAATAACCCCTCTATCATAAATGGTACGATCTGTTTCGTTAAGGAAGACAAGTCTATTAGGGTCAAGATGAATGATCAGATGCTATCATATGGTGGTTCATCTACTTCTACCAATACCAAGACCAACATTGAGAACCTGGTATCCAATGTTACCAAAGGTCTTGATGGTATCAAGATTGTCAATAATGAATCAGATGTAGTTACAACTGGTGGGAACTTCCTGTGGTTTGTATTGGCGCAGAAGAAGATTGTGCTTACTTTTGAGGGCGCCAAAGTTTTCGATGCCAAGGGTGGCTACTACGGTTAGTATAATAAGTACCATTGCATCTCCTTATGAAATGAGGTGCTAATCGAGGTTGCCTAGAACTGTTAAGACTCTTATTGATATGGAGGTAACAGGAGACATCCTGTTACATGATCCTCTTATTGATAATGATAGTCATGTTATAACCAAGAAGTACTTCCTTGATAACATTAGGGATAAGATCAAGGATGCTCTTACCAATGGTACTGACATCACAACCATTATCAAGGATATCATCAAAGATAAGCTAATGACTGAGTCAGAGTTGCGAAAGGTTATTGTAGAGATAGTTAAAGAAGCTATTGAAACCAACACGCATCTCAAAGAAGTTATCTACACTGTTATCAAAGATGGGCTGCTTACAGAATCTGATATCAAAAAAATCATCATGGATATCATCAAAGCTTCTTTGAAAGATCCTGCAACACCTGATCTCAAGAACCAAATCATTGAGATTGTTAAGGCCTATATAGATGCATCAGGTCTTGATGCTAATAAGGTGAAGCAGATTATTAAGGAGTTTATGGATGAGAATCTGATTACTGATAACGAGATTAGAGCCATAGTAAGATCCATGTTGGATGATTACTTTGGTTCTGGTGGTGGGGGCGGCACTACTTTCCCAACCAAGGTTATCCAGATTATCAAGGATGCTATCATCAACAACACTGATGATCTTGGTAGTACTGTACTAGAGACTATCAAACAGTATATTGAAGCTAATATGCTTACTGAGGATGATGTGTATGCTTTGATAGTCAAGTATCTAAAACAGCAGCTTATTGATGAGAACGAGCTTATCGAGATCATCAAGAAGTACTTCAAAACCAATCCAATACCACTCAAGTGGATTGATTTGCGATAAGGATGTGAGTCAACTACTTGAATCCTTTGATGAAACTTGTTAGACTATTGAGGGGTATGAATCTCAATGTCAATAAGTATATTGCTGTTAACGAAGATGGCACTGGATTCATCTTTAAGGGATTGGATGATCTGATTGCTGAGATCAATACTCATAGCGGCGCCAACAATCTCAATGCTACTAAGATTGATGGTAAGACCGTTGATGAGTTTATCGAGTCTCTAAAGACTGAGTTCAAAGTACATGAACATACCAACAAGGATGCTTTAGATACTATTACTCGGGAGAAGCTTGATAGTTGGAATGCTAAGCAGGATACTATTGGGTTTACTCCAGAAGACGCTTCTAAGAATGGTGTAGCTGATGGGTATGTATCACTTGATAGCACTGGTAAGATTTCACTTGCGCAGCTACCAACAATCGCCAAAGAAACCATAGTGGTTCCTGATACTGCGGCCAAGAATGCAATCACTGCTGATAAGGCATATCCTGGGCTACAGTGTCTAGTATTGGATGATGATGCAGCCAAACCAGATGAGCAGTCAGTTCTATACATCTGTGTGAAGGTTGAGGGCTCTGTTATCACATGGGCGCCAATCGCCAAACTAGATCAGTCTAATGTTACTATTGTATGGGATAATATTCAAAACAAACCTAACTCTTCCACTAGTGACATTGACGACGCTGTTAATAAGAAGCATGAGCACAATAACATTGCAACTCTTAATAAGCTTGCTACTGATCAAGATAAGCTTACCTATGATGGTAAGCCTGTATCCTTCTCCGATGAGCCAATCGGCACACTCAAATCATTTGCTATAACATCTGATAGAAGCAACAAGACTCAGTTTATACTGAATAATCCATCCACACAGTTTAATAGATTGAGTGATCGTATCCTCGCTGTTTACTATAGTGGTTTGAGGATTCCTGATACTTCTTATGAGTTCAATAAAGATGGTGGGGTTCTTACTCTCAAGGATAACATCTCGTTGGATCAGGGAGAGCTATTGGAGATCGAGTTCGAGAAGTTCTAATGCAGTACTTGTGCGCCGCAGTTATAAGAAGGATCTTCAAGTTACTGCGGCGCATACATATAACTCTATTCCATCACAACTCCCAACTATTGATGTTTGGATCGAGCGTACCATCTTCTAGATCCTCTTCAGGTAATTGTATTGCAGCATCCTTACCAAATAGATCAGCCACTTTACATCTTACTAATCTTTGTGGCGCACCATAAGTAATAGCATCCTTTGCGCTCTTAAACAACATCTCATGGTCTTTAACAAAGTTTGGATTCTTCTTTCTTTCCATATTCAACCACTCATTGAAAACCACACGATTCTTTTCATAGTACTTAGCTATGCGTGCATCTTCAACTTCAGTTGTTGGTCTATAGTCGTAGTAGTTTGTCCAGATACCACCCCATGCAGTTTCTTCTAAACTAAAGATGATATCTCTATCAACATACTTATCATTATACTCGAGAGATCGATTGATTGATGCGCGCATAGCTTCATCATCCAATGGTTGGTATCTCTCTACTATATTTTGTATAGTAAGATTACGAGTATCTTCGTTTGTAAACTCCACAATCTTATCAGTATAAAGATCCTTAAACTTCATATCTATACCCTCCCAAAAGTTATTATAACTCTCATGAATTATGTTGGCATCTGTCAATCGTGATCGTAATCGCTCATACGCTGTTGCACCAGCATCCTCAAACTGTTTGGGTAGTGTTGGTATAGCATATACTGTGATGAATTTGACAGTTAGCTTTTGCCTCTCATTACTAAACCGCACGTTATAGCACACCTTAATAAACCTATAAAGATTATTGTCTGTGTTATAGTAGATGATATAACGAATGATGCTTTTTTCTTCGCGCATCTTGCCATCTACACATTGATGTAAATTTTGATTCTTATGTAAGGAGTCTATCACTGTCTTAATCCTACCTACAACAACGTCTTTGCTAGTTAGGAAGTAGATCGATTGTATCAGATTGTAATGATGTTTCTTAATGTTTTCAATCAGCTTATCTTTATACCAATAGTATAGCGCATCATCTGTATCACTGTAACAGTTAATCTTGTGATTGGTATTTTCGATCGCGCTTATGATGTTACTTTCATTCTCCACATGTAAACAACTAAACGATATCACGTTCTGACTGATGAACTTCATAAGTTTCTGACGCATCTCTTGATACTTTGCTTGTGATAGTTGTATCGATTCTGTGATCAGCTTTTGATCACTTATTGTGGTAATGTTAAGATGTACATCAAACTTGTCCAATGGATCTACGGTGATGATAAACTTATCATCAACATACGCAACAGATAAAGATAAGGTTTTGCTACTTTGCTCAACCAAGTGGTATGATACTTTGATAAGTTTACCAATGAGCGTTTGTATGTCAAACATGATGATATATATCCTCCTTCATATGATTCTACTAATATGTTAATCAGTTGTCTAGATCAAGTGTTGTATCTTGTGGATCTTTTTTAACTAGAAGATCAAGTACTTGATCACCATATAACTTAGCCATGTAAGCTCGTACTGTCTTTTGGGGTGCGCCATATACTATAGCATCCCTCGCCGCATCAAACCTTTCCTTAAACATCTTAACAAAGTTGGGATTGTATGCGCGCTTCTTGTCAAGTTGCTCATTGAAGACTATACGATTACTCTCGTAGTACTTCTCCCTGCGCGCATACTCTTCATCAGTGAATACTTTATCCATATAGTAGTTGAGCCACGCACCATCTGGTAGAATATCCATATATGCGATAATTTTATCATGATCTCTAGAACTTCTTGATTAATTGAAGATCATCCTTGTTTTCATATTAAAACTATCTTCATCCAAACATTCATAACTTCTAAGATCATCGAGTGTAATAGTAGGTTCCTTACATTCAGATAGATCCAAAACCTCACCAGTTATGTAATGTCTAAATCTCATCACTGTATTCTCTAAGCGCAAGTAACTTACGATTAGTAGTAAACATCCTTTGGCATTTGTTATACTTATACAAACTTCCAGTTGCGCAGATTTGGATCAAGTATTGCATCCTGTGGATCCTCTTTAACTAAAAGATCAAGAACCTGATCACCATACAGTTTAGCCATGTATCTTCTAACAGTTTCTTGTGGTGCGCCATATGTGATCGCGTTCTTAGCTCTAGTGAACTCTACTTGAAACATCTTAACAAAGTTGGGATTGTTTGTGCGCATCTTGTCAAGTTGTTCGTTGAAGACTATGCGATTACCCTCATAGTACTTCTTGCGCCGATCATATTCATGTTTCGTTAGTGCGCGTTCATCATAATAACCATGCCATGCACCACCATCTATGATTTCATTGTATGGGAAAATCTTATTGTAGTCATATGTTGCATCATACCATTCAAACAAGAGATGATTCTTTAATGTAACTGCATCATCATCGATGGCTTTATAACCAGCGAGATCTTTAATGGTTAATGAGTCAACCTTATCACTCAAATCTACAATCTCACCAGTAGTTCGGCGCTTAAACTTCATATCATTAACCTCCTTCAACATAGTTGAGCATGTTTGTTCGTTTAGTGCTTCTCGATATACATTAAAGTATACACTTTTTAGTTTTGATGGAAGTTTTGCGCTATACACTGATACAAATTTAACTACATACTTGTCATATAGTTGGCTATATCTAACATTGTATACAATCTTGATGATCTTTGTGTGATCTTCATTCTCTACTACTAAGACGAATCGCGCATAATTTGTTTCAAATCGTTTCTTACCATCAACACATACAAACTGATCGTTTATGTTAGGATGTTCGGTATCTTCTATAGTTGTAATGTAATGATACTTTTTGGTCTCTTGGTTAAAGTAACTGATTGCAGCATCAAGATCTATAAGATGCTTATCAATGTTGATTTGGTGTTTAGTTGGATTCCAATAGTAGATGTAATCATCATCCTCATAATAGCATGGTACTTTGTCTCCATAGAAGTCTACAACATTATTGCGTGCTTGTTCTAGATTGGTTGGATTCTCCAGTTGTATGTTTCCTTGCACTGCTAAACCAACTTGTAATGCACTGTTTAGTTGTGAAATGGTTGCTGATTCGTTCAGAAGATACTGAGGATTGTTAAACTTTCTAGTGAAGAACTCTTGAACACAATCGATGGTTCTAGATGAGTAGATTTTACCATCATCATTGTGATGTTCTCCGATAAGTGCCAATAACTTACGATTAGTGGTGAACATCTTTTGACACTTGACATACATGTTATGAATATCTTCGCTAAGTGAAACTAATTTAGCCATTGATTGCTACCTCCTTATAGCTATCTTATACAAACTTCCAGTTGCGCAGATTTGGATCAAGTATTGCATCTTGTGGATCTTCTTCAACTAGTAGATCAAGTACTTGATCGCCATATAGTTTAGCCATACAAGATCTTACTATAGATTGAGGAGCACCATAAGTGATAGCATTTTTAGCTGCAGCAAACCTCTTTTTAAACATCTTTACAAAGTTGGGATTGTTTGTACGCATCTTGTCAAGTTGATCATTGAAGACTATACGATTACCTTCATAGTACTTCTTGCGCCGATCCCACTCAACATCAGTAAGTGGTCTATAGTTATAGTAATCATACCAGGCGCCATCATACATGATATCTTCATATGAGAAGATCTTGTCAAGATCATTAGCGGTTCTATGATGTTTGATGATTAAACGCGTTGCCAATTTAGCAGCTTCTTCATCTAGGCATCTATATGCGATAAGATCTCTAGAAGTTAAAGAATCCACTCGATCACTAAAATCAACAATCTCACCAGTACTACACTTCATGAACTTCATAATGTTATCCCCCTTTAGATAAGTTTGCTCATTGAGAGTAAGAGTTTTCTTGTAAATATGAGCAAATTTGGCTTTTAATGGTTGAGGTACATTTGCAACAAACGCAGTAACAAATTTCACTACATATTTATCATCTTGCGCACTATATCGCACATTATATACTATCTTAACGGTATTATATATGCGATCATCTTCATCATAGCTAAATATATATCGCGCATAGTTAACTTCGTATCGAAGTTTACCATCGACACATCTATATTGGTGGCGTGTATTAGGATGTTTTTCATCCACTATAGTACCAATATAGTAGTATGATTCAAATGTATGATTGAAGTAATCGATTGCCATGTATAAGTTAATATCATGTTTATCGATGTTGATTTGATGTTTAGTTGGATCCCAATAGTAGATGTAGTCTTCATCTTCATCATAACATGGCATATCATCATCTCCATCAAACTCTACAACACTTTGACGTGCATTTTCTAGATTGGCTGGATTCTCCAATTGTATGTGACCTTGCACTGCCAAACCAACTTGTAATGCACCATTCAGTTGCGTAAGTGTTGCAGATTCTTCAAGATATTGAGGATTATTGAACTTTCTAATGAAGAACTCCTCAACGTAGTCAATAGTTCTAGATGAGTAGATCTTACCAGTATCATAGCGATGTTCTCCAATGAGCGCCAATAACTTACGATTGGTAGTGAACATCTTTTGACATTCATCATACTTGCTATGAATCTCCTTATTGATCATTGGTTGCACCTCCTCCTATAACATTTATCTTACTCAAATTTCCAGTTACGTAGATCTGGATCAATAACAGCATCTTGTGGATCTTCTTGTGGTAACTGATTAAGCACTTGATCACCATACAGTTTGGCCATACATCTTCTAACAGTATCTTGAGGTGCACCATATACTATAGCATTCTTTGCTGCATTGAATCTGTCGCGAAACATCTTAACAAAGTTGGGATTATTCATACGCATTCTATCTAGATGATTATTAAAGACAATGCGATTACTCTCATAATACTTCTCTCTACGCGCGCACTCTTCATTGGTAAGCACTTTATCCATGTAATAGTTGGGCCATGCGCCATCAGGCATGATGTCCTCATATGCGAAGATCTTGTCATAATCGTATGTCTTATGATGCCATTCATGTATCAACTTTCTAACAAGTTTAGCAGCATCTTTATCAACTGTCATATAAGTTGCAATTTCATCCAGTGTAATAGTATCTGGGTCTCGATTTGATAGATCTATAATCTTATTCTCAATCATATCTTCAAATTTCATAATACCAGCTCCTTCTTGAAGATGATGTTCATATAAACTGTCATGGATCAGTTGATGTAACACATGTTTATACTTTCCATCAATTTCTTTTGGAATGTTATCTTCTTCATACACTGATGTGAACTTAACTACATATTTGTTATCATGTTGACTATACCTAACATTGTATGCAATACGAATCAAGTAATGATCATCAATGTCGTTGAAAACTAATACAAACCTCAACATGTTCTTTTCAATGCGTTTCTTACCATCAACGCATATATATGGTTGTGAGTTTGTGTGTAGTTTATCTACAATCGTTTTGACATAATAGATATCATCAAACTCTTGATTGAAGTATGATATCGATTGCATTAAGTTGATGTAATGCTTATCGATGTTAATTTGCAATTTTTGTGGATAAAAGTAATAAATTACATCATCATCTTCATAAAAACATGGTGTTTGCATACCATTGTATGATGCAAATGATGTTTTAGCCTTTACAAGATTACTTGGATTCTCCAACTGTATCTGATTATGTGGTATGCAGTTATGTGCAAGACATCGATTGAGTATAGCAATGGAATCGTCATTATTAAACACTTGTCTCTGTTCAAATTTACAGTGTATAAACTGTTTAACTTTGTTAACTCCATTCGCTGTAAAAGTTATAGAATCTTCAACATATTCTCCGATTAATGATAGTAGTAGAATGTTTCTATTTAGTACCATGTTACACTCTTGAAGCTTATCATAAAGTTCCTTATTAACATTCATCGTCGATTGGAACCTCCTCTAACTTAACTATATGATGACATGTTATGAACTATAATTATACCACATTTTGTAATCAATAGCAACATCTACAAGCAGTGCGCCGCAATGTGTATAACTGATGTATGTATACACTACGGCGCACCTATCTACACTAACAGCACCAACTAGTTAAACATAGAGATACACCTTTCAATAACAGGTATCTTCTTCTTACCACAGTATGCAGATACTAGATCATATGATGTATCATCCATTGGCCCATATAATATACCATACCCTTCTGGTTCTTCATATAAGTGCATATCCAGGTAGATTGGATAGCTATAGTTCTTATCATTGATCTCACCAAGTAGTGATGTATAAACATGCGCTATTGTGCTTTTAAGTTCCTGATCCTCATTCTCGATCCACCTATCCTGATCACTACTGATAGGACCAACATTACAATCATCACCTTCACTATCTACTGCATAAGAGGATGATAGTATGCTATGATCTCTATAGAACTTATCAATCTCTTCAAGTAACTCATCGTCATTATTGATTACGATAAGCCTCTTGGTCATAGAGATTACTGTATCGATGTTATTAACTAGTTCAGCCATACTATCACTGTTTCTGGGAGTTAGGTTGTATTCATCTGTTGGTACTATATGCTTGTTGTTATTCTTGTTGATGGTAACCTTGTTGATAACAGTCTTCTTGGCGCGATTGATAAAGGACAGTTGATTGTTCATGTTGGTGCTTATTTTGTTAAGTATATCAACTACATCGTTATCGCTTAGCGCCGCAAATACAATGAATGAGCTGGAGGAGCTATTGGATACAAAACCATGTCTTACTTTCATAGTAATGATCTCATCCTTCCTGATTGTAGGATTTCGCGTATATGCGATATAGACACGCCTATATGCGCCGCACACTAATAAACTATATACAACTACCAAATCTTAAATAACTTCTCAAATACATGCGCCTACGCTTTGTATACAAGGCGTAATGAGGCAAATGTGTCTCTTCTACTATCAATCATTAGCATCTCCAACAAACTCATCATCTCCCATCAACATTATAGTCGCCAAGATCGATTACATTCATATCGAAATGGGCGCTATAGTAAGATAGCTGTGTCATGAAGGATCTACACTCAAGATTAACATCCTTGTCTGATTGGTTGTTCTCTTCCAATGTAGGTCGCTTAACATACTTGTTATACAATGCTGTACATTGCCTATAGTACTTCTTACAGAGTATATAGTTCTTATCATTAACATCGAAGATCTTATCGACGTTATCTACATAGTACTCATATGCAAAAGGAAGGATAACTTCCTTAATACCATGCAACATAGCATATACATAGTAGGAGATCTTCATATAGTATAAGTCAAACTCCTTGTATGTTATGGTATTCTTACTATCAGACTGATTCCTAACAAACAGCTTAATAGCATCTAGGTTGATCTGTGAAGAGTCTACTATCATATCGGCGCAAGTATCTTCAGGATGTATATCAGTTACGAGGATTGGGTTTCGTATAGTGATGTAGTTGTTATGAGTGCTAGAAAACATAATATACTGCAAACAGAATGTTATCTTGAATCTCTTGTCTATGGTACCATACGGGCGCATCCTTCCACCACTGTACGCTGCCAATGTTACATCATACATACCAACAGGATTCTTGGTATCAGATTGGATGATGTTCTTGTAGATAAGATCGTTCTCTATATCAACAAACATCTTATTGTTAACAAGAGTCTTCATGTATACATCAGTAATGTACTTCTTAATGAGTCTCATCCTAAACTCATCAATATGATTGGATACGCTCCACGAAGCCTTATCCATATGACTCTTATATTGACTCTTAAGTTCAGACATCTCAGTAAGTATATTGGCTGGTATCATCTCTCTATGGTTCTTGATGTTGTAGCTAATAACCTCGCCAACATTCAAGACATTGTTAATTATCTTCTTCGATGCGCCGCTTTTGTTATACTCAATGAGATAGTATTTAGTTCCACTATTGATGCTATCGCTACCATCCTCTATATTGATATAGAGGTTGTTGAGTAGATTACCTAGATGAATGGTTTCCTTAATAGTACCATCAGCCATCATATCCCCAATGATTGAATCATCAATATAGTCAACCGCTTGATCGGCTCTACCATTAGTAACAGTGGAGAAGCAGCGCATATGTTTGTCATTGTAGGTGTAATAGATATTTTGCTCCGACATATCATTCGAGCAATAGATGCGTCTTATACATGGAAAGAATGTATAATCATAGATAGTTTTACCATAGCCATATGAGATGTTACTTTGATCATCGTAATGGCATATGGCGCCATTGTGAAAGAAGTGTAAAAATGGTTGGTAGATGGTCTCATTGATCAACATACGAGACAATGTTTGCGTAAATATCTCGTTGTTTCTATTGTAGCACTTATAGAGATGCACCTTGATACTTGGATCATCTATACTATACCCAAAGAAGTTCTTGATGCGCTTACATAGCTCTTCATAAATATATGGTACCAGATTAACCAACTGACTATAACATACTCTAGTAAACATCTCATCGGCAGACTTGTAGATGCTACTATAGTTGTTAGCAGTATTGTACATCTCGTTTACCTGGTATGCAAGGTTATGGCCCATACCGTTGACTACATAGTTTGGGTTAACTGTTAAACAGAAGTCACTGTAATAGAAGGCTAGAAATATTGTAAGTGCACGGTAGTTTCTACTTGAGAATGCCATGTTCATTTGACCACTACGATATTTAATACTATGTGGATTAATAATGCCGCCGCAACTTCTTTGGCGCTCTCTTACTGTATGTTGATTGATATCACTGCTCTCTATTAGTGTAGGGATATGAGTGTATGATACTAGTTTCATCAATGGGAAGTTACATGTTTCCTTAGAGATCACATGTGTAAAGTAGTTGACTATGATGTCAGTGATCTCTGATGTTTCATTGAAATGGCGCTTGAAATCTACAAAGCGCTTTTTGAATGCATCTGATGTTATGATGTTCTTGTTGGCCATGATAGAATCACGTGCACCTTTCTATAGAGATAGTAGTGACCTAGTATATGGTGGATTATGGTGATAATTCGTTAAAAAGTTCACCTCCAATAATGATGTTACTTTGTTGATAACTTGGTACATTGAATGATCATGTCATTATCAGATGTTGCATTATAGTAGTTGATTGAGGCTATCAGTTCTACTAAAGACTCTTTCTTATTGGGCGCAAACTTGATGGTATCATATGGATGTATCTCCTTATAGAGATCTTCACCAAGAAGACGCAACTGTTTAATTCTACAAGTTACATAGTCTTTAAACTCATTCATACTACAACTAAATCTTTCTAAATTTGTATTGATGTGATGGATAACCGTGCATACAAACATGTTCCACATCTTACACAGATTAGCATCTTCTATAATGTTATCGAGATTATCCTTATAGGTAAGATCTGCGCCGCTTAACTGTAACTTGTTTAGTTTATGAGACACTTCGCCGGCGCAATTTGAATAGAAGTACTGATGAGATATGCTGGATAATGTTTTAACTTCTCCAATGAAGATGATGTAGATATCTTCATTTTTGATGTTAGTAATCATACATCCTATCTCAAAGGTATCAAGAGTTAGCCTATTGGCTGTAGTAATGGTACTGTTGCTTTTCTTGAGAATGTCTAGTACTTCTAGGTAGTTGGATGGATTGCATTTGAAGTTATTGATGCGTTGATCAAAATCATTGTGATTGATAGATGCGGTAGTAAGTTGACTATACCTGGATGCAAACATGATTTTATTATCATCAATATCATCGATGGTTTCGGCAAAGAAGCTAACCCTCTTTAAGATATACTGATTGAACTTTTCGATCATGTTATCTTTGTATGCGCCAAGTTTTTGATCACTATCATTGCAGATCTTATCAAATTCATCAGCTATCTTACCAGTCAGATACTCAACTAGTATGTTTATCAACATGTTAGTGCTGTTATAGATTGTGCCATATATTAACCTGTTCTTATCTTTAATATGAATAGTTGGATCATCATAGCTATCCATAAACAGATCGATCAATACAGATGTTGCACGATAGTCGTTGTACTCTTCATCAAAGCGCACAATTCTATCATATAGCTTATCGGTGCATCTCTTACTACTGATATCTGTAGATAGAACTTGCTCACTTCTATATCTATCAATGTATGAGTATAACGGTAGATCCATAACATTATTGATTCGCAACACCACATAGTTGTAATAGTCTATTGACTTAATAAAGTATGGTAACTTATGTAAACTTCTATCAGTAATAGTAAGCTTGTGTGTAGTGAAGAGAGCGCTTGTATCATCTGTAGTATCAATGATCTCAATGATTAGATCATCAAGTAAATTGCAGTAACAGATAAATAGTAATGCTTCATCGTCTTGATTGTTTCTGGTATCAATGTAGCTATCGATCTCATTACGATCATCTTGGTTGATTCTATCATTTGGATATGATTTGAAGAAGATGGGTTGGTTTTTAACAACGCTTGTTATAAGAGTGGATCGGTTGTTTTTGGATGGTATATTGACGTCATATACAGATATCTTGTATCTGTTAATGGTGTCATCATGTGATAGGATTGCTGATTGGATGTACATAATGATTGTATTGGCTAGATTGGTTCTGAATGATTGGATCGCTTGGTATAGAAGATCTCTTGATGAGATAGATAGGTGGGATATATCATTGAAGTACATGAAGAATTGTGACTTTTTTTTAAGTGCTATATGGGCGTATGTGTATTCATCTTGATCGTACTTTGTAAACATGTCTTGTATGATATCTCGCGCCATATTAACAAAGCATCCTGATTTTGTCTTACTAATGCGCAACGCTTTAACCAGTGGATTAAAAGTTTGAGCTGCCGTCTCGTTCAAGATATCAATAAAGGTATCTTGATTGACAAACAGCAGCTCCACTTTTCTAGCATATGGAAACATATAACCAGTTACTCGCCTATAGTGTCATAGATACTCATCAGTTTCTTCTGTTTACAGTAGTTATAAACCAGTGAGTATTCTTCAACAGTACCATCATCATAGTAGTCTATGTCGAATGACTCGCAGAATAGATACACTGGATAAGCTATCTTGTGATCATTCATATAACCTGTTACATACTTACAAACCTTGTAGATTTCATCACTATAGTATATTTTAGTCTTGTAGATACATACACCTTCATCAGTGTCATGGATACATGTGTCTTGTTTCATGAATTGGTTTACTACATACTTATCAAGATCTTCATCATTGTTGATCTTGATCATTTGATCATAGAGATCCTTGATAGTATCAAGATCCAATGATATAGTATCGCTACTAGTAGCAATATCAATATCAGCCAGTTTGGTATTGAACATCTGTTTGATTGCGTCGACGTCATTACCATCACTTGTGAGTTTCTGTAGCATTACTAGTTTAGCCTTAGAACGCTCAATACCATTGATTATAGAGTTCTGTACATTACTCATAACATCACTGAGATCCTGATCAGTGAAACCAGTAAACACAATAAACGAACTAGATGAGCTATTCGATACAAAACCTGCGCGCACTTTCATAATACTATTACCTCCTATAGATATGGTATGTTGCTACTTCTGTTACTATTGGTGTATGATGGATGAATGGATACATGCTAAGCACCTATACAACCAATAAATAATTATATATGAGTCAACTACCAATCATCATGTTTACATACATCTCTATAGACACAATCATTACATTGGCATCTACCATATGCAAACTTCTTGATGTGTTTGTTATCTATAGATGGGGCGCGCTTATCTTTCATAGCAGTTAGTATGTCTACTACCTTATCAAAGGTATCAGATAGCTCATCTATAACATCGATGTATATGGGCGATGTTTTATCAAAGAAGTCATAGTTAAAGAAGTTGATGTTGTATGGGTCATCTCTCAATACATACACCATACTGGATCCACGTATGTTTAGATTGCACTCATTCCTAAAGAAGAATACTGATAGTAGATTCTGTAGTAGTTCTTCCTTGTATGGTTTGGATGGTATCTTGTTCTTAGTCTTCAACTCATATAGTATGATGTTATTTGGATCGCGCATATCAATCCCATCACACTTACTCCTGATAGCTAGTGGTTCAAAGGATCTAAAGGTCATGAGTCTTTCAGTATAATACTGATTAGTCAATCCCATCAGATCTTGAAGTTTTTCATGTAGAGTACTACCAATCGGCCCAGTCCAATAGAATGATCTATCCATTGTAAGATCTGGAGATGGTACTCTTTCATAGTCAAAGATCTCATAGTAGATAGCTCTGATACAGTTGTATACTATGGGGCGCAATGATATAGAGTTACCATTCCTCTTGGTAACATTGATCTTCCTTTTGATGATATCCTGATCAATGTTGTTCAAGATATCTTGCTTGGTAATGAATGATAACATATGCACTGCGCCCTCCATTGTAATCATGTATATGTGTGTACTATCTATAAGTAAGTATCGTAATTCTTAAAACTTCTTAACATAGCGCGCACCTTCACAGTTTAAGAAGATCTTACTTTTTGAAGCAAGTACAATATCACCAGAGCTTCTTAGTTCTATGAAGGATCCACTAGTATGCTGTAGTCGAATGTTACCCTTATCCTCATTGAGCTCAAGATAGTTACCCTTACCATCCCTCAACAGTACATACTTTTCATTACCTTCCCATAGTACTAATTCCTGGCAGTTATCTCTACGAGGATCACCTTTTACTTGCGCCCTCTGTGGGATATCATTATTATACTGTTCTTCCTGTGGTTCGTCACTATTATCTTGCTTCTTCTTTGTATCTTTGGTATTGCGATCCTTAGTAGACTTGGTAGATGGATCAGATGCCTTACCCTGTTCCTTCTTTTGATTATTACTTTGGGAAGCATCGGTGCGCTTATTCTTAGTAGTCTCTTGCGCCTTACCTTTTACTGCTTCTTTACTACCAATAGTGCTACCAGTTTTGGTGCCAAGTTTGCTACTGATTTTATCCTTGATGTCTTTGATGTTACCAATCTTACCAGTTAGACCAGCCTTATCAATAGCCTTATCTATTAGCTTGTCTACGGCGCCATCTTTCAAACCAAAGCCACCAGATATATTAAGCCTACCATTACTATCCAATCCTATAGTAGGAGTACTGAAGATGCTGGATATATCGGCGCCAACTTTCTCTGTTATGGTATTGATACCCTTTTGTAGAAACTTGTTAGCCTGATTAACTAGGTTACCCTTAATACCATTGAAGGTATTCTGTAGATTGGTGCCAATGTTGTTTAACAGATTGGTATCGAATGATCCACCAGCCATAAGGTTCTGTACGCCCTTAGTAAGACCATTACTAATACCATTGAAGGTATCATTGAGGAAGTTACCAACCATCTGAGTAGTGCCAGTAGGATCATTGATGTTGTAGATAGTATCTGTAATCTTATTGATAACCTTACCAGTAAACTGTCTTACATTACTACTTACAACGTTATTGACTTCACCGGTGATACTATTGATGGCGCGATTCTTCATATGGTTAAGATCACCAACAATGCCACCCACTACATCCTTGTTATTAAAGATGTTGGTGATAGTATTGTTAACCATATTGTTAACAGGTTCTCTGAGTCTACCATCAATGTTATGAGTGAATCCTGTAACTCGATTGATGATGTCAGTTTTAAGGGCGCCCTTTAACTCTCGATAATACTTATCTGTTTGTAGATGCGGCCCAATGACATCATTGAGCTTCTTCTCTAAACGATCAAGTGGCTCCTCATTCAATACATCCTTAACGATATCATCCTTTAGCTTCTTGAAGATATCATTGGGTATATTGGTCTTATAACTATTAACTAACCTTTCAATCTGCGATGGATACATATCCTAATATACTCTCCCATTACTTAGCTGTTCTATCTTTGCCCCTGATGATTACAGAAGCGTCGCTGCTACTATCATCAGATACAAAGATCATGCGCTTCTCTGGAGTCTTGATAACAGTATGCTTGTTCCAATACTGTTCACCAGCTTGTTGTTCAGTAGGGATAGCGCCCTCCAAAGTTACACCACCAAAGTAGCGAGCTTTACTTGCATCCCCATCCTCAAAGAATACAAACACATAGGAATCTATTGGTGGGATGTATAGGGCGCCAAAGTCACTAACCTTGTCTTTCTTCTCTAGATTCGGCGCCGCAAATGGCGTACATGGAAAAGCCCATACACCATCAGTATCCTTGATCTGTGTATAGTTGAGAGCAGGGATGTTTACCTTGATCCTACCACTCTTCTTCTGATCCTTGTTATCAACGCATATGGCTCTATAGATCCCATAATAACGTTGTGGTTGATTGTGAGTACTAGTACCTCCACTATCAGCAACTTGATTCAATGATGCTACTTCAGACATGCTTTTGCCTCCAGCTAAAAGGGGTGGTGCACCCTACATTAATAATAGAGATCTTCTGTGACATACCACATGGCTAAAGCCAGGGGCTTCCTGCTTCACTAAGATGCCGGCATAGCACCCATACGAAAAACCACTTCATCAGGTACTATACTTGGGACAACTTTCCACAGGCATAACTTACCGTGTGCCCCACGGTAGCGTGATTACTATTGAGTCACGATTTTCTTCAACGCTTGTCGCAAGATATTCTTTGCGACAAGCGTTGATATCTCGGTCATGAACTATGTAATCATATTGAGCATTTTATATCGTATAATACCGATTCATTATCAATCTATTTGTGGCTTACCAAGCCCTAAATGAGGTGGTGTTTGCGTCACACCATCGATCATTTGTTTGCAAGGTGCACCAAAGATTGGCTAATAGTAAAGATTTCGTATCAAAAAATCTGACCTGTTTAAACGGGCTATAAGCGCGATTAGTTTAATCGCTAGGAGTACTATATCCTAATTGAACTGCGGCGCAAATAGGTATGCCTAGGCTTTGTATACGAGAAATATAAAGTTAGTACAATTCTGTCAACATCTTACTATCGGCCACTTTGATCCATCGCTGGTTCTCTGTAGCCAATCCACTATCCAGATTAGTCTTGCGGTGCTTATCACCAAGATATCTACCAATCTTCAGATAAGTGATGTTATTGATGATATAGTTCCTCATATCCAGGGATACCTTCTTAAGATTATCATATCCACAGAACATGATGGTTGGAATACTATTGAGATCGACGATAGAGTTAGCATCTTTAATAGCTTTGCGCACCTGGAACTCTACATCCTCCAGATCAGAAACTTTCTGATCTACTGGTTCGCCACCAAGGATAACATAGTAGTATTGAATGTCTTTATTGTCATATAGACCAGCAAAGACATTCATCTTCTTCCTTACAAACTGATAGGCTTCTTGGGTATTGTGGATCTTTTGGGCGCCATGTAGATCATGGAACCATAGAGATCTGTTCTGGCACTGTGGACATGGTCTACCGGCCATAGCCTTATTACATCCACTAAATACTGATACAAAGCCTATGTATACCTTACCTTTCTGATAGTAAGGTTTTGGAAAGTTTACGCCGCCAAAGTCAATGTTTACATCGTATAACATGATTACACTACACAGTAACCTTATCGAGTACTTCACCCTTTTTCTGCGTAACATACTTGTGCATCTTTAGATCAAGCTGTACGCGCGCCTCTTCTTTACGCGTGGTACTCCATGTAGATACAGGGGTAATGAATCCAACTACTCTGGTAAACTTGTTAAGCTTAGTACTACCACAATGGTTACAAACATTGGTATTAGAGGAGTGAGAGATAGTACCACAATCATCACAGCATACAAACATGTAATTGATAGCAAAGTATACATTCTGTGTTTTGGATGCGTAGTTGATTAGCGCCCCCATTGACTCCTCATCCAGATGCTTTCCAGCAGAGATGTGTACAATGGCACCGCCAGACATTGCACTATCCAATACACCAGACACATCCAATCTAGTAAAAATATCTGTATTATATGATAGTGGTAACCACTGGTTACTAAGCAATTTATACTCATGCCTACCACAGATCCTATCAACAGTAGCCAACTTAACAGCAGCATTTTCAGCTGGCACCTGCTCAAGATTGTAGATAGTATTGGTAGACTCATCTGATGCTTCCCTATTACCCTCATTAAGTACATCCAACATATCTGTATAGGCAGTAAGGTTGTTTTCTACAACTTCATTATCAAAGCAATGTAGCTGCTCTAGTGCTTCATATGCACCAACAATACCAACTGTATGATATAGTGATTCTGGTTTGATGAAACCGAGGTTAAATAGTGGTAGCAATCCTTTGCGGATATTCTGCTCCACATAGTACCTACGAATCCTAACAATCTCCCTAGCAATATCGGCATACTTCTTTACATCTTCTAGGAAGTTATCGTATGTGTAATCTGGGTTGTTCTTGATACCCTCTCCAGCAATACCAGCTAGGTTGATAGTAGCAACTCCCCATGATCCAATGGAGTCACCACCGGCGCCAAAACTATTGGTATACTTAAGTGGATCGGTATAGTTCATCATACGGCAACATGATGCAAAGTTATTGGGATCATAATTGAGGAGAATGTTGGCACTGGCATGTTTAATATTCTCCTTGCAGAACCACTTCAAGAACTCTGTATCCTCTGGTAGATGAGTCTTCTTGTCTTTGACCATTGCGGCCGTAATAACTGGAAATGTGATAGGTCTACCACACTCATCAATACATCTATTGAAGTACTCATAGAACTCTTTCTGAATCTGATCAACAAACTCCCAATCAGGAGTACTACCATCAGGATAGGTAAACTTGTGTCCAGTAACATTACCATTCTCATCAGTGATATCGCCATACTGTCCAAGCATATAGCGCTTATCTAGTAGAGAGACATTGACAAATGGGGACTGCGCGCTATATCTAACAGGCTGATTACTAGTAAAGATAAACTCCTGATAATCCTGCTGCCTCTGCTCAAGAGTAAGGTTATCCTTCTTAGCATAGTATGCATATGCAATCCACAGACCAGGTAGAGCAGTTGCGCCGGCCTGATGATTAGAAGCATACTGGATGAACTGGTTGATATGTGCAATGAAGCTCCTAGCATGTTTGGCTGGCTTACTAGGCAATCTTGGTACAAATGGCAAACCGGTAGTCATCAATTTCTCTGCAGAGAAGCTATAGCAGTAGTGGTTATACATAAACAGTGGTAGGTCATGTGGGTATACTAGTCCATACAATATAGAGGACAAAACCTCTTTAGCCCTATCAATACCATCATGTTCTACCAGATACTTCCAGATCCCCTGCAATGCAAACAAGCGCTGCCTAGGTTTATCAACCTCCTGCATAACTGACGCCGTAGTCTTTGCAGATACATTGGCATTGCTATCCACTGATACATCTGCTAGATTATTATCAGTGGCAGTAAGGGAATCGAAGAAGCTTGACACTGAAACCTGATCAATAGAAATACCGTTCAGTTTAAGTAGTTCTTCTGGTACTGAACAAACCATGTCGCAAAACTGTGGGTCATAGCCCATAGAGATCATATTGTCTTTCAGATTGTTATTACTTGCCATATTATATCCTACCCCTGTCTTGTTATGTTATCATAATCGTCCTATTGATCAGTTGTTACTAGATCCTAATCTTGCTACCATACTGTGCATTGCTGATACTACCATCGCTGGTAATTAGTTTTAGGGCGCATTCGTTACTCTCATCAGAGTCAGCTAGTTCTACGGCGCCATCCAATAATGTGCCAATGATGATCTCTGTTACCATAACATTCTTGAACTCTGGTGTCAATGTATCCGATATCTCATAGTCAAAGGATACTATAATCTGTCTACTATCTTGATCGAATAGTACTTGGAAGTTATCTTCCACTCCATCATAGTCATTGTTATTGAAGAGTTGGAAGATGCGCTTCTGTATGATACCAATCAGATAGTCAATGTTACTGAAGATAACTTCTAAATCCTTCTTATCAAACACGTTATCTCTAATAGAGATAGTATACTTACTACTAATGGATCTGTTGTAATTGTAGTCGGTTCTATAGTCTAGTGAGGTGATAGAGTTATCTACCTCTACTATAACATTCCTGTAGATGTAACTACTGGTAGTATGACTCTGAATCATTCGCGCCGCATCCTTGATAGCAACAACCATAATCTTCATCCTCCATGTAATGTGTGTATGTAATGATTATGCTGATTATATGATATCTAATTCTCTAGCGCCGATGCATCATACACTGTAAACATATCAGTGTAGTAGTGTATCTTACCGAGATCCTTATTGAAGATGTAGAAGTTGCTACTATCTGTTAGTGTGGCAGTATCGGTGATCTTATACTCAACGCTATAGTTCTCATAGAGGTCTTCAAAGAGCTGAACATTAACCTTATTGATGTTGAATGTCTCGTTTAATCCATTGAAGAATGGTATCCAATGCTTGATACGATTAAGACATGGATAGTAGGATGCAATATATCTTACATCCTCGTGGAAGATGGGCGCATCAATCGTATTGGCCTGTAGCATCTTTGGCTTACGATCTACTACACAGTAGATAAACTCATCAGTAATGATCAATGGATATCTATACATATCATCTATAGGGAAGTACATACCAAAGAACCTACTCTTATCAAAGTTATCTAGGAAGAAGGAGTAGTTATCCTTATGTAGTACTGATACTTTGGCATCAATGGAACTATTGCTCCTATATACATCTTCTAGATGATTGTAGAATAGCGCTTCAAACTCGTTGATATCCAACAAGTTAAGTAGATCATTGAGATATCCTTGAATGTCGTTGATGATATCTTTATCAAACTGTGTGTAGAGATTATATGCGTCGACATTGATGTTACACTCCAAATACACTATCACTAGTGATATAAAGTAGTAGTAGCTGAAGTCATTTGCATCAATGTGTAGATCAGTACAGATATTTCTAACTGTGTTGTAGAATGCGGCGCAATGTATATCCTTGCGATTCTTATACACAACTCTTATGACACTATCAATATACCGATACTTCTTACATACATAATCATGCTTGGTGTTGTAGTATGTGGGTACTGATAGATACACATACTCCAACACCTCACCACAGAAAGGAATCTTCTCCTTTAGAAGATGTATGATTTCTGTGAAGTTAGTAAATAGAAGAGTCAGCACAAACTGATATTCGTTCTTGATGATGTCTTTTAGAATAGTGTAATCGTTTGTATACTTTGGGTTCATATCCTAATAGGGCGCGTAACAATATCGCCCTCCTCCTCAATTGAATGGTATCATGATCTGGTTATCGATAGTTGAGGATTCAGCATTCTTAAGTATACTATCGATAACTACCGATGGCGCAATATTGTTAGAGACAAATAGTTCTCTATAGTGGAGATTCTTATAGGCGATACTTCTCTTACGAGCCCTTGCTGTCTCTATCTCAAAAGCACTGTTCATTATATCCACTACTATCACATACTTCTTACCCTTGTAGTCTCTAACAATTCTACCAACTAACTGTGGTATCGCTGATAGTGATTTCGATGATGGCGGCGTTAGATACACTATAGTATCTAACCAATCAATCGATATACCATCAGAGAAAAACTTATTGGTAGAGAAGATACAGTTAAAGTTATCAATATCATCAGAGCTCATATCCTTGATAGTAGATAGCTTTAGCTCCGATGTACCATGTATCATACGTATCTTACCAACAGGTAGATTCTCATCAGCAAGCATACTATACACTCTCTCATAGATAGTATCAAGTAGATTCTTATAAGCCGCAACTGCTAAGATCTTACGATTCTTTTTGATGAGTTCTACTATGATGGTAGCAGCATGTGATATATATGCTTCCTGGTTCTTGATCCACTTGTTATAGTTGATAGCATACTGCTTATCAGACCTACTAAGCCAATATCGTATATTATTGGGTACTTCAATAGACACCGGCGCAAATGATACATACACTGGTATCATCTTGCGATCATCGGTATAGATAACATTACCAATTAGATAATTGATTACCTTATCCAGATCATCGCCGCGCTTAGGTGTAGCTGATAGACCATATAACCTCTTACTGAAGATCCACCTAGATGCCAATGAGTTTGATAGTGGGCCAACAGTAGTATGCACTTCGTCAAAGAAGGTAATACCAAAGTTAGCTTCATGGAATTGACTCCTTATATCAAACTGCCCCATACGAATCTTGGCCGCAATGTTCTGTACTGTAGTGATTGTAATTGGTTTATCCTTATCAAAATCACTACCTGTAAAGATCTGCACATCATCTTCAGTAAGATTGGTATATTGAATGATATCATGCTTCCACTGATACATCAGATCTCTCTTGTGCATAAGTATCAATGCCTTGGTCTTTAACTTTGCTATACAATGTATAGCTACATAAGTCTTACCAAAGGCAGTTTTAGCACATAGTATACCATGATCATTAGCAATGATACTATTGATAGCATCTACCTGGAATTGATCCCTTGGCTTAACATTGATCTCAATATCAATAGGCGCACCATTCTGTCTGTTATCTACAATGATGCCCTTCTTAGTAGCATCTATAACAAAGGGACAGTATCTAGGTAATGCTACTATACCATTGCTCTGTAGAGCTGATGTATCATAGATATTACATGGTGCTGTAACTGCTGGATTGGTTTCATCTGGTAGATATACTACCAGATCATTATATACATCATGTGGTATATACTGATGATATATATAGGCCCAATCATTCAATACACCAATCTGTTGTGGATGTTGCTGCTGTTGATAGTTCATGGCACATCACTTTGGTAGTGATCTTGTACCATCAATCAACTCATTCATACTATCAATGTATGGGATGATCTTACTATGTAGGCGCATAATATCTTCCTTACTAAGGTTTGGATAAGCTCGCTCACTAAGCCTCACCTTACCATTTTCATTAGAGATATGGAAGATTGCGTCCTTGATCTCCTTGAGTCTAAAAGTTATAGTAATCCATAACTTCTTAGATTCTTTGGATAGCTCACTAAGTAGTAGAATCAGCTGCGCCATAGTAATATCATCAAACACCTGATACTTACCATTGAGTCCAAGATACACTTCATAGATAGATGCAGCTGTATCATCTTCATCATCTGGTAGTTTATCAAGAGTGGCTCGCATCTTCTCAATAAGTTCATCGCGCTTATAATCCTGCATTGGTTTATCTAGTGAGATGTTCATAGTCTTAGTACTGTTATTCAATACTATAAACAGATCATCGGGTAGATTATATCCATTACAGTGGATGATCTTACTAACAGCAAACATTACCTTGTTAGACCAACCAGTTTTATCCTCAGAGAGCTCCCTAACCTTATCAGCTACATACTCGGCCGGTTTATCATTGTAGGCTCTAATGATGTAGCTCTTGTTGATATCAATGTTGATGATTGGATGATAGTTACCCATCGTAATGGATGCTCCTCTCTACTTAGTTATCACTGTCATTGATGTTGATGCTATCTGGAGAATCATTAGTGACACCATCTTCAAACTCTACTATATTGTGACCCATAGTAGTATTATCTCTACCATTATTATCACTCATAAAGCTAGTAATGGCACTATCCAATACTCCCTCATCAACATCTTCCATAACGCCACTAAGACTCTGATTACTCTCAGTGATGCATGACATGATAGACTTGTATTTACTGTATGTGGCTTTTAGATAGTTGGCCCATGATACATCAACTTTTTCAACAAAGGATGGCTCATTGGCTAGCTTGGTAAAGAAGGTCTTACTATTGAACTTATCATCTGGATACTCTGGTAGAAATCTACTAACGCCTGCGCCACCAAACCAGTTATTCTTCTTCATATTGAGGAATCTGGTTGGGTACTCATCGAATCCCTTAAGTGTATGGAATACCAATGGTACTGTTAGATTGAATGAGAAGTTCTTGGCCTTGAGAGTAGTAGCCTCTACTATGAAGCCAGAGTTGATACCCATATCCTCTAGCTCCTTATCGATAGTATTACCAAGTCTTGATCTAAAGAAGATCATATTGGATGGATAGAACTGCATAGCCTTACCACCAGTAATGGTAAAGTTCTTTAGAGATCCCATCCTACCATCATATGCTTCATAGGGGCCCTGCATAGAGATCTTCTGACCAATATGTGATATAAAGATGAAGCAAATGTTATACTGTTGAATCTTGAAGAGGTATCTCTTCATATAGTAACCAAGAACCTTGGCCTTAACTGCCATAGCAGAATCAACATTAACAGTCTCTGCTTCTTTCTGAGTAGGTAGTGAATCAAGAGAATCAAATACTACTAGTAGTGGGTTTTTCTCGGCGCCGTAATTAATCTTAACTTCAATACACTTATCAATCAACTCAAATGCTGACTCAAGTGTAATGTTGTTAGGGATTCTAAAGAATCGATCATCCCATCTTACATCACCAGTATCAGTAAGCTCTGGTTTATACAATCCACTAGCTTCATCTACTATAGGATTACCAGATTCATCTCTTGCTGGATAGTAAGGGATACCAAGCTGCATAAGTCTTGGCGCTGGAGTAGCCTGCTCACCATCTACCCACAGAGCTAATCCATCCTTATGGGTATTGAGGAATGTAGCAATAGTTCTGATACAAGTAGTAGACTTACCGCTATGAGCCGGCGCAGCAAATACATGATACTTACCAGTTAGTAGTCCTCCACCAACGATAGTATCTAGTAGAGTATTACCAGTACTACATAGTACAGGTTCGGGCGCATCATACTTACAACTCTCTGATAGTTTACTATGGAATGCTTCTGCAAATGAAAGGGATGATGATGGTGTGCTTGAAGAGTCATCTTTGCGTCGCTTGGCCATTGTAATCAATCCTCCATGTAATGATGTTACACAACTAAAATACACTAATAGCAACGGTTTACATCGTGTTTTAAAAGGTGCCTCAACTAAGTGTGTTCTGAAATTTGTTACAGGCAAAATTATTTATTATGGGATCCACATAGTGCTATCATCCTTTCAGCCATCATGGATAATACATATCAATCTATCACTACTATATGACTCATCCGAATCATTACAAACGACTAATTAGCTACAATAGCTAATAACTGATCAATCACCAACAATCATGATCAAGTGGTTTGCAACAATCGAATGTTTCGTTACTATTACTACACAAGATCTAGCCTGATTATCTTCTTGTGTAGGCACTTCTAAATGCTGTAGTGCTTGTTACCTGTTACTATACTACTTTATCAACACGCTGACTAATATGCAGCGGTGTCGATCCTACTGTGAATTGC